TAGGGGCCTTCCTGTCTTTTTATCTCTTTTTACTTTTTATAAGATATTCGTAATATACACATCCACCTAAAACCAATGCTACAAGATGCATAATTCTATTAGGGGATTTAAAGTCTTTAGTAAATTCATCATTTAAAAATACACCTAATTTAGGCTCTAATGCATTATTTAGTATTTTTCTTATATCTTTAAAATTCTTATCTTTAACTTCTAATAATTCATCACTGTATCCTTTAGACTTATCATCTAAATCAAATATATTTAAGAATTCTTTTACAGATATATTGAATCCTGCTGCTCCAGCATGACCTCCTCCATTGAAATACTTATTGGTGATATAAGACATAGGAACATTTGCCTTTAAATATTCATCACTAGTATATATACTAGCTATCAAAATCCCATCAAGATTATTAAGATTTACTTTATCCTTATTGATATGAATAATCATATTTACTACATTCTTTTCTTCTCCCTTTTGGATATCAAATCTTGTTGAATTTCCTCTTCCATAGATTACTTTAAATTTTAGATCTAAGATGCTAAACCCTTCAGTATAATCTACAGTATTGAGTACATTCAACTTCTCCATATAAATTGTATATAATTTCTTACCATATTCCAAATACTTATCAAGAGCTTTTTCTTTATCTTCATCAGTAAGCAGTTCAGTAAATATATCAGACGTATCCTGCATCATTCCAGAATCTGAATAGAGTTGTTGAAGATATAATGACTTAGTATATTCTTCAGGATACTTTTTATCTTTCTTAGTGTCATAGATACTAATCAACCCAGATACTTTAGCAGAATCTTTAAGGTTATCTCTAGAGATAGCTATTCTTGTATCGTGTTCAAAATCTTCAGCTAACTTTATAAATGAAGAATAAAGCAAAGCATGTGTATACCAACATGCAGAATTTTCTGAATATATAAAATAGGTGAACTTTCCTTTATGCTTGGCTGCTAAAGAAATAGATCTTTGATAAAGTGATGTTTCATGATGATCTATCCAAACTACCTTATCATAAGCATTAAGCAACTTTTCAAAATCTTCATTTTTTAAAGTTATATCTAATACGAATACTATTCTTCTTCCATTAAAATTTTTATCTCTTTTAGATATAAAATTGTCTATTATCGAAGCTCCTACATAGTTTATAGCTACTGATCTAGAAACTATATTTCTATGCTGTCTAAAAGAGTTCAATATCAAAGCTGCAGAAGCATCCCCATCTAAATCACTATGGTGAAGTATATCAATATTTAATGTATCCACACTTAGATCTTCTTTAGCTAGTATTTCAAGATCCTCTTTATCAGCATAATGAATTATTGCTTTTGATCCTTTGTTGTCACTATTTCTTATCTTTAATTCCTTTTCCCCTTCAATGGTGAACATTCTTTCATCAGTCTTATACTGATTTTGAATATCTCGAACCATTTTCAACATACAATCAGAATTTCCAATTCCTTTTCCAAACTTACTGTTTTCTTTTTCCATTGTTTTAATCTCCTTTTGAAATAAAAATAAGATACCCAGTAGGATATATTCCTACTGGGTAATTAAGCATTAGTTAGAATTCATATTGTGAAATATCGACATTTTCAATCAATTTGAACTTATCATCATTTACTCTTCTGATCTCTTCGATTTCATTACTAATATCCTGAGTTGTGTATCTAAGAAGCTTTCTATTTTCAGGACTTAATGTTGATTCACCGATTTCAAGATCATTAAGAGAACCTAACCCTTTTGCACGTTCAATATTCTTAGGTTCGGAATTTCTAAAAGTACTAATAATTTGATACAATCCAATCTTCTTACCATTCAATAGATATCTCTTTTCAGATTTATCTAAATAAGGAAGCAAAGGAGTACAAGCATTCAATAACTGATCATTGAATATAATAGTGTGTTCTCTATCTCCATGGATACCATTTACCAACCCATTGATAAGGATAGAGTTATTTTTCTTTTCACACTTAAGATACTTATACTTTTTAGAGATTGTCTCTTTGAACTTATTAAAGTTTTTATACGCTTCATTTCTAAGAAGAAGCAGATCTTCTAACAAGATAGGATCGATCATATAATTGCTAGAGATTCTATCCATATAGAAATCATAATTGTTGTTATTGATAATCAAAGAAGAGATTTCATGCTTAGAAAATTCTTTCTTTGAAGGAAGATGAGCAATCTTATTTTCTTTACAGAACTCATCTCTTACAAATTTTGTGAAATCATCTTTATCAATAAAATATCTCCATTTTTTAGTACCTTTGTTTACATGATACAACGGAGACAATACTGCATACACTCTTCCTTCCTCGATGAGAGGTCTGCAATATACTAATAAGAATTTAAGTACTAAAGATCTGATATGGAATCCATCGTAGTCAGCATCTGATAGGATAATGATCTTATCATACTTACATTTAGAGATATCAAAGTTTTTACCATATCCACAATTAAGGATAGATAATATAGCTTGAACTTCTTCATTCTTTAAAAAAGCTTCTCTAGATTTAGAGAATGCATTAGACATCTTACCTCTAATAGGGAAGATAGCTTGATATTTAGTATCTCTTGAAGTTTGACAAGGAGAAGCAGCTGATAACCCTTCTACTATAAATAATTCAAGATGATCCTTATTTTCTGCTTTAATAAATCCTTCAGGAATACCTGTAATGGTGTCTCCCTTGTACTTCTTAATTACATTCGTCTTTTCTTTTTCTGCTTTGGTTCTAGCAGTTGCTACATCTTTAAAGAAGTTACAAATCTTTTGAAGATCTTCAGGATTCTTTTTAGACCAATCTTGTAATGCTTTAAGAGTTACATCTTTTACAAAAGGTTCAAGATCTCCATTTTTACATACGTTCTTAGCCTGCCCATCAAACATTACATTCATATGTGCAGATGCTACCGCTCCTACTAATCCTGTAAGAATATCAGAGTTGGTAACTTCTATTTTCCTTTTGCTATTAGCTAAGAAGATCTTATTCATATATGTCTTAAAGAAATCTGTTACTCCTCTAAAGAATCCTTTTGAAGGAGTAGATAACTGAGTATTTACAGGAGACATATTTGCATATGTGGTTACATCTGCTCCTGCATTTATATTTGCTACATAAGTAAGAGCTGCATCTACTTTCATTTTGCCATTATCAAAACCAAATATAATAGGCTTGATCAACGGTTTATCTGTCTTTCTAATAAGATAAGTAAGAACTCCATCTTCATTGATAAGAGTATCTTTAAACTCAGTTCCATCTAATTTATGACAAAGATAGTTTATCTTAGCACCAGGTTTAAACAAAGGAACCAAATTAGATACTAATCTATATACATCTTCATTTGTGATTGTAATTTCTTTTAAGATATCAAAATCAGGTTCAAAATCAACTACAGTTCCTTGAGCCCCAGCTCTATCAGGCAACCTCTCGGGAACATAGACAATATCCCCAGTTTTCTTATCTTTAACACCATATTTTGCCAAAGGTTTACCTTCAGAAAACTCTATTTTATATCCTATTCCAAGACGATATGCGGTAACTGTAAATCTAGACGATACAGCATTAACACATTTAGAACCAACTCCATGAAGACCCGAAGGATATTCCCCTTCTTTCTTATCAAAGTTTGTTGATGTATGTTCTCTTGTAAATACGCGAACCATATCTCCAGGATCAATTCCTCGACCATTATCCATTACAATGGTTCTAAAGCTTCCTTCAAAAAATTCAATCCATACTTCATCACAAGGAGATACTTTTCTATTCAACTCATCTGTTGCATTCTGAAAAATTTCTCGAATGCAATTTATCATACCTTCATTACCAATAGAAGATAAATATTGACCAGGATTTTTTCGTACCGAATCGACGAATAATTTAATGGTCTTTATATTATCCCCACCATAGTTCCTAATTTGCTTTTCTTGCTCTTTAGTTAGTGCGTGATTTAACTTAGGAGGCTTCATTTAAAAACATATCCCCTTTCAAAAATTATACTAATACATAGTTATTTTTATTGTAGTTTCATATTTATAATATATAAACTCAAAGGGATTTAAAAAAAATAATAGAGAAGGGAATTAACCCTTCTCTATTATCTTATTACATTATTTCATTGCATCAAGATCGACACCAAGTTTTTCTTTGATAACTGCTTTAAGTTTTGCATTTTCTTCTTGCAGAACTTTAATCTGATCTTTAGCTTCTTTAAGATCTACAACCAAGGAAGCTTTATTTTGTTTATTAAAGATTTCCCCTTTGGAACCAATCTTATAGCTTGCTCCAATATTATAAGCATTGTTTCCATTACCAAACCCTACACCAAAGGATACCATTACGTCTTCATTAGGACGATAGAATCCACCAAGAGCTACAGCATTTGCATTCTGATAATGACCATAGCTTGCTGCGATATCAAACTTGTGTTCAGGATTGTAATCAAGAGGATGCAAACCAGCAATAGCAATTGCACTAGCAATACCACGATTTGTATCTTTAGAAAGCTTTGTGATTCTTCCATCAAATCCATTATTGATATTTGTGATATTTTCATTTACTGCTTTAAGCTGTGCAACGTTTACTGCATCTGTATCTTTTGTGCCAGCTGCCAATCCAGTAATCTGACGAGTATGACCATCTGTACCAATAGATACATTACCATGAACTGCATTCCAAGTGGAATCATTTGCACTATGGGTAGCACCGCTCAAATCTAAACCAGTGTAAGTTCCATTTTCAGAACCATTTCTAGATGCATCAGAATAAGATCCAATAGCTACACCATCTACATTTGTGACAGCATGACTACCAATAGCGATACCTTCATCACCATTAGCTACAGATCCACTACCAATAGCAATGCTATCTTTCTTATAAGCTACTCCACCATTTACTGCAAATGAATTTTCTCCCATTGCACTAGACGATGTACCAACCGCAACAGCATTTTCTGCAGTTGCTTTAGAAGTTGTACCGAGTACAATACCGTTAGAGCCAGCAATAGAACTACCATAACCAAAGATAATATTATTCTTTGTATTAAATTCTGTAGCATTGTTGTCACCCATCATGATACTATTATCACTAAATAAATTGTTTCCAGAACCCCAAGCAAAAGAATCAGTACCATTGTTTAATGTTTGGAAACCACCAGCAACAGAGTTCTTACCAGTTACTGTATTTGTATTACCAAATGCAAATGAATATCTGCCAGATGCTAAGTTTCTAGCACCCATAGCAATAGCAGATTTGGCATCAGCAGTATTATTAGTACCCATCGTTACAGAGTTTTCTCCATTCGAAAGGTTCTGTTCACCACCGATTGCTAAAGAGTTAGCACCATATGCTTTACTTGTATTACCAAAAGCTACAGAGTTTTCTCCTTTTGCATAGTTATCAATACCACCAGCAATGGAGTTCTTACCTTCAGCAATAGATTGATAACCAAAAGCTACAGAAGAAGACCCACTAGCTGTTGTAGATCTACCAGTTGCAATAGAATAATCTCCAGATGCTTTATTGTTCATACCAAGAGCACTTGCTGCATATCCTGTAGTTGTATTACCAACACCTACTACAAGATTACTTTCTCCACTGGTTCTATTGTACAAACCAGCAACCAAGGGAGTTATTAGAATCTTGATCAACAGTATTTTGAGCACCAGCCACAAGTGCAGATTTACCGTGGCTTACATTAGTATCACCGAATACAGCACCATTCATTGCGTCTACTGTATTATTATGACCACCAACTACTGTTCTAAGACCAGCATTATTATTTCCTTCACCAGAAGTAATAGAGTTATCAGAAGTTGCAGTATTTCCAATACCATTCATGATAACGTTCTTACCGTCTACGGTTTGGTTATCACCAACCAATAAAACAGATTGGGTGTTAGGACGAATAGTATTGTTGTATGCTTCTCCAACAAAAACACCAAGATAATTAGTTACAACAGAAGGAGCTGCTGATGCTACTGCTGTTGTTGTGGATAATAAAATTGCTGCTACTAATGCTTTCTTTTTCATTTAAAATCATCTCCTATATGTTCTGTGTTACTCTTAATTCTCCTTTTACTTCTTGAAACAAAATCTACCAATTCTTATACTAAAGAATTGGTAGACTTAACAATCTTATTTACTTCATTTTCTGCGAAATCAGCAATATCTTGAATTCGAGAATCGAACTCTTCTTTACTCATCCCAAATTTTGCCATATCAGACAAAATAGAATTATACTTGCATTTCAGATAAATAGCATGAGAGACGACACCGCTCTCAAATTCCCAATCAATAGATTTAGAAACTATATTCAGTGCATTCAAGACATATGTATCTTCAAAAGATAAGATAACAACGTCTTTATTGCTGACTGTTTCTTCTTTCTTTGCTTCTTCATTCTTATTAACTACTTCTTTTACATATGCTTCAACAGCAGATTGATGTTGCTTTTCTTGATTTTCTTTCTTAATTTCATTGAAATTACGTTTATCATGTTGTGCCATTTAGTACAGCTCCTTTATTATTTTACTGCTACTGCATGTTTTCTAAAGATAGGACCAATAACTCCATCTCTAGAAATAATCTTATTTTCAATAAGTTCTTCTACAAAATATGCAATCTTTGCATAAGGAAGAATAATCGAAACCAACTCAAATTCAATATTTTTACTATACTTATTATGATCTAAACCTACGAAATCATATACAAATTCATCAATTACATTTCTTTCAATCTTAATCTTCTCTTGTTCTTCTACTCTATTTTCCTTATAGGAAATATACATAATCTTGTCATCATATACTCTAATATATGAGACTACATTCTTAGAGAATCCACTATCATTATTGATCGGGAACTCAATAAAATTTCCATACTTCTTAATCAAGAAGCAGGGAATATCAAAAATATTCTTTACTACTTCTCTGAACTTATCATTTTTGATTAATAAGTTCGTATCAACTGCAATCTTTCCATTGCTGGTAAATCCGATATTTACCTTCTCTACTACTTCTTTTTGTGTTGTTTTCTTGTTTCCAAACATAATCTTTTCTCCTCCAATTCTAAAAATAAAGTGTATTAGATAGAATATACTATCATATCTATTATATATAATTATATCACTTTTTTTTTACGAGAAGAAAAAAAAATAATAGTAGTGGAAAGACCACTACTATTATTAGGCAGAGTTTACTAAAATTAAAATAGTGAAATAGGGTATTCTTAATATATAAACAATAATAGCAACCCTAAGTGCATATAGCTGCAAGATAGATAAAGCATAGAATTTTTGTTAATAACGAAATCAAAATTTTTTAAATCTTATGCACAAAGAGTCACTATCATTATCTATTATAAATCAAATTAACCTAACTTATTTTTCTTCTGTTTCAGGAACAGCGATGTTAGGGTTGATGCTATAAGTAGATTCTGAAGGCTGCTGCATTGCATCTACATTAGGATTGGGAACCTGCGGTTGTTCTACAGTGCCAATCGGATTTGCTGCAGGGTTCGGAACCTGCTGAGTCGTGGGAGCACCATTGAACGGAGCTTGAGCACCGTTGGGTACACCCATTCCGTAACCATATCCATAACCATATGCAGGCTGCTGAGGCTGCTGGGGAGCTTGCACACCAAATGCAGGATTACCATTAGCTTGATTGAAGTAACCACCAAACATACCAGGTGTGCACAAAATGTTATTAAGCATGCTAAATGCATTTGTATTAGCATCATTGCGGATAATATTATTATCAGTAATCTTATTAAATGCACCTCTAGCAATATCCCATAACATACCAACTTTGTGGAAATATGCAATCATCATATAGATATTACGCATATCTTTTGTCGGATTAGGAAGATATGTCTTAATAGATTGGAACAAGTCTTCCATGTTCAATGCAATATTATCGATCGTTTCTTTGTTGGTATTAAGATCGATAAGATTGAACGTTGCGTTACAAATCGGACAATGGAAACGGCCATCACCCAATTTTTCAACGCAGATGTTTCCTTTTTCATCTTTGTGAGTGCACAAAGAACGAAGATATTCATCTTCTGTCAGTTTTACATTAAAAGCCTGCGGGCTCTTGCGAATCTTTCCGATTTCTTCCGGAGTCAATAACTGAGTCATTGTCGGTTGAGTCGGAGCTGTGTTTCCATATGTTGTACCATTAAAGGTTCCACCATACGGAGTTCCAAAATTGTTGTTCATTGTGTTTCCTCCTTTTAGGCCTAAAAGAAATGTTTGATACTAAAATAGATATACCCCTTTCGAGGTATATCTACATGCATCATTATTATAGTTTATAATCGTAAAAATGTTTAAACACATTACGATGGCAACTAAATATGATTATAAATTAGTTCATATGATAATATTTTATTAATATGAAACCGGATGAACTGTCTTATTATATTCTTCTTCTTCCGTAAAGTTACGCTTACCATCAGCACTATTCTTATGAGCTTGATTAGAGTAAGCATACATTCTCTTACGTTGAATAGCAACGTTTTGATTAGCTCTATCAAAGATCTGAACGAAATTATAATCAATTTGATCTTGTGTCATATTCAAAGCTTGAGCTACTTCCATAAATGCTTCTTTACTAATTTCACAACGGATATTCTGAATTTCTCCATAGTCTACACAAATCATAACTCCAGGAACCATTACTTCAGATCCAAAAGACATACCTGAGCTAGGAGAGTTAATAATAGAGCTAGCAGAAATATTTGTAAAATATACAAAATATCCATCTGCATCATTCCAAATTACATTTCCCTTATGATAATCAAGAACATTCAAACTATTATCGCAAACTACATGAGTAGGAAATACGATCTTATCAATACTTCCATCTGCATGGCGTACAGTTTGTTTTGCCTTTTCGCATAAGGTTCTAAGTTTTACAACATCAGCTGTTTCCATTTATATACCTCACTTTTTATAAAAAAGATTTAAGTTCTAAATTACTCAAATGTAATCTAGATGATATCTTATAGTGAGGATTTTTCTTCTTTAATAAATTCTACTATATCAAAAAAAATATCTTTAAATCGTTCATGTACATTTATACATGTTATTACAGTACCATCCATAGCAACGATTATAAAAGCGTTCTTATATAGATATACTGAATTAAATTGGCACTTGTTTTTAGTATTCTTTACTATACTATACATATACGACGAGAATTGTTTATATCTTGGTATTCTAGGAATATCTGCAAGGAGTATACCTTTCTTAGTAGCAGAATTGATAAACTCCTTGCATTTGTATTTATTTTTTATTCCTAGTCTCTTTTTTATTCTATTAATAGAATGAATAGAAAGTTTTGCCTTTACTTTATGGGCCTTTCCAAAACCATATTTAACATATCTCATTAATTAAATACAGCTCTGTACTTTCTATAAGAATTATTACCAAAGGTAATACCTACTCCTCGTATATGATTAAAATCTCCTGTACTCATAAAATTAATGATACTATTGTACATAATAGAGTACATATTAAACTTTACATTCACATCATTAAATGTTTCTATAACTAAGCTATTATTCATAACCTCAGTATATAGCTTAGTATCTGCTATTTTAATAGCAGTAAGGATTACATTTAGCTTTCCCAATTCAAACCCTAAGTTATCTATAGCCAATTCAAGGATCTTCTTATCTCCTCTAAGAGCTTCTTCAAACTTAGGATCTGATACATTACCTCTAGCTATATCTCTATATAAGAATTTGAGATTTCTATTGATAATATCAGGGGTTATAATCTCATTTCTAGAATTGTACATCTTTTCCAGAAAGAAACTTTTATCTGAACGTTTATTTCCTTTAAAGCTTTTTATTTCTCTCATTATATCACCGCCTTTCATAATATTATATAGTAGAATTTTTACGTATACTATTTAGTCGGGGAATTTATTTCTTTAAAATAAATAAGATCAAGATCTTTTTCTTCAAAGAACTTATTTTCATCATCTGCATTATTGTTCAATGTATCTAATACGTGCTCAGTAATGGTGTCTAAGATATCTTGTTCATCTTGATAATATCTTTCTACCATAACTCTCATGAAAGAATATAAAGAAACTTCTTTACCAAGAGTGATACCACCAGTAAGAACATAACTATTTAAGCAGTCATAGCTTAAGCAAGCACTCTTAAGATATTCAAACGTTGTTTTTCTACCTCTAAGTGCTAACCATTCCCCTTCAATGGTTCCTTCCCCAATAAGAGCAAATAATAACAAGTACGGTTTGTTATCAATTTCAACCGCTTCTTTTGTTGCAGGGTCAAACAAATCAACTACATTTTTTACTTCCTTAAAAATTGCCATTTTCTAATTCCTCCCTATATGGTTAAATTAAAACACTTTCATAGTAATAGTATATATTTAAATGACAGATTTACCATCTATAGAGACAACGGATTTTAGTATAGGTATATATAGCTTTTGAACAGGTAAAACATAAATACAAGAATTTCTAAATCTAGTGATTCCTGTATAATTTAGATTCCTTTGAATATCTTTGTGCAGATGCTCTTCTACATAAATCCCTGTAAAATACTGTGATCCTTGAGAAATGTGAGTAGTTATAGCATATCCAAATTCAAATTTCTGTAATCTGCTAAAGTTACCAAGCATAGATTTCATTCTTTTTCTAGTTTGATAATCTGAAATAAAGTATCTAAAATCACAATTTAGTTTTTCAAACATGATATTTGGAAATAGATCAGGAACAAAATCCATCTTAAAACTCTTTTGAGCGTATCCAGTAATAGAAGGATAATTCATAACAGTGCCAGCTAATCCATTAGCTAAGTTTATCCCATCTACGTCTATATTCCAATCATTTTGTCTACAGATTACTTTCTCCCCCACAACAGGAAGAGGACTATCTACTCCTATTATATTTTCTCTAATATAGTTATTAAACCTATCTCTGCTTTTATTGGTTCCACAAATAATATTTTTATAAGACTTTATCATTTCATCATTTAGTGTACTCTTATCTATTACAGTTACATCTCCATAATTTCCTACTTGAGGTCTAATACCTTTTATAAGCATATTAGAAATTTCTACAATAGCTGAATATTTAGCTTGTCTCATAATCTTAGTAAGACGGAATACTTTTCCTGAATATAAGAAGCCAGGTTTATCAACAACAGGAGGAAGCTGATTCAAATCTCCACATGCTAATATTTTGATTCCATTAGTTTCCATTTCTTTTCTCATACTAAGAGGAACTGTAGACGCTTCGTCTATACAGATGAGTTTAAACTGCTTTGTATCTAAAGGAGAAAATACAAATTTCTTTTCTACTATCTCCTTATCTAATACACTATTTTTAGTCTTCTTAATCTCTAATTTATATAACCAGGAATGAATAGTAGATGCATTGTAAAATCCATTTAATCTCATTACAATAGCAGCAGATCCTACATAAGCCATAGGAGCTACTTGATCAGCTCTTAATCCTAATTTATCGATAATACAATGCATTACTGTAGATTTACCAGCACCAGCGGGAGCACTATATTGGAATATTAATTCAGACTCATGTTTATACCAATGAACAGCAGACTTGATTAATTCTTGCTGTTCATCAGTGAGTTCTATATTTGTATTCATATTTATTCCTCTAAATTGGTAAAATATTCTTTTTCATATTCATCATAAGGAGCTAATATTTCTCTTACAGAGTTATTCATCATAGATTCTAGTCTCATAAAAGCATCTAAGTATTTAGTAGAATCTTTATAATGCATATCAGTTTTTATCTTAGCTCCATTACTATATAAGAGGGTCATATATCCATAGGTATTTAATTTAACAGCTGTATTTTCTTTAGCTGCCAAGATCTGAGCTGATACAACTTCAGGATGGAAATTCTCCATATATTGTTTTAAAAGTTCTTCCATTATGATAGGATTATTGTAAGGATCAAAAATCATATCTTTCTTATGAAGAATACCTCTATTAGTATGACGCAAGTATTTATTTCTAACTACAATATATTCAGGATTGAACGGATCATCTTCTGCATCTACAATATAACCTTCATCATCTTCTTCCAACCCTGTAATTTTTAATACATCATTTATAAATCTTTCTGATAGTTCAGGATTCGTACAAGTAACTGCTTTAAAATCTGTTAAAGATGTAATATCCCCTAATGTTTTGGGTTTTCTTTTTGCCATGATAAAATCTCTCCTTCTTGGACAATTTATTAATAATTATATTCAAAGGTGGATATTATGAGTACACATAATGTGAATTCAAATACAGAAATTGCTATACTTATGGATGATTATGTAAATAAATTTCATCCAGGAGAACAGTTATTCAAATTGCAATTAACAGGTGCTATGCAAGCGAATAATAGAGCAGTGTATAGAAATACCCCTTCTATACCTAATCTTATGAATAAAGAAACAGAAAATATTCAGTTTGGTGAAGTTCAAAGAACGGCTGTAGTAAAATTAGCACTTCCTAGGGAAGTAACTAGAGATTATCCCAAAAAATATATACCAGTGGGAACTAGATTTATTGTAACTTTTATTAGTGGAGACATAACAAAACCACAAATAGTTGGTATTGAATTATAGGAGGTGAACTTACTTGGCTATTTATTATAACAATGCAGCAATGACTACCACAGAGTCTCATACTATACAAGAATTCATTAATATTGGAAATTCTATAAGTGATAATGCTAGTTATCCATCTATCTCTTATATAGAAACTAGAGATGGATATGAAATGATAATTAAAAATATATTAGATGATTATATGGAAGAAATAATGGAAGAAGCATTAGAAATTGAATTCTCTCCTAAAGATATAGAAACATACAAGTTCAATCCTAAGATGCTTTCTTATAAAATATATGGTACTACCAAATTATATTACGTTATTCTTAAAATGAATAATCTCTGCAATGTTCATGAATTTACTATTAGTAAAGGGAAGTTATTACTACTTCCTAAAAAAGCATTGTCTCATATTTTATCTATTATTTATAGTAGGGAATCCGTGGCTATAAGTACTTATAATAATAATCACTCAAGAGATAAAATTATTAAACCTATTGAAAAGTTTATTACTAAATCATATACTCCTAGATCTATCATAGACTCTACAAATTAAATTAGAATTCGTAGTATGGGATTTCTCCCATACTACATTTTATTCTTTTGTTATAGGAGTTATAAAAATTACTTCTTTAACTTTCTTCTTATTAAAGAACGAATTACCATCATCAAAATCAATCATAGGCTTTAGTTCTATTTCTTTAGTATCTTCTATCTTAGTTTTCTCAATCCTATTTTCTATAGGAGGAGTTATATAATTTTTAGTTATATCTTTCTTTATAGAAACCTTATTAGGAACATTATTATCCACAACTCCTACAGGTACAGCATAATTTAATGCTTCTAATCTTTTTGCAGGATTGTTCATAGATATATGCTCTGTGGTTCCAAATTTAGAAGTAACCTCTTCTATATCTGTACAAATTAAAGATTCCTTATAAGCAGGTTTTATTTCATAAATATCTTCAACTAATGCTACAGATTTTGGATAGAAAGGTTGGAATAATGAATCTAATTTAAAATTAGAAGGAAGTTTGTATCTATGTTTTGTCATCTTAATACCAAGATACTTATTTCCTTCTCTATCGAATTCAGGAACAATAATAAAGGTAGCATCTAAGTTTGTATCAATTCTAATAGACTCACCAATATTAGATCTACCAAGTTTCTTAATAGAATCTAATTTATTTGCATTTCTTCCTTCATCGATAATCTTCATAGCTTCTCTATTTAACTGAGAGGCTGTTATTACAGGGATCTTTTTAGTCATTGCAAATGTTTTAAAATCATTTACAACAGTACCCAAATCCTGATATACATCTTTTGTTACTATACTAGGTTTAATACGCATCATATAATCTTGTAAAAATGCTATAGTTTCAAATCCCTCATCTTCAAGATCTTCTACAATCTTATACATATACCCAGTATCTACAGAATTTACAGGTTTATATTTTATAAACAATTCTATAGAATTCTTATTATCAGGATCAAATTCAAAACAATGTTCTTTGAATTGTTGAATTGCATCTTCAGGAGTTGCACAAGAATCTAAAGATTTTCCTTTAGTCATAATATGGAAAAGAGATGATACTGTTTCTACAACAAGGTTTTCCATAGTTAATAACACAATACAAGGTTTCTTAGACTTGTCTTGTACCATAAAATCTTTATTATATTTCCATAACTGATACATTATATTTTCCAGGGTTGTTGTTTTGCCAGACCCAGATGCACCAAAGAATGAATAAACTCTTTCTTTTTGAAATCCTCCACCAAGCATAGAGTTTAACCCCTGCATTCCAGTAACAAGTTTATATGAAGGACTTGTCACATATTTATGAATATCAGGAATAGTTTGTTCAATCTCTGATAACCTAAATAATGTATCTGCTGAATCTTTATTTATTTCATTTCTTCTTATTTCAGCTTGTAAGTTATTTAAACTTTCTTTAAGAGATCCAAAGGTTGTATTTTTCCCTCTAAAATCAGCTGCTAAATAATCTTGTAATACTTCATCTAATTCCTTTGCTTTTACTTCCATAAGAATATTATTTAGCATCATAGAAACTGTTTGTTCTATATTATATACTTCATCATTAGACATTTCTGTTGTAATGGAATCATCATTTTTCAAAGTTGATATATCCATTATCATATCTATATTTGCAAGAATCATATCTCTATTTCTCAATCCTTGCATTCTATTTTTTAAGATTTCTTTTAAAAAGTTAAACTTTATGATCATATTTTGATTATTATCAAAATCATCATTTGTAAAAGAAGACATTAGTCTATTTAAAGACGTTATAGCATGTGTATGAATATGATCATTTGTAGATAATGCATATCTACAAAACATATTAAGCATGGGCTCCTGTAAACCCACGGAATTTATCTTAGTTTGTCTTCTATTAGATTTGTAAGATACTCTCCTATTAGAATAATCAGACATTGTAGACTCCCCATATATAATATTGTATTTATATGTTTCTGCCTTAGAGATTTTCAATATAAGACATAAAGTTTATGAACTTATCTACAGTCCAGAAATCATTTCCCTCTTCTTGATTTATATACTGGATCAATTTCTGTTCAGGAGAAAGATTTTTATCAAAAAGATAGTTGTACTTCATATAATCTTTATTGATATTATTCAGTTCTTGTTTGATACGTTGCTGTTCAAAGTCTGTTTCTATCTTTACATTATTTTTATTTCGATAGAAATTCTTGAGAAGTTCTACTGTTCTAGGATTGTTTTTAGTAATTATAATTCTAAGATAATCAATCCCTTCACTAGATAACTTTCTCAAATAATCGATAATAGTTTTAGGATCTTGATCTATCATATAATCAAGATTGATTGTATCATATCTAAATGAAGTTATTGGTTCGAAGTGTAGTAAGTATTTTCTTTCTTTTATATTGTGGATAAGAATAAAAAAACCTTTCTCTTCTTCTTCTCCAAATTTATATCTAAGAGGAGATCCACTATAATGGAAATCCTCTTTAAACGTACCTCTTATATGAACGTGACCAGATATAATAGGACCTTTACAATTACCGAAATCTTCTATATCAAATACAGGTTCTCTATTTGAATTAAGATCTCTTTTATCTTTTCCATAAATAGATCCTTTAAAAGTTCCATGCATATAACATGCATCATATAATCCAGAATGAACCAAAAAAGTATTATAGTATGCTTCTCCCATATTGTACATTTCTGGAATACATAATATCTTTTTCCCTTTTATAAATAAGAATTGGACTTGATTTACTATTCTAAGATCACATCCTTGATTTATAAAAGGAACAAATATTTTTAATTGATCTGCATCATGAGAAGCAGTACCACTTATAAGAATTAAAGTAGCATCTTTAGCCTTACAAATATTTATAAGACGCTGTACAAAAGATATTGCATATATTACAGCATCTGAATTTGCCATAAATTTATGATCAAAGATATCACCATTAATAGAGACGATATCCAGTACATTCATTTTTTCAAGATAATTTAAGAATTGTTCATTTAATATTTTATATTCAGTTGCAGGTTCTATAGTACCAAAATGAAGATCTGATATATGAGCCTCAACAAATGTTTCTTTTAAATTAGTAAATTCGATTACTTGTTTCATTTTTTCACCTCTCATTTTTATAGTATACTACTATAAAAATAGTTAGAGTTAGATAGTATGGCATTTATACCATACTATCATCATCTATTATAATATTACTACCAATACAAATATTATATAGGGATATAAAGATCTCTATTATATTCATAGCTATTTCTGTAAAACTTTTATATTCATTTTGTGCTAATTCCTTACTGTACTGATAATTAGGATTTATAATAAACCCCTTATTATCTATTTTAAGATGGGTAAAAGAATCTATAGGAGCTGTAGACGTATATAAAGCATCATAGCATTTATATTTTATTTCTTCTATATAAGAATCTCTTCCACCTGTGTCTAAATGAACTTTTATTTTTGTATACCTTTCATCATCTAGATTGAAAAACCTACAATTATTACTAAGAATGATTATATCTGTAATTTTATCAGAATTTCCTTTTATACCATATCTAAAATCTATATTGACCTTATCTCCAAATATATTATGGATAACTTCATCTTTTTGAACTTCGAATAGTTCGCAAAACCATAAAAACCATACACAATACTGAGTTATATAATACATGAGGTTAGTAGGATTCTTTGATATAGTGTTGTATATCTTATTATTCCTTCTAGTTATCTTTAAGAACAATAATCCTAATTTAAATTTACCATAATACCAATTATAAAATTTTCTTTTTATAAAATTAGAAGATTCTGATTCTTGTATTTTCTTATGAGAGTTTATAACCTTGACAAAATTATTTATTAAAGAGTATAACTCTTCTTTTTTATAGCTATTTATTAGACTTGATTTTTTCATCGAGAACACCAAAGTTTTCCTCCAAATAAGAGATATGATAGTAGCTGTACAATAAACTTAAGAAAGTTCTTTCACATAAATCAAAATATGATTTATGCTCAGGTATATTAAAGTCTAACACGTATTCTCTATACTTTAGTTTATATTTATCTATTTGGAGTATGATTACCCCATCTATATTTATATTCTTCTCTTCTCTTAGAACTTTTGAATAAGCGGCTAGTTGAAGATAATATTTATAGGTTACATGGTTGGAAGTTTTAAAATCTACAAGAAAAATACGACCATTTATATCTAATAAACAGTCATATGTTCCTCCATACCATTCACAGGTTAGTTTTTGTTCTTGGCCTAAAATGGTTATGGTATTTCCATTGTTTATAGATTTCCACCATTCTTTAAAAGAATTCATAGGAGTTTTAGGAGTATCTAAAGGAAGTTTTTCTCCTTTTAAATAATATTCTATACCACTATGAACTCTAGTACCAAAATTAGCTGCTTCTTCTAAAGCATCTCTATATCTTTTCTTTTTAAAACCAAGACAGTTAGCCCAGTTGATTATCTTTTCTTCATTGATCATTTTAGAGATAACTTCCGTTACTCTAGGTACATTTTTACCATTATATGTATATCTATCATTAGAGGTTATCTCTAAATGAAGATCTAATATATCTTGTAAGTCCATTTATCTCTCTCCCCTTATATAAGCTTAATAAATTGTTTAAACCATCATATAATTCTAAAGGGGACATTAAAATAACTACTTAGATTATTTAATAGGAGGATTTATTTAACATGGATAACAAGGACTTAAAGTCTTATTCCGACTCGTATTTTTACAAACAATATCCTAAATATCAAAAGATATTATTGGATGCTCTCATGAATGATCCTATTATAGATAAAAATACAGATGAATTTAATACAAACGTAATTGGAACTTTAAAACATCAACGAATTGAAGAACCTTTGATTCGTATTCTTAAATCTACAAACACCGTTCTTTTAGATTGTGATGCACCGCTTCCTAGATCTTTCAAAGTATTTTGTGCTAAAGAAATGAAAGGTAAAGATAAAGGAAAAGTAAAGGCATTTATTGATACCTCTACATGTATTGTAAAATTATCTAACGGTATTGATTATGATGTAAATAGTTTAGCTCTTACTTCTTATCTTATTAATGCTGGTGTTTCTATGATCTATCATAAGAAGTTTGATATTTTCTTAAGAAGAACAAACTTGCTTCTTCTTTTGGCAACTTGCTTTGCTAAATCATTTACTCATATCATTGATTACCTTGCAAAGATCTCTATTCAAGAATCTAATAAGAATAAGTTAATGTATCTTGCAGCAATGTACTTCTTAAAAGGCATTGTTCAATATGATGATGATAAACGTTGCCGTGATTATGCAATTAAAATTGGAAACGTATCTCCTAATGAAGCAAATATTCTTGATATTTTAATTGAAAAATCTGCTAAAGGTAGAAAGCATTCTGCTAAAGATTTTATTGATCCGTATGATAATATTAAAGTATTTGTAAATTCGATGAGAGATACTCTTCATCTCAATGATAAGACAGTAACTCTTGATTTGGTAGTAGAAAAATGGATGATGCAATATGGTCCTGGAACTGTATTTGGTATGGAATACTTCCCTGCTTTCTCTGCTATGATTACTGATGCATACGTTGGTGGATATTTGAATAATCAGAAAACTATTGAAAAGATTTGTGGAAAAGATATGGTAGAATATACAAAAGACGTTATTTCTACCTTAGGAACAATAGCATAAAATATAGAGGGGATGTATTATGTCAAAATATTTATTGAACCTCCATTTCGATAAAACTGGTTGCAATAATACTGATATAATAAATATGGGTGGAGTATCTTTTGAAGATACTTCATCCATTATCCACGGATCTACTTGTGCTTATTTTAAAGGATATGATAGATCTGCTGGATTAATATTAAAAGATACCAGTAAGATTAAATCACATATTAATGGAAACAATGATTTTACCTTATATTGTAAATATAAAATAGATAAGAAAAATCTAAACAAAGACACTAAAATACCATTATTCTCTTTCAAGAATAATGATAAGTTTGAAAGTTATGTGTATATAGAAAATGCAGAATATTTTGTAATAAGATTATCCGAAACAGAAAAATTCTATTCTTCTGTGTGTGATTTTACTTTCAATAATAAATGGCACTATTTTACAATTACTAAAGATGAAAATATCTTTAGAATTTTTATAGATGGTTGTAATGTAACTTCTAATAATATAACCAAAGATATCAAGTTTGGGAATGAATTATACATTGGATATGAAGAAGATAATCTAGGAAATGTTTCTACATTAAATGGAGGTTCATTAGATGACATTACAATTATTGACAGTTGTTTATATAGGGATTCTTTTATTCCTCCTACTCTGTATATAGGAACAGAAGATACTATAGAAAATTATTACAGATTAGATGAATCTAATATAGTAAACAATAATCAATTAGAAGAAGAAACTCAAGATCTAATTGATCATAAAATAGAATCAACCGCCTATCTTTTAAATGAAGCTCAACGAGGATATCTACCCCAGAGAGTAAGAATTACTTGGTTTGAAGATAGGGAGTATTTTATAAATAGAGATATAGAACGGGTTTCTAAATATAGAAATTATACAGTAATCAAAATAAACAATATTCATGAAAATGATTTAGGATTTAAAAATTCTGAATTTAATGAAGGGTTGGCTTATCATCTTTTATTAGATAAGAAAATAGATGGATTTATGATATTTATAAATGGAGAATTTATTCCCTTATCAAAAATCCAAATTATTAAATCCGATGAATATTATACTTTGATCATAAAAAATAGAGATCCTAATATTAAAGGAAAAGTTACTAAAGTAGAATTTGTACGATTACCTTTCCCTATCATCTATGAAGAATTAATAGGAGAAAGACCTGATAATATTCCTATCTACAAATTCAATATTAATGGGAAGTTTGATTCTGGTCAAAATGCTATCTATTTCTATTATATAGATAAAGAATCTCCTTTAAACTGCAATCTAATGACCAATGGAATATATGAGCAAAATCTTCCATTGAATTTTAAAGAAAGTACTTTATCTGATTCTAACGTATTAAAACATAGCTGGAGATATGGTCAATTTGAAGAAAAAAGAATTGTAGACGATACCACAGTTCAAATGTACTTCCGCTCGTGGGATCACAGTTATCTTTCTCCTGATGATACAATAATTCTATATAATAATGGAGTACCAGTAGATCCTGATTCATATAAGATTATAGGTGATGATCTTATAGAATTTTTAGATTATAATACCATAGATGGTATTTATGATAATCTATTTTCTATGGATATCTTGACCTTTGATGTAAATCAAGCTGATGATGAATTTATATCTACTACCTTATTTAAATTTGTATCAAAACAAGATGGGACAATATCTATTCCTATATCTAAGAATATAGATATATCTGATAATTATCAAATTATCGCTTCTTTCTTTATAGGAGATAAGTTTATACCTCCTGATCACTATTATATAGATGCAAAATCAAACGCTGTTATATTAGTAAATCCTAAAGATGTAGTAAATACTGGAGAGATTGCTCTTATCTATTTTGTAAAAGTTCTTAAATCTTCTCAATATGGTAAAATTCATATCAAACCTATCCAAAATAAGATAACTATAGAAGAAAATACTCCTTCTATTACTCTTCCTAATGATATGACTTATGATCTTACTAACTTCACAATTTATGTAGATCAAAAGCAATTACTTCCTAGATATTATATTATAGAAAGTAATAAGCTTATATTGTTTGATAAAGATGCAACTTTTAAAAAAGATCAAACAATCACAATTATGATCTATAAATTTGTAGATGAATATGAAGATCCTAGAACTACAAGATATGAAGTTATCAAGAATCAATTATCTACAGGAAGAAGATTTATTCTTTACGATTTGAATATAGATAAAAAATATAAGATAACGCTTGATAATATTGTTGCATTTGATCAAAATGGTACTTATACTCCAGATTTATTCGGTCAAATATATAATAGAAATATTATAAAATCTATCTACTCTGGAGATCCATTAGAAAGATTCCCTTCATATATTTCTTGTATTTGGTTAAAAGATTCTTTATCAAATGAAGCCAATGCTATCCATCCAACTAGTAAATGGTTTATAAATGGATATATAGGGTTGTATGAAGAGTTCTATGAAATGGATGAAAAGTTCCAGGAATTTATGGATGATTTTAATGTAAGATATTATAAGGATAAGCATTATGGAGAAAACTTAGCAAAAGCTTTAGATTATATGGCTTGCTATCAGCAAATGAAGTTTGATCCTATCTATGAAAAAAGAGCTACTGCTTATCGTGAATCTTATAATGTTTTAAAATTAAATAAAGCTGTTCATTTAAATGACTCAGGAAGATATCAATATGATATGGAAAGAGATGACTTCCATGATAGATATTATAGAACTTATCCTATCTATTTCTTAAATGGATCTCTCCCTGAATGGTATGAAGATATTGTTTATGATGGAAATAAAGTAAGTCTACAATTAGAATATCCTTTTAAAGGTGGAGATATAGATTCTACCTTTAGTAATACTAAAACAATAGAAGTTCCTATCCCATTTAATTTCTCTGATGCAACTGGAATAGATGGAGAAGAAAATATCTATATCAAAGAAGTAGGTAAACAAACTCAGTTCAATACTAATTATTCTGGTTCTTGCTTAGTAGATATATCTGATTGCTATACTCCTTCTTCTAAAGAAACATTAGGAAGAACTACCATTGATTTTAGTTATGATAGTAGAATAAATCCATCTTCTGATATTAAATATATAAACCTGATAACAGTATATACTAATCTTGGAGAGCCTCTTTGCAATGTATATATTGGAGACGAGGCCGAATATAAGAAAGATCTTTCTACCATAACCAAGACTAATAATTATCCTATGATTAGTTTTAGTCTTAATAGTATTGCTGAAAAAGATAACTTTAGATTTGCAATCAGTTATTCTAATGATACTTATAATATAAGCTTATTTAGAAATGGTAGAAGAATAAAAACAGATATTTCTGCTATGCCATATTATAATATAATAGCTTATAGTCATGGCACTAATTTTAATACAACCAATGCTAACACAGATGATATTATATTCAAATATAGTAAATTACTAAACGATATAAATATAGATAAAACAATAACGAATGGATATTATTTCCATATCAAATCTAGAACCACGTTTATGTATGGAAGCTATATCAAGTCTAGTATTACAGATAGATTGGAAGCTATAAAATGTAAGAATATTGTAAACTTCTTACAACCCTTAAATTCTAAGATTCTATATATAAATAGAGTAACTAGAGAATTTATATTTAAACTTACTGTTGGTAATAAAGAAGATAGTTCCTTTACTTCTACACTTACAGTTCCTATCAAGACTATAGAATATGATATCAAGTCTTCTATTACGGTAATTAGTAGACTTATAGTTTATAAGAATGCTTATGAAATCACGTTCCCTGCACAAATCACTGTATCAGTTCCTTGGAAACCTACAGATATTGATGGGTTTGTAAGGTTATATGTATGGGACTATGTTGATATCAATGATACTAGTGGAGAATCTTATGAAATCTATTCTAGAGTAACTCCTTCATATGGATTCGATGCTAAAGAATTTACATGTAAGCTAGAAGTTCCTATAGTTATACCTAAATCTTAGTGTATAAATCCCCTATGCGGTTAATTCGCATAGGGGTACATATTAGTAATAATTTTTACTTAGGAGGCACAGAAATTATATGTTTACTAAGCTAAGTAAATACAATGGAACTATTAAAATACCGTTTCAATCAAATAATTATAATACTAATAATAATTTTTGGAATTTGGATAGACAACCGATAAATGATATTATAGCATCTAGAAATAATACTAATACAACTATAATTACAAGCAATATTAGCATGAATCTAGATTCTGAAATGAAATTAGATAGTATATCAATTTCAGAATTGGAATCTAAAGAAGGATCTATATATGATTATGAATATAATGATGGAGCAAGGTATTTAGATTTAAATAGAGGTAAAGATAATAATGGAATTTCTTTTACAGGATCATCTGTTATAGATTTATCTTCTGTATATACTAATAGAGCTTCAAATAATGATGTAACTAGAATTGTATTTGATGCTTTGGTTGTTTTCTCTAATCCATATTTTATGATTAGAGAAAAAGATACGTCTTATGATATAACAGATAATGATGTAAATACAATAGATAATTTAGAGCCATTTGCATTATTTTCTTTAATAGATAAAAAGTCTACGGCCCCTATATATTCTCTTATTGTAGGGGATAAAGAAAGATATTTAAATAACGTTAGAAAATATTATAATACCGATAATTTAATTATAGATGTATTTTCTCCTACGAATGATGCTAAATCTATTAGAGTTAATAGCGGGGATTTAGATGTACGAGGAAATTATTATTCTAGTAAATTTAATTTACAGATAATCCTAGAGCAGTATAAAGGAAATGGGTTCTACGTAAGAGTAAATACGATAGATTATAGAGATAAAGACAATAATTTAGATTTAGGTCTTGGTTATGACGTGGATGATAAAAGCAAATACAAATTATACCCTTATAATATAAACTCAGATAATACAGTTATTGCTTTAAATACTCTTGTAACGGATAATAAAAAGACCACTGATCTTAATTTCCAAAGATATAATCTAGAACCTATGCGTGGTGCTTCTTTCTTTAGGAATGGGTTTATTAATATTGAGTATGGCGAAATAGTTAATAAATTCAATGATACCATTGCTGAAAACTATAAAGATATCAATTGTACTGTTACCTTTAAACAGTCTGAAGCATCAAAGTATAATTTGGTAAACGGATCAGTTAATGTATTCTTTTATCCCTTTGATGGTTATGATACATTCTCCTCTGTCACTGTAATTGAAAAAGAAGTATACAAAGGGAAAATAGATCCTTCTAATATTAAGGGTAATGGTATACAACGAATTTCTGATTATTTAGTACTAGATGAACTTAATGAAAAGTTTAAAGATCATTGTCATCATTGCAGTGGTATTAAATATGAAGATATGCAATTATTTGTAGAGATATCTGAAAATAATCTGTATCCTGTAAATTATATTTCTGATTCTAATGGAAATATAAAAATAGAAGATAATAAATACTATGCCGATCTTCCTGTTTATGTAGGATCTAATAAGCAATTCTTATATCATAAATACTTTATAAATTTCAATTCTAATATACTAGAATTAGAAGAAGAATTTAAAACAGGATGGGATCCTAAAAGATATTTAGTATTTAGAAATGGTCTTCTTTTAAACAATTCTATTTATAAGATTGATGTAGCTACCTTTACTAATAAGATAAAAAATAAAAAGTTATATACTGCTGTTACATTTAGACCTGGTGATAGAATAGAAGTATTCTATATTGAATCTGATGATAACTTCTTACATGTTCCTTATAACCATGATGTGTACATGTCTTCTAATCTAGTATATGCTGATGAGAATGAACAATATGTTGTAAATGTTCCTTATCCTTACAAATCTTATCCCAAGGGAGATAAATATTTCTTTGTATTTAATAAGGATGGTATCTATTTAGATAAGAAGAATGATTATACTACATCTGAAGATGGAAGTGCTATTACTTTATTTGATCATTCTAAGTTATACAAAACAGAAGATAGAAATGATTATCTAGTATTTGTATTTCCTTATGTAAGAGCTGAATTTGAAGAAGAAGGAGAACTTCTTGAAAATAAATATATGGGTAATACAGGAATAAACTTTGTTTATTCTTACTCAAAATCTTCTGGAGATGATGGTATAGTATCCTTTGATCCTCCTTTTACTTCATATGAATTAAGTAAAAATAATTTCTTGCTATTTGGAAATACTACTTATATTAGTAAAGATAGATTTGATCTTATTGATAATCATACTATTAGATTCAATAATGGTGTAGATATAAGACATGCTAAGTATGCTAATTATACTATGATTATATTTAATGATATGAAGAATTCTAAATTCAATATAAATAGCGATTCTAATTTTGAATTAGATATTCAACAAATACCTGCTGAATATGATGGTCAAACCGTATTTAAACTAAATAAGTTTATAGGACCTAAATCTTCATTCATTGTATTTGTTGGTAGCGTATCATTAGAACAGTCACAAAAGTATTCTTATAATGCTGCTAATAATAGTATTTCCTTTGGAGATCCTAATTTATACTTTACTAAAGGAAGAAATATCACTGTAATTTCTATAAAAAATAAAGGATCTGAAGGTGGATATACTGAACGTATAGATTTTGAAAAGAATGAATTACCCATAGTGATAAATAATAGGGTAACCATTCCTAGTAGTTATTTTGCTAATAATATAATAACAAAAGAAAATACTGTTATATTTATAAATGGAACCTATATTAATCCTAATAGATATAAGATAGATGGAAATACCATAATTTCTACATATAGGGCAGAATCTGAATTCAAAGTAGGTAAAACCATAACCATTTTATATTTGTATAAACATAAAGTTTCTTTGAATAATTATGGTATTGAAGGACCCTATGAATATATTGATAAGAAATTTGATCATGATGATATCATGTTTGATGAAATGTATTCAACTCCTATACCCACAGATAAGATCAAAGATGTTACTGTAGATGCTATATATGGAAATCTTACTTATGTAAAAGATTATAATCACTGGTATTCTAGAACTATGATATCTGGTACGTTATATAACAGAGTAGAATATCCTGTACAACAAGATTTCTTAACTGGATATTTGTATACAGATTATGCAGATAGACAAGATACAGATATTATATCAGGTATAGTGGAAGATTATTATGTAGATTGGGAAAAGGTTTCTCCTAATAATAATACAGATATAGATTTTCTTCATGAAGATATGCCTGGTCTTAAGTATGCATTAATAGCAAATAATGCTACTTCTATATCTATAAGACTTCAACCAAACAATACATTCTCAAGTTTCTTTACAGATAAAAGAGGAGTTATTGGTATACGTTTTGAAGAAGAAAGTAATATTAATATTATACTTCCTTATACATTTAAGGGTATGAGTGATCTTAAATATGTAGATTTCTCTAAGCATTTGAATAAGATAAATTCTTATGCTTTTGTATCTTGTGCTAGATTAAAAAATATTATCTTAAAGGGAACCAATTTAGAAGTTGATGAAAATGCATTTGGTTTATTAAACAATATATTTATTCCTGATACGGCTAAGGTAGCAGATAATGCATTTGAACCTAATTCTATAATCAATATAACCTTTGATAAGACTTCTAGTCAATATATTATGGAAAATACACAGGTTAATAGAAATTCAATAGAAACTGTATCCTTTGATTCAAATAAGACTAGAGTACAATCTTACCAATTCTATGGATTTAATAAATTAAACAATGTAGTCATCCCTGATACAATAACAGAAATATATCCTGCTGCATTTAAGAATTGTATTGCATTAAGCTCATTAACTCTTAATAACAATATTTCTTATATTGGTAGTGGGGCATTTTCTAATACTAAGATAAAAGAAGTTTCTATTCCTAATTCATGTGGTATAATCCATAAGAATTCTTTTAGTGATAATACAGAACTTACTAAAGTTACAATTCCAAATTCTATTGATATTATAGAAGAAGGGGCTTTTAATAACTGTAGTAAATTAAAAGAAGTGATTATAGATGAACCTGTAGAGCCTGAATTAGGACAACAAGGAAAAGGTTTAAAGCGTATTGGAGCTTATGCTATAGGATCTGATGTACTTAAAGAAATAACTCTTCCTGCATCAGTTAAGCATATAGATCAAAATGCATTCACCAATTGCCCTGAATTAAGAACTATTTATATTAAAGAATATCCTCACTCCCATACAGTTGAATTAGTAAACACTGAATCTATGAATAATAAACCATGGGGAGCTGCAGGAGCCACGGTTAAAATAATACAGTAAGGAGTTTATAATGGGTAATATCGTAGAGCAAAACAATGGGAATAAAGTATTTGTTTTTAGACCTAATGATGGAATACCTGAATATATAAATCTTACTGGTATTCGATCTATAAAAGTAGAATGCTATGGAGCTGGTTCTCAAACAAGAGATCCTAATATCTTCTCTAGAGGAGGATATACCAAAGGCATTCTAGATGTAAGTGATATTAATCATCTTTGGGTATTTGTAGGTTGTAAACCTGAAGGTCGTATAGGTGGCAAAGGATTCGGCAAGGGTGGGGATTCTTTTAAACCTAAGAATGAAATGGTTGGTTATGGAGGTGGCGGATCTTCCGCTATCTCCATTTTTAGTGATGATAAAAACTACTTCTATATGATAGCTGCTGGTGCCGGTGGTGGAACTGATTTTATAATAAGAACAAACAATAACGATTATCTTATAAAACCAGTTAAAGGTCTAGATGGTGGAGGATATGAAGGTGAACCTTTAAATGAAAGCAATGGGGACCCTGCATTAGAGTTTAAATGGTACGCCTCTGGATATTCTGGAAAGTCTGGTACACAAACTGCTGGTGGATATGGTGGTAGTTTAGATAAGAATTCTATTTCTACTGAATTTGTAAGTTTATCAAATGGATCTAGAAATAATGGTGGTAATGGATTAAAAGAAACCTCAACTATTACCTGTAAAGGTGGAGCTCCTGGTGGAGGAGCTGGATATTATGGTGGTGGTGGTGGGGATATCAAAGCAGGAGGAGGTTCTTCTTATATAAGTGGAGATCCTAATTGCTCTGATGAACCAAATAATGATCATGTTGTATTTACTGATACAGAAACAATAGTTGGTGGAAATAATGAATTAGATGGTAAGGTTGTAATAACTGTATTAAAAGCAGATATAGAACCTTATGAAATATATTCTAAAATCAACGTATTTGAATACCATAGTAAATATGATGTGACTATACCATTTCCATATAAACAATTTACAGAAATGCAATTCTTTATTATAGATAAAGAAGGAAAACTAATTCCGGCTAGATATTATGATCGTATAGATAATTACACTATAAGAATTAAAGATAATACTGATTTACAGATTTCATCTGATAAAGATTTAAAATTCGTATTTGCTCATAATAAAGGACAATATGCCGTTCAAAAGATGGAATTAAATTTTGAATGTGAAACCAATAAATATCAGTATGATCTATTATCACCCTATTATATGATTCTTGATATAAGAAATAGATTTAAGGTTTTCTTTAATAGAAAAGAATTAATTCATGGGGTAGATTATACAATCAATATTTATAAAGGAGTTTTAAATCTATCAGATTCTATAGACGTTAAGAATGGCGATAGTTTAGATGTAATATGTTTCTATACTGGAACAAAATACAATAAAGCTATTCCAGAACTTCCTATGAGTGGTTATATCTATTATAATAAAAATGAAATAGATAGAAATCTGAATAAGAATTTAACAGCTATATTTGTAAATGGTAAATTAGTTGATAGAAAAGATGAATTAGATATATCTAATACTATTCATAAGATCTCAACTGATATTAAATCTAGATATAATTTAGAAGTTTTGAATCTTAGCCCTAAAGTAGATTCATTAGTTCCTAAGTTTAAATTAAGGAAAAGTAGAAACAAAGTTCCTAAATATGTAAATGAATATATTTATGGGAATATCGAAGACTATACGATTGGTAGCTTTTCTAAAGATATTTTAGGAGGAAAGAATGGTAATGGAGTCATTGAAGTTACATTAGCTCCTAATGTTGTTACTGCTGATATAAATGTATCCAATGCTAAGATGTTCAAAATAGATTATAAAGAATTCTTATTCAATGATCCTATTCAAATGAACTATATTCCAAAATATGCTATACAGATACAACAAGTTCCTCATCAAACAATCAGTGTAGTTTATAATGGAAAAGAATATACCAATGATGATATCATCTATGTATTACGTGGAGATACCATCAATCCTATTATATCTCCTGAAAAAGGATATCGTCCTGGAACTCCTAATATATCAAGAAATACTCCTATTATGGATAATGGAATTCTTACTGCATCAGATGCTACAGAATTATCCTTTGCTTATGGATTAATTCCTATCAATAGTAGAGGTAATAGATATGACGAAAAGAGAGATTTATGGACTCATATTAGAGATAGGGTTATAACTATACCTAATGATGTAGATAGAGTAGTTGTAAACTATACATGGCATTCTAAATCAGATGAATGGTCTGATGTAAGAGACGGATATGCAACAATGACTGATGTATTAAATAGAATACGAAACGGTGAATCTGTAGCTGAAACATATCCTCCTTTCTCTGGAACAGGTATTTATAATCTAGATACAAAAACTCCTTGGTTTAATCCATATATTTCTCATACTGATTCTAAATGGTATATCCCTGCATACAATGAATATATTACAAAACCTGAAGAGTATTCCTATTATATAATTATGGGTGTTACTCCTGGCAAAACTTATAATTTAAGATGTTTTGCTTCTGGATTTAAGATGCGTGATTATGGATTTGTAATAGGATATAATGAAGACATAGCTAAAAGAAGAATAGATATGACTGATTACTAAAAAGATAGAGCATAGGTCTAAGACCTATGCTCTTATTTATTGTTCTATTTCAGGATATCTATAGGATTTGAAACTAGAATGTGCTGCACTATTATTATCTTCGAATCTAATTTTATTAATTATATTTAGTTCTGCATATCTTGGTTTTGTATAATAAACCGGTCTTGTAATAGGAATATCATATAATATTTTATCCCACGCAGTTTCATTATCTGTATAATTGAACGGAGCAGCATACTTTACATTTTTAATATAAATAGATTCAGCCTCTGAATGATCAGGGAGTTCTACTGGTGGAAACTTTTGAACAATCTGTCGTAAATCTCCTATTTCAAAATCATCTTCATAGGTAGAATCATCAGATATTTGTAATTGGTCTAATTCATATTCATAATCTTCACTATTTGGGCCATAATCAGGATTACCAAATTTAAGATTAGTTAAAATAGTTCCTATATTAATATCTGTATTTTCATATTCTACAACTTTTCTTCCATCAAAGAAGAATCTATCTAAACTATGAGCTCCTCTACTAAACATAATCTGATGCCATTCAGTATTGATATTATATGGATATTCATATAATGATTCCCCATTCATAAAGAATGCTGTGGAAATCTTTTCAGGAGAATCATTGTAATAACCTACAAGGATTTTAATAACGTTTCCCTTATCATCAGAAAACTCTAACCCAGGGATATACTTATTTTTATTCTTATTTGTATCTAGTTTAACTATGGCAGAATCATGGAGTTTAAACCAAAAGCTAACACAGAATAACCCATCTAGTCTAAGAGTGATATTATCAATATTATACAAATATGAATTCTTTTTAAAGAAAGAAGCAGAGTTGTATTTAAAATCTAAATAAGGATCTTGAATACAAGAAGGAGATGAAAATAAAATAGACCCACCACTTTCTTCTTTACCCCAGCTTTTTCCTATTAACCCATGATCAACAATTCCATCTTCCTTTGTAAATCTAAGTGTATTAAAATATTTTCTAATAGCCATAATATTCTAATCCTCTCCAACATATTCATCGTCATCTTTATCAACATCAGGTATTATAATTTTATTTTGTATATCATTAGGAATTCCATATATTATTTTTCTATAATAAACATTTCCATCCCCATAAATATCATCAGAGATAATCCATTCAAATAATCCCACTCTATTCATTATTTCATAATCTGTAGCAGATTCGAATTCATAATAAATATGATTATCATAGTTTAATTTAGGAATATCTATTTGTAATGAGCATACTACTCCAGAATAAGGTTTTGCTGCCATTGTATCTAAGTTTAAAATATGTGCTATAGGAATAGAGATTAATGACTTATCATAATACGATTCATTCAATATTGCAGGAATTTTACCAGCTAAGATTGCTGTTTGAGAATTCACAATACTATTATTGGTAGGATGTTTTGTTTGCAATGCTACATTTATAGGACTAGGAGTTTCTGTAATATCATCTTTAAAAAACTTAATCGTATATTTTATCAATGTATCATTCTTCATATGTTCTAATACGTTATGGTGTACTAGAGTGATAAACCAATCTTTATTTTCAATAAGATCTTCATAAGTAAATGGTAAAGTAGGATCAGGTATATAATATCTATTGTGTCTAATACCATCAGCTACATGAACCATACTATTTAGATCTCTTGGTAAGTATATTTTTTCTTTATTCATATAAAATCACCGTTTAAAAAATGTATTTTATATAAGTGTCAAACCAATACCCTATCAGGAACTAACCTGATAGGGTAATTAGTATTATTTCGTTTCTTCAACTACTTTGGAAAGAAGGTTGTTAAGAACTGTAAAGGAGAAGAGGATTACAGTAGGAAGGAGGAATCCATCACGGATCTTGCACCAACCCTGTTCTTTAGCTGCATCTTCTTTAAGTTTAGCAGTATAAACATCAACAACTTCTTTAATCTGAGGCATACCAGATTCTTTCAACCATTTGGTGAAATACTTCTTTGCTTCATCAGTAACAACGTTTTGTACATTATCAATCAATTCACTTTTAATAGAAGTAAAATCAATTTTTTCAAGTACTTTGTTAGCCATTTATAAGCTACCTCCAAATATTAATATTCTTCATAGACAAAATTCTTTGTCTTTATACCATCTTTAAAGCATTCAATAGTAACAGAGCTACCTTTTAAGAAGAATACACTTCCATCGATAACTTTACCATTTGCTTTAAAGGTAATACCTTCTTGAGGTTTTACAGTAAACATCGAAACCTTCTTATAAGAATCTTCAGTAGTAGATCCATCATCTGCAGGTACTCCTTCTTCAGTAAGTTTCTTAACTTTTTCCTGAAGTTTTGCAATATCTGCATTCAATGTACCAATCTGTTTTTCTTGTTCAGAAGTTTTATCTTGTAATGTCTTCTTTTCAGTATTAGCTTCATCTAAAGCTGTTTTTGCTGTTGTATAATTTTCTTTAGTCGAATCTAATTCTGTTTGAAGAGAGGTTACCTTTTCACTAGCTGTTTTAAGTTCTGCTGCTTTCTTAGAAAGATCAGCACTCATATCAGAACATTCCTTGTTTTTCTTTACAAGTTCAGAGCTGATATCTGTATTTAACTTATTTAAACTAGTAATCTGTTTTTGCATGTCGTCTACTTGTTTTTTACAAGCATCTAGCTCTTTAGACAATTCTACTACTCTATCAGTCATAGTATCATCTGAAGGAGGAACTATGGGATTTTCAGCAGTAAAATGTGCAACCTGATCTTTGTATGTCTGAAGAGCAACACTCAGGTTATTAAGAGCATCAATTTCCAGTTTTTCACGTTTAGTTAAATTTTCAAAACTTGCTTTAAGTTCATTATATTCTTTAACTAAACCAGATCCACTAGATTGACCTTTGCTAAGTTCATCTACTTTAGCTTGGAGTTGTTTAGAAAGTTCAACAACTTTCTTATATCTAACTTCCAAAGCCCTATATTGAGCGGAGGTGAAAGTAGGCATTTTTATAAGTCCTTTCTAATCAAAAATATATACTACTTACTTAATAGTTTTCTACTATTTGTCAGCTTCTTCTGCTTTCTTTTTTGTAGTTGTTTTACGTTTTGTTGTAGTTGTTGCTTTTTTCTTAGCGGTAGTAGAAGCAGTAGTCTTCTTTTTAGCAGTAGTCGTAGTAGAGCGTTTACGAGTTGTAGTTTTCTTTGCAGCAGGAGCTTTTTCAGCTTCTACTTTTTTAATCTGATCTTGAAGTTTAAGAGATACTTCGATCTGTTTATTTAATTCTTCTTGTTTATCTTTAGCAGCTTTTTCTGCAATTTCAATCTTACCTACAATTTCTTCTTTCTCTTTCTTAATAGCTTCAATTTCTTCTGTAAGAGCTTCGATGGTTTTGTTCAATTCTTCAATTTCATTTTGAGCTTTTACCAATTTACTTTTTCTTGTCAATCCTAACATGTGATTCTCTCCTTTAAAAAAATATAAAATAAAATTATTTTATTGTCTTAGATCTAATTACTCTGAAGGAGGTTGCACGGGACTATTTGCTGGAGCTGCATGCAACGACACTATAGTGTATCCAGGCTCATTTGCTGCCGAAACTCTTACTGGTTCTGCATAAGGAACTCGAACAGTTGTTCCATTAGCCGCTATATTGTTTATCATTATTGTAGCCCCTCTGGATGCACTTACATTAAAATTTACGTAATATTGTTTGATATCTTCAATAAAATATAATCCAGCAATATAGTTTATCTTGATAATTATATATCCATTGGTTTTGATAATATCATTATTTAGTGCTTCTAATGAAGAGTATTTAGATTCTCTATTAAATACTACTCCTAATGCATTATTACCAAAAGATAATTTAGAGTTTCCATATGTTTTAATAAATATTGTAAACAAAGCAGTTCCCTCTAAATTATGAGCATTAAACCTATCATTTTGTTCCGATGGTTCTTTAGGAAATACAGGAATAATACTATTCACATCTAATGTTCCAGGAAGGTTAATAGTAATTGTATTTGGTGTGCTTGTATCTGTAGATCCGTTTACCGCATAAGTGGTACATCTAGATCTTCTAGCCACATTATCAGAGAATGTACTTGATACTACAAGATTTTCAGAAATGTCCAATGTGCCTGTTGTAGGGGAGATATACATAGGACATACATCAATATTATTAATAAAATCCATATATTGAACATCTTGTTTTAAATCAGATACTTTTTTAGGAAGTTCTGCTTTTGTAGCATAATTAGTAAGATCAAGAGATTGGCTTTGGCCACCTAAACGTTCCCAATTATTGTTTACATGGATATATTCATCATACATATTTTCCCCAGATCCAGTTCCTCTTACAAGATAAATGGTAGCATCATCTATATTAGAAGTGGGGAGAGCTGTTACTACTTCTATTTTAAAATTAGGGATCTTTTTAATAAGATCATTAATTTCTTTCTTTGTATAAGCATCTATATTTACAACTTTATTTACAGGAAACAGTTCTTTACCAGCTAAATTTATCTTTTCAATCTTATTAGCTTGAGCAGACATTTCTACAGTAGATAGTTTTCCTTTTTCTTCTTCTGTAAAGCTGCTTTCAGATAATCCCATTCCAGGGGATTTAGCAACAAAGATGCGTCTACATTCCGAAAGGAATGTTTTTAAATTATCTAAATTAAGAAATTTACTCATTATGAATAATATTCCTTTCTATATATTAAATTTGGAAAAAGTCCGGTACTGATTCAGATGGAGCAAGAATAATATTTACAGCAAAGTTATCTAATTCTCCATCATTATTATTTAAGAAATCATATCTAGAAGAGTGAAGACCGATATCATTAATATTACCGCTATATACTAAAGATCCAGCTGAATTTCTTGTTACAGTACCGTATTTATAAGCAAACTTAACTTCATTATCTTTTCCAGCCACTTTATAAGGAACTTCTACAATGATAGTGATATTGGCTCCAAGATTTCCAGAATTGGTTTTAAAGGTTACATTAACTCTAAATGCTTGACCATTTTCAACTAAAGAAATAGATTTTATTTCTTCTGTCATGTTTAATCGCTTATCAATGTTATAATAGCTTACTAAGTTATTATCAAAGATAGCACTAAGTTTAATAGCCTTTTTAAATCCATCTTTAAGAGTATAAGTAGTATCGCCAACTACATTATCTACTATACTATCGAGTTTATTCGATGTAAATACACCATTAGGAATCAGATCTGCTGTATCTTTATTCTTATAAATCTTCAACCCTAATTTATCGATATCTAAGTTTCTATCCAATTTATTTAATTCATAAGAAATCTTATAATTAGGAATAGAGATTGTTTTATCAACCCTATATAACTCAATCTTAATAGGACCCCCATTATTAATAGTAAAATCTTTGGTTATATTTGTTTCACCAATACTAGATTTTTCATTATTAATAGTATTTACAAATCTCATTGCATAGTTAGGCATGATAGTATCATAAACTCTACTAATAGAAACAGAAGTGGTATTAAACAATGCTAATATTTCATCATTATTATATGCTTCTCCACTACCAATACTGATACTTTGAGATCCATCAAAACTAACTCCATTAATAGTTACAGGATGAGCTAATTTATTAGCAGTCACCGCATTAGCAATTTCTTGAACTGTCCAATCTGTATCTGATGTAGTTGGGTTGTTATTTTGATTAGATAATATATATTCTTTCCTATCATCTAATACATATACACTCATTCCAACTTTACGCTTACTTAAAGGAATTTGATTTCTTTCAGTTCTAGTTCTAACAATAAACCTCCCTCCTTTAACTTCATTAGAATCTGTTACAGGAAGAGGACCAGAATTTTCAATGAGAAGATTTTGATTATTCACATTCATTATAAATTTATTTACTTCACTCATTGATTTATTTACCTCCAATCAAAGTTAATTAATATAATGTGAAAATAAAAATAAAATAGAGTAAGTGGATAACCCACTTACTCTATTAAAAATTAGATTATAAAACAATATTTAAATACAAACCAGTTGTAATATTAGTATTAGAAATGAAGTAATAAACATTATATTTCTTATATGCTTCTTTAGTAATCTTTTCTTCAGGATATTTATGAACAATCTGTCTTTGATAATCCATAAATACACTTATAGTTTCTTTTCCTTCAGTTAATTCTTTAGGCAAAATCAAGAATACTGTATTAAAATCATTATGAACAGTTCTTCCTCTTAATATATTAGTTTCAACAATATTTAAAGGAATTGTTCTTGCTTCATTTCCCTCAACAATATTTGATACATTTTCAAAACTCTTTCTATTAATGGTAATATCAGATGATGATGAAAAATCAGAAAGTTCTAATAAAGATTCAGCATTTACTTTGGTAGAATTGGGAATATAATCTCCATTATATTGTTCATATATTCCAGTGTTATTAGTTCTATTAGCAACAGGGAACAAACCAGAAGCAACATACATCTGAATTTTATCAGATTTTTCTTTTTCTCTTAAAGCATTATCATTAATAGTTCTAATGTAGAATTCTACTTCTTTAAATACTGAGGATTGAACCCCTTCTATAGTGCTAGAAGGATTATACGGCAATATTGCCTTAGTAACAAAAGAACTATCTCCAAGAGGGAAATTACCACTACTTGCAGTAGAATATACAAGTTTAAAGCAAGTAGAATCATTGAAAGTAGCAGCACTGCATGTTGAATTCATACTCCCATCAAGAGATACAAATTTAAGAGGATGAGAACTTGCATCATTCGAATTTAAGATATTACCATTACTCAAATCAAAATCTTTAGGTAAAGAAATAGGATTGGTTACTTCATCAAATTCAAAGTAAACTGTATTAGTATTAGCACCAGAATCAGGTTCTACTTTAAGAATCTTAATATGAAGTGCATCTAATTTATTAAGAATATCTACTTCTTTATTGATAGTGTCTAATTTAGCAAGTTTAGTCTGATCATCTTCAGTTAATCCATGAATAGCTTGAACTTCTGCTTTTGTAGCCAAATCTCCTTTAGCCGAATTAATTCTACTTTCTACATAAGTCTGAGTAGCATAATCATTTAATCTATTAGAAAGATCATTTACTGTAGATTTTTGTGCATAATAAGTATTAATATCATTCTTAAAAGAATCTAGATCGCTTCTTTCCAGTAGATTTCTTTTGTTTAATGCACTCATTCCAGTTTCTAAGTCAGTGACTTTTTGAAATTTTTCTCTAGCTTCTGTTTCAAATGAATCATATACAGACTTTTCTACAAAAGTTTTACCGCTAAGAGTATCAGTTACTGCTTTAGCTTCATTAGCTGCAGTTTCAATTTCACTAATCTTAGCAATATTCTGTTTATCTGTTAAACTCGGAACTTCTGCTTTAGTGGCGAACTTATTGTCTGCTTCAGATTTATAAAGAGTAAATGTAGCATCTTCTACAAAGGTTACAAAGGTTTTACCACTAAGAGTATCTGTAACAGCTTTAGCAGAATTAGCAGTAGATTCAATAGTATCGATCTTAGCTTGATCTGCAGAGCTTAATCCAGTTCCAGCCGATGTTAATTCTGCTTTAGTAGCAAACTTGCCTTCTGCTTCAGATTTGTATGCTGTAAATGTAGTATCTTCTACAAAAGTCTTATCTTTAACTCCGTCTGTAACAGCTTTCATTTCTTGTAAAGTTTTCTTAGTTTCTTTATCAGCTTCTTGATAAGATTGAAGATCATGTTGGAAAGCTCTCATTGCAGATTCTGTATATTGTTTATTAGCATAGTTTTTGTAAACATTATCTTTATATGCAGTAAATGCAGAATCTTCTACAAAAGTTTTACCTTTAAGTGTATCAGTTACAGCTTTTGCATCATCGGCTTTGGCTTCGATTCCATCGATCTTAGCAATCTTAGCTTGGTCATCGGAACTCAAACCAGTACCAGCAGCAGTAACTTCTGCTTTGGTGGCAAACTTGCCTTCTGCTTCAGACTTATATGCAGTAAATGTAGCGTCTTCTACGAAAGTCTTATCTTTTAATCCATCTGTTACATTCTTAACTTCGGTAAGAGAAGCTTTAGTAGCAAACTTACCATCAGCATCAGATTTATAAGTATCAAATGTAGATTCTTCTACAAATGTTTTATCCTTAATAGAATCTGTAACAGCTTTAGCTGCAGCAACATCTGCTTTTACAGCATTGATGCTATCAGCTGCATTCTTAGCTTCAGTTACTTTAGATTCGAATTCATTTAACTTAGCAGCAGCATCTTTAGCAGATTGAATATCCTGTTTTACATTTTCAGGAAGACCAGCAGTAGAAACAGATTCAATAGACTGTTTGAGTTCATTATATTTAGAAGTTACATCCTGAGTTACAGGCTGTAATTTTTCTGTAAATTTAGCATCTAATGCAGATTCTTCTACAAAGGTTTTATCCTTAAGCGTATCAGTTACTGTTTTTGCAGCATTAGCAGTAGCTTCAACAGTATCAATCTTAGCAATCTTAGCTTGATCATCAGAACTCAAGCTGGCCGAAGTTAATTCTGCTTTGGTAGCAAATTTACCATCAGCATCAGATTTGTATGTATTGAATGTAGACTCTTCTACAAAGGTCTTGCCCTTAAGGGCATCAGTTACAGTTTTAGCATCATCGGCTTTTGTTTCAATTCCATCGATCTTAGCAATCCTAGCTTGATCATCAGAACTTAATCCTGTACCAGCAGTTGTAACTTCAGCTTTTGTAGCATATTTTGTTTCTACTTCAGATTTATAAGCATTGAATGCAGAATCTTCTACAAAGGTCTTATCCTTAATAGTATCAGTTACTGCTTTAGCTGCATTAGCTGCAGTTTCAATATCATCAATCTTATTGATCTTAGCTTTATCTGCTACACTAAGATTACCTGTACCAGAAGTTGTAATTTCGTCTTTAGTAGCGAACTTACCTTCTGCTTCAGATTTATAAGCATTGAATGCAGAATCTTCTACAAAAGTTTTATCTTTCAAACCATCTGTAACAGCTTTAATGTTAGTTACATCAGTTTCAATACCATCAATCTTATTGATCTTAGCTTGATCTGCAGGAGTTAAACTAGCTGTACCAGTTCCAGCACCACTACCAGATGTACCAGCTGCAGCTAATTCTGCTTTAGTAGCAAACTTACCATCAGCTTCTGTTTTGTAAGATTCAAATACAGTTACATCAAGTTTATTGGTTTTAATCTGACCAATATTTTCTTCATTAGTAGTAGCCTTTTGAGTAGCAGCATCAATCTTTTCGGCTGTTGCAGATTTATAAGATTCGAATACAGTTGTTTCGAGCTTACCAGTCTTAATAGCTTCAATAGATTCAGCATTAGCTGTAGCTTTTTGTTCTGCATTTCCTGCTTTTGTAACAGCTTCTGTAATCTGTTCTGTCTTTGCTTCTACAGCCTGTTTAGCTGCTTTTACATCTTCAAGAGCATGTTCTACTCGTGCACTCATTTCTTTAACAGAATCTTCAGATTGTTTAGCTTTATCAAGAGCTGTTTGAATCTTTTCTTCTGTAGTTCCTTTATCTGCTTTAGCCATTACATTTTGTGCATTATAATTAGCACAACCACTGAAATCACCAAAAGCTACAGGGGAGTCACAAACTTCTACTACAGATACTACCTGTTTACCAGAAATCTTATGAATAGTATTTTCTAAACCGCATACTACATAAACATCATCATCCATGTTTACGTCAATAGCATTAGGTCCTTTACCAACAGGAATAGTAGTAATATTATTTCCTTCTTTAATAGCCTTAGAAGAAGTTTCAATAATAGTTACTGTATTTCCATCATAGTTAGCAACAATAACGTTACCATAAGAATCGTTTACAAGAGCAACAGGACGAGCACCTACTTCGAAATCTACAACTTTCTTAGATTTCAAAATACGGGATACTGTATTAGAACCAGAGTTTGCTACCCAAATAGTATTGCTTGTATCACAAGTAATAGCAGCAGGATTGCTACCTACATTGATGCTATCTACAACAGTAGTATTTACGATCTTATTTACAATACCACCAAGATCAGCACCTGTCTTAGGATCGATCTTATGAGAAAGATAGCAAGCTACCCAAATAGTACCTTCTTCATCGGATACAAGAGATTTAGGACCAGCTGCTACAGCAATATTCTTAACAACCTTATCTTGAAGATCTTCATTTTCTGTAGCAGAGGTGTTTTTATAAGAAGGAACTTCTACCTTGGAAACAGTATTATCTCCATAATTTGCTACATAGATATTACCATTAGGATCTTCACAACAAGCAACAGGCTGTTTACCAACCTTTACTTTTTGGAAGAGAGTATACTTTCCTTCTCCAACATTCTTCTTGTAATGATAAAGATATCCATTATTTCGGTTTGTAATAAACAAACTTACTTTATCCTGAGATACAGTAATAGATGAATAACCAGGCTTACCAGCAAAAGGATCTTTCTTCCCATGTCCTGTAATAGTTTCTACAGGATTTTCTTCTTTAGGAGTAGTATCTTTAGGATTTACGATACCTACTTCCTTTTCAAGATCAAAAATTTCAGAGGATACATCATTGGAAATTTTCAATACTTTAGCCTTATATGCATCAATTACGAATAAATCATTCGGAAACATATATAGATTACCTCCATTTTTAATAAATAAAAAATAATTATTTTATTTAAAATAATTAATATGATGTAAGAGTTTATCCCCTGACATCATATAGTATTTTAGTTCGTATTATTTTAAGAATATTTTCACTATAGTTGTATAGTCATAATCTAATTCTTTATCATTAGCAGATTCAGGTTTATTAAGTTTAGAATAATATATATGGTAATCTTTATATTTTTCATCCTGAATCAATTCTTTAGGATAATATTCAAAATAATATGTAAGATTATCTAATTGTACCCTTAAATTCCCAGTATTTATTAAGTCACCTAAATAAACATCTTTACCAGCCCATAATAATATAAACATATATGAGCATGTTGGATAATTGTATGTTATAACGTCACTAGAAGGAGATGGATATCCTCCCCCATACCCTTTATAATTGCTATATGTGGCAATAATATATGGATAGGATGAATCATAATCAAATAGATCTGTATTTGTTTTTCTTCCCATATTTATATGGCTTTTCATAATTTTAGTATCCGTTGTTTCATTTTCTGATGTAATAGTAGCAAATGCATTACTATAAAAATGAGTAGTTTTTGCATTACGATCGCTTCCATCATATTTATATAATATATTGGGGTATGTTTTTCCATTATGAGTAATAAAATCTAATGTATTTTCATCTTCAAGGAAAGTATCATATGATGCTTTAATTATAATATTTACTTTTTTATCATTTATTATATTTTCATTCTCACGTCTAGAGTCAAAATCCATATAGGAATAAATTGGTTTGACTATTTGTCGTTGAGTAGTTTCATCATATATATTTGTTCTGTAATGGCAGCTTACTTTTACATCATTATATCCAAAAGGAAATTCTTTAATACCATCACCATTATATTTTACTCTCATACTATAAATACTAAAACCTAAATTATCATCATAAATATAAGTAGCAGTTACAGAGTTATTGTCTTTACTAAATATGATAGGATAATTTTCATCTCTCTCTATTTGTTCAAAATCTGATGGTAATCTTGAATTTGTATAATCATCAGATTTAGCATTAAGCTCAAACTTAATTGTGTAATAGTATATCTCATTTCCTTCGCTATCTACTTCTGGATGTTCACCATCATAAGTTATTTCTACATATTCTATATCAAATAATCCTTTATTATTCAATATATCAATATAATTCATTAGACTAGCTAATTTGTCTTTTGATACCATATTTTCTTTAAGAGTATCAATATATCCAATTCTAGTTCTGTCTTCAGGTGATATAGCATTAGCTTTAGCTTCTTCTATTTTAGTATTTGTTTCAGATTTGAAAGTATCTAAATCTTCTTTAGATGCTTTTGATGTATTGATAGTTTCGATATTAGTATTTACTGTATTTTTGAATTCATCAAATTCTGTTTTAAGAGAAGTATTATTCTTTAAAGCTTCTATATTCTCTGTATTAGTAGCTACTTTGGATTTAAGATCTTCTATCTCTTCTGATGTAGTTTTTGCTTTTTCTATTATATCATTTAATTCTTTATCTTTTTTATCAGACTCTTCATCTTTAGCCATTATGTTTAACTTATTATAAGTAGCACATCCAGTAAAATCCCCAATAGCTACAGGAGAATCACATACTCTTATAGTGGATATAACTTTTTTATTATATATCTTATAAATAATATTTCCTAATCCACAAACTACGAGTATCTCATCTTTAGAATTTATATCTATAGCATTAGGTCCTTCTCCTACAGGGATAGTAGTAATATTATCACCAGCAGCAATAGCTTTAGAAGAAGTTTCTATCATAGTAACAGAATTTCCTTCATAGTTAGTTACATATACATTACCAAAGGAATCATTTACAATAGCCATAGGTCTAGGCCCTACTTCGAAATCTACAATACGTTTAGATTTTACAATTCTAGATACAGTATTAGATCCAGCATTAGCAACCCAAATAGTATTATTAATATCACAAGTAATGGATGAAGGATTATTTCCTACTACTATCTGATCTACTACAGTAGCATTTACGATCTTATTTACAATACCACCTATTTCAGTATCATTAATAGGATCTATCTTATGGGATAAATAGCAAGCTACCCAAACAGTACCTTCTTCATCAGATACAATAGACCTAGGACCAGCAGATACTACCATTGTTTTAACTACTTTATCTTGTGCTTCTTCATTGCTTAAGAGTTTAGATTTAAATGTAGGAATTTCTACTTTAGAAACAGTATTATCTCCGTAGTTTGCTACATAGATATTGCCATTGGGATCTTCACAACAAGCAACAGGTTTCTTGCCTACACGGATCTTTTGAAATAAAGAAAATTCTCCACTTATTGCATCTTTTTTATAATGGTATAAATGGTTAGTAATTCTATTAGTGATAAATAAACTAACCTTATCTTGAGATACCAAGATAGATGAATAGCCAGAACGTTCTTTCTTCTTAGTTGTATTATCTTTTCTATTTACAATCTTTTCTATTTCTGTATCAGATATTTTTAAATATTTCTTTATAAGATTTTTAGTATCTTCATCTATAGACACATAATCTTTATTATCTGTAACAATATCTTCTTTTTCTAAATTGAAAAGTTCAGTAGATACATCATTAGACACTTTTAAAACTTTTCTATTATAAGAATCTATTATATATGCATCATCGAGAAACATATCAAAACCTCCATATATTCATATAAAGTCAATTTAATACGATGTCAGAATTCAATCTGACATCGTATTTTTTATTTAGGTTACACTATTAGGATTATTAGCAATAAAGTCTAACATTAAAATTGTTTGAGGAGAATCTTTACTAGCTATTTGATCAGGGAATACATGATAGAACAATGATAAGTGTGAATTAGGGGTAATTCTTGTTTTAAGGTTTTCATCATCTATTTGATCTAATGGATATTTCTTAAATAAATACAATACACCATTTACCATTATAGGAAGAACGTTAAGAAGAGTTCCTGTATTATCTCTATCTATATCTTCCTTGGTTCTAACAAATATAGTATTTTTTTCTCCAAAGTATGTTGATGGTCTTGTAAAAAAAGTACTAACTTTATGCTTATAAGGAGCAATAACATTTTTCTTATCAAGCACATAACTAATATCAATAGATGCCAAATATGCCCACATTAAATAGTTTTGATCTTCTCCAGGAGGAGAAACTAATTTAGGAATATATTCTTCTCCTACTTTTTTGAAATAATTAGGATCCTCTTTTTTGTCTAAAGGATATTTTAAGAAGAATACCCCAAAAGTACCAGATTCTTGAGGTGTGTTTTGTTGTTCAATTTTCATTTGAATATTATCTATCGTAGGAAAGTCCACATAGAAATGAAAATCTTTAGGATGTTCTTGATTAGGATCAGTTTCAGAAATATATTTAAGAGATAATTTTAAGTTACGTTTACCAGTAGGATACCCTGTGGGATTTCCTTCAGAATCCCAAGGAATTATATTTTTTACTTCAAATCCATGTTTATCATTATTATAGGGACAAATGATATCATCATGTCCTTTTTTAGAAATGGTTAAAGAAGCCCCATCTCCAGTTAATGTATAAGAGAAATCGTCAGGTTTAAAAGCTATATTATCCTCTTCCATTATATCAAAATATAATGTATAAGAAATAGTACCATCTTCTTTATTTTCTTCTTCTATAGAACTATAGTATAGTTTAAACATGTTTTTTAAAGCCATTACGTCACAAATAAATGCAAGTCTTTCAGATTCTTCTTTAGGAATAAAGTTTTTAGCAAATTCATTTAATTGATTACTTAAAGACCCCATAGTAACAAGATCTAGGGGTTTAATATGATCTTTATAATTGGTTTCCGTTATTTCTTCATTAGTAACTTCTAATTTATGAAAAGAGTAATCTTCTCTACAATAAATAATAGCATTAGGAACTAAAGAGCATTTACATACTTTATCTTTATTTACTATTTCAGATAAATGGTCAACCACAATGATACCATTTCTAATATATTTATTATCTAATACATAATTATTATAGTCTGAATATAAAGGAGATATGACTTTAGTTCCTATATATTTATTTCCCATTAAACAATCCTCCAATAATATTTAGATTAATAAGAGTAAACACTATATTACTACCATGTCCTATTAAATAGGACATGGTAGTTTTTTATTTGCCTTTTACATTGTCTTTATAAAATTGTTCAAATTCAGATTTCTTTTTTACTAGATCCATAATTTCACTGTATACTTCTACTGGCACATATTCTAATTTTACTATAGTATCCCTCACATTATTATACCCCTTATCTATTTCTAAATACAAAGTATAAAAAGCGATAGCATCTTTATTAGAATAATAATTGTTTATGCCGATATCCATTTCACTAACTAAGGCATCAGATGTACTAATTATTAGATTACAAATAAGATAATCATTATGTTTATTATGATTATTCTTATTTATATCTATATTAATATTAGCATCTATTCCTTCTATAGAATTGGAATCATTAGTAGATTTAGATTCTCCCTCTTTATTAGACTGAGAAGAATTGTAAAGATGAAATAGTTTTTCAAATAGAGAAAATATTCCATTTACAGAAGTTAGTAGTTTTATGAAATCTGATCCAAGCAATCCCAAAATCAAAGGCGGGATGAGAATAAGTCTAGGGGATATAGCCATTACAAATGGAGCAGTAGCTATAGATATAAATGTATCTACAATAGCATTAGTTAGTATTTCAGATATTAGTTCTCTTATACTATGCTTAGTATTGTTTTTATATTTAAAACACAGTACATGAATCGAAGAACCAAAAAGAGATATAGTTCCACACAATAAAAGTTCCAACAGAGTAATCTCTAATATTAATTCATTATTAAAGTTATTCATAAATTAGAGTTCCTCCAATTCAAAAATATGCTATTTGCTCCCTAGATTTAATTTATCATCTACTTCCTTGTTAACTTTAGTTGGTGCAATTTTTTCTTTATTAATAATTTCTTTAGGTATTCCTTCATTTTCAATACCATACGATCCAGATGGGCTATTATATTTACTATTAATAAATTTATTAGTAGTCTGAATAGCTGCACCTACAGCTCCTGTATAAGTAGCAAATACAGCATATCCTCCCCAATCTATATTATTATATAAAAGATAAAATGACCCTGCTACAAATACTAAATAACTAAAAAGTGCCATAAGTCTAGTAAGTGATAACGTATTCTCTTCAAAAAATAATTGATGTAAAAGTCCTCTTTTTTTCAAGCTATTACCTCTTTCCATAATAAACTTATTTTTATGTTTTTTAGGCCCATATGGGTATACCTGTCTACATTTTAGTAAATCTAGAATAAGGGGTATAAAATATTATGATAGAAATCATAATAATTTCAATACTTGGGTTATTATCTTTTTTCATTTTTTCATGTCTAATTTTATCTGAAATCGTTTCATCTATGAGTAAAGCAAATCTGAATAAACAAGTATTATCTATATTAAGAACTTCTGAGAAGAAGATGAATAAAGAAAAGATAGATATAGATTCCCTTGATAAGGAAATACTTATCATAAAGGATAATACTATAAGGATAAATAAAGATATACAAAAAATAAATGATAAATTAGATAAGTTGATATAATCTGGTAGGCATATAACAATGCCTACCAGCAACATTTTGTTAATATGAAATCTGATAAGGAGATATAGTTTTATGGCAAAGATAAAAATTATTCCTATCGGCTATGATAATAAAAGTGTATATAGAGAAGATATGGCATTAAGTGATGGTAAATTTGCTGCCTCTACTCCTTTTATTATCTTATCTAATAAACCTATACCGAAACACGTTAAAAGTTATTTTGAATTTAAAGTAACTGATTTTAAAAGAAATGAATTATATAGACACTTACCTCTTTATGTGGGTATACATAAAGAACCATCTTCTGGTATCTTATCTACTGATTTTAGCTTAGGTAGTATTTATTATACAAGAAGACAAGACTTTGAAACTTATGAACAATACAACAAATCTGCTTATTGTGAACACTATAAAGTTACTGGCAAGAAAGAAAGAATCCCTTCTAAGAATGATATTATAGGAGTAGGAATAGATCCAGACTATAACCAAATAAATATTTTTGTAAATGGTCATCCCTTCTACTCTTTTTCTCCTAGAGAATTTGAAATCAATGAAGAAGATGATTTTTATTTTACAATATGCTCTAGGGTATTTGAAAATATAGGTGGATATATCAATTATGGTTCTGCTCCTTTTGAATACAAACCAGATGGATATATTAGTCTAAATCAATATTATTTTGAACGGTATCCGTTTAATCTAGAGATATTAGGAAATGTTTCATTCTTATCCAATTATGATTCTACCAATAATTATTATTCTAATAGAATAAAATATGGTGTAGAATTTGGAATGACAGTTCATGTAGAAAATGATCTGGCTCCTTTAGGCTCTAATTTAAATGAAAGAAAAACTTATATAGAACCTAATTTAGGAGATATACAGTTATATGATCCGAATAATAAGAATTCGTTTATTATATATTCTGAAAATCAGAATCCAGCAGATCATGCTTATTTCCCTTATCCTATTCCTTCTGATCAAAAGATTTATTTTGAATTTAATTGCAAAGAAGCACCTATGGATAATGGGTATGTTGGATTACCAATACAAATAGGAATCGCAGATCATAAAGAAATAGAAAAGTTTATTACTGATCCTTCTTATAAATCTTTCTCTATAGATTTATTTAGAAAAGATTATAATTACTACTATGCTAATGTAACCCTTAATGATAAAACTATTCATTATCCTATAAGAACTGTATATGGCCCTGTATATCCTATGGAAGGAGATACTATAGGAGTATTATTGGATTTAAAAGATCAGACAATAAAGATTTATAACAATAATACGTTATATATGACTGCTGATCTTAATGAATATTTAGGATATGCTGATGATACTAGAACCTTTGTAGCTAGTGAAAAGAGTAAGATATATTTTAATGATATTCATGAAAACTACTATTTCTTTGTAAAAGCATATACTGATTCATTTACTGGTAATGGTCATATGCTATTTAATCTTGGAGAGCCTGAGAATAAAGATCCTTTAAAATATCATGCATTATATGATAACAAGGATATTATGACCTATTGGTACTATTATAATTACAATATAAGAAAGTTATATTATAAGGATTTAGAATTTGTTCTAACAACTCTTCCTTATCATATCAATGTATCTAAGAATATTACATGTTCTATCTATGTAAAATCTAAATATGATGGAAATGATTTAGATTTTGGTCCTGGATTGAATATGATGTATGATACATATAATATTATATCAGATAATGAAGAAAAAGCAAATGTTCCTGATTTAACTGCTTTTGAATTTTATGAATTAACTCATAATAAAGTAGATAATGATCAGAATAAGTTTATTAAAGACTTAATCATGTTTGCTAGTGTTAGAATAGATAAAAAAGTAGAAGAATTTAATGAAATGATTTTATCTTCTGATAGATTCTTGTTTAGATATGCAGATATTGAGCAGGATCTATTGATTGGTAATTCATATATATCTAAAAATAAATATAGCAAAGATATTTTGTCTTGTAATTTTGATTACGTTAATCGAATTAAAATAACCTTAGTAGGGGATGAAGATTTTGATATAGTAGCAATCACTAATGATGGAACAGAATATACAGAAGACTTTTATATGCTTCCTTCTCCTGATAATACTATAGAAGTACATGTAAAACCTAAAAAAGAATATTCTCTTCAATCACAAGAACCATATTTTGAATATAATGATGATGCTGAAATAAATGTTGGTAAAAAAATATATGGTGTTCAGAGTGATATAGAAATAAGACTCTTAACCCCTCCTACTTTAAAATATTATCTTAATGCATTTATAACTGGTCAATATAAGAATAATAGTGGATTTTTCCCATGCGAAAAGGTATTAGACGGATTTACCCAAAGAAGAATAAAAGAAGTAAAACTTCCAAAAGGTGTAACTAAACTAAGAGTATATTATATAAATGATCCATATCAATATGATGAAAGACGATATTTTGAAAAAGGCGATATGTATATTAATGAGTTAATAAGATATGGTAATAATATAGAAGAAACTTTGAAAAGAGATGGATTATTAAATGATGATCTATATATAGTACGTGGGGGGTTACATTCTTTATCTGGGACTTTAGCTATATTTGACTCACATAATGCTATAAAATGGTATGATACAAGAAAGCAAAAAAATCTACCACCACCAATTGCTCCATTTACATTAAAATCATTAGATAATGATACTATATGGGGTAATGGTACTTGGAAAAAAGGAAATGCTATATCTGGAAATGACTGTACATATAAATGCACAGTTGGTATAACTCCAGAAAAAACATATAAAATCATGAGTTTTGGTCAAAGTAGAGATGTAAAATATGGTTTCTTCTTGTATTATGGACCAGAAGTTAAAAACGATGCAGTTGATATTGCAGATTATTAAACAAATTATTGGGTAGTAGGTATTACCCTACTACCCATCCTTTTTTATAATTCATCAAAAGCACGTGTTCCAGTGATTACTAGAGGAAAATCCATATTAGCATTAGAATTTACAGCTCTACCATTTCGTTGGTCAATTCTCATATTATCTAATAAGAATTCTGCAGGTCTCTCGATCCCAGGAATAGATTGACCTGTTTGTACATTTACAACGTCAAAATACTTTGATCCTGTGGCTTGGTTATATACAACAACTGTTTGAATACTGGGATCTTTTTCAGATATCATTTTTCTTTGTACAGGACTTAGATTTGCTCTATATTGATTAAAAGAAGTATCTATATTAGCCGTACTGCCATCAACAGTTACAATATCTGTTAAAGATACATTTGTACTAGCAATACCAGGGGTTCCAACATTAGATGTTTCTATTTTACTACCAGAAAGATTTACTCCAGTATTAATAGATTGAGGGGCTAAAGGTTGATTAATCATAGGTAAACCATATTTAGGTGCATTAAGCATAGCATAATATGCATCTGTAATAACTTTATCCGAATTTTCATCCTTAACATCTTTCATCATCTGTTCTTTCTTAAGTGCAATATCATTAATCTTATTTCTAATTGCATCTAATTCTCTAACAGCAGAAATTTTGGTATTTAAAATACCCATTTGAACTCCCATAAAGTTAGACATATGTTGAAGACGCATCTTACCACCATACATCTTACTTCTTTTAAATTGGGCTAATTCTTCATCGATGTTTGTATAAATCATATCAGACTGAGCTATGGTTTCATACAACATCTTTCCTGTATCGCTATATCCTTTTTCTAATTCTTTAATTACTGCATTCTTTCCTTTTTTAGAAGATTTATCTTCATCATCTACAATATTTGTATAAGTTATTACAGGAGCATCTTTAGGAGGACGGCCTGGTCCTCTTTTTCTTTTAGAAGCTAATTTCTCTTCTGTAGTATCTATTACCGTAGGTTCTGCTGAAGAATCCTTTTCAATAAGATTTTCTTCAGATAGGCCATAAGTTCTTTGTTCATCTTCACTATCATCTATTAAATCTAAAGTAATAACCTCTTTTTTAGACATAATACCACCTCTTAAGATTAAATTAATTACTAACCTGTTATTTTAAGCAAACTTTAATTTAGCTACATATTATAATTATGAAGATATAAAATACTAGAAACTTAATTATAACCGATATATAGGAAGGGGACATAAAATGCTTTTAAAAGATGTAATCGGATATCCCGAAGGATCTAATCTTACTATAATGAATGTATTTTACACTAGACCTATTAGAAATGAAGAAACTGGAAAGTATGATAAAGATTATTTGGTTATTATATTTAAGAACAATGATACAGGAAAGAAAGAGATAAGAATAGATGTAGAACCTGAATATACTTGGTACTTATTAAAGAAAGAATATCAAACTGAACACAATCTTGCATTTATTGAAAAAGATAAAGTAGAACCTATTACTTGTAAATACAAAGATATAAAATTATCTATTGCTAAAGAGACTGGTAATGAAGATCTCTATAAGCAAAATATATATTCTGGTAATTTTAGATTGAATGATGCTTTTTTTGCTCATCCTAGATCTTTTGCTGCAGATATGAATATCTTGAATTATACAAGAAGTAGATTTGCAGAAATATATAAGAATCCTGTTATACCTATAGATATATTCTTCTTTGATATTGAATCTGATATCATAGACTCTATTTCAGATAATGTAACAATAGGTGAATGCCCTGTAAATGCAATCACTGGATATTATTCAAAAACAAATACGCTATATAACTTTGTTTTAAGAAATAAAAGAAATAAACAAATCCAAGAATTAGAAGATGATATGAAAAAGGATTTTAAGAAATATAAAGAGAAAGTAAGATCCTTTATTGAATATGATCTTGGTAGTAAAGAGAAAGTAAGTAAATATAAACTAGACAATGTAGAATTATCTGTTGGGTTCTTTGATGATGAGCTAAGTCTTATATTAGAATTCTTTAAATTAGTTCATACATTATCTCCTGATATAGTAACAGCATATAATATCTCTTATGACTTACCATCATTGATTGAAAGATTAAAAGCAAATGGAGCAGATCCTAGAGATGTAATTTGTGATCAAGATATTCCTCCCCAATATAGATTCTGTGAGTATATTCTTGATGAAAAGAATCTTAATAATCTTGAAGAACGTGGAGATTTTGCCAATATATCTGCAAGATCAACTTATCTAGATCAGATGATAACGTATGCATCTAGACGTAAAGGACAAAGTGCTATTGAATCTAATAAATTAGATTATGTAGGTACTTTGGAATGTGGTGTAAGAAAATTAGATTATCATGAAATAACAACAGATATTGGGAAATTACCGTATCTAAACTTCTATATATTCTGGCTATATAATATCATTGACGTTGTTGTTCAAGTATGTATAGAAGCTCAGACCGATGATCTTAAATATGTATTTAATAATGTAATAGAAATGAATACTCCATTCCAAAAGATATTTAGACAAACCAATTATCTCGGAACAAAAGCAGTAGAATTTTATAAGCATCATGAAGGAGTAATCATTGGTAATAATATCAATAGATTTGGAAAGAAACCTGATGAAAAATTCTCAGGTGCATTTGTAGCAGACCCCACCAAAATCTCTGATAAGAACAAAGTAAGAATCAATGGTCAACCGATTTATAAATATAATAATGGAAATGACTTTGACTACAAACGTCTATATCCTTCTTTGATGCAAGAATTTAATATGGCAACCAATACACAAGTTGGTAAGATTTTTATAGATAATCCTCCTTATAAAGATCCTGAATATCTTAAACTCAGTCCAGGAGGAACATTTACAGAAAATCTTGCATCTTATAATTACATTGAGTTTTGTCATAGATGGTTAGGAATGATGGATGTAGAAGAAATCTTGCAAGAGATTCCTAAGATGAATTTATCTAGTAATAAGAAACAGGTTATAGATCTTATCAATCCTAATAAAATTATATCTATAGATATTCCTATGCCTAATTGGGTTAAAGATGAAGTAGATAAGATTAGAAAGGAATTGTTATAATGGGTATTTTTAAAGAATTTGTAATAGATGGTGAAAAATTAATGAGATGCTTAGTAGAAGCTAAAAATCTCAAATCTGAAATAATTCATATTCCTTCTAAGATGCTAAATAAATATAGGTATACAGATTATAAAAACACCTTTGGGTATAATATGCCTCAAATCTATGGAGAGAGTTTTAATTCAGTTTTCAATATAGGTGTATTTGAAAAATTATATGATGTAATATATCCCATTCCTGAAGATCTGAATGTAGAGTATATCTCTTTCTTTAGTAAGAACTTAAATCCTTTCTTTAAAGATATTAAAGAAAATGGATTAAATACTGATAAGTTGTCTATATTAATAGGATATGAACAAGTTGGAGATATTGAAAAAGGTTATGTACATAGAATATCAACTGTTTACCAAAATATAAATGGAGAAAATATTATGGTAAGTTTAGGTTGTCTAGGAGAACGGAATAAGATAAGCACTCCTATATTTGAAAATATTATAAATTATATCTCCAAATCAGAAAATGAAGATATCTCATACATGGATATAACAAATAATGAAAGTTTTAGATCTATTATTGATGATCATAAAACATCTGATGGAGCATTTAGGTTTGTTCCTACAGGAATGGATGGAAGATCATTGCCTGAGTATATGAGTTATATTTCAAAATCTATCTTAGATATATCGAAGAATGATTCTGTATATCTTTGTGCCAATAAGATAGACTTCATATATTCTTTGTTTAATGGAGTAAATCTTATGAGGTTTATCATAGTTAAGAAGAGTAAGAAATGTAAGATAGACACAATATTCGTTACTAGACGAATGTAGGGGTGGGTTTATTGGTCACATCTGATGAAAGACAGATGAGAGATGTAATATTGTTGTATACTAAGATGCAAGATCATATCATGTTTCTTGGTCCCAATGCAACAATGAATATGAATGTCTCTTTGTATATTCCTGTAAAATCTGGGGAAGGATATACAAAAAAATATTATTATAGAGAAGTACAATATACAGATAATGAAGGATTTAAAAAAAGAAAGATAGTTAGAGGATTTGATTGTTTTCTAACTATAGAAAATCTTAGAAGAAACAAATCAGATTTTAGAGAATCGGTAATGTTGAATGCTGGTCATTTAGAGATGCTTAGATTATCTCTATTACCGAAGTTAGAAGACTTTGTATTGTATCCAGAAAATACTTATGAATCAAGAAAAGGAAAACTATATGCAAAAAAATCTGAAGGAGTAACTATAGATCTACCAGGGAATAAGTATATTATATTTAGTCCTGGGTTGCATAAGTATTATAATGAAGAAGTGCAACCTTGTTTAGACCTATATCTAAATAACAAAAATAATATCATAAGTATGAGTTTCCAAAAGGTGTTGGAGTTTATGAATCTTATAAGGACTTTTCAGATTTATAATTATGCTTGTACTATGATTAATGCAATGCCTACTCCTATCCCTGGATATAATATGTATGATATGAGTATAAATCAAGAAGAACTTTCATTCTTTGATACAAGAAATAAAAACAAGAGAATGCAGTAATCTGCATTCTCTATATTTTTTTAGTTAATTGTAAGCATAACAGGTTGATTCTTATTAGCAGCAGATACAAAGCTTTGATCAAAGATTTCTACTACTTGTTGTCTATCCCTTGCTTTTTCTTCAAGAGAAGATAATTTCAGATCAATATTTGCATATACGGTTTCTAAATTATCATACATCTTTAATTGTTCGTATAAGTAAGTAGCTACATCAGCTGTTGCTAATCTTTCAAATATTTCCATTTGAGTAGGAGGAATTGTTTTCAAATTATCTGCATGTTTTACAAATAATGAAATGGGTATTCGCTGGAACTTAGTAATAAAACTAGCAGAAATAGCTACATTTAATTTAATTTTATTAGGTGGGATCCATTCTACATAAATACCATTTGCAAAAGCAGATATATGGTCAGCCATCTGAACAATATCTGCATATGTTCCAAAATCAACAGATGAAGACATCATATCATATGTATTTACCCCACCATAGGTCAAACCAGGAAAGTGGGCAGACCAGCTATGCCAATCTATATCCCCACATCCAATAATAGTCTGGCTTTCACATATTGTTTCATCTATGAGCCAATAATCTCCTTTTTGGTTTTCAGGACCAAGTTGATAAGGAACTTTATTAGGAAAATAACGAGAGAATGTATCTAAGGTTTCATTACAAATAACTTCTCTTGCCCATTTATCTTTAGAAAGATAATCTGGTAAATTCATCTGCATTGTTCCTAAACGTCGTTCTATCTTATTAAGGAGTTTAGTCATTTCATTTGCCATTGGCATATTATTCACTAATCCTTTCACATTAAAAAGTCTATTATACTAATGTGAAACAAAAAAACAAGGGCTTATTATAAGCCCTTGGGAACTTTGTACTCCCCGTTTTTAAACAGGGAGTCGTTCTTTTTCTGTAGTTTTTCTTGGAGGAGCTTCTGACGATATTCATCCATATCTTTCTGATAAGCTTCCTCATCGTATGTGATGAGGTTAGGCTTATCATAGTACATGTCACTGTACTTACCAGTGACATGTTCTACTTCTTCTAATAAACTAGCGTGATAGTTGATCACGCTAATACCATAGAAGAAGCCTGACATAATTACGGTGAAGATCAAAATATCCTTTATTATTTTCATTATTTTATTTCTCTCCTTTTCTGGATACTTAGTATCCAAAACAAATTTTTGTATTTTCACCATAATAATATACAGTTAAGTTTTCTTACTTTTACACTATTCAAATTCAGTAACGTCAATCAAACTAGGAACTTTATTTTCTTTAATATTTCCTAATCCTTTATTAGGAACTATAGCACCAGGGATCTTATTAAGATCTATATAGTCACCATAATTCACTTTAGGAGCTTTAGGAATTATATCTCCAGGTTTGGGTTCATTCTTTCCAATAAATGATTTTTTATTCATACTTTCATAATCCACCTTTCCAGGTTCTATGGAGTTCAATCCATCCCCGATTTCTTTTTCATCTAAAAGCACATCTTTATTATATAAACTTGCATAATAATCCACAGCATCTTTTATTCCTGTAATTAGGATACTAAGATTATGCATTACTAATATAAACTTCTTTGTAGATTTGTTGTACAATCCAAATATATCAGGAGATACAAAGAAGCCTTTACTTAATACCATCTTATCTTTAAAATCTAAAGATTCAGGATAGGTTTTACTTAGCAGATCTACCACATAATAGATATTTTTGAATAGGGCATTCTTATCATTTTCTGATTCTAAAGGCAAGGTCTGAATATTCTTCTTATCTACATATTTGAATATAGATTGCTTCAATTCTCCTGTAACCTCAACATCATTTAGATAAAAATTTTTCATTAAATCCCATTCTCTTTGATTCAGTAAATCGAATCTAACTCGTTCTACTGCATTTCTAAAGTTGTCAAATTCAATTTTTTCTCTAGGAGTAGTTATATAAATCGTTGTATCTTTTTTCTCATCTCTAATGATTTCTGCTCCTGTAAAGTAATATGCTCCTTTCTTATAATAATTATCAGAAATGATTCTCTGATATCTTGTAAAGATTTCTATGAAGAAATCAAACATAGATTCATCTGTTCTAAGAGCAGGAGATGCAAAAAGCTTGTTTGCTTTCTTGGCTGCTTCTATTTCAGATCTACGAATAAGATCACTGATAAAATCAGGCTCTATAATACCTGCTGCAAACAAAGGAATAGGATCTTCAATAAATGCCATCTTAAAGAACTTAGTATAGTTTATAAAACTATTTTCAAAATAATCATCATTGATAGCTAGATTATACATTCTACGAAATTCAATATTCGTAGATAACCATCTATCTACTTTGTTCTTTACAACCTTTGTTCTAGAGATCTTTATATTATTCTCTAATGAAAAACATATAGTATCTTCATCAGGAAGAACATAGGAATGGATATAATCTAATATATTACCAGATTCAGCCTTACCTCTACCCCAAATATAGATCATATCTATTAGATCCATTAAACTCATAGGACCCATAATAAATAGATTATGATAAGTTATAGGAAGATACTTCTCTCCGTCTATACTCTTATTCACCTTTTCAAAAGGAGTACGGAGATTTAACCAATTAAGATTCTTATCAATCTTGTCATATCCAAGATTTCTAAATAAAGAAGCCATGTATTGGAGTTGGGTTAAATGATCTCTAGTACAATCCCCTTGTTCCATTTGAAGCATTTTGTCATAGGAAGTAATCTTAATATCTTTTCCTCCTATATTCATTACATAATAATCCACCATATCATTCTCCTCCATTATAAAAAATTCTTAAGAATTAAATAAACTATTTTAAGTTTGATAAGTATACTAACTCATCATATTTATAATATATAATTATGGAGGATTTTCCATAGTATCTTTAAGATACTATGGAATTTGTAAGGCAATGGTTTTATATTCTAAGGCAAAATAAGTGTGTTCAGTCATTCCATCTTTTACTTTTCTAAATACTAATCTAACCCCATAGTCTCTTAATAAGACTATAATCTCATTATTTAAAGTTTCATTATCTATCTTAATAAGAGAGAATGAAGATATGGCATTCAAAATATCATTCTCATCTTCAGTCTCTTCTGCCTTCTTTATTTTAGAAAAAATAAGATCAGCTACTATTTTATCATCATCCATTTTTATACCTCATAAAAAATAACTCACCAGGATATAAGTTCCTGGTGAGTATCATATTAGAACTGAATAATATTTGTGTAAGTTATATTCTTACTATCTAACTTACTAATACCAATTTCTTCTAAAGGAAAGCTTCTTAAGTTATCTTGAATAATACTGATATAATCAATAAAAGGAACTATCCAATCAGGAATTTCTACATCTGAAGGAATAGCTATTGAAGATACTTCTCCTTTAAAATTTTCATCCTTTAGAAGTTCAATTAATCTCAAATAATGATTAGGATGTGATTCTGCTATTAGATCTGCATTCTTTGAAGTTATATTAGTTTTAATAACAAGGATAGAATTTCTTCCTTCTAGATCTATATTTTCTTCTTCCTTATCTTTTATTTCGTTATATGCTACAGAAGCCTTTATACCTTGAATACTCATAGGCTTCTTATAAGCATACATAGATTTTATTCTTGCAGGTTTATGAAAAGACTTATCCTTACTCTTAAGAGATTCATATATCTCTTTTTCTAGAATAGCAAACTTCTTTATGATATCAACTTGATCAATGAATGAATTTCTAAGAATATCAAATTCTAGAATCTTCTTCAATCTATTAGAGGTTGTTTCAGGTATCCCTACTTTAGTCATAGGAAGTCCTTTTATATCAAGTTGTTTATTTTCAGGAACTATATTTCCTTCCTGAACTAATTGTAAATCTGCATAGTTCTTCTTACCTTTTGTAAGTAGTAAGCATTTGAATAAGAACTCATTTTTCATGATAAGAAGACAATCTCTATTATCTGCTTTTGTATTATAGTTTTCACTAAATAAGACCATATAATCTAAGATCAATTGGCTTACTATATAAGACATGATATCTACAATACTATATCTAAGAGAATCTTCTTCAATTACGACTAAAGGATATTTCTTTCTCTTAGCTTCAACCAATTTATCATTATAAAAATCATAATCATATTTAGGTTGATTTTCTTGATATTGTTTGATTAACTTATCTCCCTCTTCTTCTAATTGAGCAGAGGTATATTTTACTTTCATAGGAATACCTATTGTATATTTTAATACAAATCGATACCATTCATCAAGAGATATAATACAAGAATCTGTATCTGTTATAAGAACTACATCTCGTTTCATATCATAGACTCTAGGAAGTTTATCTATATACATATGACGATAGTACACATATTCGAACATGATATCTTTTAATAATACCAATTCTTCTTCAGATTCTTTAGGAATCTTATTAGGATCTAAGAAAGGTTTCTCTAACTTAACTAAAATTGTTAAGATAAGATTGATTATCTTTTTATTTTCACAGAACTTGTATAAATTGTTCTTATAATATAAAACATTGATACATCTTTGATCTAAGTTACAAATGGTTTTCCAGATAGCATCTCTTGCCTCATCTGAAGGGATCCATCCATCTCCACCACAATTCTTCATTATTCTTAAGAAACATTCTTCGATAGTAATATTCCTATCTAATATATCCCAATCCTTAAATTTATAGAATTTGGGATTCTTTTGATCTTCTACTATATTTTCTATAAATTGTAATGTTTCTGTAAGAGATGAAAATTTAACATTATTTCCAAGGAAAGATTCAAACATGGTAATGGATGCGGATATACAACCACGTCCTTGACCAGTTACAGCTGTACAAAGATAGAGATTATAAAATATACTACTATACTGACCGGCACACCCATATAATGCATTACAAGATACTTTATAATTAGTTTGTTTTAAATTCCATGCATTAAACTCTTCAGATCCTTTGGGGTGTTTCTTCATTTCTTTTTTTGCTTCATCTCGTTTATCAACAAGATATTGTATTAAATTATAAAAAGGATTTTTTACAGTTCCGTGTTTACAAAATAAAACCCCTTCTGTAGTCATGATAGCTTTATCATTAATAAGATCGTTTGCCAATGATAAATAGTCTGTAATGATTTCTCTCTTAGTATAATTATTATTTACCCTAAGTTTATTTTCTTTATAACTCTTTTCTACAGAGATATCTATAGCCTGAATCAATTCCATTCTAGATAAGTTAGGCATTATTCTTTCTAGAATATGAAGCATAGATTCTTTATATTTATTTATTAAGATTCCTTTAGGTACTGCTTTCTCTTCCATTATATTTCTCCTTTATAATAGATTATTTCATAGTTTCTGACTCTATTCATTTTAATAATATATAACGAATAAAGAATTTGCTGTTAAAACATAATAATAAACTCCTTGTATTAGTTATATAAGGCTAATATAGCGGAGAGAATTCTCTCAAATAAAAGTATTTAAATCCTAGGAGGTACTTAAAGATGTTTTTCAAAAAAGATGATTCTTTCTTAGATGAAAGTTTTGATCAAGAAATTGATGGTTCTGGCATTATTGATCAGGACGCATTGATGGAAAATATGTTGGTTGATGAAATGAACCGCATGTCTGACGCTGAATTCGAAGCTTATACAGAATCTTCTGAATTCAATAACTTAGTAGAAGCTGGCGTATTGGGTCGTCGTTCTTTGGTTAAGATGAACCGTAAGGATGACCTTCGTCGTCGTATTCATTTGGCTTCCATTCAGATGGCTCGTGAACAGGGTGATGCTGACTGGGAAGCTCTTCGTAAGAACCGTATTAACGAACGTCGTTTGCTTAAGAAGATTTATACAAAGTATCAAAACCGTGTTCGTCGTAATGCTATGCAGAGCCAGAAGCGTTTGATTAAACTTACACCGGATGCATTTAACTTCAACAAGATTAATCGATAATAATTTATTAGGCTATGGATTAAGTTCCATAGCCTATATTTTTCTTAAATATAATTTAAAATACATACTATAATTTTGGAGTAAGAAATTACAATTCTATTCACAATATATTACATGGGGTTTAGCAAATGAGGAGGATTTTGACTGATGGAACAAAGTAATCTTACCAATTTCCAAAATTATTACATGTACGATGAGCTTATTAAAAATAAGAAATTAGAAGTAGATGTAACAACTATCGATAGTAGTAATTGGGAGTTTCATTATAAGGGTATTTTAAATATTCTTAGAGACGGTATAGAAACTCCTGAAGTTCAAAATTTATATATTACCGTTTATTTCAATGGAAACAAAAATGAATCTGTAGATCTTATGATTACAGATTACTATTTAAATTTGATAATGTGGTTTCCTATTATCTTTATAAAGAAGAAAATTCAGCCTCAGCATTTGTTCTTTGAAGAGCATACAACAGGAGATACAATTAAAGCCTTTATAGATAAATACATTGTAGAACCTAATAATATTGAAATAGAAAATAGAATCTTAAACAATGCAATCGCAGATACATTGTTCCACTTCTCTGATGTGGATGATTTTTCGCTTTTCTTAGCTAATACTCTTAACTTAGAAGATGATATAGATATCATGCAACATAGTAAAGCATATTATGATTTACTTCATGCTGATTTAAGCGGAGTTCCTATTGGAGAAGTAAAAGATAGAGGTATGGAATTAGTTCATGATGCTATAGATAATTACATTATGAAATCTAAAGAAATAGTTGGGTATGATCATTGTCTCAAATATGCCTTCGGTGCAAAAGAAGGTATTAATATTAGACAGTATAAAGAAAACAATATTAATATAGGCACTAAGCCTGATGGTCAAGGTTCTATCTACCATGATATCATTAATAAATCATATATCAATGGTGGTTTGAATACATTGGTAGCACAATACATTGATAATGGTGCATCTCGTGTAGCACAGATCATTTCTAAAAAGAATGTTGGGGATTCTGGTGCTTTTGCCAGAATTCTTGGTTTGAATAATATGGATACATTCTTAAACAGTGATCCTCATTTTGATTGTGGTACTAATAATTTTATACATCTTCTTATCAAAGATGCTAAACACTTAAAGCTTCTTGAAGGAAGATATTATCGTTTTGAACGATATGGAGCGGAATATAAAATCAATACCTCGGATTCGACCCTCATTGGCAAGAGGGTATTTTTAAGAAGTCCTATCACATGTAAATCAAATGCAGATGGGCATGGTATTTGCTATAAGTGCTATGGTGATTTAGCTTATACTAATAGAGATATTTCTATTGGACGTATTGCTACAGAACACGTGACGTCTCAATATACTCAAAAGAGATTGTCTGCTAAGCATTTATTAGAAACAGTTATCGAAGTAGTAAATTGGAATTCTAATTTCCATACTTTCTTGGAAATAGAAAATGTAAATACTATTGTATTTAAAGAGTCTTTGTTTGAAAATAAGAATATGAATGGATGGAAGTTCAAGATTGATTATCAGGATCTCCAAGTAGAAGGAGATGATGAATTCTTTGAACACAATAAATTCAGTAATGATTCCCATGCTACTGAAGATAGTGGTCCGTTCATGGAACAATTTATTACCAAATTTTACATAGTATCTCCTAAAAATGAAGAGTTTATAATCACAGCAGTAGATGATGATGGAAATCCTATAGAAAATAAGATGTATCTTTCTAATGCATTATCTTCATTCATCTATAATAAGATTTCTGAAAATGAATTAACTTTTGATACAGAAAATACAGATATTGTAATTCCTTTAAATGAATTACAAGATATTGAACTCTTCTTACTCAAGATTCAAAATAATGACTTAGGTAAGTCTTTAGATATCTTTACGGATATCATTAATAAGAAGAATGTAACCAAATCATTCGATAAAGATACTATTGTAGAATCCCTTCAAGATGCAGCTTTAAAAGGCGGAGTTAAATGCCAATCTATCCATCTTGAAACTATTTTATCTTCACAAATTTGTTCGGAAGAAGATAAGCTTAAGAAACCTGATTGGTCTAATCCTGATGCTAAGTATGAAATACTTACTTTGAATGAAGCATTGACGAATAACAAATCTATTATTGTAACTCTTGATTATCAGAAATTAGGAAGGGCTTTATTCCAACCTGTAAACCATACTAAGACAGAACCTAGTATATTGGATCCGTTCTTCATGGCTAAACCTAAGAAGTTCTTAACTGCAGATCATGAAATCTGGTCTGAAGTAAATAAATCTACTATGCTTCCTGGAGAATGCCCCATTATCTTTACTAAAGATAAATCTGATAAAATACCTAGAGACATTAGAAAGCACTTTGCATTTAGAGATAGACCTAAAACTGAAATTGATGACTAAATTATACCCCAATAGCATTTCTGCTATTGGGGGAGTTATTTGTAAGAAAAACAAAATGAAAAGAAAGTATAACAAAACAAACATTATCAACATACAGGAGCGTATAGTGTTACATACAGGAGATCAATATAGTTTAGCAAAAGGAGAGATAACAAATAACTCAATATTATGTTAACCTGTTAAAAACCTATATTGGGTTATATACTATAAATATGAATAGATCTTTAGTATCTAGCGTATATTTATTTAACTTTATTTTATTTTTCTATTTTTTAATTTAGGAGGAGATATTATGTTATATTTTGAAACGTCGTCAATAACTGCTAATGGAAATAAGGAATATAAAGGATTCTTTATTTCATTTGTAGATAAGATCGAAGTTTACAAACACCTTAATCTCAAATATAATGACAAAGATATTTGGGAGATTTTCTTAGTTGGTAGAGATAATAATAATCAGACAAGCTCTATCACATTCTATTGTTATCCTTTTTATGATGATACCAATCAAGATAAAAAGGTTCCTGCCTACGATAGTCTAAATAAGATTATTAAGAAATTAGCAGAGGATAATAATATTTTTAGAGTCACTGTCATCGAATCGGATTATACAAATTACATTGAAGGTTTTGAACAAGAATCTTTAACCAAGCACTTAGAATCCACTCCTGATGAATTCAAAGGAACTATAGTGGAAGGGGATTCTTCAAATGAAATGTATTTAGAATTTATGGATTTCCTTTTAGATTTTATTGAAATTAGTAGGGATGATCTTGTTTGGGGAGATATAGGTGGATTTGAATTCAGTTATTCTGAAGATGAATTTGATTAAACTTTATTTTGTGTAGGATTGTAGGAGGAGATTAATTATGTTAAATTTTACGATGTTAGATATTAATTTTGCTAATAGTGGAGAAGTATCTAGTAATAATATTGAAGAGATATTTACTTCATATAGTTTTAAAGAGTTTGGTAATATAGTTATTACCAATTTAGATGATAATATGGTGTATGATGGTAATAAGTTATGCACTATCGAATTTAGTAGATATGGAAATAATTACAATGCAGATTTCTGCATCATTTCCTATCGCATAATAAATAAATCCAAACTAACTCTTACTTTGAAAAAGCTTATAGAAGATAGCAGCTATTTCAAAACTAATTTGATACTTGGATACAAGTCTAAAGATTATCTTTATTCTTCTAGTATTAAAAGTGAAGATGTATATAAAGGTATATCAGATTTCATTACAAAGAATAATTTCAAAGGTGATGAAATTTTAGACTTTGAAAACAATGTAGAAAAATTAAGAGAAAACTATGTTGCTAGTAAAAAGGCAAACGCTGCTCTTGAATATGAAATCTATCATATTTAAAAAGTTTATTAGAGAAGGGATTAGTTCCCTTCTCTTTTTTTTTTGTAATTTTAAGATAGGTATATACAATAATTATGAAACGTAAAACGATATAGTAATTATTATAAAGGAGATCCTATAATGCAAAATAAAGAAGTTACTAGCAAAATAGAGATGAGACATACTGCTACTATCATTCATAATTATGATATTGGAGATAATGAATTTATAGAAAGAAAATTCTCTATTTATAATAAAACCTGTCATAGATTAGAACCTAAAGGAATGTATTATGATCAAGAAAATAAAGATCTATATCTTCCTGCAGGATTAGAACAGTATTTTATAGATAGATCATTCGGTGATGATATTTATAGAAAAGTATATCCTGATGCATATGATAAAATTCCTAAAGTAAGATTAAAATATCTTCCTAGAGATGAAAAACAAAAAGAGGCTATAAGATTTTGTTTAGGGATGGATCCTTATAGAAGAAATTTGAATAAACCTCAATTACAGTTGAATTTAAATACTGGTGTAGGTAAAACATATGTAGCAGTAACTACCTTTGCTTATCTATCTATTAAAACAATGATGATTACCTCTTCATTAGATTGGATTGATCAATGGAGAGAAAAGATTAAAGAGTATACAGATTTGAAAGATGATGAAATCTATACTATAGCAGGTATGGGAACTATAGCAAAGCTTATCAATGGAATGAAAGATATATCTAAAATTAAATTTTTTCTGTGTTCCCATAGCACATTAAAATCATTTGCTAAAAAACATGGATGGAATATGGTAGGTGCACTGTTTAGAAGATTAAAAATTGGTGTTAAGATATATGATGAAGCACATTTGTGGTTTGATAATATTTGCATGATAGATTTCTTTACAGATACTTACAAGACATTCTATCTTACAGCAACCCCTATACAATCGGATTATTTTGATAATAGGATATATCAAGCTGCATTTAAAACTGTTCCCTCTATAGACTTATTTGATGAGGATAAAGATCCTCATACAAAGTATATTTCGATTCTATTCAATTCCCATCCTAGACCACAAGATATACAAGAATGTGCTAATGTGTATGGTTTTGATAGAATAAAATATACAGATTATCTAACTACTAAAGAAAATTATTATAAGATATTAAAGATTCTATTAGTTATGATAGAACAAACCGTATCTCCTGAAGGAAAAGTTCTTATCTATATAGGAACTAATGCTGCTATACTAAAAACATTTTATTGGATTAGATATAATTATCCTAATCTTCCTGTAGGGTTGTTTTCTTCTTTAATTCCTAAAGACGTAAAGCAAAGAGAATTAGAAAATAAGATTATACTTACAACTACAAAGTCTGCTGGTGCTGCCTTAGATATAAAAGGATTGGAAATGACTATTGTTCTTAATGAACCTTTCAAATCTAAAGTTCTTACTAAACAAACTTTTGGTAGAACCAGATCAGATAATACTAGATATATCGACGTAGTTGATGTTGGATTTAGTATTTTAAAATATTATTATACTACTAAGAAACCATTGTTTAAAAAGATAGCTACTGATTGTTCAGAGATACAGTTATCAGATTATGAAATAAATCAAAAACTATATGAAATCTTTACCAATGAACAAAAGCAATTAGAATCGATTCAATCAAATAAAAATTTAAAACAAGTTATAGAAATTACGAAGACTATAGGGAAGAGCCATTAAGCTCTTCCCTACAATCTCTGTGTTAGCATTAAAAGATTCGTATTACGGGTTGACCCTTAAAAATTGATATCGAAATAAAGATCTACTTATCGAAGAGCTATATCCTAGGTATAATATATTCGATGTTTGAAGAATACCTCCCCAACGTTCATCATGCTAAACCTATCTAATTCTAGTTTGGAAGTTCTCGATAACTAATCAGTTATCAATTAGAACCTAAGTAATTTAGATTCAGTTTAGTATTTCGTTATCGCAATATGAATATGACAAACAGAGTGTCTGCTTTATATAAGTATTACAAATTGACGGATGAAATGGTGCGTTACAATTTTTATAGATGTACTACTTTTTTATTTTTTTCAAAAATTCGTTTAGAGGCAAACACTCTATTTATCATTATTAATTAGTTAAGTGGATTTGTTAAATTAATATTGTTGACCTCCAGGTCCTCCCATGTCTCCACCCATTTCTTCTGCACCTTTTACTTGATCAGAAGCTGATTGTACTTTAGCTTTATCAGCCATTTCATTTATTTTATCCATAGGTAAGAAGGAATTGAAGTAGTATTCCATAAGCATAGCTGAGAATGACATCTTAGCTGTTTCATCTTGAGATGAACCAAATTTCATTTGAGTAATACTATTGATCAATTCCTGAGACATAGAAAGGATTTGAGAAGTATTTGTAAAGTTCAGCATAATAGGAAGCGGAAGTTCTACAGATACATTTACTTTTGTATCATATTCATATTGATACAATTTTGTATAAATTTCAGATAGAATTGGTTCAAACAACTTCTGTCTTCTATATACTTTGATTAAGAATCTAGCATTACTCATAGTAAGATGAGTAGCTGTCGATTCTTGATATCTACTATTTACCATTTCCAAAGAAACGCCAGTTTGATTTACTGCCATTTCTTCTAGCATATTCATAAACTCTGTTTTTACTTCTACGTTTTGACCAGGCATAATTTCAAAACTAACAGGAGATTCACCATTAGCATTTTGAGGAATTACCAAGTCATTAAATCTACCAGTTACATTTAAGATATTATTCATATTTTCAATCTGTCTAAGATTGAAATTAGAACGTTTTATCTGATTAATTACATTAAGCAATACAGATGTAATATTTGTATCTACTGTTTGCTTTACATGATATAATCTCTTATCATATCCTCTAGTAAGAAGAGCAATAGTATTTGAGATGTATAAGCAAGTAAATAACTTAGCAGGGAAGATAGATTTAGCTAAATCAGATACTCCTCTATGGCTCTTATCATTCAATTCAAAATAAGAATGAATAATATCAGAAGGAGGAATAAAGGTAATTCTCATCTTAGCAGTGCTACCATTTCCATTATCTGCATTATATTTAAGAATAGAATAGATTTCTTTGGATAGATCTTGGTTAGCATTGATAAAATTTCTATCTATTCTTTGAGAGATCTTTTTAGCAATCTTTAAAAGAACTTCATTTGTTTGAGCACTGTTATTCATAGCAGTGTTTGTATTTTCTCTAGCAGTTCTTCTAGGACGCAACCCACCTAATGTTGAAGTAAAGGTCATACCATTTGCTTCATCACCAGATCCATCAGGACTGTTTACTTCAAGATAATAATATCCAAGACATGTATTCTTGTTAATATATACAGGAGTAACTTTATCATGTTCAAGGATTTCTAATACTGCACCAGGAAGTTCTAATTCGGATTCTTTTTTAGAACCTCGTTTTTCATTAATATCTTTTAATCCATCATTTGCTAAACTTGTAGGAACTTCTAAAGTTCCATTTTTTACTGCTCTTTTTAATCTATCATTTGCATTTTTAGAATATAAAGAGTTAGAAAGATAGGTTGTTTTATTATAACCGAGTCCAGATTCAACCGAGGCCTCCCCAAATAGAGTTGCTGTTTCTCTTATAATGCGTCTAGCATTATTTTCGTGTGCAAGGATACTTGGAATGACTCCAGTTTTGTTAATTTCTATATCTATCCCTTTATATTCAATTCCTTTATCTTCATAACCAGATAAAGCAGAATTAGGGATATTTGTGTCTTCATTTAAATCATAGACTTGTTGCAAACGTTTACTTTGTAAATCAGATTCATCTTTATATTCAGTATATTTAAACCGAAGAGTTTCATTGATCTGTTCAAATCTTGTATTCATCTCTTCTTCAGTACAAATAGATTCTTCTGATAATAAATTAGATGAAGGTGTCTTTTTCAACAATCTATCTAATGCTAATTTATAAGGAACAATATATACAAACTGTTCACCATACTTAGCAGTGTCTGAATATAGCTTTTCTCTAAATTGATCCAATCTATATTTTTTCTGGAATAAATTTAAATCGGATCCATCAGCTTCAGATTTTCCATTATTAGATCCATCTGAACTTAAACGTTCAATAGAAATACGAACTGCATCATCGTTAAAATGATCAGCAGATAAGATATTATCTTTCTTAATATCTAATGCTTCATCAAGTTTAGGCATATACTTACAGATAGTATCTATTTCTCTATCTAAGTCACGTACTACCGTATTCTGAGAATAGATATCCATAATATCTGTAAGCATTGTTTCATCTTCTAATACATTACGTATTTCGTTTATTTGATCTGTATCATTTTGGAATAATGTCTTAGCATAAAGCTCAGACATATCTAATCCACCATTGCTGGATTTAGCTTTATCAATAAGAGTTTCTAAATCATTATCCATCTTTCTCTTGATGGAATCAATGTATTTAGTATTATCATTATTGGTGAAGTATGTATTCTTATAAAGATCATCTATGCTTTTTTGTACATCATCGATAATTTTTTTATTTAAATTAGTATTTAAAATAGGCATATCGTCTGATTTCGGAGTCTTGTTTTTATCGTCAGCCAACTAAATTCCCTCCTAAAATACGTCATTTTAAGACAATTACCTTAATGTATCCAGTATACTAAATAATCAACAATAAAAATCTCTATACTGGAATTAACCAGTATAGAGATATTATTTTTACATAGTTGCTTTAAGGTTAACAATAGAATCATATGTCGGAGAATCTGCAACTGTTGCATCAGACGATCCAGCATATACTTCAGCAGATGCTTCAGGATGAATAGATTTGTTAAGGATATTGTATCCGAATTCCATTTCATCAAAGCAAGTATGCTTGTTAATAAAGTCAAGGAATTCTGTAGCACGTTGGTTAACGATACGTCCAGGAATCGGGAAACCATTGAACTGCAACGGAATTTCAGCAAACTGAATTTCCCCACGCATAACGTTATAAAGGTTAGATGTATTAGCAAGGTTAGGTTGGCAAGATGCCAAGATATATGCTTTTTCTACATTCAAACCAGAGTTATCAGTTACGATCAATAAGAAATGGAAGATTTCAGATTGATAACCTTTGATAAGACCAGAGTTGTCTTTACCAGTATATTCAGGATACTTCAAAAGACCATTATAACGTTTGATCTGAGTACGAGGGTCTTTAACACCACGGAGATACAATTCATTTACTTTGGTAATCAACGAACCAGAACGTTCGAAATAGTTCATCGTAAAGGAAGTACCACCTTGTTCAGTTGTACGAGTAATGATATTAAGATCAGTAATACCATTAGTCAACTGGTTTGTTTCTGCACTAATATCTTCAATACCCTGTGCACCACGGAATTCATATTCAAGAATATGACGGTAGTTACGAATAAGAGTATCATACTGTTCATTACGACTTCTCAATGCTGTCAAGAATTTAGGGATATCGAGACAAATCAAGAACGAATAACCTGTTTCATACAGGTCAAACTGAGCCAGGTTTGTAAAGTCAGTAACCCCACGCATGAGTGTATATTTGGTTACATCACGAGGATTGAGGGTACTGTCAAAAATATTACTTACGGATTCTTTAGCCATAGTATTTTACACCCTCCTATTAAGAATTCAAGGCAATAATCTTGAAGATTTCTGTTTGAACGAAATTACGGAAGCGTACAAACAAGCTAGCATAAATAATCTTATTAGAATTATAAAGCGAGCTAGATACGTACTGAATTTCGAACGACTGGAACAGATTGGAGTAACGGTTAACGATCAAGTCATTAACGTCACGTTTATACTTCGTGAGGTCATCACCATCAAGGAAGCTATAACGGATCTTAGGACAAAGTTCACGAATAGCTTTAATAACCTGCTGAACAGCCAATACGTTGTTAACCCAGCTAAGCTGTGTATAAGCTGTCTGAGAAGTATATTCCGAGTTCATCGTCAAGATATTACCATTGTAGAAGGAAAGGTAGTTGATACGAAGATCATCCAATTCCTTAAACTGATCTACATGAGGAGTATGCTTAGGCGAGAAGTTCAAAGTACCTTGAACAAACGATTCCATCGGAACGATGATATCATATTTCTGACCGCAGAAAGGACGGTTACGTCCATTGATGAAATGTTTAACAAATAAACGGCACAGGTCATAAGTTACTGTAACCGGAATTTGTTTACGTGTATAAGGTTCATAAATTTCATAAGAGTTCATATATGTTGCACAATAACGACTCTTAGCATTTTCCTGATTCTTAATACGCAATTCTTCAATGGAGCTAATACCTACACCCATATCACGGAAGTATACTAAGTCTTCACGGAAAGCAGCCAAACGTTCAATAGCACGTTTAACTTGTTTAGGGTAGTTAGCATCAAAGATACAGTCAATACGGTTGTTATCTAAGTCATAGATATCATCCGAAAAAGATCCATCAAATGCCTTAACCATTTCAGCTTCGTATTCAGCAGATTTGATAGGAGCATCACCAAATGCACCATTAGAACCATTCTGGAGTTTAATACCCATAAGGCTGGAGAGGTTTACACCATCAGACATATCTACTGCCAAATTAGCATAATCCCGACCATTCAAATCTGTACCAAATAATACGTCGGCATTCTTAAAGGATTCTGTATCATCAATAAGATACCCAACATTATTTACAAATGCTTCAAATTCATCATCAAAGAAAATAGCACGAACCTGTTTCGAACGCATAGCAATAGCATTGTCCAAAGACATGTTCTTATCTTTTTCAACGATATTCGGATTCATTGTAAAGGATACTGTTTCAATAGTATTGCCATTTTCAATGATATCGATAAAGTAACGAACGTAATCCAACGGATGAGAAGCAGTAGCATCTGTATAAATACGGAAAGATTTGTTGGAGCTACCACGACCCATATCAGCGATTAAGAATAATACATATTCATCATCTTCGCCGATTTCATTCTTATGGCCGAAGTCACCCTTAAGAATCTTACCAAATTTCTTAACATCATTACCATCAGATGCAACAGATTTCAAACGATATGTAATCTTAACAAAGTTTTCTAATACCGGAGTATTAGCAATACCATTTGTATTAGCATCTGTAGTAAGACGATTTGTTGTCGGATTCGTATACAACGGAAGACCGTTGTCATTCGTCTTTTGTTTCTTTTCATTCTTTACTTCTGCTACAACACCAATGTTAGCAAGAGTAGAATCGGTAGCTACAATACGTTTGAATGTAACATAACCACCAGCATCGATAAAGTTTGCAGCTTGAATCAAAGCTTGGCCATGACGAGTATAGGAAGGAGTTCTTCCATAATAATCGTAAAAATCACTACCAAACAATTTATGCTTCCATTCTTCAGGTCCTTTATCAGCAGAACTTACAACCATGGCTATCGGGCGATCAGTACTATCTTTTACAGTATCACTATATTGCAAAATCTCAGACTGGTCGTCAATGATAGTGGTTACACCAGGAGCTGGCATATTTAGTTCCTCCTTTTTTACAGAAAGTTATTAATTTTTCGAAAAACTAATAATTTGAAATGGTTTAATTAAAAATTATTATTAGTGATTCTATATATATAGAATCTAAGAACAACATTTCTTTTTTAAAGAAAAGGATCCCAGATTTTAATATAATGTTATTGAAGCTGGTTTATTGGCTATTCTTCTCCAACCAAAATTTGCTCCAATGGGGTATCTTTAGGATTGTCATTCATCATAGCATGAAGTATAGATTCATCAAAGTTTTCAGAGATTAAAGCTGTATAAGGAGAAATAATCTTAGATACATTCTTTAAAGACATCGACTTATATGCATGCATATCATTTGTTTTTGATAATCTAAAAGGAATTGATTCATCATCTTTAGATCTACAAACTTCAGATACAGCCAATCCAAACATTTGGTTATTAATGCCATAAGAAAATCCATTGATAGTCATATTATCAATAATGAAATCCTGTATTTCATCATAAGGAATTGTATTAATAATATAACCAAGGATGAAACAGAGATTTAGCATCTTTTCACAATTACCAACAAACTTAACTAGTTTTGTAGATACTATAATCTGATCTCCTTCTTTATATTTAAACAATCTATAATCTTCTTTAACAGAATTCTTAGTTAATTGTAATTGTTTAACCTTTTCAATAGTATAAGGTCTAGTAGCAAACATACTGGGGAATTTAAATAGTTTTAATCCATCATTCATCTTACCATCTATAGATTGAATTGTATAGTTAAACATTCCCATTATATTTATAAAATCCCCTTCTTGTTCAGCAAGGTTTCTATCAAAATACTTTTCAGGAATATAAGCTACCATTTCTCTATCCTTAGCAGAGAAGATAATAGAATCTCCCTCTTTTTTACAAAAATACGGCATAGGTTCTGCCATTATTCTTCACCCTCTTTATTTAAAGATTCAAGAAGATATAATCTATATTCATCATTGTTCAATTCATTTTCATCTGATGAATTTTTATCGTTTCTATCTATAAGCATAAAGTTCAACTTAGATCTCTTATTAATATCGGCACCATGTTCTATTAATAATTTAGCTACTTTATAATTACCATGTTTTATAGCACTGGATAAAGCCATATTATCATAAGCATCTCCAGATACACCATTGTTTAAAAAGAATTCTACAAATTCAGAATTATCATTCTTTGCTGCTTCATTTAATAAGGACCCTTTTACATCTTCATTTTTTAACAATTCAGATATCTTATCGTTATCCTTTATAAATTTTACAACACTATTGAAAGTATCTATATTGTTATCATAGATTGTGTTTATGATAATCCGTTCTAATACATCATCATATTTCAGTTTAGCTGCATTATCATAAACTATCTTTAATAGCTTATTGAATAGAAAGATATCTTCACCATCATGAAATGCTGATAAGATATTATAAGAAAGTTTATCTTTTTTAAAGAATGAGATGTAATGGATTACAGAACTCATTCGATCTTTTAATATCTTTTCCCAGAAAAAGGTATTATTAAAATACTCCATAAACTTTTGTTTAGGAGGTTGAACTGAATCATTAGGATCTTTTGAAGCATCATAATGATATAATTTGTAATTGATACCTTTAGATAATAAGAAAGAAAAAAGCTGATTATCATTAATAAGCGTTTGCATGTATCATACTCTCCCTTAAAATAATTACTATATACAACTCTCATTATAAATAAGTCATCCTAAGGAGTTTTAACCCCTTAGGATGAGATTATATTATTCGTGAGTTACTCCAGCTTTTTCTTCCCAATTTTCACTCATATTAGTACCAAAACTATTGAAATGCTTATCGGCATACAAAATAAGCCCATTCTTAAATAATACATTATCATCAAGGCATCCAGGGCATTGATTTTCATGACCTTTTACAGGAACGTCAAATTGTCTAATAACTTTAGGTTTACTTGTGTTTCCTCTACCAACGTTTCTTCCAATAGGAGTTACATCAGATCTACCTGCTATAATTGTACCATCTTTAGTATCTCCACCAGTTGTTGTACCATTGGTATAAACGCCACCTTGGATAACAGCATTTACAATAGTACGACCAACTTTAGTACCACCAATAATAGTACCGCCAACTAAAGTACCACCAGTTGTTGTGATTTTACCAGTAGTTGTACCATCTTCGATAGTATAAGATTTGCCATCAATACATCCAGTAGCTGTACCACCAGTAGCAGTTCCGCCTACAGCTGTACCACCAACTGTAATATCTCCAACTGTAATACCACCAGTTGTAATCATATTATCTCCAGTAACAGTAGCACCATATACAACAGAGTCTTTTAATACAGGATTGATGATAGTACCTTTTTCTGTTCTACCACCTTTAATGATCGTATTAATAGCAATTACATTGGTGATGGTTCCAGTAATAGTAGCATCAGATACAATACCAGTCTTTTCATCTGTTTTGCCATCAACAGATCCAGCTCTAAGATTAGCATTAAGAATCTTACCTTCAATAATAGCCCCATTAATAGTGTCACCATTAATGACAGTAAGTTCCATACCAATATTATTCTTTCCTTGAGCAAGCCCATCTAAGGTATGACCAGTAACTTCACCAGAAACAATAGTACCTTCTAAGATATTACCATTCTTATCAGCAATAGCATTTTTAACAACAGCATTCTTAATAACTTCTGCAGTAGTTGTGCCATATCTATGCATACTATTATCGATAGTAGGATCTTGATCTACATAAACAGAATATTCGCTAACTCCACGAATCTGGTCTGTTTTGAATACAGCCGTCTTTGTTACATAATTAGCAGAACAATCAACTTTCAATTTAAATAAAACATTGTTGTTGCAATCATACGTTTTATAAATATCAGATAATCTACCAGATACCCGTAAGAGTTTTCCATCTTCAATATAATCGAAAATATACATTTTTCCAGCTTCTAAATCAATAGACGTGTTCTTTTCAGGATCTGTATATTGTACGGTAATAGTGATAATAGTTTTTTGAGAAACTTTAACTCCTGTAACCATAGAATTTGAACAGCAATTACAGGAAAGATTCAAAGGACCATTAGGTCTATATAACCCACTCATTAATCCAGGAGTTATATTAGAATTTTTAGTACTTGTATAATCAGAATAACAGCGGCCACCAACAACTCCGCCATTATATGCCGGAGTCGGGGTGAAAACATTATTTACACTAGAACAATCATAGCACGTACTATCATGCTCTTCAAGATAATACTTGCCAGAATTGCAGGATTTACATTCCGACATAGCTTTTTATGCCTCCTTTATAAAATCATCCATATTATAAAGATGTAAAAATAATATGGGTAAGAGCCATTAAGCCCTTACCCTAAGAATTATTTTTCATCAGTAGTTTTAAAAATATCTTTTAGAGCTGTTAAAGTAGGATTATCTACATTTTCTTTTTTCTTAGCAGAAATTTCTACAGAGGTATAGATTAAGAATAAGAATTTAAAGAATCCTTTGATCTGTTCTGTAGCTTTAGGGTATTCATTTAATTGCTTTGAAGTCATAAAAGACCAATTAGAAATATTCTTCATAGTAAGCATAATCATATAATTGCTTACCGCATCATAAGGAGACAACTTTCTAGCTAACTTAGAAAGAGCTATTGTGAAAAGAGCTGCATAATTATATTTCTTTTCATCCCCATTTTTAAACCTAAATCCGAAATGAACTAATACTGCTTTAACCAAATCAGGAAGGAAAGCATTAAAATACAACCCAGATCTTTCTTTTGCTAAATACAAATCTTCAAAAGCTCTTCTAAGTCTAACTTCATTGCCATATACCTTTAATAGATTAGAAGTTAAAACATGCTTGTATAGTTCTATGAAAGAATCATCTTCAAAGTTTGCAATATGATATGCTTTATTTACTTTATGAACAATCTTTTTAGATTCTTCATCATAATGATCAGATTCTTGAACAAGGAGTTCCATAGCTCTATCTCTAGCATTCAAGTCTGTCATATAGTAAATATCTACTAATACTTTTACAAGTTTAGTATCGAGTTTGCTATGTTTGAAAAACATAGAATCGGTAATATTGAAATTCTCTTCAATAACTTTTGTTTCTTCTTTAATACTTACTTCTAATTCATCTTCAAGGTCTTTTACAATGGAATCTATTTCTTTATTAGCTTCTTCAATAGTCATTTCACTCATATCTTTTTTCTCTTCCATTATACGACTCCTATTCTTATTTATTCATCATTTCAATTACTCTAGGATCTAATGCTTGTACATAATCTTGTTGTAATTTTAAACGAACGTGTGTGATGATATCAGCTCTTAATATTTCATTATTGATCAAGGAGTTATATCTTCTAAACAGACTTACATTGTTTATGATATTTTTATTGAATAGATTGATAACTTCTTGATTTGTCATCCCATAAGCATATCCATATACAGTAGAATCAGGTACTTCCATATCTTTAATAAAAGATAATACTAAAGGAAGATTAGCAGCTACTGTAATCAATGCAGGGTCCTTACTGAAGATAAGTTTATTGTAATTAGAGCTAGCATCTTTATTATATTTAAGATTTTCCATATTCAAAGCAGAATAGATATTTTCTCTTTCTTCATATATGAATCTAGTAAAGAAATTTACAATATACTGATTAAACTTAGCTACATAGAAATCATATACAAAATCTGCAATAGGATAAAAATCTGTAGTTTCATCATTTCTAATAAATTGGAAATCATATTTCTTAGAAACCGCATCAATAATATTAAGATATGTTTCCTGTTCCTTAGCAGAAATTTGATCTTGATCATAAGGATAAGCATTATATAATTGCTTAAAGATAGTTTTAAACGCTTTAATAGTATTAGGTTTAGGAACTGTATCAAATCTATTAAACATTGCCGTTAATGTATCTTCTACAATATTCATAGCATAATCACTATCAAATTGAATAAGAATACTAGCAAGTTGATTATCTGATTGTAATTCATATTCTTGATTATTGGTAATAAAATCCAGCATATAAACACCTCATTTAGTAAGTAAAATAGCAGTAATATCTTATATACTTGTAAACTTTATTCTAACTTTTAAATTTCCCTTACCGCATAAAACGGTAAGGGAAGTATTTATTGTAATCCATTATCTTCTTTATGATTTTGATAATACATATCTCCATGATCTAAACTATTATAAACGGAAGTAGAACTCATTTCTTCCTCAGGATTATTAAAGTCTATAAATAACGAAGGAGGAAGACCTTGTTCATTACCAATAGTAGTATCATCAGATATTTCTACATCATCAGGGTTGATATTGTATTTTCTAGCATATGCTTCTCTTACAACAGGATCATTTAGCATTTCTTTAAGCATTTGGGTTTCTTGTTTTCTTTGCTTAGAAATATAATCTCCAAATAATAAGTCTCCTGCTTTTTTCATATCAACCATTTGGGTACGAATATCATCTTTACCTTTATTTTCATCAGGCTCATTGATGTATTCTATTTCTTGAGTAATATCTGTAGTATACTCATCTATACCCATATCAAGAACTTCATCAATATCATCTTCAGTTTTAATACTGGATTTTATAATTCCGAAGTTCTCTTTTAAATTCTTTCCTTCATACCAAACGTATAATGCTACAAGATATGAGAATATTTGGTCATCGTGTGTAGTATCTGAGTGTTCTACTTTACCATTACGTTTTACTTCTAACCCTCTCATTTCTTGATAAATAGAGGGAGAGATGAATTTATCTTTATGATAGTTTACACGTTCTCTAAGAATTTCTATAAGATGGTCACGAACTATATTGGTTGATGTAAGACCATATACTTTTGTCTTACGTTTATTTCTAATAATTCTATTACCATCTGTAGTTTCTTCAAGAACTCTATCCTTAATTTCATAATATAGATTACGCTTAACTTGGGTTTCTAATAATTTACCAATTACCGATAATCCATAACCGTTGTCTTTTAATATCGACGCAACTCGATATTAGATGGTCTATTCCATTCCACCCTCATTACAAGGAGTGACGAGATCATATGTCGTCCCTATTTCCGATATAGGGCCAGTATTTTTCTTCCACCATTAGCTTGTGGTTCTACTCTCCCGCCAGGAGCTGATCGTTGAACGTATATCTATTTTTAATAGATATTTCGCTGCTAAACTAGGCCATTTGCAAACTTTTTAAACCATCACGATTATCATCACTGATTGCGTTGTGGTATTGCAACTCTTAACAGCCTTTTCTAAGCAATTAACTCTGTTGGAATATAAAGATTACTCTTTATACTGTGCTTATTTACACCATTTCTTTCGACATTGACTATAGCGTTAGGCATCATATTAGTAACCAAGTATTGGACTACTCTGGCTAATTCTATATTAGAAATTGTATTACATTTTAAATCAGCAAATACTTTTGTAGTCTTAGAATCTACACAAGTAATACAAGAACTATCCTTAGATACACCACCAGAAGGATCGACCCCAATGATAGGAGGGTATTTAGGAACTAGGTTTGATTTAAGAGGAATTTCTTCATAGATATTGAATTGATATTTCCCAAAGATAAGAATTGTCTTTTTAGGATCTCTACAATATTTACGAATTCCATCTAACTCATCTTTAGTGAACGGGTTATTTTCTGATTCATCAGACCATTCAAGAAGAATTTCTCGACGAATAAGAGTCCAATCCCATTCCAAATCCCTACATTGTTTTTCAAACCATTTTTCATCATAGCCAAGTTGTTGATAGTTAAATTGGATATGAACAAAGCTAGAAAGTTTATTAGAATCTACAATATCAGAAACTTGTTGATATGTTAGATCATACCACATTTCAGAAAATTTGCTTGAATTGTTTAAAACAGCATAAGCATATTTTCCTTCATCATTAGTTAAGAAACCAGGCGTTGTTGTATATAATACACCATAAGGCACTAAGTTTTGTTTGGCTATCTCAATAGCCTTACTCATAGCAGGACGCATGTTCCCGTAGATAGTTTTCATAAAGGGAATAAATGCAAATTCGTCGGCCCAGAGTAAAGGGAATGTTTGACCACGAAGCAAGTTAGCTGCAGCTAATTCATTTCTAGCTTTAGCATAAGTTTTGATATTATTATGATTTATAGCATTTTCCATATAAATCTGAGTATTCTGTACTTGCTTCTTTCTATTACCATCCATTGTAAACTTAGCATCAAATCTAAGATATTCAGGAAGTAAATCTCGAATAGCTCTAATACGAGAAAGGTTAAGACGAGAGTCTTTTGCTTCCTTGTTTAAAAGAGAAATCTGAGTATTTTGAGTTCTAAAGTTATAAATATAAGTGTATAAACAAGCAGCACCAATGGTTTTACCTGTCTGACGTGGCTGTAATAACAGGCAATCAAAATTCATGATTGCCATATATAAGAATGCCATATTACCACGATTTAATAAGAACTTAGAAGGTTCACCAGAAGTTGGTACTCTAACTACTTCTCTAAGATAATACCAGAAGTTATTTCTAACTTCCATTAAAACTTTCATCTTATAAGTAGTACTTAAATTAGGATCATGAGGATCTATATTAGCCAAATCAGGATCTAATAAGGCTAGCATAAATCTATTATTCTTAACCCCAATAGCTTTTAAGTAGTTACTCATTTCGATAAAAGTTTTATTAGTTGTAGATCTATGATAGTGAACAGGTATTTGCTGTTCAACCATATTTATATCATTAGGCATTTTAAGCCTCCTTATGATACTAAAGATATTTTTTAAGTAAATGTCGAAACAATAAATTCTAGTTCGGTGATATATTATAGTTATGAATGATTATGTATTTAAGGAGGTAAATATATGGAAAAAGTTAGCTATTCAGACTTATGCTTTTACGCACAACAAGCATTTAGGTATTTTAATACTAGAATAAATAGAATACGAGCTATACAATTAGTATATGAAACATATTCCAAATCAAATGATTTTGGAAGAGTAAATAATGGTATCATTACAATCAATATAGATAGGATAATATATGAAGGAGAAACGTTAGGATATACCGATTTAGAAGATTATAAAGGAATGATTAACTTAGTAATCCTTCATGAGTTATCTCATATCAATCAGTATATTGATTATAATAGAGCTATTACTGATCATAATTATAAATTAGATATAGAATTAAGTAATCATTTTAATGCTATTAATTTCATGGTGAATAGAGAGGAAGAAATATTTACAAATCTTGGACCTTTTACCTATAATATTGTATTAAATTCTCCTCACACTAAAAAATGTTTAGAAGATGCAAAATATAGAAATATGTATAAGATGGAAGATACAGATTCTTTGGCATTATACACTATTTTAGGAATGATGCCTAATAGAACAGATGAAGAGAAAAAAGAAATAGTTAGGTTATTAAAAGATGCACCTATGGTGGTCATAGAGTATTATCCGATAAAAGGGAATAGAAAAGAAAAGTATACCATATTAGCAAAAGATGAAAATGGTATTTGGTTTGTAAGTAGTATTTATGAAATGATTAAATGTATGGGGTTATATGGAAAAATAAACATATGGTTTAGTATAGATAGAGATGATAATGCGGTAACCATGAGTGTGGAAAGACTTTCTGATTATGAAGATTATTCAAATGATGAATTTGGTATCTTTCCTGTAAATAGAGTTCCTACAAATTTTTCATAAAGATTAGAGTATAGGAGAAACTCCTATACTCTTTTTTTTTATTTAGGAAGAGAATATTTTAGTTTCATATCAAAAAGCATTTCACACCAATGTCCTAATGTAGTATCTACAAGAGCAGCTACATCTTCTTCTTTATAAGATGCTTTTATTTTTCTATCATTCTGTATATAGTATAATACTTCTTTAAAGATCTTATTATAAAGAGTATTATAAACATAACAATCTGCACAATTCTTTCCTTTTTCAAATACCAAATATGAATATAAGTATTCTAATTTTTTAGTATCCATCAATTTAGATAAGGTATTAGGATTCAGTACAAGATTTTTATTTAAAAAAGGGAAAGGAGTAAAACTTTTATTTTTTATTTTAAAATCAAGATAGATATTGAAAATATTATAGAGGGTGGCTCTAATTACTTTATTCATGAAATATTCATATTTTTTATCTGATAAAGCGATAATAGAAGTATCTCCAGTTTCTGTATTCAATATCATAGTTTTAGAATATTTCATAATATTTTCATATTCGCAACTATTTATAGTCTTTATATATAACAATTTACCATATTTCCAAGTATATACAAAATATCTAATTTCATTGATTAGGTTATCTTTTCCATTACTGGATTTTAATACTCTATAATATAAGAAAGATGATAATATTATTACAAGATATAATAATATAAGCTCTACTACTTCTTTATTCGAAATAGGATCTATGTCTCTCAGGAAGAAATAATAATTAACTATAAACGGAGTAATTAATCCCATTATAAATATACCTAATGCAATGATTGAAAAGGCAACTTGTAATCTCCATTTACGTATTAAATGAGTTATTATTACATTTGCTAAGTCTTTTTGTATCTTTAGATCTGATATGAAGCTTTTCATTTTATATTTCCTCTAAATTAAAATATTTTGTCTTTTATATCTTTTAAAATATATTGCTTAAGATTTTCATACAAAGTTTCATCATCTATAGGATTCATATAATTAGAAAGATCTGATAATACCTTTACTTCAGATTCATCTAGAGTTAAGCTTATTTCATCATGAGGATCATTGTTTAAATACCCACTAATAATAAGATCTCTTCTAAATGTCTCTTTAGCTCCGGTCAATACATCAGATATATCTTTATAAATTTTTGCAGTTTTAGAAAATACTAGATCATTAGATTCTATTGTTTCTCCATCTTTAATTCTAGATTCACAATGTTTCTTTAACCTATCTTCCCCTATATCTAAAATATAGACATAGTCAGGAATATGAGTTAATCCACAATATAATTTAGAAAATTCAGAGATATCTAAATTAAGAGAAGTACCAGTTCTATTAGTATAGATAATATCATCTGTTTCTTTTTTATATTTAGATATAAATCTTAAAGCAGAATCTAAAATAGTACCATTATCTTTAATATTATAAGCAATAGTAGATAATAGCCATCTATCTAAGATTAGAACATTTTTTTCACCCTCTAATAAATCATTCAAAAAATTATCAAACTCATCTTTCATATTTAGTATCATCAAAGTCTGCAAAATATCTGTGGGGATATTTTTCCCAGGGAGTAATGACTCCCTGATCGTATGATACATCTCTGAACCATGAAAAGGAAAAGAAATAGTAAAAGCATGATAATCATTAAATTCTTCACTATTTAAATTGATATATTTGCTGATATCATTAGCTAATATAGTTTTACCACTTCCATCGGTACCTTCAATAGCTATACAGAAACTGGATCTTTTCATAATATAGATCTCTCCTTTTTATATTATTTAATTGTTACAGAAATATATAGATTGTATCAAAAAATAATAGAGTATACCCCTAAAGGTATACTCTAAAATTTATTTAGAAATAATTGGAAACTCCAAACATAACTTCATTTTGAATTGCTTCTTCTAAAGATAATACTACTTTATCACCATTCTTAAGACCCATGGTTACTGTAGTACCATCTTCATTTAATTTAAATTTCTTATGATCTACATCAAATGTTTCTAATACATTTTTAACATTACTGGATTCGGAAATTAAGAAACTCTTAATCTGTTCTTGATTAATAGGAACAATAAGTTCTGTAGATTCTGCCAAGTTACCAAACTTAGCAATTGTATTGATTTCATTACTCTTACGATACAATTCAGACGAGGGATTGATCTTATAATAATTATGAGCACCAAATCCAACAGATTCTGTTGTTACAATGCTGGTTGTATATGCTTTAGAATGAGATGGGAAATATACACGGTCATAAGTGATCATCTGCATTCCCTTTACAGTCATTCTACCATTTTCATTTACAAGAGAACCAACAGCACGAAGGGAGAAAGAAGGAAGTTGTCCATCTTTTAAATCAGCATTAAAAGATTTACCCAATTCATTATTTGTACCACGGAAATGTGCTTTAACAAAATTTCCATCCATCCAAAGTTTAGTATACCAAACCTGTTCCAAAGTAGGATCAATTTTACTTTGGCGTGCTAAAGAAGCATCAGAAGGATGTCCAGCTTCACCTTTAAGATTACCTGTTTCAACTAATTCTTTAGTTCTAGGAGAGGTAATGCAACGTGATAATTCTTCTGTAGGATAATAACGTCTATTTCTATTAATTTCATCGCCTTCTTGAAGAATACCTTCAGCGATGATGAACCCGTTTTTATTTTCACTCTTAATTTTAAATTCTACGTTAGATCTTGTTTCTTCACAAATAAGAGCTCCAACGATATTCATATCCAATTTTAATTTCACCCACTTTAAAAAAATTACTAAATTTATATGTATGTTTTAACCCATAGTGAGTTGATAATGAATTTAAGAGTAGACCATAAAAGATCTACTCTTAAGTTTTTTATTTCTTATAATAAGATCTTGCATCTTTCTTAGGAGCACTGTCTTTATTTTCAACTACTAAAGAGCCACTTAAAGAAGTATTTTCTTCTTTAGTTTCAGATTCTTCTTCGTGACTTGCAACAACTTCTTTACGATGATCTTCAATTACAGGAGTTTCTTTTGCTTTATCTTTCTTTTCGGTATCTTTTTTGAATTGATCTCCAGTAATGGTTTCTACTTCAGGTCTCTTATAGGATTCTGTAATAGCTAATTTTTCATTGATATTAGGAATCTTGGAAGGTCCATTTCCACTACGGAAGTTATCAAAACCAAGGCTTACAACTTTACCACCTTCGAGAAGTTCATCTACTTTTGCTTTAAATTCTAAGCAAATAGCAATATCTTCATCTCTAAGAATAATATTCCGGCAAACACCAGAAAATACTACTCCGTTAATAGAAAAAGCTTTATCACAGTACACATTTACTAATTTTTTCATTGTTTTATTTCCTCCTAATAATTAGTCTTTATATTCCTCTTCTTCATCGTCGTCGTCATCCTTGTCTTCTTCATCATAATCATCTTCGTCATCGCAGACACAAGGATTCTTACCACATTTTTCACATTTTTCGTCTTCATAATCATCTTCATCTTCGTCGTCGTAATCTTCATCGTCTTCATATTCTTCGTCATCATCATCTTCATCGTCATCGTAGCCTTCGTCGTCATCATCGTCGTCTTCGTTATCATCATCGTCTTCATCTTCGTCATCATCATCGATGATATCTACGAGTTCTCCATCTCCACGACCCTGAAGAATTTCTTTATCTACTTCTTCATCTTCATCGATCATCTGATCTACTGTTTCCATCAGAATATCTTCATGAAGATCTTCATCAAATTTTCCTTCTACCATAATATCAGGATTCAAATGTTCAAAGCTCATTTTTATATACCTCTCTTATTCTATTTCTGTAATAGGTTGCGGGAATAATACTCCATCTTCGGAATCATATTCCTGAGTTTCTTCATTCCAGCCCATCATTTTATCTAAAGTTTCTTCTGCGATATCATTATCGCCAATCATCATATCTTCAAGAAGATCTCGTTTAATATCTTCAATCAGACATTCATCAACAGCTGCAGACATAATATTCCTCCTATAATGAAAATTTATCCATTATATTGTTGTAAATAATATTATTTAATTACCTTCAATATATGATTTAGTACAAGAAGTACTTGTTACATATTTTTGGTAGTCAGGATTAGAATCTTGAGTACCTCCAGATTGTAATCCAGTCATATATCCTCTTAAAGCGTATAATAATAAAGGAATTTCATAATATAGATCTTTGCAGAAATAGTAATCCATTTCTTCTGCACTTTCTATATCTTCTATATTAAGATCAAATGTATCTGAAGTTTTATTCATAAATTTGATGATAATATTCTTATAGAAATTCTTTTTATCATCTTCATAAGGAAGATTCTTTTCAATTCTATCAAATAAATCCATATCTAACCAATTTATAGGTTCATTGCATTTATTTCTTAAATTGATAGATAATTCCCAATAGTCTTCCATTCTGTCTACTAATAAACTATTAGGGTCATGAACAGGAACAGGATAGCAACTGTTCAAATGCATCTTAGGATTTACATCTTCCACATCTTTAAATATACTTCTAGAATATTCTATAGAGAATGTATCTGGTTTATGAACTGCCTGGGATATATAAAGATAATTGTTTCCCTCTTCAGAGAATATACCTGTTCTAATAATGAACTCTATCAAATAGGGATCATAGATAAACATCCCGAGATATCCATAAATAAAAGTCTGAATATTCCCTTTATAGAATAACTCTAAATAGAAAGATTTCAGCATATTATATAGACTTTGTATTCTATCTAATAAAGCAGCATCAGAAGTTACTATAAGCGTAGATAGATTAGATCCTATATTACCAGGTCTATAATCAAATTCATTTACAAGAAGTTTATTATCTAAAAACCCTTTAGATAATTCACTAGATGTTTCTGCATTATATTTTATTTTATAAAAGTTAGCTCCTGATTCTAATGTATCAGGAGTTGCAGAATTTACCCTAAACAAGAGAGTATTATCTTTAAGATATGTAATCATAAAATAATCGTCAGGGCAAGGTATAATAGTATTAGGAAGAATAATAGCTTCCCCTTCTATAGGAGATTCAGGACCATATTCCCCACGTTGTATATCTACCATTATACGTTCAATTCCATAGATCTGAAAATTATTTATTTTATTATATCTTAAGGGAGTATTTTCACCAGTTTGATGATATACTTCTTTATCACCCTGATCTAGGGTGGAGTGTTTATCATTTATATTCCAATAAGTAACCACTGTAGGTTTCTTATCTATAAATAAATAATAAGGATTATTTTCTAAACGGTTTTGTAGTCCCTTTACAAGACTCTCAGAGGTTTTTCTGTAATTTGTATTAGTAAAACCACCCATTATAATTTTAACCTCCAATTATGTTAATGGCTTAATTACTAAGATGTGATCTTATGTGAGATTAAAATGTCCAGAATCCTAATCAAAGGATTCTGGATTAGATTAGATCATTTCAGAAATATTGCTTATATATAGTTCAATAACAAATTTAGACTCTTCTTTTATCTCATTAAGAGTTTTATTGCTATTGATTAGTTTATTACAATCTTTTGTATACTTATCATACAATTGATATAATTTTGCTTTTGCCTTTACAGTATCTACTATTCCTGAATCTTCAGATTTTTCTTTTATTAGATTTTTAGCTCTGCTTGTTATTCCATATAATGCAGCAGAAGTTAATTCAGCGATATATTCTTTTTTCTCACGATATTCATCGGTTTTGATATGTTCAGGATATTTTGAAGTTCTGCTTAAATCAAAATCCATTATAGAAATACCTCCATATCCTTTAAAGAAAATAATCTTTAAATCAGTAAATGGTTCTCTAATAAATTAAAATATTGTTAGTAAAATTTTAAATCATAAACTATTATGTAGTAGTATAGGAAATATAGAGAAGTACCTTTTCTTTTAATATATAATAACCTAAACCATTAAAATACCTCTTTTTATTTTTCTAATATTTTCTTCTCTATTTATATAATATAACCTCCTCTAGATAATAAATAAAGAAAATATATTTTCTATACTATTATGAATTTTGTTCTTTTTTCACAAAAAAAAAAGAACTGGAGCCACTGTTTTATATTGTAGTGACGTATTAACAAAAGAGAGAGGATAAGGACTTGATGTCCTTATCCTACTACTCCGTCTAAAATAGAGAATTATATAATTTATAAAGTAGGTATAATAATTATATGATATGTTGGGTTTAATTATACACGGTAAAACCAGGATGACCTTTGATCTCTTTAGGCTTATTAGATGTAGATAAATTTCTATAATCTACTGTAGGATCATATTCTATATTTAAAGCATTAGTATTTTTAGGCTCTTCCTGAGTTTTTGGTTCTTCTTTCTTCTTCCCATATGCAATATCATTTATATTTTTAATTTCTTTCTTCAAATCTCTATTAGGATCGCATCCTATCTGGATAAAAATATCTGATAATAGATTTAAGATACTCATATTGGTATTATAAGTATAGGAATCTTCTTTAGCGTGATCCACAAGATCTTTAATAGATTCCATTCCACTAGATGTAGGATAGATATAATCTAATAGATATATAGGTTTTGCATTTATTTCTTTATCCAAATTGTCAAATTTAGCTAAGAATGTATTATTTTCTCCAAGAGTTACTTTTGCTAGTGTGATTTTTTCATAAGTATATTTAATAGTCGATAGATACAATAAGTTTGTCCGATCAATGTTATAAGATCTAAAAATATTGGCAGAAATGATTCTGTTTTCTTTTGATTTGATTTTGAAGAAAATATACGCATACAATTCATCTTCCTTCAGCATTGTCTGTAATACACCAGTAAATATTTTAAATTTGTAGTTTGTAAAAATACTTCTATTAAAATGGATCAAAGCAATAGACTTTGTATTATTACTTGCAGTTCTGTTAAGATCAAAGTCAGAACTTTTAAGTTGTAATTCATTTTCTTTAATATCTGAATATTTCATTCCAGATTTATAATTATATTTCATGCTAATAAAATCATGCTCATCAATATACTGATCAAACTCTTTCATATAATCTCTCCTCTTTTAGCATAATTTATATACATACTCTTTTATCTTATCTGAAGATACTCCAAAATCCTTTTCTCCTTCAAAGATATTCATATGAATATACGCATTGATTCCTATTGGAATCAATTTCTTTTTTATGTTTTTTAATACAAAATTATCTATATCATTATCTATATAGATATGGAAGGTTACATCAACCAAACCAATAGTACATAAGAAATATTTGATTAGGCTTATATAAGTATTTCCTCCTATAGAGGAATATATATTATTTATAGTATTCTTGTTTCTAAGATTATAAAATACAGATAGGATATCAAAAGTACCTTCTGCTATATGGATATCTATGTGTTTATAAATATCACATTTTGTAGGAATTATATAATAGCCTATTACAGAAGTATCTATAATAGAATATTTTACATATCTTGTATCTAAAGACTTATGGACTTTAGATCTTGCTTCCTTATTCATAAGATTCCTAAATATAATAGCTGTATTTGTATTATTTAGAAATCCTATAAAAAATTTATCTAATAGATCCAGTATATTTTTAGATCTGGTAAAAGTTGTTATCTTGTTATATCTAAAAAAATCATAGATACTAAGTATAATCTTATTATCTACTAAATCTTGATAAGTTAGATTTAATCCTAACCTATCATTGATATATTTTAATTTAAAATCATTTAATGTGTTCTTATTAGATTTAGGTGTGTTTAAAAATAATTTATTGTCCTTATTTAAACGGTACCTGCTTAAATTAGAAGCTTTCTTATTGTGTTTTTCGAGTTCAATCGAAATAGTTTCATCTGATATATCGCTTCTTCCAGAAAGCATCTCTAGAGCTTCTTTTGTTAGTACACCTCTATGATTGATATTTCTAAAACAATTGTACATAGGAGGTTTGCCATCAAGCCCTAATGATATATACATATGATGACCTTTATCTATGAGTCCTTCTTTTATACATAAAGGACAATTTATAGCTACTTCTCTTTTACCAGAAGCATCTTTAGAATCAGGGAACAGCAAATGAAGCTGTTCCCTAAGTTTATCTGAAAACTGTAAGTTATTAGACATTTGCTGTTCACCTCATTTCTATAATATATCTTCTAAATCAACATTACAAATCTACAAATTTCATCTGAAACTATATCAGGGATTACATTAATAGGTTTCCCATTATTTTCAGAATGATAATAATCAATGGTCTGGAATTCAGATGATAATACCTGAGCAATAAGCATAAGAATTACATCATGTTCAATTTTAGGGTTGTTATACTTTTCATGAATCAAAGGATAATATTTAGAAGATTGAATCTTCTGCAATTCCTTTTTATTGATATTCTTTCTAGTTACTACTCGAACAACTTTACCTCCAATTATGTAAGGAAGCTGGAATAGTTTATAAGATTCTAATAAACGTCTAGCAGCAATTATAAGAATGATATACTGCCTAGCATTCATAATCTTAATAGATTGAGGATCATCAAATTCTTTTGCAAATAGATATACAATGAGATTCTTTTGTAAGCTATTTACAATTAATTTTCCTTCTTTGTTTTGCAGTTGTTTTCTATAAAATTCTATTTCTCTATCATCAAAAGGACCATATTTCATTTCTATACGATCCATAGTGGTTTGGCAATTTACTTGAGTTTGTATAAGAGTAGCTTCATTAAGTTTTGCTGCATGAGCTTCAAATTTATCACATTCGGAGTTGTTGTCTTCATCTCTACTAGAAGATGATAACGGAATAAAACCAAATTCATAAGCTATATCAGTAACCTGATATTTGATTTCTCTATTGATAGAGTTGTAGTTAAAATGAATGATATTCTTATCATAAGTATATTTAGGAATAATACTAAAGATAATCTTTTGTACTGTTTCCATAGAATGGCTAGTTTGGTTTCTAGCACGGATAGGTTGCATTTCCCATAATTTAGAATTGCTTGTAACATTTTTTGCTACATTACTAAATGCTGTTTCATAAAGCTTTGCAGCAATATTTACATTATAAATCTTTTCATTGATCTGAAATAATAAGTCAAAAGCTCTTAAGAAGATCTTTTCAATTTCTAATTGGTTTAAGCTCTTCTTACTCATAAAGTGACTTACAATAGGAATGATCATATTCTGCATTACAGAAATCTTGAGCATAATCTTTGCATGAAAATCAGAATATTCTAATACGGGAGATCTATTGTTTTTATACTTTTCAAGATCATCCAATGTATATTGTTCCATATTCATAATATCTAAATAGTAATTTAGATAAGTAGCCATAGAAGATCCATTAGGATTTATAAAATACTTCCATAGATCAGATAATAGATTATCTAAAGTATACTCTTTATGAACATCGATCATATATTTCAATCTGGCATAAAGAACTAAAAGTTTATGTTCTTTGTCATAATACTTTTCAAAATAATTTAAATATTGAACACAATGATCTCTAAACCCAATAGAAATGGTTCCATCTTTCTTAACTTTTGTAGAACTATTAAAAGATTTACGCACAGTTACTGAAAAGTAATCGAATTCTAAACTTTCTTGGGTATTATCAGGCATACGATATATTTTATGCACTGGAGCAATAATAGCTCCTCTAATATGCGTAAATATTCTATCAGCATCTGATTGAGGTGTCCAGGAATCGATAGGAGGTTTAGGTTCTCCATAATTCATACATACTGCACTTTTCATTGTCTGTACAGTATCATGTTTAGAAATTTCTTCCCCTTTATTGTAAAGATTGTGGTTAATTATTGAAATTACGGGGATGGTTTCTCCCTTTTCAAATTTACTACGGTCAAGTGTTAATCTCGGTAAATAATAAGCTTGGTCATCATAAGTCATTTCAAACTCAGAATCATCGTATTGATCCTTGTAATTCTCCATTCTTCCCTCTCCTTTAATCTAAGCATACAACATTATTCATTAGCATTCCTCATTTTAATAGTATACATATATAAATGCTTTTACTCTAATAATGCTTTTTTACTGTCTTAACGTAGTTCGAACTATTCTTTCTAGATCCACTATTTCTTTCATATCGTTTAACCGTTTGAACTTTATTTACGTATGCCTTAGCTTTCCCCTCAATTTTCCCAGTATCAGAGTAATCATCCTGAGAAATATAGTTAGACCCATATTTAGTAGACTTGGTTAATGTTTTTAAATTTTGTAATTGGGATAATTTATCACTAGCACTCATTATCATAGAAGATAATTGAGCCGGTTTATACGGTGCTGCATTAACCCACATTATCTTATTTTCTAACCCTCTTAATTTAAAAAGTAAGTATCCAAAATATAAAGACTTAGCATATCCTACAATTTTATTAGGATTGGTTACTCTAGGAGCTTGTTTAAATACTATCCTATCAAATTTGTTAGATAATTCTTTTATAAGAAGATCATTGTGTTTAAATGCATTAGCATAAGTAAACGTAAAGTTAGGATCATTAGAAAAGAATTTTACATCATAAGAGTTAATCTTAGTAAGATTTGTTTTATCATTACTATTTGAAGTGAATTCAAATACTACATCATAAAATACTTTATCTTGACTTTCTGACGGCATTTTAATATATAACACATATTTTTCTCTACTTGATTTGAACAAATAGTAGTCTATCTTCCCATTTACTTTAAGCATAATCTGATTAAATTTTTCAGTATATAAAATTCTAGCAGATTCGGCTTCTCCAATCATCTTAGCCCTACCACCAGTAGGATTCTTTATATAATCTTCTATTGTAATATTCATAGTTCCTCCAAAGATAATCTAAGTGAAAAACCAATAAGGAATTTCTTCCTTATTGGTTTTCCATGGATTAATACGAGAGAGATTTTGGATAGAATGATTATAAAATCATTTTATTAGATAGTGTATATGTTTATAAAAAAATATTTTATAATCATATACTATTATTTTGAAAGAATAATTAGAGTTTAAACTTTATTCTTACTTCAACTTTTTATTAATTTTATTTTTTTGAGGAGGTTAGATTTTTATGGCAATCAAGATGGTAGACAAATACGTTATTTCAAAATCTAAAAAAGGAGACAAAGATATTTTTAGAACGTATGTTGTAAATGGGTATGTTCCTATTCCTACCATAAAAGGGATAGCAGAAGATGTTTATGGTTGCAGCAAATACGATTCTGAAAAATTAATCAAAAGAGTAGATTCAAGAGTTATAAAACTTATCGTGAATAAAGCTAGAGGAACCTCTGCTTATTTTAGAGTTCTTAGTTTAGCAAGTGCTAAAGATATATTAACTTCTATTGCTGGTAATAAGGAAGTAGATATCAAAAAGTTCTCTGCTGTAGATTTTAGAACATTCGAAAATTATAAATTCGAATTATTACCGGATATGACTTATGAAGAGTTTGATAAAGATTATATGGATTTAGATTGCTTCTTAATTTATATTTTAGAAAATACTGAAGTAGATAAAGAAGCAATTCTTGAATCAAAAGAGTTTTTGTATGATAGATATGAGTCTTACAAAAAAGCAAAAACAAATATTGATAGGATTGCTGAATTGGAAGCCTTTGTAAATATTGCTAGAAAAGAATTTAAAGATAAATTTAATAAAGGTGGATTTGGATTTGATACGACAGAAGTTTCTATTAATGGAAGAAACTACTTCATTGTTCCCAAGAAAGATGTCTATAAGATTTTTGGTGAGCCTACAGAATAATAGGAAATAGTAATAGAGAAGAGCAATTACGCTCTTCTCTATTATTTTTTTTTTGACATCGAGGGGTATATTTTTTTTTGGTTAGCTCTTAGATATCTGTCATGTGTACAGCTGTAGTTCCATCTGTATTGATCACAGGAGTAGATGTAGTATCTGCATCCATATTATATATATTGAATCTTGCATCAGGAACCAAGAATTGATTTGTCTGGAAAAGCAAGGTAATAATTCTAGAAATAGAATCAAGAATAGCAGGTTCTGTTTTTACAGAAGTTAATACTTTTCCATCATATTCTTCACTAATGATATTGAAAGGAAGATTCTTTACCAGAAGACTTTCAGAGATGCAAGATAATGCTTTGTCTTTATCTTCATCAAAATAAGGAAGATAAATAAGACTGCAAAGTTCTAAATATGCTTCTCTTAATACACGAGAAACTTCTTTTTTAATAACTTCATGTGTTTCTTCAGATTCTTTATTATACTTTCCTTCAAGAACACTAAAGGCTTTAAGTCCTTCAAAGTTTGCACCATTAGAGACACCATCTTTAGCTGCAGAACGGCAGTTTAATACAGCATCTTCAATAGCATCTAAAAGAGGCATACGATCAGATGTACCAATACCACCTACATATAAATCTACCATATTTGTTTTAAGAATATTGATACGGCGTTTTAAACGACCAATCTTAACCAATTCTTGACGAGTAGTCTCATATTTAGCAAGAGTAGATTCAAGATTAGCTAAATAGTTTTCAAAGAATTCTGTATATTTACCATTTTCATCATACATGTTCTTAGGATTGATAATCTTAGTAGTTGTAGCATCTACTGTTACGTGTTCTGCTTTACCAGCAAAGGTTTTAATATTAAATTCTGTAGGTGCTAATCCCTTTTTCTTATCTTCTTCATAGTTCTTAGGATCGATATACTTCTTAATGAATTTAGCACCGGTCATCTTCATGATATCCATAAGATAGTTATTATCATTATCAATGTTTGCTACTACACAAAGATACCCACGTTTATCAGGAGGCATATTAGTCATTGCTGTAATGATTTCATCTAAGAAGCTATTCATATCACGAGAAATAGTGGGGCAGATAATCAAAGTAGGTGTAGGCATATCAGATTCTTTGATTTCTTTTCCCATATTTACTTTTTCCGTTGCTTTACGAATAGGTTCCAGATATTCTGCATGAACGATAAGTCTAAACAGATTTACCATTTCAGGTGTATCAATAGGAGATTCAAATACATATACATTCGGATTTACCAAATCACAAGAAGAAGTCTTTTCATTAGTAGCAAAGCAAGGATCAATAAATCCTTCTTCATAGGTCATACCATTATATGTTTTTGTTTTGGTTTCAGGAGTATTGGATGCGGATACATCGATAAATACATCCATACCACTTTCTTCATAAATGGATTTGATAATATTAGCTACTTCAGAGTTACCATTCAAAGAAGTATAAGCTATATTATAGATATCTTCTAAAGTAGCTTCATGACCACGACTTTCAATGATATCGATTCCTTCTTTAATCATTTCTTTAAATACAGAAACAATCTTACGTTTAGGAAGTCCTTTTTGCTGTAATTCAAGAAGTCCTTTGAAGATAAGATAAGACATAATTACAGCAGATGTAGTCCCATCCCCAATAGATTTGATAACTTGTGTACAAATAGTGCGGATATCATCTTTCAAAATATCTTCAATAGGTTTATCAAGATCAATATGTTTAAGGACAGTAAATCCATCTTTAGTATAGTTGCTTACTACCAGTTTAGTATTCTTATTTGTATCTCTATAAGAATAAGCAGTATATTCTCCCATAGGGCCATAGGTTCCCTTAAGAGTATTAGCAAATAATTCTAACGCTCTTAATTGAGCAGATCTTAATTGTTTTTCACCAATAACGTTACTTACAAGTTTCATTAAGTACACTCTCCTTATGATTATTTTGCAAATTCAAAATCAGCATATGGTGAGATATATTTTATTACATTAACCTCACTTAAAACCATAGTTATAGGATGATGATGTTTCAATTCATCATCTTCAAAATTATATCCAAAATTGTATAGATATATTGTTTTACCAGATACATTGTCTAATTTGCTCAAATCAGTTACGTAATGTATAAATAAGGTATTATATTTTGAAGCATCTATTTCATTTAGTACTGTATTCCAATCATTTGTAAATTCAAATGATTTTATATATTTAACTTCTTCCTCTGTCTTACAATTAACTGTAATAACTACATCATCATGCAATGAATCTGCTACTAATAACTTTAAAATATCATTCGGTTTTATAAGATATTTCAAAACCTCATTTAGTTTAGTAGAAATTAATTCATCATATATTCCATCCACCTTATCTACATATTCATCTTTGAATAAGACAGATATAGGATTCCTATTTTTCGTAGTAAGTACTAGATATCTTAAATAGTAGAATGAGTATTCTATAGATTCTTCTTTAAAAAATTTTGATTTGCCATAGTTATCTTTAAGATAAAGTACACAAGCTAAATCTATATCAAATAGCATATCAAAATCTACTAATACAGTTTTTGTATATTCACCTTTTTTAATAACTACCACCTATTTCAATAAAAAAATAAAGGGGGATATAAAATCCCCCTGAGATTTTATTGCATAGCACCCATAATAGAATCAAGCTGAGAACTTTCAATAGTTTCAGAATTTCCAGCAGAAGTATTAGTCATTCCAGAGTTTCCAGAATTACTAAAATAACTCTTCTTATATCCACCATTATAATTAGATTCTAAATCTACACCAAGTTTAGCAGCAATCTTGGAATAATATTGATATTGATGGGTTACATTAGAATATGCATTTGCATTACTCATAGCTTCGTAGAAAGTTCTAAGCTGAAGAATAATCATTTCTAATTCTAGGGTATTAAACATATCATAGTTTTGCGTATATCCAGCTGTCTTAGGATCAAATCCAATGATAATATTATAATATCCTTTATTGATTTCATAAGAATAACTTTGTTCAATCTGACCATTCTGATTAAGCTTTTTAATGCTGATAACTGTTCCAGCTTCAGGTTTTCCATATACAACACCAGGATCTTCTACAGTAATAAGATTTGTACCTGTAGCTACACCGGCATTTCCTTTAAGAGTATCTTCTTCTGTTTTATTAATAGATAAACTCAAAAGATTTTCAAACATTTTTGCTTTTTGAGGAGTAAGATAAACGGAGATACCATTCTTTGTATCGTATCGTGTTTCCCCATTTTCAGATTCAATAACAGGAGAAATACTAATTTTAAGAAGATTTCTCCACATAGAAAAACTAATCATAGTTTTATCAATTACAGACTCCTTATTGAAGAAACTGTAACCATAAACTGTCGGTGAATATTGTTGGTTTCCATAACCTGATTCGAATGCCATTTTCCTCTCTCCTTCTCAAATAATAAGTTTATAAAATTTTCTAATATAATGTATCCGCCTTCATAATTTATAAGATACACTACCTCATAATTATTGTATACAACCTAATTTTCAATTGATAAAAATATAAGGAGAGGAAATAAATCCTCTCCTTAGTTTTATCGATCATCTAAATCAAAATATACAGAATACTTTTTGAATCGTTCATCGTAAAGATCTCCTTTAAATAATTGATCACGTTTTAAAGTAAGACCTTTATACATATCATTCAGTTGTTTAAACTCAGATTTGGTAAGTTGATTATTTTCAATATAATCTTGAATAAAAGCAAGTTTAGAATTGATATTAGCAATAAGATTAGGAACTGCATCAGGTTCATTATACAATGCATTTTGCTGTTCTAATTCTAATTTTACAAGATCATCATCTAATGCCTGAGGGATAGGTTTGTTAGATTTATTAGGAAGAATATTTGCTTTTACTTCTTCAACCAACATATCTACAGATTCTTTTAATAATTGATCATCATCAATTCTATTTAATCTCTTAATAACATTATCCATTTCACGGATTTCTATCTTTGATCCTGTGAGTAATTTGCAACGTTTAAGAGTTTCAATAGCAGGAATTCGATTATGAAGAACGTCTTTATATAAACGGAGAACCCATGCTAATACAACAAACTTGTTATCAGCTTCTTTATTATAATTATAGAAGCATGCTTCTAATTTTCTAAAAGCATTATAAAGATTCTGTTTATAATTGATGGATTCATAATAATCATACATTACTTCATTATCTTCGACTTTATCTTTATTTACAAGAGTAATGTATTTTCGAATAGCATCTCTAAATCCAAAGGAAAGTAATTCCATATAATTAATGGAATCAGAGATTCTCAATACATCGTTATTAGCAAGAAGATAACGATCAATTGCTTTAGAAACAACTTCACTAGGACTTCCATCATTAACCATTCTACCAATATCATAAATAAGAATAGCCATGATTTCACTAGGTTTAAGATCAATATCCATTTGAAATAATTTAGAATCTAATTCCAAATAGTATTCATTGATAATATAAGTAGAACTGGAAGTGATTATATTTATAACCTGTTCAGCAGGGATTTTTGGCATAGCATACACACCAAAAAATAATTTATCTGTATTTTGAGTATATAAGATACTAATACATTTAGCATCAAACATTAAATTTAATGCCTTTTGAAGATCTAATACATATTCTTGTTTAGGGTCTTTTTTTATATTCGCTATAGCGACCTCAGCATCATCGTAGGCAGCTTTTCTTTTTTTAGCTAAAATGATATCCAAAGTAAGAATCCTCCTTAAAAGCTATATTAAAATGTCGTCACGGATTATCTAGATGTTTCCTTAATAAGAAAGGATGATATTAAATGGAAAACAAAAATATTTATGTAAGTAGAGAAAGAGCATTGAATGATTACACTGCTAATCTAAATACTACTAATAAAAAGAAGAAAGAAGAATTCATAGAACCTAGAAAAACAGATATGAATATAGAAACTTCTTCTCCTATGGATATTAAAAATAAATAGATCATCTACTTATAAGTAGAACTTTGTTTTAATTATTGAACTTGGAAGTTCTAGTCATTACTCCTCTTTTTTCTCAAACTGTGGTGTAGGTTGCCCATCTACACCACCCCCTCTTTATCTGAGTTGAAAATTTGGGGTAATTATATACTATTATTATGATAAAATTATTTTATCATAATATAAACTTTATTTTAAAAAGGAGATGTTTTTCATGAAAGAAAAAAATTGTTTTAAGAAAAATAAGAAAGGGTATAATCCTTCTTATGAAAAGAAGAAAGAAATTATTGAAAGTAAAATGAAGCCTTATTATATAAGCGAAGATGTAGCAAAAATTACATCATCCCCGAGATCTTGTAGATCTTATACAGAATTCAATGCACCTCGTATAGAAAGTATCAAATCAAATCATTATAAGGAAGAAGAAAACCAGGCTGCAATAAATACAAAAAATTGCAGTGCAGATTATTTTGAATACAAAGAGATATCATCCTCTATTTCAAATATTTGTACATCTCTTATGGCAACCGGCATCAAAGTATGGATAAAACACATTCCTACAATATCTTATATGAAAAGTAGATTACTAGAGGTAAGTGATAGACATAAAGAATTTATCAATCCGTTACATATTCCTGGTTATTTATTAAATAATCTTACATTTGATGGAATGAGTGAAGATTTCATTGTAATCCATCCCAATGAAGTAAAAAATAAAAGCCAAGACTTTATAGATGCTATATATACAGAGATGGAAAGAAATAAATATCTTTCTAATGATAGTGGAAAACCTGTTATTTCATTATTAATTAAAGTAAAGTCTTTGATGGAAGATGGTTTAGGATATTCTAGATTAGCTGAATTTGCAAATAAATATTATTCTTGTGAATTTGCTAATAATTCTACAATCACGATTGTAGATATTAGAAATAGAATGCTTAACTCTTTAGCAGATACAGCATTCGCCATTGAAGCAGAAAGAATCAAACCTGTTATCAGTGAATCTTATATTAAGGTTTATATAAGAGCTTTTATTATGGAACATGCAAGTGCTTATCAAGAGCTTCTTAATTTAGCTAAACCTAAAAGATCCACTGTTATTTCAGAAGAAAATAAAAAGTAATTAAGGGGGATTTATTACATGAAAGATTGGGAAACACGTTTGATGGATGAACATGAAGAGTTAGAAATCAAGATAGAAAAGTTATCTAACTTCATTGATGAAAATCCTGATAATGAAGATTATGATTTACTAATGGAGCAGTTAGAATATATGAAAGGATACTTCTCTGTTCTTTGTAAACGTATTCAAAAAATTAAAGATCGTTAATTTTAAGGGGAGTAGTCATATGACTACTCCCTATCATTTTATCTATTATTTTATTTAAACTTTTTTTAAAGGAGAGATTTTATCATGAGTAAATTTAATGAAGCTAAGAAGTATATCAATGGTTATGTGGTAGTTACGGTTGTAGTTAGTATTTTAGTTCTTTTTGCAGCAGGTGGGCTCTACACATATGACTATGTTGAAAAGAACAGAAATGAAGTAGAACTTACCTGGGATAAGAGTCGTATTGATTTTGTGAATAGACTCTCTAATGTAGTTATGCATAAGAATCTTATCAATGTAGTAGTTCCTGATACAAATAAATCGGGACTTCCTAAAGAAGTAGGAACTAGAACTTATTCTGGTTTTACTAGAATCTCTAAAGATGAAATTTCTTACACTCTTAAAGATGGAAGAACAATCATCTTTGATGTAAATGAAACTACATTTGATAGAGAGTACAAATCAACTATAACCAAGTTCCATTACAAAGATAATGAAAACAAATCTGAATATGCATTTGCAACGTATTTTAGATATCATACTGGTAAATCTGGTGATATTGAACTTGGCTTTGCTAATAGCAAGAGTCAGTTTGATAAGTTTGTTCCTACACCTAATAGAAAATCTGGCTATAAGGTTATGAAAGGAACAAATGTATATTATTTAGATCCTAGAAAAGAAGAAAATGCAGTATTTGTCGAATATCTTTGTCGTGCTATGATTGATGATAATAATACAGGAAACATGGATCAAGAAATCATGCATGAAAATCTTAGAAGCATCGGTAAGAACTATAGATAGTTATAAAATAAAGAGGGATTCATTTCCCTCTTTATTTTTTTTTTGACACAAACTACCTCTCTAGGATTTATTCCTAGAGAGGCATTTGTCATCGGATTTTTTATATATTTTTCATGTGGAATTTTTAAAATAGATTTATCCCAAAATCTATTTATAAGTCTAATTAGTTCTTCGGATCTGTTACCGAGTAGTTCGGCGAAGGATAAGCATAGTTCTGATCTGCTACGCCGTTCTGCGGTACTCCAGGAGCTTTGCCGTCCGGATAGATAACGGAACGAGCTGTTCCAGGAAGTTCACCTGTATGATCAATGAACTGGCCATTGCCGTTCTTGTCATGAGTATAGGTGAGCTTGTTAGCCGTGTAATCGTTGAGAGCACGATCCTTGCTAACCGGTGTCTTGTTTTCAATATCTTCAACCAAGCCAGTCGGATTCATGATCTGAATACGGCCTTGTACCGGCTGATAGGATACGAACAAGAAACGTTCGAATGCAGTTACAGCCGGCAGCTGATAATTCGAGGTGTCACGAATTTCATTACCAACGTATAACTGATAATCAAAGATCTTATACATTACACGATTCGAATTGCGAGGATTCAAGATGATGATCAAGTTGTTATCGTTACGCAATTTGTTCGAGCTAATGAATTGGTAAATACGGTTATCGCTCGTCTTAACGGTCTTCTTGTAATCAAGCGAAACAGGACCGATCGACGGAGGAGTTGTATAAGTATATTCTTTCGGAGTAATCTTACGGATAAGTTCCGGACGACCGAAGATAGAAACAGTCATGTTTTCATCATTCAGTACCTGTAACATAGTGGTTACCTGAGTATCGAGGTAGTCCATGAACGTTTCATAACGCCATGTTACATGCGAACCGAGGAAGTTATCAGGCGGTACAAAGTTGAATGCACCGGATACTTTCGAAGTGCTCGGGAGGTTCAAGAACGAATCATCCAAGCTTTCAAGGATCTTGTCATCTTTGTAGTTAAGAATCGACAATTTGATCATGGACATGATCTTAGTCAATTGGTTAACGTTATACATAGCATTGAGATCCTTCGTTTCTTCCGGCGAGATCGTTACAGTCATGTGCGGAGCTTCCGGAATTTCGAAGTAATCGGTACGAGCCGACCATTTAACTTTCGGAGTTTCATATGCTGCAGACGATACGTCGAGAGAAGCACTAAGAACAACACCTACAACCTTATCGGAAGAAGCCATGAAAGTGAAACGGTTCTTATGCATAGAACCAGCAAACTGGAAGATTTCCTTACGAATATTACCAGCATTATCAGTAGGAACTACCAAGTCAACACGTTTCTGGAAAGTACGGTCATACTGACCATATGCAGCAACGAATTTAATCGGTTCTACAGTAACAACCTTAGTACCAACAGCACCAGCTGTTTCTACTACGATTTCTTTCTTAGCAGCATCATATTTTTCTTCACCCTTAGCAACATAAACGTCTTTAATCAAAAGACGAGTTACTTTGGAAGAGCGAGATACGTTAGCTACAGTTTTATTTGTTGCACCCAACAATTCAAGAACATCAGTCTGCTGATCTTCGGGAAGCATGATAACGATGTCTTTATGAGGTACAGCACCTTCGATAAGGTCTTTAATCTTGTTCTGTTCCAAGAACATATCGATTTCACGACCATCAGGGCTGTACATTGTACGAGTTTCCATCGACAATGTGAACTGCGGAGCATCAGCAACGTCTTTGGGAATAGCACCCTTGTCGAAAACCGTAGTCATCAACAAGTTTTTATGCATCGGGAATGTGATACCAACTACAGGGTTGTAAGCACCCAAGGGAGCGGCTTCTGTCAATCCACGAACGTCATTACGATACAAAGTATCGAGCATACCATATTCTTCATGAACAGCATCAGCTGTAGCAAACTTCGGATCATTCTTATCGAATGCATCTTCGATAAAGAAATTACGCATCTGATTGTTCAGTGTTTCAGTGCGGAAAAATTTATTTGGTTCAGTATAAATATCATAGCCTTCCTGGATACCGCTTTTAGCTACTTCGCAGAAACGGGAAGCAAGACCATGCATGCTATCCTTTTCATAACCACGAAGGATGGAGTCAGTTCCAGTTTGGTTAGAACCGTTAACAACTGCCATAATTATTAAATCCTCCTTTTAAAAGAGAGCCATCTATTTGATCTTTTATTATTTATAAATGGCGTACTAGATTTTTAATTAAATTTAATTAAATCTATCTGTAACAGTCACAGTTTCTTTTTTAAAGGTACAGTAACTATAGATTTATCAATATGTTTGTATTTATAAATTATATTTCTTATTCATAGTCTATATCTTTAGAAAAGATATACGGATAATCATTAGATCTACCTTTTCCAAAACTGTATTTCTTGTTCTGTTCGAGTTCTTTTTCGAATTCTCTCTGTCTATTATCTCTTACATTTGACAAGAGGTTTACAATTCGGTTAAAGGTAGCAACCATCTTTTGTAGTTGTATCTGATTTTCAATATAGCTTTTAGTATTAAAAGCATCTACTGTATAGTCTCTGCTTATATCTTTAAGTTCAACTAATTTACGCACTACAAAATCTAAGATAGTGTTATCATATGAAGTATGAGAAATATTATTCAACTTTTCTAAGCTATCAAAAATAATATTATTCAAAGACTTGAATTGAGCTTTTAGCTCTTTATTTTTGATAATCATTTGTTCAGGACTTAGATCTCTGAATACATCTTTTTCATAAGAATCTAATGATTCTTCTTCCCCTTCTTCACCATACTCACCATCTTCATAATCTTCATAACCTTCTTCTCCACCCTCTCCTTCTTCGCCTTCTTCAGGAGGGGCTTCTTCGCCTTCTTGATCTTCTTCTGGCGGAGCTTCCTCTTCTCCGCCAGGTTCTTGACCCATATCATTTTCTTGAGGAGGTGGACCTTGAGGTGCTTCTTCTGCACCACCATTATCAGATGGAGGAGGCCCAACAGGAGCTTCTCCTCCACCACCAGAAGGTTGAGAATTCAGATCAGGAGGTTGAGAATTTGAATCTTGCTCTGGTTGATTTACACTTTGATTACCATTAGCAGTAGTTACAGAAGGGGTAGCATCATCCTTATCCTTAACCATTGGTTGAGGATGGATAGCTCTTGCTTCATTTAAAATTATATCCTCAAATAAACTCATTTTTATTATTCTCCTCTAATCTTCGTCATCACCGAAATCTTCATCATCATCGAAATCAGGATCATCTTCTTCTTCGTCATCATCGTACTTCTTCTTTAGATTATCATCTTTCTTTAAATAATCATCACTAAATCTTTTAAGTCGAGGAGTTTCATTTCCCGAGGGATTTATCAAAGAACTAGATTTTATAGTTTCAGGATGGAAAGTTTCTTTATCATCTTGAGCCTTATCAAGTTCTTCTCTAGTCTTATCTCTTACCTTTTCATATTCATCTTCAAGCTTATCTATATTATCTTCCACTTCATCTAAATACTTTTCAAGTTCTCTTCTCTTTTCAGAATTTTGTTCTTCTTTAATCTTTCTGGTAATGGAGTATTTGTGATCTTTCCATTCTTTAATAGAAGAAACCAAATATTCTTTATTAAGATGACTAGAAACAATATAAGATGTAATGAATGCAAGGATACCAGCAGCAGAAGAGATACTGCAAACACCTATGACTATAGTTGAATAGAATAAAAGTGATAAAGAATTCTTAGTACCAGCTTTAATATCTTCTAATCTTGAAGTGATTAAGATAGCATGAATTGCACTCCTTACTCCCATAACTGATTTTACTGGAAGAGCTTTGAACTTATCTACAATATCATCTATCTTTTCTTCTGTAGTAGCTTCAGATAAAATAGCCTCATGTAATTTCTTTTCAAACTTAGCATTTATCTTTGCTACTTTTGGATCTAGCTTTCCTGCTTTTCTTATATCCATCCCAGCCCCGAATGTTTTATCTTCTACTTCATTCTGAGCTTCAAGTTTCTTAATATTTTTATCTACTTCTTCTAAATAAGAAATAAGTTTCCTCTTCTTCTGAGGATCTTTTTCATCTTTAATCTTTCTATTAACTACAGATCTATGATCTTTCCATTCCGATATGCAAGATTTTAAATAAATCTTATTAGAAATTTTAGATACAATACTTGAAGAGATTAATGAAAGTATAACAGCTATAGGACCAGCAGGAGCTGCAGATAAGGTGCATAAGAAATAATAGGATACAGATAGAGCATTCTTTGTATTCTTCTTAAGATCTTCTTCTCTAGTGGTTACATATATAGCTTTTATAATTTCTTTTAATCCACTAATTGTCTTTTCAGGTGCCATCTTAAAAGCAGTGATCATATCTTTTATCTTATCTGATACTGCACCTTCACAAAGAGAAGCTATAGCAAACTCAGCAAATTCTAATTGATTAGCTGTTTCTTCCATTCCATAGATATTGCTTCCACGATATCTATCCATAATACCACCATAGCAATCTTCATCAAAATTACCATTTATAAAGTTACTATGGATACGTTCTAATTTATTAATGTAAGAAGTATTTGATTCATTGATAAAATCATCTGCTTTTGTAGCTTCTTTTATCTTATTTAAGAATTTAGGAATATTATTAGTTCCACCATTAATAAGATAATAATCTGTTACATTTTCAAAAATTGTTTGTGGAGATACAGAATCTACAGCATACTTATTGATAGTATATAGTGCCATCTCATTAGCAATACAGAATTTGGATTTAAAATCCAAGTTATATGTATCAACTAATTCACAGAGTTTATAGATAGTATCTGTAACAGCATCTTCAAACAAAATATTTTGAGACACCAATTTATCAATATTGAATCTTTTAGAAATCATATTATGATTTCTAATAACACGATCACATTCTTCTTGTTCATTAATCTTATCAAGAATAGAAGTTAAATATACATTATTAGAATCTTCGTCTAATCTTTTTAAAATATTATTCTTAAATACAGAGGGGCTTTTAATATATGGAATAATATGATTATTTATGATATTAGTAAATTCCTGTAATTGAGTCCCATTATTATTTTCTTTTACAATATCAAACAGTTCTAAAATTCTACTAAAGTTATCTGCTACATTTGCGGAATAATTATTCCATCTATATGCAGATTCTCTTAAATTTTCATAGTTATAATTTTCTTTTCTATTATAAGATTCAAACAAAGGATAATATCCTGAATTAAAGTGATTTTCTGATAATTTAGTTTTTCGTTCTTCTATCTTAGAAATAGGAATAAATTTTCCCATAACAGGCCCTCCGGATTAAATAATATACTAATATTAATTACATCAATGTTTCATATTAGGATTATTATTTCATGAATTTTGGCTTAGTTTTAAACTCTGCTTGAGTTAAAAATCCTTCATCATCAGGTAAAACTTTTGTAAGATCATACAGAGCCTGTTTACCTTCTTTAGATGTAGTCATTTCATTAATACCACCAAGAGAAATATAATGGCGTTTAGAATTGATAAGCTGTTTTAATTCTTCATTAGCTTCTATAGAGAAAGGGGTTTTAGAAGATATTGTATCTCCATCATAGTCACCACCAATAGATCCAAGACGAACGTTATTAGGTAATGCTACATCTATGAATTTATTTGTAGAGTTGGAATTCATATCTTCTTTTCTTATCTTAGGATATTCTTTAAAGAACTTCCCATCAACTATCATAGGTTCTGTTTGGATAGTAGAAATTACCTTTATCTTTGCAGGGAATTGGTTCCAATAACTATCGATAGGGAAGCGGGTAATAAGAGTAACTTTATCTTTAGTGATATCCATAGCCGCTCTGTAAATAAGATCACACCAGGTAAGAGGTCTCTGTTGAATAGGAAGTTGTCCTACTGTATCTCCTTTGATCATCTTTTCAGCTACTTCTTCATCAGAAACTTGATATCCCTTATAAGTAAGATAAAATTTTCTATCTTTATTTTTTCCTCTTAGTTTAGAAGTATCTATAGGAGCTTCTATAGGAATAAAACGATTACGCATACCATGCATAAATCTATCTAATTCTTTTTTAATCCGTTCATCAGAATATACAGATTGCCAATCTTTTATATGCTGAAGATCAAAATCTTTGTTTAAATAAGTTACCAATAATTTAGTTTGGTCTGATATATTGTTTTCAAACCAACGTCTAATCCAATATAGCATATACGGGAAGAAATTAGCACAGATAGCTGCTAAGGGCAATCCAATACTATCTGTATCTACATCGATATCTTCTAATCCTTCTTTTCTAAGATTCTGAGTGCAAATTACAAGTCTAGCACCCCAGTCAAAAGACTTCTTCATACCAGCTCTTCTAATAAGACCCATCTTTCTAGAAAGACCAGAAGCCTGAGAATCTTCACCATTATATCTACCGAATACCAGCCAATCATATACAGCGGTTAAATTATCTTGAATACGACCTCTTATTTCTCCATTAAGGGTTAAACCATATTCATTACTTTCTTTTAAGGATTTAGAATCTCTGATAATAGAGTCATAGATCTTATTTATTTCCCCAACAGATACTCTTCCTTGTTCTGTATTTACATCTCGATATCCAACAGGAATTACAACAAAATCTTTTATGAATAATTTATCTCTATATCTTTCTAAGAAATCAATCTTAACTTCTCTACCAAAAGAATCTGTTTTCTTAAATTTGATAGTTTTGATAATCTTTTGTAGATATTTGATTCCGGTCTCTCCATTAGGATCAGGTTTTAATTTACCAGATTCTTCATCTAATTTATAATTATCAACTTCATGAGCACATAATTTTACATTATTATCTAATCTACACCAAATCTTATATCCAAGAGGATGTAAGAAAGATTCTCCAGCTAAGTTAATATATGCGAAGATAGTTGTTCTATCTTCTTTTGTAATACCAAATATTTCATTAGATAATAACCCATCTGCTGTAGGAACATTCTTTCTAGCAAAATACATAGGGTTCTTAATTTCTTTAAGTTGGTTTACTTTGATAAAATTAGCTACATTTAAAGGATCTAATTTAAGGTGTTTGATTTTTTCTTCTTGATCTTTAGAAACTTCGTTAAGGATTTTATCACTCATAAGAAATTTACCTTTCTTCATAAACTTTTTAATTAATTGTCCCATCTAGCAAACTAATGCTAGATGGGATTTACTAATTAAATATCCATAAGATCAAACCATACAATATTTTTAGAATAATTCATAGAAATCTTGTATAGCGGTTGAAAAGCTCCAGGAATTATTTGGTTATTTAATGTATCCTTTAATTCATGAAGTGAATGACTCTCATCATTATCGGATAATTCTATTTCGAATTTATTATTCTTTAAAATAGAAATCGTTTTGATAGATTTTATATCGAAACAAGCTAAGATTACATCATACAAAGCTACCTCTTTAGAGAGTAGTTCATTATTCATAGATTTAGAGGATACTAATTGAGAGAATTCTAGTAAATTCATTTTAATTAGTTATTTTAATCCTCCTATTTTATTCTCCTTTGAACATCGCATCCATCTCTTCTTTTTGTTTGGCATTTTGTACCGTCTTATTTTTAATTTCTTTCATATACCTAAAGTGTAGGTATAACAAAAAGCCAACATCACAAGTTTTTGCTTCTTCAAAGGACAGTCTATTTTTATAGTATTCGCAAAGGCTAAATATTACTGTATAGAAAGTGCCCCGATCGGTAAAAAGGCCCGAGTGAAAAGCAAATCAATAGATCCCTGAGGAGTAGCATCAATATGTGTATGACAGCTTGTGCATTCTGTAGCAGGAATCTGATAAGAGATTTTTTCTTCTGTAAATTTACGAGTAATCTTGTATACTTCACCCATAAGAGCAGAGTGTTCGTCAGGAGAGAGGTGACGCATAATTTCATAAATAGCTTTTACTTTACGCATTACTGTTTTAGATAAGCTATCTTCTACGACACCAAAGTCAATAGGATATAATTCCTTGGTTGCTCTATTAACTTTATAAATTGTATCAATGTTTGCCATGATTTGAACAACCGTGCCATATTTCTTAGAGAAGTCTTCTGAAAGTGCAGCACGTTCAATCATATCACCATAGATAGATTCAGTGCAGAAGCTGAAAGCATAATCTTTACTAATGATAATAGGTTTAGTTCTAAAGAGTTTAGATTGAACAGGTTCTCCATTAAGAATCTTTTGGAAACGCTCTTTAACCTTGTCATTAGGATATACAATCATATCTTCTACTTTTTTCTTTTCTAAGAAAAGTTTATTGCATTTATTATTAGGGCACTGATAAGAAAGATAGTTTACATCTTTAAAGTTTGCCATATAAATAGTAAACAGCATGCAATCCAAGTCATAAACAGAGATCTGTTTTAACCATGTATCAATATCAGGTTTCTTCCCTACAGTGTGATTATAGATAATATTGAAGAACTTTCTAAGACCACCAATAGTGGTTAAGTCTGTAGTTTGAGGATTGAATTGAAGTAATTCTTCCCCAGATACAGGAGTCATTTCAATTTGTTTACCGGTATATTGTAAACCAAATGTTACTGTATAAGCAGAACGTTCTACTTGTAAAGCACTCTTAAGCTTAATAGGTTTCTTAGAAATTACAAATTCATCAAGACCTTCATTTCGTTCCATCTTAAGAGCTTCAAGAACCTGTTCTTTATAATCATGAGTAAGACGTTTAACTTCTTCTTCAGAAAGATTGGGTTCTTCATCTTCTTCCACATCAGAAAGAAGTTCTTTTTCTTCAGGATCTTCTTCTTCAGCAAGAATAGGTTTTGCAGAAGGTGTTTCTTTTTCTACATCTTTATCTTTTACTGTTGTGAAGGTTTCTTCATCTTCATCGTCTTTTTCTTTGATTTCATCATCTTCATAAGGGAGATCAGGCTTTTTAGGACTAACCCCAAGATCAACACTGCTGTCATCAAGAAGATCAAGGAAATCATCTTTAGAATCATCATCATTTTTTGTAATACTATCAATATCTTTAGATACATCAGAGCTCATACGAGGAGTACGATTTACTTGCTTTTCTTCGATACCAAAATATTTATTATTGGTTTCTACTTTTTCATCATGAGCTACTGTAAATAAGATATATCCCTTTCGTTCATAATCAGTAATTCCATCAAAACGAGGTTCTGTTTCAATAATATCTTCTATCTGTTTAATAAACTTAGAAAGGCGTTCATTAGATTTAGCTCGTTTCATAAGAACTTCATATTGAGTATTTACATACTCTTCTTTTCCTTTAGTAATAAGACCATCGGGATCAGTAAGTTCTTTCTTAGTACGTTCAATTTCATGATCTGCCAAATCATAAAGACTATCTAAATTCTTACGAATAGGATCATCTACTTTTGATTTAGGGACTTTGGCAATAGTATCTACATTTGAAATTACTTCGTCATATTTAGTATTACCATCTTCATCAACTACAGTACTTTTTGCAATATCGGCTAAGCTTACTTTCTGAATAGGTTCTTCAGATTTGGGTTCTTCTTTTTCTTTAGTACCATCAACGATAATATATTTTTTATCTTCTTCTACTTTAACTGTTTCTACGATAGGTTCGATAGGTTTATTGTTTTCATTCTTTGCAACCTTTTCAGCCGGTGTAAGTTCAGGTTCCAAACCAAGATCGGATAAATTCAATTGTTCTTTATTTTCCATAATTAATCCTTTTTCCTCCTAATAGGTACTTTATGCTTTTTGAATGCATTACCACCAGTTTTTTCTCTTTCAATAGCTCTTTTCTTTGCACCATCTAATGTTGTATCTAAATAATCTCCAATAGCACCAGAATCTAATTTGTTATTGTAGGTTATAGAAGGTCCAGAATTCGTAGAAATCCCAGGGGCTGCTTTAGATTTAAACATATCCTTCAATTTATCATTGGATACTTCTACTTTATCCATGGTTTCTATATTAAATTCAGATTCTTCTATTAATTTAGATACACTGGGGTTGTCTTTCATTTTAATCCAAATTTTCATTATGAGTTTAACCCTTCTATCGTATTAGCGGCTACATTATACAAGATTTCAAATTTAACCTGTCTAATTATAATAGAGAAAAGAATCATATTTTCTAAAGAATCTTTAGGTCTATATAATGAAACCTCAACATCTACAGGTATCAATTCAGGTAAATAAGTTGATATCTGATCTTCTAATTCATTGCGTAGTGTGATCAATTCTTCCTCAAAAGCAAATCTATATCTTCCCCGAATATCTATTCCAAGATCAGGAAAGTCTGGATATGATCCTTTTTTAAGAAGTAGCAGTCTTATAATCAATAAAGCTGCTGAATTCATAGTACCTGTTTGAATATTTTCCATATCCAAAACTTTTGGTCTGTTAAGATCATCTATATCTAAAAGATAATCTCTTATATTAGCCTCTACTTTAAGTATTTTACTCAAAAAATATCACCATCTTTACTAAGTAATATTTATAATTTTTTAAATGAATGTCTCACCTGTAAAAATCTATACTTTACAAATATCGGGACATTTTTATAATTAAAAATATTATTTGGAGGTCTTAAATAATATGAATGAAGCAATGGGTCTTGCTACAATGAATCCTATGGTAGGAACTACCTATAAACCTTTTTCTGCAATAATGATGGTTGATAATTATAATCATGATAAAGATATTAATGATGGATGGTCTACTTATAGAGTTGCTAGAACGTTAGATAAAGATAGTCAATATATCGAAGTAGATGATAATGGAAAACTTACTAATAGAGATACATGGGATACATTATCTGAAGCTGATTTAAAATTATACGATATTAAAACTTTTAATCTAAACTCAGTATTCAACTCTTTGTTAGAAGAGTTGAGATTGCCTTATGAAGATAGACCTATCCATGATAAAGATTATCTTTATGAAGCATTCATTGGAAGTAAAGTATATATGAATGATCAAGTAGATTATGAACCTTTATTAGAAGAGATAGAACTTAAGAAGTTAAGCAAGATAATAAATTCTGATGCTGATAATATATCTAAAGATGCAGATAAAGAATTTGGAACAATGTCTCCAACCAATCCTGATGAAACTCATGCTAATGGTACTACCCTTTTAGCCTCTTCTAAAATACAAATGGTTGGAATGAATTCATTGTTTGAATCTTATTCTGTTTCTGATATTGAGGGAGAAATGAATAAGATTAATCATATGATTGAAAAAATTACAGAATAGAGGGCTTGATATGGGATTTTTTAATAGTAGTGATAGTAACATCCAAAGATATTCTCAAGATCAAGACAGGTCTTTTAAATATAATGAAATAAAAAGATGGGTAGAAGTTCATGGTGGAGCTATTATAAAAGACCATTATGCTACTGAAGATGAACTTGAAGAAGATTGGTATAAATACAAATCTTTACCTAGATTATGGTATAGAGCTAATGATGAAGCTATGAAATTATTTGGTAAAGATAATGAAACTCTATATTATGAAAATAAACAATGGTTTATGAAAAAAAAATCTATATATAGATTTGAGTCTGAATTTAATGGAATCAAAGACGTAGATAACCATGTTATAGATGAGATAAAGGCTAAATTTAGATATATAAAAGAACCTGGCATAGAATTAGAGAAAGACTATTACCCTACAGAAGAAAAGAAAAATAGAGATGGTATATTAGTAGCCCCTAATTTATCATCTAAAGATGGAAATATAGAAAGAGTATATTCTCCTGTTTTAAAAGAAGATGGATCTGATATATCCGATGAAGAAAAATTAAAACAGGTAAAGAATTATACAGATAATGATTACCCTATACTTCGAAAAGAGTATGATAATCTAAGTGATCTCGAAAATGATTGGTATAAATATAACTCAAATGATAGAGATAGAAGAAAAAATTGCGATGACTTCTCTATGAGTATTTATGGTAAAACAGTTACTGATATCTATAATGACAATCTGAAACGGTTATTAGCTAATGAAAATATAGATGATAATGTTATGCCTATGGAATATAAACCTGCTTCTGTAGATGAAGAATGTTCTGATTCATTGTTATATGAAGAAGCTTTATTTTCTGCTGTATCTGAAACTGATGATTATGCATATTTAGCTAATATGAAATATAGATTATTGGAAGATGATAGAATGACTCCTGTAAAATATATTTATAGAGGAAAAATATTAGATCGTATAAATTATAAATTAGATTACGATGTGCCAACTTTCATAAAACTTAGATCTACTTCTATGGATATTCCAATCTTAAATCCAGATGAAATAGCTAGATTTGGTAGTGAAGAAAATACAACATATGCTCCTTCAGATTTTGCTATAAAGTGGTATAATAATTATAATGGTATAATGAATGGTATTCAATTATCTTACAACCCTGTTTCATGGGTTACAGAAGTTACCACATTATCAAATGCATATGATGTAGAAGAAGATCCTGAAGAAAAAGAAAGACTAGCAGCAAATTTAATGTTCTTAGGTTGGAATCCCAGGTTCTCATATAATACTTATTATCGGAGGGTTGCAAGTGAACGCATTAATAAATACCTTAGTGATCGCAGCGTATGTAACTACATTCCTATCTATAATATGCCTGTTTTTAAACATGATGCATTTATAGAATCTACAGAATTAAAAGAAGAATGTCCTGCAGTATATTTTATATTCCATGATGATTTAAAAGTAGGAGAACCTGGTTTCTTTGTATCTTTTGATGGATTTAAAGATAATATGGGGTATCTAAATATCTTCAATAATATCGGAAGTGAATATTCATCTTATAAAGATAAAGAAGATATTACAAAGTATCTAAAAAATGATGATATTATAATGGCTTTTGCAGTTCCTTTGCTTGTAGAAGATTTTGATAAGGTAAAAGCTAATTTTGAATCTTATCTAATGAATACAAGTTTGAATAATAGTAAAACATTAAAAGAAGGAACAGAAGCTAAAGCCTTGATAGATATTTATCCTAGAAGAATTATGAGTGACTTTATGAAGTTATTCTTGGATAGTTCTTTTGACTTTAATACATCTTTGGATCTTGATGATGTAATGAAATATCTAGAAGATACCAAAGGAAAAGAATTCGATGCTTATATAATAGCAAATACAGTAATGGTTAATTTTGATATACAGAAGAGTATGAAAGCTACAAAACTAAATTTCAATGATCTCAAATCTATTAGCATCAAAGAAAACTATACATTTACAGAAGATAATATAGATTGTTATCCTTATCTCTGTTTATCTGAGTATGGAAGAATCAAAAATACTAAATCTAAACCTAAAAAAGATAAAAAAATATTAAAAGAATTTTTTGATTTACTAAACAATAAAATAATAGATATATAGGGAGAAGAGGGAAGAGGATCTATTCCTCTTCCCAAATCTTAAAATCTAATAACGGTTGTATATTATAAATATGAAATATATAACTTAAAGGAGATAATTATCTTGGATCAAATATTGGGTAAGAAATTTCTTATAACTTCTAATGAGATAAAAATCTTAATGAAGTATCCTAGATTATTAAGAGTAGTTAAACTATATGATGAATATGAAGAAGTAGATCTAAAAATATTAGATATAGGTAGTATGTATACTGGAGATAAAGAAGAAGGAATTATTTTTCATATGAGTATAAATGAATTGTATCTATATTACAATTCTATTGTTCCTAATCTAGTTGTAACTATAAAACGCTTTCTAAATACAGAAATAGAAAATATAAATAGTCTATTGGTTATAAATCAATACATTACAGAGAATACTCCTACTAATTCTATAAAAGATATTGATATATTCTATATCAATAAATTTATGAACTTAAAGAGTTATGAAAATGATATATTTGAAGACATGTTTGCAAAACATAATAGACTTCCTATAAAGTATGATCTTAAACAAGATTCTATACCTGAAATTATATATGAAAATGATATTATCAAATTAGTATTTACTAAAACAGTATATCTATATCTAGAAGATAGTTTATCTGATCTGACCAAGATAGTATCTTTTAATGAATATGGATATGATAAAAGTGTAAATTCTATATTAGAACAATATAGTTCTTCTATAGGGTATTACCAATTAAACAAAGTTAGAATAGATATAGAAAAAGATGTAGCTATTAAAAATATAATGAGATTACCGAAACTATCTCTTGCTTCTGGATTCAAAGAATTTTATAATGAGTATAATGAATGGCCTGTTGATTCGTATTTTGAATTCGATAGAAGAATAGATGGATTAGATGCTATAAAAAACAAAAATTCTGAACACTATATAGTATTTGTTGAATTAAAGGATAAGAATATATTATGCATACTATATCCTAAAATAAAAAGAAACTTATCACTTTATAATCTATTAGTAAATGATGATGAAAGCAATGCTATGAGTAAAGATGAAGTATTAAAATTTATAAGTTTAACTGTTAATTAGGTGGTGGGTAATAGAAATTTCTATTACATACTATATATTTGAGTTAGTGATGATAGGCAGCCTCATCAGTGTTCTAACTCAGTTTTATATTTCTAATATATTAGGAGGAATCACACAATGAATGCATTCGAAACAAAGAAAGAAGAAAGCAAGAAAGAAAAGCAAACCATCGGTGCAGTTGGTTTGGAATTCCCGCAACTCTTGTCTGCAGGTTATGTAACAACTAAAGATCTTAGCAATTTGATCAATAGTTTCTATCATGCAGTATTTACGGATTACTATGGATCTAAATTAGAAGTAGCAGCAAATGGTCAAATCTCCATTCGTTTGTTCTTCAAACCTGTAGAAGGCAAAGATTCTAATCTTATCTTTGCATTAGAAAATATTAATAAGCCTAGCGATACAGATGCATATAGCCGTATTGAACGTGCTAATCGTTTCAACAATCCGAACGGTAATTATCGTAATTACAAATTTACAGATGATGCTAAAGAAATGCTTAGCGAATTTGTAATCAGCTCTGGTATTAATCGTAATGGTGGAGTTAATTGGAATGCAGTAAGTGAAGAAACAACTGGTTCTGATAATTACAATCGTCCTCAGATCTATGTATCTCTCACTTGCGATATCTATAAGATCATTCGCAAACTCTATGGAGATAAGACCTCTAATAATGGTCATTGGGATTACAATATCGAAGTTAAAGCTCCGATTGCTCCTAAGATGGATCCGAATGGTAATGTCATTGCAACTAACTATTCTCTGTTGCTTTGGAGAATTGATTCCAGTGATGTTACTGCATTAGCTGCACGTTTTGGTTATGGTGATTTCGGAACCAATAGCCTTGGTATTAATACAGAAATGTAAATAAAACTATTTGAGGTAGAGAGAAATCTCTACCTCAATACTTTAATATAAATTAGTAACTTTTTTAAATTTATTTTTTATCTTAAGGAGAGAATAAAATGGCTTTCAAAAAAGATGCTGGTCCTATTAAATATGAAATTAAAGAAGATGGAATTAATGAATTGGTAGATGAAGGCTCAGGTAATATGGTATTAATGCTTAGAGAAGTATCTTGGAATGGAAGAGAACCTAAACTTGAACTTAGAAAATGGATTGTTGATGTAAATGAAGAAAAGCCTATGAGAGGAGTTTCTTTTATTACAGAAGAAGGTCCTAATAAACTTACTGAGATCATGATCAATAAAGGTTATGGGAAAACAGAAACAGTATTGAATGATCTTAAAGATAGAGATGATTTTGATTCTTCTCTTAATAAAGTAATTGGTAAGAAGAAAGTAGAAAAAGCAAAAAACACTGAAGTAATTGTCGATGAAGATGAATACTTTGATCCTAATAATATTTTAGGATAAAATGAGGTGTTGATATGAAAAATCAGTATGAAGAGATAAAAGGAGATAATCAGAATGAATCTCTAGAACAATTAGAGATGTGTAAATATCTAGTTCAAGGAGAAGATAAACCTTGTAGGCATAGAGATATGTATGGTAGATGCACATTTGAAAATTGTGTATTAGATTCTGAAGAAAGTCCTTTACGATCTAAGAAGTGGTGGTTTCAATGTATTATTTGTAAACATCCTACTTCTATTGAACCTGATGGGTTAAGAGTTCCTTTCTGTGAAAGTTGTATATCTAGAATGAATGAAGCAGAGGTGCTTCCTTTTACTTGTAGATATTGTGGAAAGAAACAATATACTCCTTCAAAATGGATGTTTTCTAGAGTATGTGATGAATGCATTCCTTTATTGTATAATAAGAATGCAGGACAGACTTGTTTAAAATATACTCCTAAAGCAGGAAAGCATTCTATCTCTAGGGGTGGATCTATGCACGATTATAAATAGGAGGCTATTATGCCTAATCAACGAGTAAAACAATATGACTATTTAGATGCTGTTCCTATAGAAAATATACTATATGGGCAGTTCATAAAATATGATAAACTAAATAAACTATTTGTGGATTATTATAAAGATAAGCAACAACCTAAATGGATCAATATATACATAGACGTGTATCAAGTATTACTTCCTATATTTAGTTTCTATAAGGTTATTCATCCTTATAGCATCACATCTTGTTTAGCTAACTTAGCTATTCATTATAAATCATTTTTTAGAAAAGCTGGAATAGATAGTTTTGTATTTTTATTATATTCTCCTACTTCTGGATCATCTACCCAGCAAAGATTCTGTTCTGATTATAATTCTAAGAATATTACCAAGATGATTAATAATCAGGAAATATATAAAATAGTAAATGAGAACTTACCATTATTGAGTATGCTGTGTCAGTACATGAACAATATTTATTTCAAGATAGGAACTGTAGAAACTTCTGTCATGGCTTATGATATGATTACTAAGTTTAAAAATAGAAATATACAAGTTCCTTCTCTTTTTATAACTTCATCTCAATATGCATTTCAACTTCCTTCTAAAGTAAAAGATTTAATCATGCTATTTAAGAAGAAAACAAATACAGAAGGTATAGATGAATCTTATATAGTAAATACAGATACTGCTTTAGATTCTTATATTGCAGAGATCAAAAAGCAAAGAATAGAAAAATTTGAAGTGAATCAATCTTGGTTATCAGGGTTTATGACTTTATCTGGTATTCCTAAGAGGAACTTAAAGTCTTTGTTTAATTACAAACAAAGTTTGAAGATATTAAAAACTATAGATGAACGATTTGATCAGGCTACTCCTGATTCGATATATAATACAGCTAATCAATTATACCCTAATAAAAATATGGATTCTCATTTTTATGATGAGATTGTAAATAGGTTCAAATGTATAGATCTAGATTATCAGCTTCATCTATATAGAACAATGCCTGAATCTATAGATACTGTATTTTTGGAACAAGTAGAAAATCCAGAAGCATTAAAAAGAATTAATGATGAATACTTTTCAGAAAATCCTATCTTATTAGAAAGAATATAGAGTAGAGTCATTAAGACTCTACTCCTATTTTATTTTTTCTTAAGAAGAGAAATTGTATCAGACATGGAACCAGATCCCATTTCTAATGTTTTCATAGTATTGCTAGTTACAGAAGATAATTTGATTCCTTTACCTTCATTAGAAACTACGTTTATATTCTTATTATCTTTATCAGTCATACTATTAGCATTCTTATACCATTCTTGTTTATTGGTCTTATTATTAATAGCAGTTGTTGTATTAGCATCTTCTGCTTTGCTTGTAGTAGAGTTTTCTAATATCTTAGAGAAGTTTAACATGGTAATGCATTTAAAAATATTACTTTCTCTAGAATATATTTCGGTCTTTTTATTTAATAAGAATAATCCATCCTTATCAGAGTGGGCATTATAATTTTTTACCACATATCTCTTATTAGGAGTAAATACAGATGGATCTAAATCGTGCTTGCTAATAGTTAATTGATTAATCTTATTTTCTAATTCAGCCTTAAAATTCTTTACTTCATTAGGATTATCGTTCTTTGAGACAATTATCTGTGTTCCAGGTCTACTACTACCGAAGCTACCTCCAACATTCATGTCAGATTCAAAACTTCCTATTCCTATTTGACCTATACCGGTTAAATCTGTAATGCTATCTAAATTATTTTTTAATAGTTGCATATCTGTATTGTCTAAGAAGCCACCATGAGACAAATACTTACCTGCATCAGATAATTTATTATAGATAGATTCTCCAGTAAAGGAAATAGCAGATACATCTGTAACCAAAGATACAAACTTACTCTTAATATCACAGGATAAGATATCGTTAAAGCTAGGGAAGAAGGATAATAGGTTTTTAGCAAATCCGGTAATAAATCCTACAACTCCTCTAAGACTTCCAATAACTCCTTTAATATTATTAATATACCCTTGCATCTCTGTTACATTTTCTAATAGCTTATTAGAGTTAGCAAATACATCATTAAAAGATATATTAGTACTAGCATCTGTAAACACAGGACTAAACTTATCATAGATAGGTTTTATCTTATTTACAAATGCAGCTGCTTTATCTGCTATAGATGAAACTTTATCCATTGTATTATCTAATACATTTGTTTTAGAGAATATATTAGACTCAGCATGTGAGGAAGCAGAGTATGAGGTTGAATTGATCTTATTTATAGAATTCTTAGTAGACTCTATTACATCTTGTACATTGATTTCTGTAACAGAATTTAAATAGTTATCTAAATATTCCGAATCATAAAAGATAGGAGTTAGTTTATTTATATTAGCTTCAAACTTAGTACTCATATTATTTAGCTTTTCATATTGTTTGTTGAAGTTCAATAATCCACTTCCAATATATTTACTAATAGCAGAAGTTAATGAGCTTTGAACAATAGGAACATTGATGGTTACTTTGCCAGGTTTAGCTCCAGCAGAAGTTGGAAATCCTGATATCTGACCCATTATAGTTTCTGTAAGTTTATTTTGATATTCTGCTAGCTCCTTAGCCTTATTTAAAACATTGTTTTTAAATATATCATTCCATTTACTTAACTTCTCTGGGACATTCCCCATCTTCTTTACCATTTTCTTTATCATTACTTTAAACTTAGATACAATTCTATCTATATAGGCTTTCATCTTAGCAATATTAGCATAGCTTAAAATACTATTATCTTTACTAGGATTTATGATAGCATCGAATCTATTTATAATTTTAGATATATCATGGTTTATAGTATAATTTGTATCACTAACTGATACGTCTATATAATAGGCATTTTGATTTGTATCTATATCCATGCCTTCGTTCATCATATTAGGGTCTGTTATTTCTCTTACATTTAAAAGAACGTCATTGTATTGCTCATTCTTCATAGGAAGACCCTTGCCAGATTTAGAGATGAGATAAGTACAGATAGGCTCATCTATAAAAAATAAATACTTTGTAGGGTAGAAAACTTCAACTGAATTTAGATAATCTACTAGGCTAGTAAGAGTATCAGTAGGAGGGATTATCAATTGAGATTGAGGTTTATTATATTGGAAAGGTTCAATAAGAAGATGAAGATTAGTCATATATGAAGATACAATATCCATCATATTTGTATTCATCATAGTAGTATTAGCAACTACTTTATTTGAGTCTATACATTTCTTACTCATAAGACCTATATAAACTTCTTTATATACATCTTTTCTGTCTTCTCCATTATTCTCTTTATCTATATAATCTAATTCTTTATAATAGTTTATATCATTAGAAACAAAGATAGAATATTCATCTTCTATATAAGTTTCTGTAGTAGGTTCATCTAATTCGGATGATGAATTAAATTTTTCTATCTTTAAATGCATGGTAGCACTTTTTGCATTCTGTATAATAATATCAAATAAGTTCTTATCTAAACTAACTTTAGCTAACATTGTCGGCATGTTCTTATTTACATAATCGCTTATTCGAATAAGATCTTTAAAATTTTCCGGTTTTATATTTAAATCGTCTGAAGGTACTCCAGGGATGACTATCTTCCCTGTAATTTTAAAATTCCATTTTTGCATAAGAGTCGATTTCACCTCCATAAAATATTATAAGTTTGTCATTTGGAATAAAATGGACAGATAACCATTAAGGTTATCTGTCATATTTGATATAATGTTATCATTAGATATCAGAGTGTAAACGATCAAAGCATTTATAAATCTTATTGAAAATGGCTTTAATTCGATTAAAGAGATTTTTGATTGTATCATTCTTTAACTTATTACTTTCAATCTTACTAAACAATTTTTCTACTTTAGAATAAGCAAGAGAAAGATGTTTGGAATCAGAATTAGTAGCACCCCCAGATTTAATATACTTAGAAGCTTGAGTACACATCTTTTCCAACCCACTAAGATCTTTTGTATATGTACGAGTAATAACAGCGATAGCTGTATTAATAACCTTTGTATCTGTAGGAGTAGATCCTGCCAAATTTCTTACAGCTTCTTCAACATTTCCAGCTTCTCTTAATGCTTCTTTAATGAAAGCATCAACTTTATTCACTTGGTTTCCCATATCAGATGCTTCATTAATTACAAATAATCCCATATTATTATACTTCCTTTCAAATTATTTTTTAAATATAGAATTTTTTGCCTTTATAATAAAACCAACTATAGCGTTCAATACTTTCATTATTCCCTTTTTAATAATATTAAAGATCTTAATTGCTTGGTCTTTAATCTTTGTAGTAAAAGATTCTTTATCATATTTTTTATTTCTTACTTTATTTATTCTTTCTTCACACATAGACAAACTATTTTCTAGTTTATGTTTTATTCTTTCTAGAAAAGGAAGACTTTTAGTTGGTTCAGAGCTTTCTATGTGATTTTTACAAGAGGCTATCATTTTTTTTTCTGCATCTTTGACTTTCTTTTCTATATTTTCACCACTCTGTTTAGGATCTTCACTGTCTAGATTAAAAGGTTCATCACTGTCCATCATAGCATCAAATTTTTTAAAGTCTTCCTCTGATATATTAGGTTGTACATCTTCATTATAAGAAGATGTTCCTTCTAATATTACATATAATCCCATTTATATCACCCATATCTTATCTAAATTTATTATGTATAGATACTAAAGCAGATACAATAGCTTTTACAATCTTCATCAGTATCTGTTTAATTTTAATAAATACCCATTTGATGGCATTCAGTACATTTGTTGCAATACCTTTATCAAATTTTAATTCAGATAAACTTTGATCACATTTTTTGATCTTTGATTCTAATGAAGTTTTTAATCTTTCCAAAAATGTTTTATCTTTTACATTTTTAACACTTTCTACAATCTTATTTGCATTTCCTTCTGCTTGATTAACAAGTTGTTTAGCTTTTCCTGTATCGCTTTTTGCAGCTGTAGCAGCCTCAGATGTTTTATTGGCAAGATCTTTAACTTCAGCTACAACAGTATTCTTGGATGAAGAATCTTCATTATTAGTTGTATTATTTGAATCAGTCTTATTTGCATTTCCTTTGTAGACATTATTCTTTTCCGAAGAAGTAGAATTTGTTTTATTATCATCTGTATTTGGTTTATTAGGTGGAGTTTTTACAGGTTCTGGGTTGTTATATTTGCCCGTACTTGTAGAAGTGGAGGATGTATTATTATTATTTCCTTTTGAAGCATCTTTATATACATTATTCTTTCCACCAACCAAAGCAGCCATCTCTGCCTTTGCTTTTTCTTTAGCCTCTTCTTCAGCTTTTTTTAATTCTTTCTCTTTTTCCTTTTCAGCTTTTTCCTTTGCTTCAGCCTCTTCTTCAGCTTCTTTTCTAAATCTAGCTCTTTCTTCATCAAATTCTTTAGAATTTAGATAAGCATGCCTTGCTTCCTGAGCTTTTTTTTGCACTATCTTCCATTTCTTTATCTATTTGATCTACTTTTTTAGAGTCTGCTGTTCCTAATATTAAATTTTTATCTACTGATTTTCCCTCATAAAATTCTCTTCTTAAACGAACCTTTTCATTATATTGAAAAATTAATTCAGCTATACGTTCATTTACTTTGTTGCCAGTATAACCAAAGGTATCTCTTAATTCTTTAAAATCATTTTCACTACCACGACGTAAATTTTGTACATCTTTCCAAGTTTTTATTTTTGATATATCTATATCTTCATTAAAATACATTCTCATTATATAAATCACCTTCTAATTTTAAAATAAGAGAGAGAGAGATTTCTCTCTCTCTCTCATCATATTAATTATTATTTAGATTATTTTTTGCTACGGAATTTATTCTGGATAGAAGCCAATGCCGAAACGATAGCTTTGATAAGTTTTAAGAAAAGTTGTTTAATCTTGGTGAATACCCATTTAAGTTTGTTACCAATAGAGCTTCCACCATTTTTCTTATTTTCTTCTTCCATCTTCTTAAACTTATTATCATATTCTTTAATCTTAGCTTCAAGTTTTGCTTTTTGTTTTTCTAACCAAGATTGATCATTGCAATCTTTTACAGCATCTACTACTTCATCTGCTGCTCTTTCTGCACCACTAACATCACCATTGTTTGCTGCATCTCTAACACCTTTGTAAAATTTAGCAGCGGCCACTTTATACGAAACACCTTCTGTTTTGATTATGTGTTCTATTCCTTGTTTATCGTTATTTAATCTATCAAGTGCCTTTTTTTCTTTTCTTCTAAATTCTTTATCTGATTTAGCAAGAGCATTATTTATACCTTCATCTCTTGCTGCTTTTCTTGCTGCTTTGGCTGCTTGAGCAGCAGCATACTCTTCAGCACCTTTTGCTGCACTATCTGCATGTCTTTTTCCGAATTTAAGCATATCTCTAGTATCTGCAACTACTGTGCCATCGGAACGTCTTAAAGTAGCAACTGCGTCTTCATTAAATGTAAATAAACTCATTTATTTTCACCTCATATATGATTTTTTAAAAATAAATTCTACTTAAATTTAAATAGAATACTAAGTATTAACTTTATGTTCAATTATTTAAAATTACTTTCTATTAGTTCTTAACTGGTTTCTGTAGTTATTCATATTATTAGTTAAAGTTTGATTAGCTTGACTTCCTACACTTCTAGATGTTTCAATATAATCGTTTCCTTCTTTTTTATAGGTATTAAATCTAACATCTCTAACACCTAGTTTATTAATCTTATTACCAAGTGTTCTATTTTTCCAAGTACGCTGAAGTCTGCCTAATACAGAAACAATAGCATTTATGATTCTTACAAATATTTTCTTAATTTGGAGAATAAACCATTTTACTTTTTCACCAATATTAGTCCCAACACTACTCTTGGATTTCATATTGATAGCCCTAAGTTTAACATCAAAGGATCTAATCTTTTCTTCTAATCTAACTTTTAATCTTTCTAATCCACTAAGCTCAGAAGATTTATTGATTAAAGTAATAATCTGATTAGCCTTTTCATTGATTTGATTTGTTATTTCTTGAGGGTTGGAATTTTGAGAATTGATAGCTTGTTCTCCATTTTGAACCTGAGCGGTAATTTGAACCATATTGTTCATAATAACGCTCATGGATGTTTGACCATTTTCACCTTGTTTATATTGACCATTAGAAAATTGAGGGGGGGGGGTGTGTGTTTGATTAGGTTGATTATCTTCTCTTAATACAAATAATCCCATTATTCTACTCCTCTAATCTTATTGTAAATAGCAGAAATAGCGGATACAAGTAATTTAAGAATTTTTGTAAAGATTCTCTTAAGCTGAATAAAAGCCCATTTGATAGCATTGACAACTTTTGTACCAATGCCTTCATCTTTAAATTTCAATTCTTTAATTTCTTTATCCCATTTTTCTAATTTATCTTCTAAACGCTTTTTAAATCTTTCTAATGTAGTAAGATCTTCTCTATTAACATCATCACTATTTTCTACTGTTTTGATATCTCTTTCAATATCATTAGCAGTTTTTTCTACTTCTTGTTTAGCTGCATTATTAGTAACCCCATTCTGCGATTCGGCTACCATTTCATTGGACTTGGTAAAAAGACGTTTTACTTTTTCTTTAAAAGATCTAAAAGCATCTGTAACACGGCTTTCTTCTAATGAATAGATATCATTATATCCATATCCTTCATTCATTGTAAATAACGGCATGTCTTTTATTATCCTTTCTTTATGATACTTTAAAAAGCATCATTTCTGCTTTTCATTATTCTTACATTTTTATTATATTTAACAGCAGTATTTAAAGAATCTTTATCATACTTTTGTATTTCTTTTCTGTATTTATAATTGTTATATTTATCTTTAACAAATCTATGAGCTACTGCCAATGCTCTTACAATAGCTCTAAGTATTTTACCCAGAACTGCTAATATAGCATCTTTTACTGCTTTTACAGCTGCTATGGCTCTTCTACCTATAGAACCTTCACCATATTTAGCATCGATTACATTAAAAGCTTTTCTTGCAGTTACTTTTGCAATAAAATTTTCTATACGATGTTGTAATCTTTCCAAAAAAGTAGTACTAGATACTTTTCCTATATATTTAATAACTTCAGATCCATATTCATTTACTTCTTTTTTTTTAAGATATACTTTATTTGGATCGAATTCAGAGGGATCATTTATTGTTGCATTTACATGGAATATATCCATCATATTGTTTTGTATATATCCTTTAATCCCCTCTTCTGTATTTAAATCATGTTTTGATATTCTATTATACAGATCATCATCAAATTTTGATACAGATCTTGCATCGCTATCTTCATTGATTACAAATAATCCCATAATTTATCCACCTAACCACGTTTAGTAGCTTCCAAATCATTATCTTTTGCAAGAACATCTGTTCTATATTTTACTTCATTTTCAGCTTTTCTGCGTTCTATTTCATTTCTAATATTACTTTTATTAGAACCGGATAATTCATTCTTATATTTACTATTATAATATTTATCTTTTACATAACGATGGGCTTTAGCTATCATAGAAACAATAAACCCTATTATCTTTAAAAATATTTTTATTATATAGCCTATAAGAAGTTCATATGCTTTATATATTTTAACAAATATAGAATCAGATTCGAATGGTTTCTTTGCAAATAGTTCTTTTTTTCTAGTTTTAATAAAAAGCTTATACTTTTCTACTTTAGATTCTATCCAATATTTCATCTTTTCAAGAACAGTTAGATTAGAAATATTTTTGATAGCATCTATTGCTTTCTTACTATATTTATCTACTTCATTCTTGCTCATGCTTAATTCATTTGGATTATATCTGGTTACAGAGGATCCTTTATATTTACCAAGTTGAAGCCATCCGTTTTCACCATCATATATTCTAGCGGTACCAGCAATATCTAAGATATTCTCTCTAGCTACTTTTACCCATTTATCTCGTTCTTCTTTATTTTCTGGAGCTCTTGTAAAGTTAAATTTAGGAGATAAAATATTACTATTTACATCTGGCTCGAAATACTTATCTGGAGAATATCCCTCTTCTTGGAAGAGGGATATTTCTTTGTTTATGAATAAACTCATTTATATCATCCTATATTAAAGGGCTTCTTGATCGCCATGTGCTGCTTGAGGGCCTGTTTGAGAGGAAGTTGAATGCCCTCCTTGAGATTCTCCAATTCCAGAATGTGCAGAATTTTGAGGAGCTCCAGATGCAGGCTGAGTAGCACTATGTGTAGTAGAAGATTCTGAACTACCAGGTGTTGCAGTTGCTTCTTCTTTAAACTTTACTAAATCAGATATACGACGATAGCGTGTTCCTTTATCAAAAGAAGTCTTAGGTTCTGTATGATTAGCTGCAGCTTCTTCTTTTGCTTTAAGATCTTCAAAATATGCTTTGAAGTGAGCTTTAGCTTTCTTTTCTACAATTTCAGCTTCAGTAAGATCTTTATCCTGATCTAATTCTGCTTCATTCTTAGCTTTGATTTCTTTTTCAAATTTAGCAATGCATTGACGAACAAATTCATCATTAGCATCTTTCATCTTCTTAGCAATCTGTTCTTCTAAATCAGGAATGGGTTTAACTTTTGTTTCATCAACAGTTTTGCCACCATTTTCACCATCAAATTCTTTGAAACCAATTTTCTTTTCAGCTTCGCTAAGTTCTGCTTCTTTTTTCAAAGTCAAAGGAATGAATTCTTTCTTAATCTGTTTTGTACCAAGAATTTCTTCTTCAGTTTCTTTGATTTCGAATACAGCTACACCCAATTTGATGCATTTCTTAATCAAATCTGTGCTCAATACAACTTCAGGAGTTGTACCAGCGATACCAATAAAGTTCAAAACTGCTCCACCAGGAGCTACCATTTTAACGTATTTATATTTAGCTGTTGCCATTTATAATTTCCTCTTTTCTTAAAAAAGTATAGTAAATCATTATTATGATGTAAAAATCAATATTTAGTATTCTCTTATCTCTTGGGTTTAGAACCGTATTTAAACCCCTTGTTGAAATTTTCTTCATCATCAATCTTTAATACTGTAGGGAGTGCTACATTATATGATTTTTCTATAGCACTTAATTGACCATTGTATTTCTTATTTTGATAAGAGAGTATATGATTAACTGAATATTTATCATCTTTCTTGCCTATATGATTAGCAAGTTTCTGTAATCTTATAGCAATCCAATCTATAATTCTTAAGATAACTCGTAAAAATTTTCTAATGAGATTTTGCTTTCTAAGATCTCTTTCCTTATTCAACTCAGCAAGAAATTTAGTATACAGATTTCTAAATTTAGCAATTTTAGAAGCCAACCAAGTTTTAGGTCTGCTATCTATTTCCCTTTTTATATCAGCAAGACCTTTTCCTCTTAAATCTTTTCTTGCTTGTGTAAAGTTATTTAAGATCTCCATTCTTTTAGGATGTTTGACTAAATCTCTCATATCATTATGATTATCCAAATATCCCCCCATTACATTATTATTTATATCCGTTGGGTCTATTGTATCTTCTTCATTTATAACGTTATAATACACAGAAGGAAGCATTGCTACTTCTTCTGATAATAATACGTTTTCTTTACTATATAATCCCATATTGTATACCTCATAATATTACATTTTCTTATTTAGCTTCTAAATATCTTTCATTATTTTTAACTACGTCTTGATAAATGAAGTTTATAATATAATTACCCTTCCCTATATATTCTTTATACAATAAGGTTGTATCTATATTATATCTCCGTATGTATTTAGTTATAGATACATATAGATTTAGATATTCTTTAGAAACCTTTTCTAAGATCTTATTATGTTTCGTTTTATATTCTTCATCTTTACTAGACTTTATTTTAGCAATAACTTTCTTTTTATTTTCTTTAGCTCTTTTAAAATTCTCTTCTAGTTCTTTAGCGAGTTTAGATCTGTTGTTATGATGATTTGTAATCTCTTCATATACTTCTTGATCATAATCTTCTATTAACTTTACAACATTTAAAGTTGTCATAGACTTATGTTTGTTGTAATACTTAGATTGAGATTTTAAATGCTTGATTAGTTTTTCATTTCCATATTCCATTTCTCTAGGGGGTATAAATAGATTAGTCTTAGAATCTATACCATTTAACCATATTTCTTCTTTTGTAAATATAGTTAAAGCCTTTTGTACATCGATTTCTACTACAGGGATACCATTCATCAGATCAGGTGCTTCATAGTATCTTCCTGCAAAAAGTTTATTATCTTCACATTCTTTTTTTATAAATTCAATTTGCGATTTTTTATCTTTGTTATTTACAAGTATCATGTAAAACATTCTCTTTAAAAAATCACTATCTAAATTTTTCATAACTTTTAAATTATGAGTTATCTTAAGATCATCAAGATCTAATCTAGATGCAACTGAACTTTTGTTTTTGTATTTCATTATCAAAGACTTTAGTCCATCTACATATTCTCTATATAAACTACTGAGTTTAGGACTAGAATCTTTTTTCTCATTTTTTAAAATCTTCTCTATATTATTAGAATCAGTAATAGAGTCTACAAGAAAATTCATATTTACACCTCTTATTTATTAATCCTATAAATATTTTCTGTTTTATCTTCTACTGCATTCATTTTAAGTTCAGCTAAGATAGACAGCAATTGAGAGAAATCATTATCTGTTAATCTAAGATAATTATAAGTTCCAAGGTTAGTTATCATTTTTTCTTTAGCTTCTTGTTTAGCTCTATAATCAACCATTTTTCTATTGTTAGGATTTTTTCCTCCATCTTTAACTTCTATGATTAGATTATAAGGAAGGAGCAAAAAGTCTGTTATCCAATGTTTCTTTTTTCCTTTATATTCATATTCTAATACAGGACCAGGGGCTAATACTTCATCAGACTTGTATTCAAGGGTCTTATCTAAAAATTCCATAAGATTCTTTTCATATTTACCAGTATAAGTAAATACTTTACCATCTGACCATTTATATTTTCCACTTATCTTTCTATTAGCAAGCATCTTTTCTTGTTGTTCTGGATCATCTAAAAGATGTGGTTTATTATAGATCTTCATCATTCTTTCTCTATACGTCTTTTTTATAGCTTCATAGCATTTAGGATTTCCACAAAGTCTTTCATATTTTTGACGTTTTTCATTCCACTTTGTTGGTTTTCCGCATACAGTGCAATTCCCATGACCATCTTTGTTATTTACAATATCATATACAAGCCGATAGGCTGTATAATTTAAAGGGAGTTCATCTTGATGGTTTTTATCTATATGCTTTACTAAATCTTTTCTATGATATGAAGCATTACAATAAGGGCAAGCATAATTCTTCATTAATGTGACCTCTATTCTTTATACTTTATATATAGGTTTTACTTGCAAAAATATATGAGCAAGATAATCATAATATGACACAGTTGATCTATTGCAAAGATTTTTTTATCTAATTTCTTAATCTTACAATGAGATAAATATAGATTTTTCCTATTATTCTTTAATATAGTATTATGGGCTGTTCTTTTTCCTAAGTCTATAAATAGATGTGAAAGAAAAAGCATAGCGAAAGAAAGTCTACTATATCTATACCATATAGGAATATTTATTACAGTCAAATATCCCATCATAACTACAGTAGCATATAATAAACAATGAAATACCATTATAAACATAGACTTATCTTTTTGTTTTCTTAATTCATCTGGTTGTAATATAAAATCAGCAAAATAGTGAAATGAAAGCATTATAAGTATATCAATAACCATAATTTATCATTCTTCTCTCTTTATACGACCAAAAAAAAAATAAGCATAATAACCGATTATATTAAAGTCAATTACAAACCAATTATCTGTTAATAAATAAAAAAGAAAGAGGTCTCCCTCTTTCTTTCCTATTTTAATACATCTCTAAGATATCATCAATAGAGTTATACTCTTTATCAGATTCTCCCCATTGTGAATCAAAACTTCCTTTCATATCTCTTTTATAAAGCTTTCTAATCGTTTCCTTTTCTTTAGTACTTAGTTTACTAGTTTCTATTCTTCTCTTTCTTTCTTTCATAGGTTTTGCTAGAACTTTATATTTATAGAAATCTTTGGATACTTCTCCAAACACCTCTGCCAAAGTTAATATAGCAGCAACCCCACTAATAATTTTTACAGGATGATATACATTTGTTGTCATAATAATCTCCTCCTTTCATCCTACACTGTTATAGTATATAATTTCTGACAAAATTAACTCGATAGGGAATTAACCCTATCGAGATATATTAATCTTTAGCATTTCCATTTATAGTATCTTTTTCAATATGACGTTCATCTTTATTCTTTGGAGAAAATTTAGCTTTCTTATTTCTAGTCTTGTATTTACTAGGGCCAGATACTACTTTATTATACTTTTCTTCATCAGGAGGATGATGACTATATCCTCTACTCAATCTCTTTATTTTATTCTTAATTCCTTCTATGGAGTTGATTCTCCTTGCTTCATCTAAAACAAATAAGCCCATTATTTATCATTCACTTTCTGTTGCTGATTTTGTTGTTGAGGCTGAGGTTGATTAGGAGCATTTTGAGTGCCTTTGGAATAACTATTTACATGAGTTTGCATAAATGACATCATATCTCTATATATCATTCCTGATACAGTCATCTTAGTACTAAGAATCTGTCTAACAAGATTGCAAACTAATTTCTTCTTATTCCAAACAGTAGTGTCACTATCTTCACCATTTTGTTTTTGTCCATTTTTGCCAGAAGTGTTTTTATTATCAAAAGTCATCTTTGGTTTTGCATTACTTGTTTGCTGTTGTTGATTAGATGTATTTTGTTGTTGAGGTTGTGTCGCATCAGCTTCTGATAATGAGTCTCCAAAGTATTTATTATAGAATTCTCCAAAATACTTATTATAGAATAATGTAAAATCTGTATCTGCATTTAAACTAGTATTAGAAGTTGCATTTCCTGTAGCCATATTAGCTGTATTAGATTTGTTTACGGCATTATTCATATTATTATTGTTTATTTGTGTTTGAGTGATAGGATTTTCTGTATTCCCAGTAATAGGATTTCTGTTGATATAATTTATATACCCATGAATATCTGTTTCTAAAGATTTTATAAAAGTATTTATAGAATTGCAGAAATTGTATGCACTAGGAAGAAATTGCTGTAATTCTTGGGTTGATATATCATGAACCTTATCTTTACCATAATAATAGATTTTTGCAAAATCTTGAAACTCAGTTTCCCCATTATAGGTTGAAATAAACATCTTTTTCAACCATAAATTCTGTCTCATTAATTGCTGATCATTCTGTTTTGGTTGAGTAGGATCTTGATTAGGTAATTCTATTCTTTTTAAATCTATACCGCTTAAGTTTGTAGAAATAGGAGTTTTTATTCTATTAATAGCAGATTTGTAATCTGGTGCCTGTTTTATATTGGCTCCATTCCTTACAGGATATTTATTAGCATTTAAAATAATATCATTATTTTTGCTAAGCCAAGAAGAGTTTTGATTAGCTTGATCTGTTATATACTTCTTAAAGGTGTCTAAGCTTTGTTGAATAGAGTTTATATTATCCATTCTCCACTGATCATTCGAGTCAGAAGATTCTTCATTGAATGTATCTTCATCCAGCATTTTGTTTTCATAAAGCCACTCCATAAATTCAGAGTCTATCATATTCATTTCAGATAATTCTTCTATACGATAATCTTCCATTAAAATATCTATTAATTCATTATCCATTATAAGTCCTCTAAACCTTCTATAAATTCATTATCGATAACAAATTTACCATTATGCTTCTTAATATGATTCATATAGAACTCTTCTATTTCTTTTAATTCTTCTTTCTTTAAAGCATATAAACTTTTAGGAGGATCAGGAAGAGCATGAGAATAATAATTTCCCTCTTTATCTTTAGAGTAGCAAATTACTTGAGTGAGTTCTATTTTACAAGACTTTCGTATCTTAACACCCATGGTAACATACTCACCATCTATATCTACTCCAATATAATCATAAGCTCTACCAGTATCAAATCCAAGATAAGATAAATAAATAATAAGAGGTACTATTAAAATACGTTTACCAGGGAATTTAAAGATAGCACCAAGAAGACCTAAAAGAGCAAGATATATTAAACCAGCAGTTGCATCTTTTATTATTCTTTTTAAATTGGTTTGAGTAATATAAGCCTTAAGAAGTTTCATCTTAGGGGTATTATCAAATTCTTTTTTATCTAATTTTATAAGATTAGGGTTCTTTTTATATATAGCATCTATCTGATCTCTAAACCACTTATTCAGTTCTTTCCCTTTCATCATCTTATCTGTTCTGATTTTGATAGCCTTATTTATCTTATCATAAATAAAGATCTTTAATGCAAATCTAACTAATATAGCTACTATTAGTCCCTTTCCAACTTCTCCTATAGTATCTAATACATCTTTATCTTCATTCAATAATAAATCTATATCATTATATTTTTCATAACCGTTCATATTAAGTACCTCGCCTTAGTAGATTAATTACTGAATTGTTACACGATATGAGATTAAAAACCCACTAGGAGTTTTAAACTCCTAGTGGATGAAATATCATAATAGATATCAATTATTTTGCAGCGGTTTCAGCAGCAGCAGCTTTGTCTTCAGCCTTTTCAGCAGCTGTCTTACGAGTAGCCAATGCAGCTTCACGACGTTTTGCACTTGTCAACTTTTCAGTCAACCATTCAATGCAGCTAGCAATCTTCTTCAAGATCTGCTGGAAAATGGAGAGGTCTTTACCTTCAGCCTTTTTAGCTTCAAGTTTCTGACGATATTCAACCATCTTAGCATTCAAAGCAGCAATACGTTCAGCAATCCATTCTTTGGGCTTGTCAATTGCATACTTCTTAATCTTAGCCAAGAAACCATCTACTTTTTCAGCTTCTGCTTTGTCACCTTCTGCAGCAGCATCCGAAACGACTTTATCATCAGCTTTATCTGCTTTTTCAGCTTCCAACAAGTAGTTCAAGAAATCTACATCACCAGTTTTAGCATAAGCTTCAACCAACATATCTACGAATACATAAGCATCGCTATTTTCCGAAATCGGACGAACAACAACATTTGCTACTTCGTCAATCAATTCGGGATCAGCAATGATACGAGCTTCGTCGATAGCAACAGCGATCGAACCAAAGTTTACATCATTGGATTCAGCAACAGCATATACAGCATCGATATAGTCGATGTTGTTTTCTTCAGACAGACGTTCGATATCGGAGAAGTTAGCAACCAATGCACCAATACGAGTATTTTCTACTACAGGTACTGCGATAGGCTGCAGTGCACATTCTTCTTCATCAAGGAATACAGCTTCGCCAAGAATATCATTAAAATTCTTGTCTTCACTTGTATTTGCTCCAATCATGAAATCGGATTCAGTGAATAACATAATTTAATTACCTCCATTATGCATAAAGAGTTTTTTAATATAATTTATAAATTATTTTCCACATGAGATATATAAATGGGTATAAATCCGATGAAAATCTATACCCAAAGATTTTATTATAATGTAATCATAAACAAAAATTATTTATTCTTCAATTTTTCTTTAAGTTTGTTGATTGTATCATTAAGAAGATCTATCTTCATAGATAAATCTTTCTTTTCTAAAGGACTGGAAGCTGCTTTTAATTTATCCATAAAGGAATACTTCATTCTTCTTAAAGAAGAAAACTTTTTACCAATCCAATCAGAAGCTATAGAACTATTATTTGCTTTGAGTTCTATATTATACATAGCCTTTTTAAATTCAGGATACGAATTTTGATGAGAAAACATTTCTTTCAAAGAATACAAATCATCTTCAGTATATGCTTCTAATACAGAATCTTTATTGTATTCATTAATTCCCTTAAATACAGCTTCAGTATAAACATAAGCCAAATCAGATTTAGAAATGGGATTGATGTATACATCGAATCCAGATTCTTTGAAATATCTAGCACTATCAAGCATATCAATATCTGTAAACAAATTAGATTCGTTTACAGATAAAGATATGGTTTCAGGTAATACTTTATTTACTTCACAAATTGAATTGATAGCATCTGTTCCATCAGTAATATTATTAGATGTAGCATACTCTACTAGATCTTCAATTCTAATAATATTTGTTGCATGTTCATAGTCTTCAAATACAGGAACTAATTCGGGATAATATTCTGTATTCTCTTCCATAGGCAACATTTTATCAAGAACAATAGATGCTTCTTCTAAAATATTAGATGAATACATTTTATCTCTCCAATTAATTATTTTTTTGATAATAATTTGGCACGGATATTGCGTTGAGCTTGTTTTCTCATCTTATCCTCAAAATATTTATTACGACTATATTCGTTTTCTTTTCTAGCATCTTTTAGTTTTTGCAATGAATCGATTCTATCCCTGAACTCAGCTCTTAAACTATCATTTCCATATTCTTCTTGGAGATCTGCTGCATCGTCTGCAGTCACACCGCCAGCTGTGCTTGCTGCAAGAACACCAGGAAGTTTTGCAGCTGCATTGTCTTTATATACATCATTCTTTTCAGAATGACCAGGATCGATTGCGAAATCATCTTCATCATGACCATAGTCATCTGCATTGTATAAACCTTCGCTATCATCAAAACCAAACTTATGATCATGAGCCTGATCTTCAGAATAATCTTCATGAGCAAAGAACTTAGCACGGTTACGATCAGATCTGAGTTTATCCATCTTATTAACTCGGTCTAATAACTTACCGCCTGTCTTACCCATAAAACTTTTATTTCTTTCAAGACCCATCTTATATGCTGCATGTCTAGCAGATTTTTGATCTTCCTTAGGAATAACTCCACGACGTACAGCTTCTTTAGCACCATAACGAGACAAAGCCTTGATATTAGACTTTACATCAGCTTGTGTATAATCTTCATTAAAGAAAACACCCATTATAAATAACCTCCATTTATAATAACTCTTTATCAAATTTACCAGCTGCAATATCTCTTAAATATTGCAAATGTTCTTCATGAGCAGATTCTTGGATAGCATCTGTTTCATCTTCAGGAGATAAATCTTTATCATCATCTTCAGATTCTACATCGCCTAAACCAAGCATATCATCTAACTCATCATCTAATTCATCATCATTTCCATCTACGTATTTATCATACGTAAGATCTTCTTTTTTATCTTTTTCATGAATTACTTGATCTTTAGGTTCAACTTTGAGCTGAACGTCTTCAGTAGATTCATTCATAGTACCAATACCAACTGTATAATTCTTTTTAATGAGTTGAATACCATATTTGTTCAAGAATGTATCCAGTATTTGTTTGGTATTAGCAAACTTACGATAAGTCATTACATTGGTTTTGTCCCCATAGAAACCTTTACCTAATCCACCTTCAGCCCAATCATTCATCTTATCATCAGTACCAATTCCTAAAGTATTTACTTCTTCAAGAATAGATGCTTCATCAATGATGAGAGCTGTATTATGATATTGACCTTGAAGACCGTTTACAGTAAGAATATCGTTGATAGCCTCCGTTACAGAAGAGACACCATTAGAAACCATATACCGAGAGAGGTCTTCCATTTCAATAAGATATTTATCGAATCGTTTAGATTCTCTAACAGGGACCATTTCTGCTAAGAATTTACATTCATTAACAGGAATAGTATTCAACTCATCTAAAGTAGCCTTTACTTCTTCAACAACCCCAATGGTTGTTGTCTGGGGAACTTTAGTTCCCTTATCAGCAATAGCCATTTCAGAAAGGGTTTGAATAGCAGAATTAAACATAACTACATATTCTCCTTCCACCATAATAATATTTTATTTTCTAAGTTTAGCACCAAGAGCAGATACTACTTCTTTCATCTTATTAGCCTGCTGAGATAAGAAAGCTTTGTTATCACCAACAGCATTTTTAGCATCATCACAAAGTTCACTGCAGAAACGTTTTGCAGCAGCATACTTATTAGCTAACATTTTGCTATTACCTTCAAAAGAAGCATAAATAGAATCTGCATATTGTTTTGCATTCTGAACTTTTTGAATAGAGTTCAAAGTAAATGCCTTAGCAGTATTAAATTTATTTTGCAAATGATCAGAAGCTTTGGCTGCAAAATTACCAACATCATGAGCATTGCTCTTAATATGATCTACATATCCTTCTTGGATATATTCTTGAAGTGCAGGAGATTCGCTTAATGTATCATAATGCATATCTGCTTCGAAAGCTTCTAATAATTCTTGATAATAAATAGAACTTTCTGCAATAGGTGCAGAATAAACCATGATATCATGGTTAATAAGAGTATTAGCTAATTCTACAGTATCTGCATTTTCATACAAAGCTGCTTCGTTTACAATAAAACCAACACTACTATCATTATCAATACCATTTGTACTGCAAACAATATCCATTGCTTCAGCAATATTCAAAATAGAATTATCTTCAGAAAATTTGATAAAATCTTCTAATTGAATAAGGTTTTCACCCAAGCTTTCAATATGTCGAATAGGAATCATTTCTGCACTGTAGGAGATCTCTTCGTCAAGACGACAAAGAGAATCAGCAAAATCAAATACAGAATTGTTTATAGAAAAATCTTCTTCTCTGAGTATCATATTTTAATTCCTTTCTATTATTTTAAATCCTTTTATAGATTATTAATAAATAGTCACAATATAATATTTAGAATATAAGCTTATTATGGTCTATTAAAGTTATTAACGTTTTGATTAGCATTATTAGTCTGATTTGTTGTATTTTGAGCATATTCTACTGCTCTTCCTTCTCTCTTTAATAAAGGAGATTTTTGTATCAGTCTATTTTGTCTACCAACTTCTCGTTTATAGTCAATATGAGCATTTCTTAACTTATCTTTACCTCTAATAAAGTTTCTAGCTGTATCGCTTACTGCATAATAGCCTTGTCTAATTCTATCTTTAATATAAGCAATAGCTCGTTTTAATTGAAGAATAATAGAAGAGAACCATCCTTTTTTAGAAGCGTCTGCTTCTTCTTGTTTCTTAATAGATTCTTCTAATTTATTATTTAAAATTCTTAATTTTGCTTTGGCATCATCAAGTTTCGTTATATTATTTAAATCATTCGTAGAATACTTAGTATCATCAGAACTTTCTTTAATAGATTGATTTCCAGACAAACTCTGGTAGATAGCATTATCTTTATAATATAACGGTTGAAGACTAATATCATCTAAATCATCTATTGACTCTAATTCTCTAGATACTTTGAATTTATCTTCTAATGTAAAATCATCACCAAATAATACTACATCAGGAAGTACTAATTCTAATTCTCCAGATTCTATAACAGAATCTAGAAACATTTCAAAATCAGTATCAAAATTATTTCTATAAGATTCTTCTGTAATTAATAATCCCATAATTAACTCCTAACTCATATATTGATTTTTTGTAGCTTCATTATCTATCTTATCTATATGATCTTGTAGATTAGAAATAACTTCTTGAGTATTAGGAAAGTCATAAGACCCTGATGGATCTATATAAGTCATACTCATATGAAGTACTTTAGTTTCTTTATCATAATCATATGTCCTAGACACCATTTCTGAATAATCTAGAGTAGATTTTAGTTGAGGATCCATATATTTTCCATATATATCCACAAATTCTTTATAATTACCATAAACATAATTTGTTGGTATAAATAAATACCCATTATGAACTAACTCATGTACAGTTTCAGATAATGGTATTAACCCGACATTAAGTTTATAGTGGTTATACATTACTTCTTTTGCTACTGCATTTTCAGATATATTTTCATGATTGGCTACTCTTTTAGTATATACTGTAGTTACAATATCATATAAAGTAAGAGGAGCATGATGTATATGGATCTTAATAGAAAAGGTATCTATATTATTTACGTTTTTATAAAAAGAGCACTGTGTCATATCAACACAGTTTCTTAAATATTCTATAAATTTTTTGTAAGATCTAGAAGATCTGCATATCTTTTCTATGTTTTTAAAATATTTGATAAGATCTTTTTCATTCGTAAAATCATAATCAGCAATATCAAAAGAAGGTAAATGATCTAATTTAATTTCTTCTTTTTTATTTGGTAAATCTAACTCATTATATCCTCTCATACTAAGTATTTAACCCTTCTTCTTATATATAATATTCACATTATAAGAATGTTTTCATAATTCATATTAAGCCACATCAATATAAAAAAAAATAAGGAGACCCCGTAATGGCTTTATTTAAAATTAATGAAGATTCTATACAACACACTAGAAAGAAATATAATTTAGATGAAGCATTTGTTCCTAAATCTAAAGGAATGAAAGAAATGGAAAAATGCTTACATTTATTGAGAACACCTTATTTGGTTGATTATAACAGCATAGAATTTTTTACAAAAAGATTTCAGAGTGCTGAAAATGCAATTCAAGACGATCCTAATCTAATCAAGTTCTGTAAATTAATGGAAAAAGAATTTGTATTCGAATCAATGTCTTTAGTAATCATTAGATCAGATAAAATGAATGCATTTACTCTTCCTGTATCTAAATCTATTGATAAATTTAAAGATCAAAAAATGTTAGATTCTACAGGAATGAGATATCTTAAAGAAGCAAGAGTTAATATCACTGTAATGATTACAGACTCTCTATTGTTTAATGATAGATTTACAGATGCAGAAATCTTGTCTATTTTATTACATGAAATAGGGCATAACTTCTCTCAATCTGGTATTAAGTATTTGGAATATATTAGAATGGGTAGACACTGTATAGATTTTATAGTGGCTATGAGAATATTGCTTAATAAAGATATTGGTATGCTGTTACAAGCTTCAGTTAATGGTGGTATTGATAGAGGTGGAGAGCTTGAAACAAGAAGAGACCTTTCTAATTATATAAATGATCTTGGAAATATAATGGGTACAAGTATACCTGGCCAATTTGCTGGTGCCTATAGAATAGCACTTGCATTTTTTACAGCAGTAGCAGCTCCTATTGTTACTAGTGATTTATTTAGATCAGCTATTAATAAAGTATTTAGGGCTGATAATATTGCGGCGAAAGCCTCTAAAAAGTCATGGGATCTTATATTATCTGTCTTAGCTACTGTTGTTGGAATTAGACTTAGAATAGCTGAATTTGAAGAGGCTCTTGATGCATTCAAATATATATTATCCAGCAGTTTTATAAAAAATGATCTGCTTTCTAAATCTATTAATAAATATATGTATAATTTGTTGCAATTTGACCTTTTTATAGATAAATCTTTCTCTGATAAATTCGTAGCATTACATGGGTATGGGCCTGAATTTGTTATGGCTATGGGTAAAACACAAAGAGAATCTTATAGATTTGGATTTGCAGAAACTATAGATAAGTTTCCTTTCCTCGGGGAGCTTTTTGCAATTAATTATATGATATCTAACGGGATAGTTGATCTTCTTTCTGGGGATCCTCATCCTCTTATTGAAGCTAGAATAAAAAGTCAATTAGATATTTTAGAAGCTGATTTAAAAGATACCTCATTGAATCCTAAAACTAGAGCTGCACTTAAAGATGAAATAGAACGTACCAGAGAATCTATAGAAAGATATAATAAGGCTTTGAAAAAAGATGAAATTAGCAATAAATCTCACTATATTGCTAATTTAGTTGCTTTTGAAAGTGCTTTTTCCAAAGTTATGCCTGCTGGAGACATTAGAGAATGGCTAGTTAAGAAAATTTATACTAATGAACGTATACTTAAAAATCTTAAAGGTAAATAAAAAAAATATGTGGATAAGGGATTACCCTTATCCACTATCTTTATTTTGCAAATAAGATATATAGCATAATAGATATAGAAAATATCAAGTTTATAATAGCTGTTACAGTAGCTATTGTAACAAAGGTAGATTCAGACGGAATACTTATTATAGGCTTTGTTTTAATCTCTTCCTCTACATCTATCTTTTTATAAGGATTTATTCTATCCTTTACTCTTTCATGAGTTGATTTGTATAACATGATTCCCTCCTATATTATTTTCTGTATTCATTGTAACTGAATATAATATTTCCCCCAGAATTGTACAAAGAGTCTATCATCTCTTGAGACTCTAGTTTTAATACTACAATATCAGTATTGGATAAATCCAATTCATTATTATGAGAGATGATTAAACATTGATCAAATCCTAATCCACTCATGATATGTTCTATTAAGATAGAGAACTGGATTCTGTTTATATTGTCTAGATTATCATCTACTTCATCTAGCTTGATGATATTGTAATTGTCTGAGGATTTCTTTAATAAAACAAAGGATATAAGCATACTGATCATTGAGAGTTGACTATCACTCATTAAAGATATATCTTCTCTAACTCTTCCTTCAGTATCTGCACAAGGTATATTGAACTCAGATTCATTGATAATAAACGGCTGAAGTGCAAACCTTCCACCAAATAAGTATCTAAGAAGATTGTTTGTTTCTTGCAGTATGCTGTTCATAAATACAGACATGTATACTGTTTGAATGCCATGGATAGAAGTATATTTCTTCAACATCTGAAGTTCGTTAAACTTAGACATGTATTCATTATAGTCCTTCTTGTATTGATCATATAATACCAATTGATATTTATCTTTTTCAATGGATCTTTTGATATTTAATAGATCATCATTTCTCAGTACATTCAATTCAGATGAATTGAGTCTGAATTCTTCTTTTAGTATTTGAAGAGACTCTGCATTCTTATCCATTTCTTTTATAGAATTGCATACTTCTTCATATTCTTTAGAGAACTTTTCATATTTCTCTTTATTAATCTTGGCTATATGGATTGAATTGAGTATCGTATTTATTTCATTTTTCTTAGTTAAGATACTATCCAGTTCCTGTACATTAGATTTCTTATTTTTTATTACTTCATCTAATTCTAGATTTAATCTTTCTAATGTACTTCTAAGACTGATAGATTCCTTACTAGAACCTTCTATCTTAGATTTGGTTTCTTCTAGATTCTTAAGATTTTCTCTTAAGCTAGAAATGATAGTGATGATATTTTTATTTTCTATATAATTACTCAAATCAACAGGAAGATACAATCCTTCTCTGATACAATGAATTATATCTTTCTTTTGAATGGTTGTATTTGGAAATTTATTTATAATAGGAACAATTGATTCTATATGATCTATAATGGATTTTATTTCATTTGAACAGATAGTTTTTGTTGTTTCCTTTTCATAATTAGTTTTTACTTCTTCAAGTTTAGAGTTGGTACTATCTATATTTGATAGGATAGAGTCTAATGTAGGATACTCATCTAATCTTTTATGAGATTCTACTACTTCTTTTATAAAAGGACAATCTTCCTTATGATTACAATCATTGGGTATATTTTTAAAAGAATCAGCAGATTTTTTTAGTTCCAATACTATATTCTTTGTTTCTTGCTGTTCTTGTAAAGAAGATTCTAATCCTCTTATAACTCCATCAAAATTTATATTGGCCTTGGGTTTGTTTTCATGCTTTAAGCATTCTTCTATAATGGCTTTACTATAAGAAGAAATCAATACATCTATATTTGAATTGAACTTATCTATAGCATTGCTAGATAGGTCATAATCTTGATCAGTGATATTGATATAATCATCTATTAGATATGCAAACTTTTCATATTTACTCAATTCTAATTTAGTAGAATTGATCTTATCTTTCACGTCTGATAAGATATTATTATCATATAGAGATTCTAGTTTAGCAGAATCTTCATCTATCTCATCTTTTATTGAAAGTTCTTTATCAAATGAATCTTTGATTATTTGCCTTAAAAATTCTTCCCTAGCCTCATATTTAGAAAACTCTTTTTCATTTGTTATAAGACTATCTTCAGAATACTCTTTGGTTTCAGGAAGATCTTTCATTTCTTTTTCCAGTATTGTTTTTCTAAAAGAAAGATCTTTATATGTATCAAGATAGTTTCCAGTTGTATCTATCTCAGAAATCTTATTATTCAAACTAGCTATTTTATAAACCAAGCTTTCTTCTTTCTGTTTTAAAGAGGATAGGGCTTCTTCATTTTTTACTATATTATTTTTTACAAGTTCTATATTTCCTATTTGAGATAGTTTAGTACTGATAGAAGCTAAAATCGATTTTAGCACTGATGATTTAGTTGTCATCAATTTATTCATCTCAGAATATGCAGAAAGAGAAGATACAATATTATTTACATATCTTTTACGTTCTGACGGTTTTAATCCACCAAGACCTTTCTTATTGGCAGATAGCTGAGACAGTATTATAAAATTATCATCTAAACCAAATAGGTCATAGATAATTTCTTTAGCTGTTGTTATATTATTGGTGGGATTTATGTTTGTTACTGTTCCATCTTGTGTTATCTTAGACATATAACACTTAGTGGGTTTTCTTGTTTTATCTTTAAATACAGATTCGTATTTTATATTTACGATTGTATTATCATTCATCATGTAAGATATTTCTTTTATAGCAGTCTTCTCTTCTATGAAATTAATACTAGAATCTGATAAGGGGGTTAATGCTTTGAAGATAGTAGATTTTCCTGTGCCATTATCTCCCTTAATAATAAGAATTCTATGAGTACATTTTGAAAAGTCTATTTCTATATCTTCTAAACCCATCCCATTGAAGATTCCTATATAATTTTTTAATCTTAATCTAAGCAGTCTCATGTTAACACCTCCCTATTATATAAAAAAAGATAAAAATCTCTGACTAGCACTTATATGCTAGTCAGAGTGACTTTTTAAAATTATTGTGTAATTTCTTTAGTTTCAGTAATTTTATTTATAGTTCTATTTATAACGTTAGTATACTTTCTAGCCAATGTTGCTAATTCTAATTCATATTTAGAATATAACAGCATATCCAAATTTCCAGTATTTCTAGTAGCTAAATCATCATAATTTTCAACAAGATACATTATAGCATCAAATATTTCTTTTAAGAACCCACCTAAATCATATTCTTCTTTAGATAAATTAAATTCTTTGATCGTTTCATTTGATAAAACTAAGCCGATATCATAGAATTTGGTTATAAGCCCATAAAATAATACCTTAAATACTTTGAATAAATCATGATCTGTATTTGTTGTATTTACAAATTCTGCTTTCTTTTTTATATAAGATAATATAGCTGCAAAAGAAATTACATCTTTTACATCTAAAACACTAAAGTTATCTCTATATAGATGGGTTACCCCACTATTATAATCACTACAATTATTGAATAACATCCTGCATGTTCCAGTAGCTAAATCATTTTGAGTAGTTTCCAAATAGGTTATTTTTAGTGCTTTAGATTCTTCATCATCGAATGAATTTAAAAAGTTATTATATTCATCATAGAAACATATAAGATTAGATAAAACAAAATCCACAAAGTCTTCTAATACGATCATTACACTTTTTGTAGTAGTATAGTTACAAAATACATTTTGTATAGGACTAATGTAGTTTAATATACCTACTTGATCTATAGATAATAAATTATCCATAATTTCTTTATCAGTTTTGAATTGTTTGCGGAATTCATCCAACAATCCATCTACAAAATATACTTCTTTGTATATGACTTCTTTTCTATCCTGTTCATCATCCAATTTATAAGATAAATCTAAATCAGTTATTTTGACCTTTCTCATAACTAATTTATCAAAGTCAACTTTACCATTAGCAATCCCATTATATTGAGATTTTAAATAGTTGGTTATAATTTCCCTATTAGGATCTTTTTCAAATAGATTATTCAATCTATTTATCTTTCCCATTTCATCTCTAAAGAAATTTACAAACGAAAAGATTTCATTACTTTTGATAGCCATAATTAATTGTCTCCTTTTGCTAAAAATAAAAACTAATCTTCTATATAGCCTAATAAAAGGGCATCTCCTTTACCCTTTTCTAGCTCCTTTTTATCTTCTTCTAATTTATAATATTTCTTAGGGAAAATACCATCCATAGTTCTAACCATTTCTGTACTGTATCCACAATCCATACATACAGATTTGATAGAATATTTTCTATTTAAAAGCTTATTAGGAAATGTGCCTACATCGATTAAACCATATGCTGAATACATGGTTTCTAGTAGTATAAGAGGTTTTCCACACATAGGGCAAACCCCAAATTTTCCTTCAGTAATTACTTCTTTCATATTATATATTCACCTCTTATTGGAGGATCTCCATTTTTCTTTTATCACCCTTAGCAACTAATACAGAATCTGAATATATTATATCTTTCATGGATTTTAGTTCTGATGTAAAGGGTTTGGCTACACCATTGATTACAATCTTTTTAAAATGCATATTCGAGATATTTCTAACTTTATGTACCTTCATCTGCTGTTCAGCCTGCTGTCTTGAGTAGACCCAATATCTCATAAATTCATTATCAGACATCTCTATTTACCTTTCTCTCATAATTATTGTATATCATAAAAATCAGTTTTACTTTCTTGTAAATTAAAAATAAAGTGGAATGGTATTTACCATTCAACAATACTTTATCTTTCTTTTTTAACATGGAATTGTTGTAGTTCAGGAATGTCATAATTGGGTTCTTTAAAGGTTTTCTTATCAAACTCAATTACTTCTTTTAACTTACTTTCTTTCTTAAATTCTCTAAGTTGTTTATCAACAACTCTTTTCCATGTATTAGGTTCTTTAGACTTAGGATCATCTCTAAAATATCCTTCAGGGTAAACATTGATCAGGGGAACAAGCATAGATGTAACACCAGGATCAGTAGGTGAAGAAGCAGACATGTCTACTATCCCTATATTAGAAGTGTGGCAATATCTATAGATATCAGGGATAGAGTTGCTTCCAGCTTCACCAATACCAGCTATCCCCTTATAAGTACATTTTATAGATAAATAAGAATCATTATCTGTGGTGATATCTCTAAAGTTTACAAGATTGCTATTTGTAATTTCATTAATCAGATACATGGGATCTGTAGTAAGTCTTCTTTTAATGGATTGAATATCTACTTTTTCTCCCATATCAGATAAAGCATAAATAGCCTTAGAGAATCTAGGAGAATAGAAAGAAGCTATATATTCTTCACATCTCAATCTTTTAATAGAGATATCAAGATTATTTTTAAGAAGGAGCATATCATATTCATAGATTGCCCATCTTAATATAGAAAAGATATTATTCTTATCTTGTTCAGGAAGTCTTATCTTTTCTGCAGTTGTTTTATCATAAATAAGTTTTAAAGAAGTTAATACTGATATAGCTTTATTGATAGGATCAGACATGTTGAAATGTCTTCCTAAAGAATCCAACCAGTATTTCTTACTGAATATATCAGGAAGTACTGCAAATTTTCTTCCTAATTCATCACACATCATTCCCATTACATGCTGTAAGCCAAGATTAGAATACAACAAGGATTTAGGGCAATTAATGTATATCTGACTAGTTTTCTTAGGAAGGAAGGTATACCATTCAGGATCGTTAGGATCTTCATCCGTAATCCTAATAAAGTTATCTAATTTTAAAAATTGTAATCCTCTTATAAGTCCCATTTCAGCAAAGATATACTTAGCAATAGGAACTGTCTTATTAAATATATTCGCATTAAAGGTAATCATAGATACTTCTTCATCATGTATATCCTTTGCATCTTTGATATTCTTATAAATACGAATAGGTTGGAATGTTGATTTTGCTGTTACTGTTTGATACTTATCTGTAGATGTTTTGTTATTATAAGTAAATGCATCTACAATTTGATACATAGGAGTTCTAATATTCCCATTAATTTTAAAATAGAACTTTTCTATTACTCTAGGAACTGCAATGATTACATCAAACATTTCTCTTCCATCTGATGCTTCTACATAATACGTTACTATAAGAAGTTTAAGGTCAGAGTCTTTGATATCGATATAATCATATTTGTTATCTGTAGGGCCTTTTTTAGAGTTTTTGCTTATTAAACGAGCTTGATGTTGTCTAAGTATATCAAGTACCTCGGTATATTCATCAACAACCCTAAAGCTATGAATCTTAATCGTAAAGTAACCATTAACGCCCATTTGACGCTCAGCTGATTTGATAATATTCTTTAAATAATAAATAATCATATCATCTGATCTATTAAACAAAGTTTTGTTAAATTTTTCTCTATATTTATTATTATAATTATAAATAAATTCTCTTTGATTCATATTATCCTCCCATTAAACCGTATCATTAACACAGGTAGTTAATTTTTCTCCAATAGGATTGGGAGCATTCTTTTTATCTTCAAAGGTAATAGAACATCTGATATCAAAGATATCACAAAATCTTTTTAATTTGAAGAATGTAATAGAATTTCCTGTAAGACCTCTTAGATCATTAGAATAATCTGATCCAAAACGTTGTTTATAATTTTCAATATCTATATTCTTTTTACTGATAGCTTTCTTAAACAATGCCATTTCAGGAGTATCATTTTCTTGAACAATGGGTTTGTAGATATTATTCGTAGAAATAAGTATTGAACGTTCCTGACTTTCTAATTTAGCTGCTTTTTCTATAGAATCTCTTAGATTTTCAACATTATCAAAATCGATAATATCTTTTGAATTATATTGAGTCAGATCTATATCTTCAGGTTTAGAATAAATTAAAAGAGGACCAGCATCATATACACCTACAACATCTCTACTAAATTTAGTCATAACCGGATATACAATCTCATCTTTAACCACTGCTGTATCTTCTGCTAATTCTTTAACAGCTTCGGGATTATATTCTGATTTACGTATAAACTCTTCCTGATCAATTACATCAAGGATTCTCTTTCCAATTCTCATCTTCTTCATTAGTCAAATACCCCTCTGTTGAAAAAATTATTGGAGATTAAAAAGAAAAAGATTAAAAAGGATGAGAGGAATCGATCCTCTCACCCAATGTTATTTTCATTATTCGTTTACTTCAATTTCAGAATCATCTTTAACATGTTGTTTCATCTGTTCAGAAGGTTCAATACCTACATAAACACTATTACCAGAAATTTCAGAGGTCATCGTGAAATATCCAGGGAATTCTAATACAGGATCAATAGATACATTAGCACGCATGTAATCGAAAATTACATCCATGATTGTGATTAAAAGTTCTTGAGCAGAACCTTCGCAAATTTTATTATTATCATCTTTAGGAGCATATTTAAAATTGATACCAAACTTATCATGTGCGATATCAATAATAGCTTTATATGCTACTTGGGATTCAGTAAAGTCATAAATAGACCATTTGAGGTCGATATCATCTTCATTATATGTATAACTCAAAGTCCAAGAACCTTCATCAGTTCCTTCTTCTTCTTGTTTATGGAATTGTACATATGCACCAAAATGGAAACGACCATCAATATCTTTAAATACTAAAGCTGTAGGAGTATCCTTGGATTTATTTTTTCCAAGAAAAATAGCGGCACCTTCAAAAAGTGTCTTAATGCAAGATTCAGTTGCAAAATCATTCCAACCATAATTACGATTAGTGAAAGTTTTACTTACCTGCAGATTGATTCCGGATTCTAAAAAGTTTTTCATTGTGTTTCCTCCTAGAGATAATATAAAAGATCTTTTATATAACCAGACCCGTCGGTCCGATCTACACATTTATAGTGTATAACTAATTTGAAACTTATACCTAAGTTATACTTTTTTTAATTTTTTATTTGTTAAAAGTTTTCAAATACTCATCTGCATCGGATGCATTCAAAATCATAGGAGCATAGGAATCAAACTCTCTATAATTATTCCACCCTATACCAGATTCTAAACTTAATCCAGTTTTAAGTTTAAAATTCTTTTCTTTAGCTTTAAATGCTTTCCTTACATTTCCAGATTCTAATCCATTATAAGGAACTACTAAAATTCCCGTAGAATTTGTAACTCCAGAATCTTCTCTGGAATCAAAACCAGCATCTATAAATCTTTGATTCAATACATGATCTCTTAATCCAGAGAATCTTACTTGAATTTTATCTGAAACATTTCCAACTTCAGTATATATGATATTGAAGTTATCGCATATGAATTTAATGTCATCATAAAATTTAGGAATCTCATTCCCTAATACTTCTATTGTTTTAGCTCCTATACCTTTTACATTTACAAGAGCCTTTAAAGTATTCTCAGTATCTGATAATAGGGTATTAAGACTAACATTTTGTAATATTATCTTCCAAGTTTCTAAGGCTATAGATGTAAATCCAATAGCCCCTAAGATTCTGTAATCAGGATAAGGAGTTTTCTTAAGTTCATCTAATCTTTCTATAAACTTTATACTATTAACCTCACCTAATTTTTCTACAAGAACAGATTTGGGAATATTAAATAAATCTCTAACCCATGTTACATCTAAAGCTCTTATAGATTCGCTTGAAAAATCCTTACTATTTAATTTCTTTAAGAAGTTAGTTAGCCTTCCTATTACTTTTTCTCTACAATAGAAATTGATACATACTGCACTATCTCCTGAATCAGTTACATATAAAGGTTCTCCACAACAAGGACAAGTTTCAGGAAATTCTTCTAAAGGTGCAGTATTTGTTTCATTAAATTTATCTTTAGATTTTCTGATATAGACTATTACATCATTTACTAAAGTTAAATCAACTTTATCTCCAGGTCTTAATGCTAATTCATTAAATCGTTTCAAAGAATGTGCTGTTGTTTTATCATGGATAGCACCAAAGAACTCTACAGGTTTGAAATGAGCCATAGGTGTTATTCTTCCATCTTGCCCAACAGAATAGGTATAATGCGTAAATGTAGATTTTCTTTTAAGAGGATTGAATTTTATAGCTATAGCGTATCTAGGAATAGCTCCTCTTTTGCCAAGACGCTCTCTTATATCTTTATCTGCATATTCTATAACTATACCATCATATTGAAATCCCATGAAATCTCTTAAATCATTTGCTTCTTTAACAAACTGATTTACCATAAATAGAACTTGCATATAATCTCCTTCTATGATTTCATATCTCATAGAAGTATCTTTGGTATAATATTTGTTTAAGAACTCTAACTCTGTAATTCTATCTACATTCAAAGAAGATTCTAACGGTATAGGGGTTAAATAATCCCTATACATTCTTGCATCTAAACCACCCAATAAACCTATTACCGCATTTCTAGGATTTGCATACTTCTTTTTAAAATCTCTTTCTATTCTTTGTAAATTGTAATTGGTTACAATGTACTCAAATTTGATACCAAACCTTTCAGTATCATCTACTTTTCCTTTAGCTCTATGAAACTCCATTCCTCCCAATATAGGAGTTAGATCAGAAGCTTCATTATTATCAGTATCTCCTCTTGTACATGCAAATGATATTTTTGATCCTTGAACTTCTTCTTCTACGGATACTCCATCATACTTAAGAGAAGCTATCAATTTTATATGATTAGGATCTATAATGCCCATATTTGCATGAGTACCAAGGAAATCCCTTTCGAAAATTTGTACTGTTTTATCATCCAAAACACCAGATTCTAGTGCTTCAGATTTTAATACAAATTTACATTTATCAAGAGTCCCACACATATCATAAGTGTGAGCTACATTTCTTGATTTCTTTTTTACTAAAGTTTCATCATGATGCACTTCAAAATCTTCTTTAATAGGGAATGTATAATTTCTTACCAAAGCATCGAAATACATCATTTTATCTTTAGGAACTATTTGAATTACTTCTTTTTTCCCATCTTCCTTAATTTCTAAATTACTTCCTCTATCTACTTTAACCTCTTCCTTAAAAGAGATAGGGGGTGCACCTACGGGAGTAGGAATATTGGTAACTTTACATAGATTTACTAAAGCATCATATAGATCATCATTCAACGGAAGGATTATATTTGCTCCATTATTATACAATGCATTAGATATCTTCAAAATTCCAATAATGTCATCATAGTCTATCATATGTATATTCTGATTCTTGATGACTTGTTTTGCTTTCTCATTCATAAAATGCTTTACTTCTTCAGATACTGTAGGATCTCCAGACAGAATAGAATTGTAAGCATCTTCTAAAATAGGATTCAACATAAAAAATTCTTTACCTCCTTTCAACAAGGTAAGTTAAATTATGGATAGTAGACCCTAAGATCTACTATCCATATTTATAATATACATTTATTTTTCTTTTAACCCAAGTTTTATTAGCTTTTCTTCATAAGCCTTGTTTCTCATATTCTCTTCATAGATACCAGGAGTTATTGTAATAACTTCTTTTGTATCTTTTACATCATAAGGCTTAGTATCTTTCTTATCTCCTTCAAACTCAATTACCATCTTAGGCTTTCTAGGAGATATATCGATTACGTTCATAAGAAGAGGATGCTTCTTATGTTTAAATAATTTGATGAATCTAAATACCCCACCAAGCTCTTTTAAGTATGCATGTAAGATTTGAGCAGATTGAGACTCTGCTTCTGCATCTAATTCAATATCAAAGTCAAAAGGATTCCCAGTAAGAAGTTTCTTATGAGAACGTCTAGCCTTAGGACTTGAAGAATTAAGCATAAATTCTTGATAGAACTTTTCTACACCTAAATGAGCTGTGATGGTAGAAGATTCCATTTCTCCAAATATACGTACAGGAGTAGATGCAAATTTTGCATTATGAACTTTGCTCATTCTAGATTTAGAGTTTTCATTTCTAATATTAGTAGAAGCTAAAGATACTACAGAGAATTTTTCTTCTGCTAATTGCTTTAATCTAGAAATGTATTTAAATCCAATAACTAGTTTTCTTCTAGTATGAACCATTCTTGTATTCCCATTAGAATCTTCTATAGGAGCACAAACGTAACAATGTTTATTAATAAACGGGAAAGTAGCATAAATGTTAGCCAAGAGGTCAATACTCATATTAGTAGATATAGGTTTTAAAGATAAATTGATATGACCTTCATGTATCATTTGTTGAATATACAGATTTCTCTGATATTCATTATCTTCCCAATCTAAATCATTTCTATCATAAACAAAGTTAAAAGACTCAGATAGAAATGCAGCTTCTTCAGGGTTTAATAACTCAATATATTTATGAATCATAGCGAATGCCTGATCATAAGTAATTTTATTAGCAGATAAATTTTTATCTATATATTCAAGTAGCTGCCATCCAATATAGGTTACAGAAGTTTCAAATAATTGACCATCATTGAGTCGGTTAATACATGTATTCATAGAATACAGAACATCTACAGGAACCCATTTACCATTTCTATAGTAATGAGGCATGAGATTATCAGGCTTTACTTTAGAGATTACCCCTTTACCACCATATCTATCTGTAATCTTATCTCCACTATGAAGAGGCTTGTTCTGCTGTATATACATGATCATTGTAATATTATTGAATACCTTTTCATTTATATACTGCTTCCCTTTGGAGATGCAATCACAATTATAAAACATTTTTTGTAGATCATACGATATGTTTACATCTAATCTTTCACCAGTATTTGTATCAAAGATTAAAGGTGCTACTTTATCAACAAATTCTTTTGAGAATCTGATTGTTTCATCATAGTATTTTTTAACCTGATTATTATACATAGAAGTTTCTAATTTTTCAGGATTATTACAAAAAACATCAATATCTATAACTTTCCCTTCAACTATGTATTCTTTATCGTTAAGCATTGTTGTCTTAAGTCTATCCCAAGACTGAGTAAACAATGCTTCTTCATCCTTGAGTTCTCTACGAACTGCACAAAGGATGTTATTTTCAATATCTTCATTAATATCAGGAAAAGTCTTATATTCTTTTCCTTTTCCGTAAAGATTTAGTAGAATATCATTATCATTGATTTTGATTTCTACTTTATCTATCAAAGGAGTTACAAATTTATTAGCAGCTGATTGACTGATTACAATGGGATCTTCTTTTACATCTTCACATGCTACATACATTGTGGAAAGATTTATTCCTTCAGCCCTATTGTTGTATTCATCATAAGATATTGTCTTTTTAACTACATCATCTTTATGAATAGTCTTTCCAACAGATAAGCTATCTAAATACTCATTGTTGTATAAGTAACCATAAAACTCTGTTATATGTTTATAACCTATACGTTCTATACAGGTAAGAACATTTTTACTCTTATTATATAAGATAAGCCAATAATGTCTATCAGGATCATTACTAAATTTCGATATTTTAGCCATGACCTTATAATTGAATTCAGCCCTAATAAAATTAGAGCTGAATTCACCGAATTGGTTTTCATAACCAGTAGAAACAATGGGGACTTCAGGATTAAGGAGCTGTGTTATCTGTTCCATCTGAATCCCCTGCATTATCTTTCTGGAACCTGAATTTGTGTTGTTAAAAGGTTGTTTAAGACCTTTACACAACGTATACTCTTGACTAGGAAGTTTCTTTTCTATTTCTTCTATCTCTTTCCCAAGTCTAAGCGTAGTATTGGTTGTTTTCATTGATTAGACTCCTCTTTTTTAAACTAAATTAAAGCTATTCTTATTCTATAATTAGAATATAAAGTGCTTATCAAAACCTTTATATCTTCTTCTTCTAAATTATTGATAAAATGAAATAAATTAGAATAATCTATCATAAAATAGAACATTGTATCATCGTAATCAGGATAGCACGATGTTAGAATAGAACGAGTACTTCTAAGACCATTAGAAATGCTTTTAAAAGACATTTCATCTTCTTTTCCAGCTACTGTAAACAAAGAAATTGTTTCATCTTCCTCATCATCGGTATTTGTATTGCTTTTACTTTCAATAGGAACCGATAAACACGTATTTGAATTGTACGTATCTAACTTTTCTTTTTCTGAATCTGATAACTCCCCAATAGAACCAGACTCGATTTGCTTCTTTAACTCTTCGATTGTACCAAGTTTTACATCAACACTAACTTTTTTCATTGAAATCTCCTCCTAGAAATAAAGAAAAAACATGAGAGATCTCTTGACCTCTCATGTTTATAATATATAAGCCTAAAAATTATTCCACTTCATATAAAGAGTCTGAAGTAAGAAGATCGTCAGTGTGAAGATTTTCTGCAAGAATGATTCTTTGAGGAATTTTCTTTAAATATCCTAAAGCAGCTTTTACAAAAGCTGTTCTAAATTCAGGATTTTCATTTATTTTTTCTCTAAAATTACCATAAGAGAATTTATGAATCTTATCAGGATCAAAAGATAAAGAAGCTCCTCCACCATAAAGAAGTTTATTGTTCTTCATATCTTCTAATAAGGATAACCAAGGATCAAATCCATTGTTATAATCAAATACAAGTCTTGTACCTGTTTTCTTTCCTGAAGATCTTGATTTTACTAAACTAAGTTCTACAACAGAACCTTCAACTTTATATGTTTCATCAGCTTTAAGCTTACTCTTAGCATCTAATCTAATGATATTATTAGCTACATAAGTAGAGGATCTTCCTCTAGGAAGTCTTTCACCTTGTTTAAGATATTGTACTGCATTCGGTTTAGGAAATATACTCATCTGAACATCTTCAAGAATATGATTAATACCAAATAAAATGATATTAGCTTCTTTAAGAAGAGGAATAATCTGTCTAAATATTCTTGTTAAGATCTGAGCTGTTGCTGCACCAGATGATTTACCAGCCAATTCATCATCATCTATATATTCCTTAGGCATAAGCATAGGAATAGAATCTATGATGTATAAAGTAGGTTCTAATTTCATAATAGGTTTGCCATATACATCATTTCTCTTTGTATCATAAAGGAATTTATCTACATTAGAAAGCTTTAAATCATGAATCATCTTAATACGTTCATAAAAGTTTTCTGCAGTGATACCAGTGTTTCTTACAATATATCTCTTTTCATATTCTTCAACAGAAAATCCAGATAAAGATCTACGTCTAGAAGAAGTCATACCACCTTCGATATTATCTTCAAAGATAGTGGATGTTTTATATTGTCTAGCAATATTTGCTGCTATTTGAGTTACTAAAGTAGATTTACCACAACCTGTATTCCCTATAAATGCATTATAAGACCCATCCGTAATTCCTAATACATAATAAGGATGTAATTCTCCATTTGATAACCGTTCATCATTAATAAATCCATTTTGATAGTCGAAATTAAGAAATCCGCTAGGATATCCAGTATCTTCTTTAGCTTCTTGTTTCATACTAAAGTCCATACCAGCTGCTTTTTCTCTAAACATCTGTTCAAGCATGCTATCTGTTTCTGCCATTAGTTTATCCTCCGTCTCTCAAAAAAATAAACATTTTGATATAATAAATTGTTGATGTTTTTATCAAAATTAATTACCCATACCTAACTAAAGGTATGGGCAACTTTTACTTCAAATAAATATCATTTCTATACAAATTGTTTATAGATGCATTGATCTTAGGATATATAGATTTGTCTAGCTTCTTAAGACTAAATCTTAAATCCTCATATTCTAATCCTTCTATACTAATCATATTATGAACTTGCATTAAGATATTATCTATAACAGGTTCATCTTTTGATTCTATTATATTTAAAACAGCTTTATTTATCATATTGGAAATATAGATAATATCGCTGGTTATCCACTCTTCATCAGATCTATAGATGTAGTTATCTTTTAATAAGTGTAAAAATACTTGTGATATTTCTTTAGTATCTGGATATATAAGGTTAAATAGATTCTCAATCTTATCTACAGATATATTGTTCGATACATCCAATCCTATACAGATAATGGAGGATATCAATCTTGTAATATTTTCATCAAAATTAAAAGATGATTTTCTAGCTACTGCAATATAAGAAGATGATACTTGGTTGAATTCGCAAATATTCATAATCTTATGAGTCATATTGTTGTTTACTATTGTACTTAAGAAAGTATAGAGTTTAGCCAAATATTGATTTACAGGAAACATGTTGTAAATCATAGAATTACAATATATCCTATCTTCATAGCTCAACTCTTCTTCCATACATACTTGAATTAAGAATGTAATAAATCTTGTATTCTCTTTTAAAAAGTTTAACTCTTCAAATTTTTCAATATTATACAAAAAAGATTTATACTCTTGTTTTACTAAACGATAAGCGAGTTCGTCTGGCAAATAACTAACATTTGCCAGACACGTCGCTAACTTACTACCTACATTAGTTTCTACAAGAGATTCAATTTTTAAACCATTTTCATTTTCCATATTCAAATCTCCTATAGGTAAAATGATTAATTATAATTCATCTGATGTTTTGGAAGGCTTTTCATTACCTTTACCCTTTACACCCATTTTGCTAAAGAAGTCAGATCTAGATGCAGCAAGTTTGTTTGTATTCTTTTCTGCATAAACCTTAACTTTAGAATTCATATCTAATGCATCCGCATCAGATGTATCAAAGTTTTGTTTAAAGAATCTATCAGATTTCATATCAATAGATTCTAATTGTTTCTTGTACTTATTGTAAGTGGTCTTAACATCATCGAACGGAATCTTCATACCAGATACGATGATATCTACATATTCATCATCATGATAATTTTGAATATGCAAGAATAATTCATACGGTTCACCATATTTATCTTTAATAACTTCAAAGCTCTGGTCGATAAACTCTTGAGTCTTTTCTCCACAATTGATAATGATACCAATGCGTTTTGCAGAGCGTTCATTATCGAGACTATGAGTTTCTCTCATCATATTTTCAAGAGCATTATTAAAATCTTCTACACTGCGAATCTTATTAAGAACACAGTGTTCAATAGTCATAAATCCAGGAGTTGTATCAATTTTATAAAGATCAGTATCATCAATGTTGTTATCAGAAGCAATGATATTTTGACCAAGCAATGTTGATACACGTTTTACAAATTCCTGATTTGCAAGGTTTTCAGCTTTCTTTCTATTTCCTTTAGCTTCATCTAAGAAGGATTTATTAGAAATAGCTTGTACCACATATTCTTCTGAAAGATCGTGGAACCAATCTACTGTATTCTTAAGACCTCTAACATCATCTTCGAATCCAGTGAATACAAACATTTGTACATTTGTATTGATTACTTCTTTCATATATTGAGCAATTACAGAAGAAGCACCACATCCAGTACCACCTTCTGAAGAAGTAACGATGACTACCATTTTATCTTCAGGGTCTAAGAATGCATCAAGATTTACAGTATGATTGGATAAAGCATCTACAATCATTTCTTTTGCAAGATTTCTTTCTTTACCGCATCCCTTTACATCCCCAAATTCAATTGCAAATTCTTTATACTTTTCAGGTACATCTGTAAGTGTACTGTTTAAAAGTAAGCAAGAACTTGATTGGATTACTCCTTGTTCCAAGAGCTGTATCACAGCTTTATTACCAGCTGCACCAACCCCAATGAATTTTGCATTAAGCATTATAACATCTCCTCCATAATAGTATATTATATGGTAACTCCAAAAATTATTTATAATAAGACGATACTGTTATTAGCAACGCCCAGTATAGAAATTACCCATGTATCAGATGTAGCGTACCCAGCTTCTTTCATCTGACGTAATGTAGTATAACCTTGTGCATAATAATTTTTCTTAATCCATGCAGCACCATTGATTATACCTTCTTCCATGTTAGATCCCATAGCATAAGCTTGATTAGGATCAACATCGACAGCATTAATACCGAAATAATTAAATCTGTTTTTGGCTAAATAACTATTACCAAATCCAGATTCTACACATGCATGAGCAAAGATGTAGATAGGATTCAATCCTGTTACTTGAGAAGCCTTGATGAATATATCACCATGACCTTTGAATTCAGTTCCACCACATTTTATATCATATTGATCAATGATATTGTTCATATCCTCTACTGTAATACCTCTGTTAGAACAAAGATCAGTATCTGCTGTGAAACCTTCTTTTAAATTAGTAATTGCGTTCATTCTAGTAACATGAATCTTTTCTAACTTTTCCTCTTGTTTTTTAATATTTTCTTTTTGTTCTTCATGCATGTTCTGCAAGGTGTTGATGATTGCTTGATTTTGTTCTTTTGCATCAGATAGATTTTTCGTCATTTCATCCATTTGTGTTTGCAGTGAGTGAACTCTGATTGTAGCATACATACTTTCAACAATTGAAATAGCTACAAAAACAATCAACAGAACTGTGAAAACATATCTCATCTTGTGTTTTGTATGAGACTGCTTTCTAACCACATTTGTTTTACTTTTACTAGAATTTTTCTGATGTACTATCATCTAACCATCCTTTCTTCTAAAAACTCAGTTTGAGTAAAAAAATGACACTCATAGCAACTAAGTGCTATGAGTGCTGAAAATTAAAAAATACAATATTTTATTTTTGTGTTTGTTGTTGCTGTTTTACTTTTTCTTTTTCTTCTTCTGTAAGCACATGTACTCCGCAACCAAAGTCACCTTGTTCAGTTAAGCTTACAACTTGTTCTTCTTGTTTGTCGTTCATATTTATACCTCCTTTTAAATATTACCTGACAAGCTTAATTTATGTTCTTGCTTCATTAAACTTCATTTTTATAATATATAATTTCAGGATATTTTATTGTTCTCTCCTAATTCCTGATCTATCTAAGTTCTTTTTCTCAAGAGTTCTAGGTAAATAATCATCTTTATTTACCAAGTTTGAATTGATATGAGCACCAATAAGATATGCAGAAATAAGGTTTCTAGCAATAGAATCATCATTCTCTACAGGAACATCCTTTTGACTAACCATACCTGTCAGATTAATCTGATTATAGAATTTAGCTTTTGCTGTCATTGAATCTGCACGATAAGTAGATAATTCTTTCATTGTTTCAGGAAGATCTAATGTAACTAGAGATTCAAATTCACGGTCAGTAGAGTTACCATTCTTATCAGTATCTATAAGAAGACCTGTTCTATAATCACGTTTAGAAATATTTACAGAATATCCAGTCTTCTTTTGAACCATCTGTTTTAATCTCTTAAGAGTCATATAGACAACCAATACAGGTTGAGATTTTACAGGTTTTCCTTCTCTATTTCTATTAATAAAAGGCATACTAACCTTTTCTTCAATAGGAACTTTTATAAAATGTAAAGCATCCATAATCTGATCTATTGTAGGATCATTATCAAATACCTTTGATTGGAATTTGAGAGGGAAGTCCTGGTTAAAGAAGTCTTTAAATTGAGCATCGCTCATTTTAGCAAACTTTGCTTTATAATATTCTGTATTCTGCCCAGTTTTATCTACAATATCAAATACTTTATATATCCGCTCTTCTACTTTTTTTCTAGCTTCTTTGATATTCATAATTATCCCTTCTTAGGTTTGTTTATACCAAGTAAAGCTTGAAATGCTTGATTTATCATTGCTGTACTTCCATGAGCTTCTATTGTCTTATCATTTATAATTTCACCCAGATTTAATTTTTCCAGGTTTCTATTATAGAATTTGAACATTCTATCAGCAACGGTATCTTCATCTGCAACTGTCTCAAATTTATCGAGTTGTTCTTTACAACCTTCTAATTGAGCTTGCATTTCTTTCTTCATTTTAGGATTGATGTCTTTGGATTCTTTCAATTCCAATTCCATCTGTTCTACTTGATATCTAACTCTAGCAATATCTGTAGGATGAACGTCTCCCATAGTCCAGAACTTGTAATTGATATCATACAATATCTTTCCAAGACCAACGACAATATTAAATACAGGAACCTGTTTCAATGTTTTCGTAATAGGTGCTTCTGTATTTCCTAATTTATTAAAAGCAGAGCTTAGTTCTGCACCATAACCATACATTCCAGCAAATTGGTCGGCAAATTTTTCATCTACCAATCCATACTTAGTACCTTTATACATAATAAGTTTTGAGAATGTATGACCAATTTCATGAAGAAGGAAAGACATAAGTTCAGGAATGGTAATAGCACTTCCAAAAACTGCACCGAGATTTAAACAAATCAAAATATTAAGAGGGAACTTTTTCTTATCAATCTTACAACCACGTTCAGTCATAATTACATAATTTTTAAAATTCTTTACATCATGTGCAGTATCATTAAAGTCATAAGCCTTTCCTGTTTTACGGTCTAGAATGAAAGGAATAGTATATGCATTTAATGTAGGATCAGGATTGATGGTTAAGATTACACCATTGAATCCAAATGTATTTTCAATACATTGTTCAATATCTCTCAGTGTCTTATCTTTGCTAAGTTTTATATAAGAATTAAAAGATTTCAAGGGTTTGTCTTTTGCATATTTAGTTTTAAATTTTATAAAAAGATCTTCTATTTTGAGTACATCATTTGTTTTCCCAAAATATACTTCATTTAAAGATATCATTATATATCATACTCCTATTTATTTGAATTGATTATAGTAAATGCAAAATATTTAGCAATAGCTTTATGATAAGAAAGCTTTGTAGCTATACGGTGTTTACGTTTTCTATATTGTACAGAGTTATCATCTAATAACTCTTCCATTATATCTTTAATCCTATTCAAACTAGGATCTTTAGTATTTGGTTTAGGCTGAATAGTGAATTTTAAGAATGCTACTGTAGCGATATCTTTATTATTAGCCTGTACAAGATATGTAGCAATATATAAGGTTATAAGTTCCTTTATCTTATCAAGATTTTCAGGATTATTTAAAATAGTTTCCATCAAAGCAGATAATTCTTGAACTCCAACGTTACCATCTACACACATAGTACAAGTTCTATAATCTATCTTAGTAGTATTCAAAGTATTCATTGTATTTTCTACATATTGTTGCAATTTAAATGAATCATTTGTAGAAAGATTGAAAGTTGAATCTCCAGATCCTTCATCGGGTAATTGATCTTTTTCGTATAAGATACCATCTTTATTCTTATATGCTTCATAGTATAAAGAAGCAATATTCTTCATAAAAGATTTTATACGGTTGAACAATTGTTCATTTACGTATACAGTATCTTCATCATCAAAGGATTTAAACATCTTTTCATAAGAAGCAATCCAAGTAGAGTTTATAGATTTGATAGCTCCTATGACACTGCCTTTAGATTTAAGATCAAACTTTTGAGATAGCATATGATTCACAACATATTCCATTATGTATCTATATTTAGACGGAGCTACTACTTTAAAGAATTCATAATGGATAATAGGATAGAATTTAGCTGAGAAAGCAAGATATATCATAGCCAGCTCTAAATTTGTTTTGTCTTTCTTTAAACAAAAATATCTTACAATGCAAAGTGCTACAATAGTAACAGTATCTTTAGCAGATGCTGGTTTAAAATGAGCATGATTTGCATAATAAGTATTTCCAATACCAGCTTTAATTTGAGCCTCAGTTATTTTAAGAGCTTTGAATAATTCTTGCTTATCTTCATCTCTATAATAAATCCTATCGGCAGGAACAGTATCAAATAAATACTGAGACCGTTTCGAAATGAAATTAGATAAACATCTTTTCCAAGAAATAAGATTCTTTTTTAGGCTATCCTCAATGATAGGATAAACCTCTTTAAGAATGGCAGATGTGTTAAAATTCTTCTTTTTTGGCATTGTAGGATAAACCTCCTATCAGATTATATGAATGTCTTAAAGTAAAAAAATATGGGGTTTACAAAAAAAAAGAATGAACCCCATGGATGGGGAATGGAGGCTGTTATAATACCTTGTAAGTAGTAACAGAATCCATGAGGTTCAAACCTGGAAAGGAAGTGGTAAGGAGTGTGATTGATTGTTTGTAGTGTTTTGAGCTTTGTAAGTGTCCCATCGATCGGATAATCAATCAGATTAAACTTTATACCTATTACCAGAGGGGTTGTTTAACCTATATGCATATAGCATATTTGACTATTCTGTATTTAGTTTTAATGGTTGTCGAAGTCATTAAAACCCAGTATTAAAGTTGAAAGAGGAGATTAGATTCTTTCATTTGAAACTTTCGTACACTCCTTACCACATTAATAATATATAACCAAAAAAATAATTAGGTATGAGAGAAATCCTCTCATACCTATTGTGTTATGATATATGAACTCTATTTGTAATATTGAATAGCTTTGTACCGCATCCTACTGTACTTCCTTCAGGAATATCTGAAACTTTGATTTCATCTTCTTTTCTTCCTTGTATAGAACACAATACATTATCACTTCTTAGAGGAGCTATGAAGATAATACTATCATCTTTCTTAAGTTTAATAATTCTATCTCCAGCTTTGCCTCTATTAGATCTCTTAATAATATCAAGAGATATCTTATTCACATATCCATTCTTTGTAACAACAACAATATGGCTCATATTAGGTAATACAAAACTCATACCATCTATAACACTAGCTGCTGTTGATACTCTATTACCTTTTGTAGATCTCTTAAGATAAGGGATTTCTTTAGGATGGATTCTAAGAACTTTAGTTCCAGCATATACAAGAATATCCATCTTTTCAGGACCTACAAGAATTCCTTGTACATAATCATTTTCATCTAATTTACTATAGATGATGCCAGACGGAGGAGCAGTTAATACATCTGTAATATCAATCTTTTTGATATATCCTTTTCTACTAACCACAAACAAATAGCTATGCGTTTTAGATTCCACCATCTTATTTAAAGTAGATTCAGGAATAGCACAAGCTATATCAGGAGTAAGATACTTATTCAACAATCGGATATCATTACCGTTTGAGTTCTTATCTGATAACGGAATTTTATGTACAGGAAGTTTAAATACTTTCCCTAAAGAAGAGAATAATACAACGTCTTCATCATTCTCAGCTTTTGTAATAAATTTAATTTCATCTTTATTAAGGGCTGTAATATTTTCATTTTCTCCGATCTTCTTTACATACCCTTTCTTTGTGAAAATAAGCCTAAATGTACCAGGAGCTATACCAGAAGCTTCTGATTTAGAAATAAGATGGCACATGCGTTTGTTGTTATACTTTCTTTTGATTTCTAACATTTCATCAATAATAACATGGTCAATCTTTTCAGGATGGATAAGAATATCCATAATTTCTTTTACTTTAGCTTCTAACTCTTTTAGTTCTTTTTCATATTTAATACGATAGCCTTCTGTAAGCTTTCCGAGATCATATTCTAATAATGACTTAGCCTGAAGGTTTGTAATCTTTAATTGACTGGACGTATAATCTATCAGTTCTTGTCTATCTGTAGTCTTTTGTTTACGAATCATATTGATTACATTATCAAGCTCTTTCTTATGAGACAATACATACAACAAGAACTTTCGTTCATGAATAGAGGTCTTATACTTTTGAAGTATAGAATTGAACTTTCTGGCAACACTTGTTCTTCTAAAGTTAATAAAGTTTAATAAGTATTCCCTATAATTCATATAACAAAGTTTATTGTCTTTGATTACAATGATTCTAACCTGTCTAGTTTGCCTAATACTTGTATTAGCATATAAGAATTCTTTAGCATAGTTAGGATCAATATTGTCTTTAAGCTTGATTACTTCTTCAAATATAATTTCTCCAGTTTTCTTATCTCTAGTTGTTCTAGATACATGATCTTGAATAAAAGGAGCGGCTCCTGAAGTTACTAATTTTACAATGGATTTATAAACCGAATCAAAATATACAAAATCAGGAAGTGATCTTATAAACAATGCAGGTTTCTTATCATAAGTACCTGTTTCTATAATACCCTGAGATATATAGGTTCCATTGCCTGTTTCATTGATTGTTTTCCAGTCTGTATCAATAATTTCACAAGGCATACATTCATCAGGTATTAAACAGAACTTATGATTAGGATTCTTAATAAGTCCTATAGTAGCATCTATTACTTCACCAAGATTATGAGAAGGAATAGAAGTTTTTACACCTACCGCAATACCAACCTGTCCTAATACTAGTAATGCAGGAATTCGTGCAGGTAAATATAGCGGTTCTTTACAACGTTTATCATAATTATCTACCCAGTCTGTAGAATTGGAATCTTCATAGATATCTTTGATAAACACATCTGTTGCAAATTTACTAATTTTACATTCAGTATATCTAGGTGCAGCTGCTTGATTATTTGCTTTACTTCCCCAAGAACCAGATCCTTCCATAGTAGGATATTTGGTCGCAAAATCATTAATCATATTTCTAATTGCATCATTTACAGCTGTATCCCCATGAGGATTATATTTACGAATAACCTGACCCATGATATTAGAAGTCTTAATAAATCCTTGACCTCTAAAATCATTTGCAGCACAAAACAGAATTCTTCTGATAACAGGCTTTAATCCATCAATCATATCAGGAATAGCTCTGTTTCTAATAACATAGATTGCATAGTCTCTCATATCTTGGTTAGATTGAGTTGCTATATTTACATCTATAACTCTTTCTGCCATCAATAAATCTCCTCTCGGTGTTTTAAATTAAGCATATAAGGCTTAATCTATAATAGTAGTTTTTGGAATTTGTTATTATTCTCTATATTATAGTTATACCTCCAATACATTAGTATTTCAAATCTATAATATATCACTATATAAAGAATTAAACCCTAGAGCCTTTATAGCTCTAGGGTAAAAAAAATTAATAGATCATTGTTTTTGTATCACTTGATAATTCAGGACCCACTTTATTATGAGATGGGTTAATTCGTTCTTCTTTATATCTTCTTAGAATTGTAAGATTTTCATTGATGTAATTATTGTCTAAATATATGATAAGATAGCACTTTGTTGACTTGATAGGTTGTTTGAATTTAATCTCAAACTTATTCCAATCTATCTCTGTTTTTATAAATTCAAATGAATTATAGATCTTCAAATCTATAAATACTTCAGGAGCAATAGCAATAGATTTTGTATAATCTACAATATCTCTGAGATCTCCTATCAAACCATCAAATTGAATGGACATTAATTTTCCATCTTTTATATCTTGAATTTCTTTTTCATCTGTAAATTCATATTCAGATTTGATATTCCACTGCCATCCCTTTTCATTATGAGGAGGTATTCTAGAAGCATTCATAAGAGAAGTAATAGCAGAGGCTTTGTCTAATGTAGTACACTGTACATTATCTCTTACTTTAAGAGAATAATATGCATAGAATTTTGGAGATGGAAATCTTACATTTGTATCAAATGAAATACCATAATCTGTCTTAGTCTGTCCAATATCAGACCCCTGGTCTATATTAATTTCGTTTGTCTTAATATGGATAATAGTCTGAGGAACTTTTAGGAAGTATTCCATATTATGAGTAGCTGCATTGAATTTGTATAATACAGGTAATCTAGAATGGGAATTGATATAATGTAAGAATTTAGTTACTTCTAATATATCTCCATCTTTAATACATATCCCAAGAGCATCTTCTGCTAATTGGTTCATAAGTTCTTTAGGAAGAGGATAATCTATATCGTTGTAATGTTTCTGTGTTCCTCCGGCTCTAAATGCCATTTGACACATTTTGGCAATATCTAATTGCATTCCTCTTCCATTAAACCTCATTCTATAGTTGAAGTTCATAAGAAGCATTTCCATAGTCATAGATATAAATAGACTTTTATCTCTATCTATAAACCATGCATCTCTATAAGTACATCTATTCGTATATAATAAAAGACCCATATTATGAAGATCTATATTTTCTCTATTAAATGAGAAGTCTAATTCAGGAGTGATAGTGACAGCAGGTTTGTTTACGGCTATCATATCTTTAGTTCTTCTTCGTCTAAATGGATTCAGCATATGTTCTGAATCTAACCATGTTGTCTTAAAAAATTTATCTCCAAATTTATCAAAGAACCAAGCTCTCATATATTCAATACAACAAGAGTATGCTTGATTTACAGAAGGAATTATGAGGTTTGTTTTTAAATTATGCTCATAACTCTTTTTGAGTTCTAGATTTACTAACTTACCACTATCTTTTAACTCTTCTAATTCTATATTAGATAATATTTTTACATTATCTTGATCCATTTATATTCACACCTCGTTTCCGTATTATAAAGATGTGACAAAAAATAAAAAACAACATAGCCTGCCCAACATGGCAGGTTATTAAACCACTAATCACTGATATAATATACAATTATTTTTTAAAAGATTATCACTAACGCCATTAAGACGTTAGTGATAAAAAGTGACAATTATCAATATTAACAAAATCATGGAAAAACAAAATCTATATTTATCAGGTAACTATGAATGCAAGGATTAGTCGTTATAGGGTATGCAAAACAAACTATTTTGATATATATAGTTATACGTAATACTTGAAAAAATAAAAAATATTGCTAAGGGTAGCAACTATACCAGATAAACATTTGGCCTATTTAGATAGCCTAGTAACCACTCTTCGTGGAATCCTTTTGTGGTATAGATTTATTTAACTTTTATAAATTTAAATAATTATACTTTTATGAGTTTAAATGTTTAATAACCTTCTATTTATATAATACTGTCGGAAATAAACCCTAGAAGGAAAGAGGGCCATAAATATTTAAAAAGTTAAGTTTTATAGAGTTATAAGTTTTTCAGTTTAAGTGATACGGATTACCTTTCGGCCATAACATAGTTCCATATCTGACTATGCGACAATAAAGTACAGTACTGTTATCGTCATCTCTTATTATCATCTAATTAAGTATAGAGAGTCTGTAGATCATACCGCTAAGGTATGAAATCGATAAATTATAAAAGTAAAGTTTCTTGATATTTAAAGAGAAAAGAAACTTTAAAAGAACCTCTCCTAAATAACTCTATGTTTAATGCTTCCCTAGCAATTTAAAACAAATTAATATGCAAATTCTACTTTAGTAGCAGCATTTACTTCAGATAAAGCAGAATCGATGGTTTCAACATAGTTGTTTACCATATCAATGAATTTACGAACCTTCACTCCATCAGCTACTTTAAGAGGATCAAGGATTTTAACTTCATTATCTTTACGAGCTTTTTCTTTTGCTTCATCAATATCTTTAGCTGTAAAGTTTCTCTTCATTTCTACAGGGAACTTTCTATCAAGTTCCTTTTCTACTTCTTCTTCAGCTTTTTCATCAAATTCTTTCTTCTTAAGAATTTCTGTTCCATATTTAGAACCTAAAGAACGAGCAAGTGAACTAAGAACATCAACAAAATATTTCTTTCTAAGAATAGCTTCTGCAATAGTAATTTCTTCTTCTCCTACTTCTTTCCCACTAAATACGTCTTTAATAGAAATAAAAGCAGGTACACGTACCATTGTAGTAGCATTAGCTTTTACTCTAGCAGCATTTAATGCTTTAAAACGAATAAGGAGAGAATCAAATTCATCAAAGTATGCAAGAGTATTCTTTTCTGCATCTTCGATACTAAGAGGCCCAACAAACTTATTATAATCAAAATAATAAGAAATAAGATTGAATTGTTTTGCAGAAACGATTTCATTAAGACGTTTTGCAACCAATTTTTGTTCAGAGATTAATTTAGCAATGCTCATTGTTTCAGTAGTAGCCATTATAATACCCTCCTATATAATAAATACTAAACGTTAAAAATAACTAATTAATTGTATATAGTATTTTTATTTATTATAATAAGCAACTATGAGATTCAGCTAAATTTTCCCAAAGAATAACTTCACGGTTCTTCTTAGCATTATTATCTTTTTTCCACAGATCAAAAGTCTTTTTAAGATCTATCAATCTTTGATTGGATGAGCCTCTAAACTTTAGAGATATATCTTTTTGTTTAATTATAAATTCTCCATCTACTAACACATCGCAATTATGAAGAAGACTTTCTGTTCCACTATATCCATAATTTACAAATTTTTCTTTCTTTATTCTAGTTCCAACCAATTCATCCAATTTATATCCAGAATAAACCCATATATTTTTAGTATCTTTAAATTCTTCTCTTATTTCTTCTACGAATCTTCCCAAGCACTGCACATTTTTATGTTCAAATGGTTCCCCACCAAGAATGGATAATCCGGATATATAATCTTTACTTAAACAATTTTTTATAAGTTCTTTTTCTTTAAAGGTAAATCTTTTACCAAAATCAAAATCCCATGCCTCTTTATTATGACATTCAGAGCAATGTCTTGTACAACCAGATACAAATAAAGTGACTCTAACCCCTTCACCATTAGCCGTATCATATGTCTTTATTTCACCGTAATTCATATTTATCTCCCAATTAGAATATCTAGTGTATCATAAAGATACACTAGATACAAATTATTTAGATTTATAAATGAAGAACTCTATCATGGATTTCATTTGTTCTACCATAATTCCACATATTGTTTCCTAAATATCCACAAGTTCTTCTTACAATACTCATTTCTTTAGGATCATGGTTTCCACAATTAGGACAAGTCCAAATCATTTCACCAGTTTCTTCATTCTTATCTAGTTTGATTTCTCCTTCATAACCGCACTTATAGCAGTAATCAGATTTTGAATTGATTTCTGCATAAAGGATATGATCATAAATATGAGAAAGCACTTTCATAATAGCTTCGACATTATTAAGCATGCTAGGACTTTCTCCATATGAAATAGCCCCACCTGTACTAAGTTCTTGGAACTGAGATTCAAAGTTGAACTTATCAAAGATACTAATGGGTTCAGTTACATGAACATGATAAGAATTTGTTACATAAGGCTTATCTGTTACACCTTCTATAACACCAAACCGTCTTTGATTTGCCTTAGCAAATTTATAGGTAGTGGATTCCAAAGGAGTTCCATAAATAGCATAACCTAAATTTTCTTTTTCTTTCCACTCTTTACATTTTTCATTCATTCGTTTCATAATATCAAGAGCAAAAGGAGTAGCTTCAGGATCTGTATGAGATTTTCCAGTCATGTATCTTACGGCTTCATATAAACCAGCATATCCAAGAGAAATAGTAGCATAGCCACCAACAAGAAGTTTATCTATTGTTTCACCAGGTTTTAATCTAGATAAAGCACCATGCTGCCAAAGAATAGGAGCATAATCAGAAGTGGTTCCTTTTAATCTATTATATCGAACCAATAATGCTTTATGAACTAATTCCAAAGCTTCATCAAACTTCTTCCAAAATACTTCTTTGTCTCCTTTAGACGATAATGCTACATAGGGAATGTTAAGAGTTACTACACCCATATTAAATCTTCCCCAATATTTATAATCTCCATTTTCATCTTTCCAAGGAGAAAGCATTGAACGGCAATTATGTGAATTTATACAAGATACATCGAATCTATCAGATTCTGTTTCTACATCGTATTCATATTCCCCAATATTTCCTAAAAATTCTACGGATTCTACAATGTATTTTTCTGAGAATTCATTTTCTTTATTGTATTTGGATGCAGGAACTGTGTCTCCAGGTTTTAAATCTTCTACTGCTATTCTTCCTCTTTGAGTGGGTAACGGATGATCACTTGTAAGTGTTAATACTCTTCCATTAAACTTTACTCTATTCCAACGGTTATAATCATCATTTCTTATAAACTTCTTAACTTTTACAAATCCATTTGAAGATGAATCAAAAATAAGCATATTTTCAGGAACAATAAATTCTGATTTTGCTCCTATCAATTTAATCATAGATCCGCCATATATAGATACTAATCTATCCCATGCTCTTTCAAATGATTCTACGAATAATTGATTATTGAGTTTATAAGTAATTACTTCTTTCCCAAATACAGCTCCCATTGGGATTACAACAGTTCCTTCTTTTAATTCTTTCATCTTCTTTTCTGAAATATAATCAGGAACCATTCTTTTAGCTGTGCATTGAGCTGCCATTATTGTGAGATAGTAATATTCATCTCCTTCATGAATATTATCATCTTGTAATACATAAATAAGTTTAGGGAATGTAGGGGTTACATATACACCTTGTTTATTCTTAGTACCCTTATATCTTTGGCGAATAGTTTCTTCTATAATCATAGCTAAGTCATGTTTTTCTTGTTCATTCTTAGCTTCATTTAAATACATAGATTCTGTTATAAACGGTGCTTGACCATTGGTAGTCATAAGAGTTACAATCTGATATTGTATAGTTTGAATGCCAGATTTGATTTCTCTTTTAAGTCTTTCTTCAGCAATCTCTTTAATCTGTTCTTCAGTAAGAGTAGCACCAGAAATTTCTAATTCCTCTTTAATATTATTGATAATCTTCTTACGAGATACATCTACAAAGGGTGCTAAGTGTGCTAATGAAATAGTAGAACCACCATATTGTGAAGATGCCACTTGTGCTATAATCTGAGTTGCAATATTACAAGCAGTTGTAAAAGAATGAGGAGTATCAATCTTAGTTTCAGAAATTACTGTACCATTTTGCAACATATCTTCAAGGTTAATGAGACAGCAGTTATGCATCTTTTGAATGAAGTAATCCATATCATGGAAATGAATTAATCCTTCATTGTGTGCTTTTTGAATATCTTCAGGAAGTAAAAGTCGGTTGCTAATATCCTTGCTATATTCACCAGCAATGTAATCACGTTGGGTAGAATTGATTGTCGGATTTTTATTTGAATTTTCTTGAAGAACTTCTTCATTCTTGCAGTCGATAAGATTAAGAATTTTTCTATCAAGATCATTAGATTTTCTCATAAGAGCATGTTTATATCGGTAAGTAATATACTCTTTTGCTAATCTATACCTTCCAAGGCTCATAATACAATCTTCTACCATATCTTGAATTTCTTCTACAGATACAGCTCTGTCCAATTTAGAGCATTTGTAGTTAATCTTTTCAACGATTTCATCAATCATCTTAGGACTTAATTTATCTGAACCTTCATATGCATTATTAGCTTTATTAATAGCTTCACAAATCTTATAAGCATCAAAATGAACTTGCGACCCATCTCTTTTAATTACATACATAATTTATTTAGCCTCCTAATAGGATTTTTATTTTAGAACCATTTTGGTTATTCAAATGTATTTATTCCTGTACTAGATAAAAAAATATAACATGTACAAAAATACTATATTTTGTATACAAAACTTATTTGATCTACATTGGGTAGATTATGAAATAAAGTTCATATTATTAATTAATAAAAAAATAAAGAGGACCATTTAAGTCCTCTTTATTTTATTTTTGTTATTTTTTCATTTCATTTGCTGCTTTTTCTGCCTTTTTCTTTTTGCTATACATCGTAATCATATAGGCAGTAAAGAATATGATCAGTGTATGAAGTTGTGTAACATAATCTAATAGAGTATAGATTAAGCTACCAATTTTTGCGGCACTGCTGGGATTTTTCTGATTTTCCATGATAAAGAACATGGGAGTGCCATCTTTAGACATGCCTTCATATCTAACTTTCAAGCTGTCAAGATGATCTTCCTGATCAGATAAAAGTCGATACATCAATGCTTCTTCTTCCTTTGTTTCAGCATGGATGATGACACTATAATCTAATCTTTTATAGTCTCTATCATTAAAGTATCTTTCGAGACCTTTATCAGAAAGGATGGCTGTGCAAACACCATTCTTATTTATCCCTGCAGGGGCGGCTATATAAGCATCATGAATATCATAGTACCCTCCAGAAAACTCTTTGTTAGCACTATTCTTATTAGTACTAAAACATGTGATTATTCTTCCGGTACTTTCATATTCATAATTGTGGGCTATGTTTGCACCTTCCATAAAGCCCATCAAAAATGTACCTATTATAAATAAATAGACAACTAAGATAAGCCCAAAAATAGTTTGGACTTTAAAAAGGTCATTTTCAATACCAAGTTTACTTGCTATCTTCTTGGTAATGAATAAGACCGGTTTCAAGAATAAATCCGCAGCCTTATTAGCTGCCGTCTTTTCTTTCTGTACTTCTTCTTGACTTTCTTCTACTTTATTAGAACTTACCTTTCCGTACTGGACATGCTTCTTTTCTTCCATGATCTTAATCTCCTTTTTTAAAAATGAAATAAAGTTTATAAAAAAATGATTTAATAAACAACGTTGCTGGTGATAGTGGATCACCATATGTTGTTTTCCGATGGGCTTGAACCCAACTCATGTAAATAAGTTTTATCAACTTATTTATTCATTCACTACTATAATATATAATTATAAAAAAAATAGATTACAGTCCTAAGGCATTAAACCTTAGGACTAAATTTTAGTTATTATCATCAATTTTATCATCGGATAAAGTATCATCTTTTAGTTCATTAGGAAGGTAAAGAAATACGCTTTTTAAATGATTATTATAATCATCATAACTAAAAGGCATTTCTTTAGCATATATATCCATACGTTTATCAAAACCAGTAGAGCATTCAAATCTCATATTATCAAGAAGAAATACACTATTTCTTACAATAGCATATAACTTATTCTCTACATAATCTTCCATAAACATTTTTATATCTTTGTATCTAAATATATGAACAAGTCTATCTTTTTCTTTTTCATATAAGAAGTATATAGTTGCTTGATCCTTCTTCATTTGTTTAACCCAATCAAGATGATTAGGAAATAAACTCATATAATCAAAAGGAAGAAGATTATCTAAAAAGAAATCAGTTAAAAAGTCTTGATCATCCGTAACTTTTCCATAATCCCTTTTAAATACACTACTAGTTTCATTAAAAGGAAGTTCTATAAGGGTTACACCAAAATCTTTTATATATACCTCATAAAACTTTCCAGTGCTTTTTAATTTAACAGCATAAGAAGGAGAATAATAATCAGGAGTTCCTTCTTTCATGCAAAAGTAAATAGCACTTATATCCGAAATATTAAATTTGATATCATCTGATGTGTCTGTTTCTAAAATTAATTTATCATCTTTAGCTTTTGCTTTAATAAGTCTTAACCACTCTCTAAATTCTAGTTTTCTAGGCTTGTATTTCTTTATCTTATCTTCTTTCTTCATATGTTTTATGCTCATATAATATACCCCATTATAAAAAATAAAGGGTGTATTAAAACACCCTGATTATTATTCGTAATCTTCTGAATCAGTATACTTATCATAATTCTCTTTGATAGAATCTCTGGCCCATCCATTGAGATTATTAGGCTTATCATCAAACACCATTATATCTGTGTATTTAAATTCAGGAACAAAATTAGGTGTTCCAGGATTGCCAAAAGCAGGTTCTAATTTATCGTTTTTACTAGGATCGTTATCTACTATATATACAAAAGCAGTATTTTGATCTAACCATTCTATTTTATGTGCAAACCCATGTCTTAATTCACCAGTAATGTCATCATTATACTGAACTTGATTTTGTATTCCATCACCAACTTCAGGAAGCTGGCTAATGTGTCTATGTAACATTCTAATTCCTCCAAATAAAAATAAGGGTATTGGGAATTGACCCAATACCCATTAAATTAGATTACATTTTTATATTTTTCTTTTAACGCTTTTATCTTGCTCATTTGTTCAGTACTGTAGTTATCTCTAGATAATCCGATTAAACTATTTAAGTTTATAAGAATATCTTTAAATATATTGATAGAAGGATTCATCTTTCCATCATCTCTAGAAATACAAAATGCATTTCTAGGAGAATATACAGCTTCGCAAGCATCTTTAAATTCTTTATTATAAATCATAAGAATATTAAGTGTATCTCCATCAAACCTTGTGTTCAGGTGAGTCGCTAATTCACCCAGTTCTCTTATGAACTTCTCAATCGTTAAATTGAGAGCAGACTATATCACATCCATAATATATGGAGACAAGTACTTCGGATACGCTTGTACCCTATTCCCGCTACGGAATAGTCGTTGAACCTCTTAATTAAATCTGGTTATAAATATTTTGCCACAAAATTCCATGTTTTATTTTGCTTATAAATTTTCTAAAATTAGGAGTGCATTCTATTTTTAAACAAATAGATATATCTTTGGATGTATAACCACTTTTTATTAATTTACAAATGTATTCTATTTCTTTATTAGTATGAATAGAATTAGGGTGGTTTTCTCCTATTTTAGATAATCCATGAATTACAGCATGGATACAATTTTCAGACCTTGTAGACAATTCCAAATTACTTAATCTATTGTCTATTTTTACCCCATTAATATGATTAACGTCTAAATTTAAATAATTCTTATTTGGACTAAAGGTCATAAGCACTAATCGATGTACTGCATTGTTTTTACCATCGATTTTTACATATTCATATCCATTTCTATTTATAAATGATGCTATCTTATATCCATTTTTACAATAAACAGAACCAAAATTGCTTACCATATAATTTTTATTTAGAGGATACTCTAAATATGATTCATTTAAATTTTCGATAACATCTTTTTTACAGTTTCTATAGTAGTTCATTATTATAAACCCTTTCTAGAAACCAGATTTAATTAAGACAGCTGCTTATTAGACATTGTAATCAACCCTTAGCACCTTATAAAGATTAGATACGTTAACCAATACAAGGCTTTTATTTCAGCATAGGTCATCTATAGATTTCTTTCCGAGTTTCCTCAGCATTCACACTTATGATTGCTCATTATGTTGTAGCATCTATAGCTTTAGCCTGTCCAAGCAATTCTCTTGTTAACCTACACATGTTACCATATATAGGGACCATTTTGTTAATCAGCTGCTAACCCATCCAAAGTATACACATCAATACCCATTGTATAATCTTGTGTACATCCTACAACTCTTTTATATACAATCGATTGATAGAAGATTGTAGGATTTCTATTGATTAGCACAGATACACGATTTGTTTTTATTAATTCATTAATAATCTGCAAAACTCTAGGATCTACTTTTAAAGATGCATAATACCAAATCTTATATGCTTGAGAATATGTGATATTGTAAGACTTCTTTATGATATTTATAAGTCTTTGTTGCATTAAGATACATAAACCGAAATAAGGTAATGTAATCTCATCCATTCTTAATTTAGCATTAGGAACAATAACTGAGCGTTCTGAAAATGCAGTTCTTCCTGAGATGATAGATCTTAAAGTACCCTTTTTACCAGATAAGATATCAATGATTTCTTTGGTAAGCTTTCCTATCTTAGTTTGCATATCCCAAAGTACTTGATTTTGATATTTCTTATTTCTATAAATAGAAAGATCATCTTTATTTACAATAGCTGCAAGCTTTGCTAATATATTAAAATCAGCATTAGTAGATTCAAATGTAAAGTTTGTATTTTCTTGTTTTGAAATTCGAAGTTGAGTAGTATATACAGGAATAGAGTGTATGAATACTTTATCTCTTTCTTTTACTATCTTATCATAGAATTCTTTTTTAGCAGGTTTCTTTTTTCTATAGTACTCTATGATTTCATCAAATCTATCTCTAAGACCAAGCATTCCTATTCCATCAAAAGGACCAGTTGTTTCTTCTGATTTCTTTCTTCTTCCATGACTAACCCTTTTAGATTTAGCTTTTAATAAACGTTTATCATAATTCGTCATAGGAAGACCATTTGAATCTAATTCTACTACAGGTTCTATAATTTTTTCTAATGTACTTTTTCCTATAAAGCTAGATAAAGTAAGATACATCAAAGGATGTATCAAACAAAACTTTTCTTTTAATTTGATCCAACCAAAATATGTAAAATCTACCCCAACAGGTTTTACTTCGGTTCCACATACAGGGCAAACCCAATTCTTATCTCCAGGTACAGAGTAAAATGCCCCTTGAGTACATCCATATTTACAAGAATATCGATCAGAATACGGATTAGGGTCTTGTAATGATTTTCCATATCTAGAACTAAAAATAGAATCGATAGAATTTAAAGTTTGTGTTATCTTCATAGGTTCTTTAATAATAAACCCATGGCCATTACTAAGATCTTTCCTACACTCTTCATCAAGATTAATTAATTCAAATTTTGTAAAATAATCAAATATCTCATTTCTAGGGTACTCATTTTCACTATTCCTCATTTTTCTCCTCCTAAAAACGCAAAAAAGATTAATATAAAGTTTTCTTAAATATAAAAAGTTATCAACCAATAGACTATATCAGTCTATTGGTCATATTTATAATATATATCTAATTATATGATTACATGTTTTTTAAACTTTTTATATCTTTCTACTATCCATTCAGCTTTTTCTAAGGTAAGAGTAGCGATTTTTACTCTAGAACTCATCTGTAAATAGTCTTTTAAGAATAATATGAATTCATCTTCTGTAATATAAGTAGTAAGAGAATCATATATCTTAAATACTCTATCTTTAATCTCTTTATATTTAGTATCAAGATTTAACTTTATATCCAAATGATTTTCAGTTTCGCTTTTAATAAGTTCAATATTTATAATATAAGTATCTTCATACTGAATTGCTATGGTAAATATGTCTTTCAATTTCAATCTTTCCTTTCATAAATATTATTCAATGCATTATTCAATTCTATTATAAATTCATCTCTTACACTCATAATGTCATTACTGAGAAGAGTTATACCTTCATTGGTATCGCTTTGCTTTTCTAGATTATTTATATAAGTGCTATATAAGAATAATAGATTCTTTAATGATTCAAGTATTTCTTTGTCAGTTATATTTACATCTTCGCCATATACATTTTTGTTAAAGATATTTACCATATCCATTATAATAGCCTTTTTAAAATAGTCTATATAACTAGATACTTTCTCTATATCTATAGCTGCTTTAAGAGGTTCTTTCTTTTTAGGAATGATTAAATTCTTTATAGCTTTAGCTTTATTTGATAAGAAGTCATTAGCTTTCTTTACAGCTAATAATACTGTATTTCTTTTGATTTGTACGTTAGATCTAAACTCACCATCTTCATAAGTGAATTCATTAAAGCTATTATAATAATTACTGAATCCATCATCAGTTAATTTATAAAATATAGCCATTTTTATTCCTACATCATTTAGTTTTTTAATATACATAATTTTTGCTTTGCTAAGATTTTCTAAATCTTCTTCTTTACCAAACGGTTCTAATGATTTAGGAAATAGAGTTGTATAAAGATTTAGATAAGAATCAAAAAAAGATACAGGGGTTTGCTCCTCATTAGCTACAGTCTGTACGTTTCTATATATGATTTCCATTGTTTCTATATACTTATCTAAATTTATATTATTTAGATCGGCTTCTAATTGATCTATAAAAAGGTCATCATTAAAAGAATTATTATTTTCCTCCATCTAATTAACCTCCTATAAAAATTGGTATTGGCGACATTTAAATAATTTCTTTAATTCGGAAGGGGTTTATAATGAAAATAGAAAAACGTTTTTCTAATAAAATAACAGATCCTAAAGATATTGAATATCTAGTTGGAATCAAAGAAGAAGAATGTACCAAACTTTCCTTTGCTATGGATATGTTTGGTGATTTTGATGATAAAAGAAGATTCAATACATATGATACAGTAACTATTCCCTCTGGATCCTATGGTCCAGAAGGAAATAAAAATATAAATCCTATTAATACCACTGTAGGTATATGGGTTTTTAATAAAGCTTTTATTGAAAAAGAATTGTTTGACTTGTTTGGGTATATAAACAAACCCATTACTAGTAAAGTCTTTAAAGAAATAAATAAAAAAATGTCTTATGCTGTAATGGAAGATAAATTACCTCTTGATGCTATCAAGAGATATATTATGAAGACAGAAAAATTTCAACCGTATTGTAATATCTTATCTACTTCTATTACAGAGAATATGCTTAGTATACCTAAAGCTATTGCTAAGAAAAAACAAGAACTTCTTAAGAAATATGAAAAAGAATTAGCTACCAATGACCCTATTGTGTCTCAGAAGATTGAAAAAGAGCTTATTGAAGAATGTAAAGTATTATTAAAAGATGATCCTTCTGTTGATATGATCAACTCTGGAGCTAAAATAGACTGGGGTAATAACTTCAAGAATATGTTTGTAATGAGAGGAGCTTCTAAGAATCCTGATCCTATTAATCCTAATGGAGATTATACCATTATCAAATCTGATTTTATGACTGGTATAGCTCCTGATGAATATGCTGCATTTGCTGATTCTCTTACTGCTGGCCCTTATGCTCGTGCTAAGAAAACAGCAGACGGAGGTGCTATGGAAAAGATTTTCGTTAAAGCCTTAGAGCACTTATACATTCTTCCTGCTGGTAGTGATTGTGGTACTAAGAGAACTAAAACAGTTTTATTGACAAAAGATAATATAGACGATTGGATGTATTCTTATATTGTAGAATCTGGTAATAGATTAGTAGAACTTACTTCTGATAATAGAGATTCTTATTTAGGTAAAAAAGTAAAATTCAGATATTCTGGATTGTGTGAATCTGAAAAAGGAATCTGTAATAAATGTGCTGGTAATTTATTTACTAGATTAGGAATTAAGAATGTTGGTGTAGCATCTTATGTAATTCCTGCGAGTATTAAATTAAAATCTATGAAAACCTTCCATGATAGTACTATAAAGATATTTGATATGGGAGATTATGGTTATAATAAAATATTTGGATATGAATAAAAATATTCTCCATACTCATTTTGAGTATGGAGTTATTCTTTTCATAAATATAAATATCCAAATAAGAGTAATAATATAGGAACAAAAACTATAATAGAACTTAGAATTCCTTCCATTTTACTATCTTTTATCTCTTGATCTATATCTAAAATCAACTGATCTATATATTCAGCAATTGGAATCATCTTTTCCTCTTCCTTTCCTCCCCTATTATTAATAAGTATATTACTTTTTAATTTTTTAATTTCGAGCAATTTATTTTTATTGTGTTGTTTCACATTTACATCAATCCTTTAATAAAAAATACCCATAGGAGATACTATCTCCTATGGGATTATAATATATAATTTATATTATATGTTTTTTAGAAATAGATTCTATAAATAATATCCCAAGAAGCTCCTCTATCATTCAAGAACTTATTAGGGAAGTTGATTCTTGTAGCAGGTCTAATATCTTGGAAATAAGTAAATCCATCTTCACCTAATTTTTCCCAAGCTAAACAAAGACTGATACAATTGAATCTTGAATCATTAATACCTGTTGTATTAATAAAGTAATCACGACCATCATCTTTAGTTACTACTAAAGTATTTTCAATAATAACTTGAGCAGGAAATTCAGATTGATCATCATAAATAGAAGAATCAATAGGTGTTCCATCCTCTAATTGTTTTCTAATGGTAGGTTCGCTATCAAACTTCTTAAAATAATAAGCAATAAACTTTTTATCTGTAAAAGTCTTTTTACCAAAATAAACTTGACGTTCATCTTGATCCAAATCTTTACCATCAGGAATATATTGGAAAGGAACCATGTCTTCAGGAGCAATCCATTTCTTGCTATCTACTTCATATTTTAAAGCAGATTCTCTATTACAACCAGAAGTACCCATACAGAAAAGGGATACATAATAATTGTTTAAATAATCATTATTAGAAACGTTTTCTGTATTGTCTAACTGTAATCTATTATTATACGTAGGTGTGATAAATACTTTATCATGAATATCAAACATTTTCATAGCCATGAATTCAGATCCAGGAATTAGGGTTTTGTTACTCCCTCTAAACAATTCCAATCCAGTATCATGGTCTTTAATAATTACTTCTGTTTTAAGACCATTAGGATGGCCTTCTACTAAAGAAACTAATTCATCTGACCCATTGGAAATTACTTCTTCTTTAGGGATATATTTTTCTTTAATATTCACTTTATATCCTCCAAACTAAATTTATTGAACAATTACATATTTGTCTTTGGGTAATCCGCTCTTATCATCAAAATCAAGAGGAGGATTCTTAATCTTAACAGCTTGAGTTAAGGCAGTACAACCAACAAACATGTCTGTGCAAGTTAAGCAAGATTTCATATCGATTATACCATCTATCTTCTTAAGAGCAGTACAACCAGCAAACATCATGGAGAAATCTTCACACTTAGAAGTATTGAAAGTAGAAATATTTAGACTGGTTAATTTAACATCCATTGCAAACATTTCAGACAAGTTTGTTGATCCATCGGTTCTAATTCCACCAAGATCAATGTTTTCTAAGTTATTATTGTATGCAAACATACCATCCATCTTTACAGTTTTACTTGTATCAAAACTAAGGTTAGGAATAGATTTTAATTTGCTCATAGCAAACATTGATGTTGTGATAGAAGCTGCTTTTCCTCTTACTGCATTTATTAAATTATTATTTATCGCTTCAAGTTTAGAGTATTCTTCAGAAGAAGATACAAAATTCTTGAAGTTAATAAAGTTTGTATTAATAATAAATCTAGCATTCAGATCCATTTCAGTTGTATTTGCTGTTACTACAGTATACTGATGCTTAGCTAATCCACTATTTAAATCAAAATCTGCAGGAGGATTCATAATAGCAATATGCTTCAAAGCAGTACAACCATCAAACATTCCTGTGCAATTAGTACAAGATTTCATATTAATTATACCATCAATAATTGAAAGACTTGAACAACCAGCAAACATTCTTGAGAAATTTGTTACATTGTTAAAGTTTAATCCACTAAAATCAAGATATGTCACCTTAGTACAATTTTCAAACATAGATTCTGTTGTAGTTGCATTATTTGTATCTAAGAATCTAACTATTGGAAGAGATGTAGCTTTTTTACAATCTCTAAACATTTTTGAAAAATCAGATACATATCTTGTATCAAATTGGATTAGAGGGAAATCTGTTACTCCTTCCCAACCATCAAACATACCAGATACATTACATGCCACTTTATTTTTAATAAGAACAATTCTAGGATAATTGGTCAAAGGAGTTTTCAAATTAACTCCAAGACTCTTGAGATAATCTTTGAAGTTTGTAAGTTTGGTAAATATACTAGCTCTACCATCAAAGCTGTATCCATAATCCAAACCAGCTATGTTTAATAATCCTCCAAACAAAGGTCTCTTATATTCAGAAGGAGAATAATTAAATTCGCCTTGGAAAGAATCTGCAGGATGGGTTTCTATATTTGTTTTTGTAGAACCACTGATTACTGCATTGATTTCATTAATGAAGGGAGCAAGAGTACCAGATAAAATAGAATTTTCTAACTGATTTTTTACAAATACAAAAGGATCAGAATTCAGCATAATTCTATCAAATGTTTTATAAGCATCTACAATAGCTGTACCATTAATAAGATCTTTATAAATGGGTTCTGACCAGATAGCAAAGTTTCCTCTAAGATCTATAGTAATATATTTCTTAAAGTTATTGTAATTAAATACAATATCTTCTCTCATCCAAGGACGGAGATCAAATCTATCTTCTATTGTATTTGTTTCTACATCGTATACTTTATCTGATAATGAATAATAATCTTGTCTGTCATTTATTTCATTATCATAAGCAGCATCGATAACTCCAAAGGTTGTATCTTCATCTCTAGATTTACCCCATTCTATTTGAAGGGTACTATTCTTAGTTAAGAATACGATTTTATATGATTTAAAGAACTCAATCATTCTCATAATATAATTCATTATATCTATACCAGAATGACCAGCAAAGTCATTAAAGATATACTTGCAATCACCCATGTACTCATCTAAGATATAAATTATATCATCAATCATATTTACAATAGTATCTATCTTTTCATCATTATTAGTAATACCTTTTACTCTATTAATAAATTCATAAAGATATTTATCTTTATCTTGTAAGAACTCAGTATAAGTTTTAGCAATAGCCCCATTAGATAATTTAAAGTATTCCATATTGAGTTTGTAATTCATCAATGCAGAATACATATCACTCCATACTTTATATTCTTCCCAATCTTCAGCATCAAGCATATTTTGACAAATGGTTTGTCTTACTTCCATATTTGTTTTAAATATATTCATGAATTCAGCTAAATCTTTTATTTGGGACTTAGGTGTTATAAAATTCCAAATAGGGAATTCATCCTCTGTTCTATGCTTTTTACGAAGATATTCTTTAAGATCTGCTAATGAGGTTCTAAAGTTAAATCCTTGAACTATCATTGTTTTAGCAGGATTATCTATAATAAAATCTTCTATACCATTGAAAACATAGGTAAGAACACTCATAAATATAAATAGATGAGCTAACTTAAACTGATGAGTTGTAGATAATGAAGGAATCTTAACTAAAAGTTTTTCTTCGTAGAATTGATCATCATATAACATGCTATAGAAATAACTCATTTGAGTAGAATATTCAGATAAATCCATAATCTGAGTAATTCCATAGTATTTGGTTCTAGCATAGTTCCATTGCTGTTTATATATTTCATCTTTTAATAATTGATGATTATTTTGTTTATAATCTACACCATCCCACCAACCATCACCTTTGACCATAATATCATAGTCACGATAATTATTAGGATTCTTCAATTTATCACTTACATAAAGCTCATCAATAGGAACTTTGCAGAACTTAAGATTTGTAGTAGCTCCATAATCTTCTTCATACACATATCCTACAGAAGAAGTGCTTCCTCCATTTTCTGAATAGATATAATGAATAAGAATGCCTCCACTATATTTTACCTTGGCCTCTTCAGGATTGGTAAAGTACATACTTCCATTAAATACGTTATACTCTGATTCATCAATAAAGTTATTATTAAAATCTGTAACAAAGTATAACCATTGGTTTTCAAAATAGTAATCAAAAGGAACTTTAATATCTAAATATCCATCTTTACCAATATTTTCAATAGAAGTTAGCAGAGCTTTATTGGTTAATTTGAACTGAGAGTTTAGTTCATAAAATTTATTATAGATAAATAAAATGTTTTCAGTACTATCTTCATTAGATACTTGAGATTTGTTGAATCCAATATTGAAATTATCTATAACACTCAAATCTGAGTTACTATGTACTGCACTTTCTGATATAGATAAGAATCCTTGTCCTGTTTGTAAATACGGGAAGAAAGGATATTTAATATTAAAATCAACCTTATTTCTATTAAAGATAGCATAGCTCTTTTCGGCTAATTGAAGAGTATATTCGGTATCTCCATTATAGATATAGGTAATATTAACTTTCTGATTCTTCTTCAAATAGTATTTAGATCTTAAAATACGTATATTTGATTTAAGTTTATTAATCTTAAAATCAGAATCTTCTAATAGGGTTCCGTCTATATCAACTACTATCTTATTTCCCTTAGTAATAAAATTATCTATAGGAAATTCTATAGGAATGATATATTCTTTATCTCTAGAAGCGATGAAATGAGTCATAGCTACTTTGATATTGCTATTCTCTTCTAAGGTTCTATCTTTATCCATATACACTAATTCTACTACAACAGAATCTCCCTTATGAAGAGCTAATGTTTCATTTATAAGAGTAATTCCACTATTTGTAACAGAATACCAAGTTTCAGGAAGATACTTATCTAAGTATTTAAGATATACTTTATATCTAGTAGAGATATAATTCTTGAATGGGAATTCTACATTGAAGGTCGTTTGATAATTTTCATCTGCAACTATAACAATTTCTTTCTTTTTAAGTTCTATCTTAGTACAAATAGAATTGGATGAATAGATAAAGTTAAAGTCTATTACTGTATCTTTAGGATAAGATTCATTAAATACAATATAAGAAACACCAGATTCTATATCTATCTGTACTTCATATTTATTCTTAGATATGAATCTATTTCCAATGGTTACAAAGAATTTATTTTCATTAACACAATAGTTTATAAAGGGTTCTTTTATAACAAACTTGTTTTGTTTATCCTCAGTAGCTATCGTACTAAATTTGTCAAATCTTGTACCAGTAAATTCTGAGTATATAAAGATACAGTTTACTTTCTTACCAAGTGTTTCTATCTTATCATTGATATGAAGGATATTGTTTTGATCAACTTCATAAATATTAGGTGATAAGAATATCGAATCTACTGTTACAATCAACTGATTTCCTTTTAGGAAGAAATTATTAAAAGGAATAGGATTAAGATCTATAGAATTTTCTCCTTCAAAACTTTTAACTTTAGTCTTAAAGATATACCGTTTATCTATATTAAATTTAGTAGAATCTGTAGTCTTATCATAATAGAAATCATAGGTTAATTCCTTCTGTCCATCTAATACATTATTGAAGAATCTTACTTTGTTATAATCATAAATTTCATAATCTTCATTTTCTGTAAGAACTTTATTATTTACTCTTATAAACAATAAGTTTCCTTTTTGAAGATAGTAATCAAATGGGAAAGGAATAATACCAGTATATTCAAAGGTAACTGTAGAATTTATGGTATGAATTTCTTGACCTTTGATTCCATACATAACTTCAGAATTTAAGTCATAAACTTTAATAGAATGAAAATAATTAGCAGAGCCTTTGATTTCCTTCATATCTAAGTTTACATAATCTGCTGTTTGTACATTTACTCTGGATCTAATATCTTTATTAGCAGAGTTTCCAGCCAAGTTTGTATAAGCACTAATATCATAAATACCAGCACCAGATACAGCAGTAGATCCTAATCCACTTGTGGTGTGAAGAGGATCTAAATCCATCATATCTACATCTCCCCATAAAACATCTTGAGAAATAGATGTTTTATCTTGAGAAGGATCTTGACCAAATAAAGTCAAATCGAACTTTATTTTATTTATAGAAGCTATAGTAGATGCAGCAGCCATTCTAGCTTCTAAATTATTAGAAGCTGCAGGTTTCTTACCTTCTACCATATATTTGATATTCTTATTGTTGCTATAAATATTTGAATCATACAATTCAATATCTTTAGGAACTGCATATTCTTTCGGAGCTGTAGTTATGTCTACTGTAATATGCTGCTCTTCTAAATCCTTATTATAGTTTCCTTTTAAAACCTTTTTAGATTTCCATTCAAACTCATCATGAGAGTTTAATAATCTTTGTTTTAAAAGATAATACTTAAAAATCTTAATATTATACTTATTCTTAGTATCAAATAACTTGATAAGATTAAGCATTTCTGTTGTAGAAGATTTGTATTTACAAAGATTATGAATATTTCTGCAAAGAGACTTTTGGAAATTTATAGGTATTTCCCTATAGTAAGGAACCCCATACATAGAAAAGATATATTCTATACATCTTCTATCTAATAGATCTTTTTTAATAATATGAGCTTGTACATCCACAAGCATATCTATCATTACAGAGAGAACAAGATAAATTACCATCATATCGTGGTAATTAGGTTCTTCTAATTCCATAGCATAAGAATATACAGTTTCTATAATGAATCTTCTATTTTGTGTATATTTGATAAGAAACTCTTCCATTACATTAGAATCAACCATTGTTTCATCAGGATGCCACAATATCTGGAAATCAAGTTTCTTTCTTATTTCATAAATATTTAAATCATAGATCTTGTTTTTAAGATATTTGTGTTCTGGATATGTAAGGAGAATAGAATCTAGAATTCCTAAATCATTTAATTCTTTAATAGACCCATTAGGTAATTCGTGCATAAAAGTCAATGATCTATCATAAGAGAATGAATCAGGGAACATAAATTCAAATTCGGATATAGGTAATCCCCATTCTCCAATAGCAGGCATACCCATAAGATTTCTATAATATTGATTTAGTTCCTTATCATGCATATAAGTATCAATATACCATTTCCTAAGCAACTCAGTAAGCTTAGGAGCAATATTTTCAGGTACTCTATATGATTTCCCAAATTCTTCATAAATAAAAATTTGGTGGTTGGTCATTCCAGCTTCTATCATAATATCTCTAGGATATTTGATATTATCGAACATAGGAAGTTCAACATGATTTTCTATACAAGAGATATATAATGATGCATTATATAAAGAATCTTTTGTTTCATATTTATCTGCTTTGTTTTGCTCTTTTATAACGCAATTATATGCTAAAATCTTAAGATTATATAGCAATAAATCGATGAAAGGGTTTTGAGTAGATAATTTATCCTCAGAGAATTCAAAAGGCATAATTACTCTCCTTCCTGCCTGATTAAAGTATTTAATCTGATGTTTTCAAACAATAATTTTAAGGACTTATGCTCTAATTTAAGCGTGCAACATATAAATAAGTCACTTTATATATTAAAAAGAAGGGAAAATATAGAATGTATACCAATACTAATCTATTTCCTAATGTATTTGTAGAGAATAAAGAGAATAATCCAATTTTAACCTCTCCTAATGCTGAATTTGATATACAGTTTGCATTGACTAAAGAAGGATCTTATAACTTAGAGGAGTATAAGGCTTTCTTAGATTCTGCTATAAAGGAATTCAGACATAGTAGAACTTATAAACATTATAAGGCTTACTTATACTCTATAGGATTAGATTGTTGCCAATTTCACCCAAATATAACTGCTGGTAGTGAAGAAGGGGAAGAAATGGCATCATTAGAAATGCATCATTGTATGCTAAATATATATGATATTGCAGTTATCATTACAGAGCATATTTTAAATACATATGGTGCTATAACAGAATTTGATTTATCTGATTTGCTTAGATATGAGCATACTCAAAATAGAATTCCAATCGTAATGCTTTGTAAAACTTGTCATCAAATGTATCATCATAAGTCTTTATATGTACATCCAAATATGATATTCGGTAAATGGTGGGAACTTATTGAAAAATATCATAATGGATTAAATAGAGACATTGCTTATAAAATTTTAAATTATTTAAACAATAGTTTAGATGGTAAATTTAAATATAAAGAAGAACAAGCTAGTAAACTATTAGAACTTAGAGACAAGTTATACGATTGGTCTACTAAAATGGGAGGGTAAATCCACATGATTAATCTCTATGATAAATACACTTATATCAAATTATCTATTAAATCTTTTTTTGGAAAGATAGCCAATAAAATTTCTAGATTTAAATCTTTTATGATTTATTCTATAAAAAATAATAAGGGTATTACTATATTCCTTATTGCATTTGCACTAAGTGTTGCTCTTGATGATAAGGTGTTTCCTTTATTGTGGGGAACCATTATCTATTTATTAACACTGTGTAGGGAAATATTGGATACTAAAAAAGAAAACAAAAAAATAGATTTGGTTTCTTTTGATGAATATACAAAATTAGATAAAATTTTAGATCAATATATACAAGAGTGTTTTCTTAGAGATGTGGCACCTTTTAATTTAGAATCGATACAAAATGAAAAAATAACTAATTCTAAAGCAGAAAATAAACTTATCAATGAACTTAAAGACAGTTTAGCGTCTAATATGTCTCCTTCTCTTAGAAGAAAGATTGAGCTTTATTATGGAGAAGGAAGAGTGGAATATATCCTATCTATTAAATGCTTAACATATGTTACAAGTATTGCTGCTAATTCAAAACGAGCAATTTATAATATCAAACCTTTAAATATACAATAAAAAAATACCCATAGGATTTGCATCCTATGGGTTTACTTTCTTTTAAAATATTCATTCATAAATATTTTGTATAACTCACGTACTATTTTTTCATTTTCAGATACATCGACAAAAGATATATCTGATTGTCTTAAGGCATTAGCATAGAAAGAACTATATCCACTTTGTAAGAGTTTATATAGAGATCTAGAATTCATTTCTCGATAATATTCTATATCTAATGATTTATTTATATATTGAAGATAAAAGTCCTTTATGGTATTGATACAATCTTGTATAGATCCAAACTGTGCCATATAAGCAACGTATAATAAAAATTGTATCATATGATTCTTATGGATTATAGGAACTTGTTCTCCCATTCCTTTTAACCTAAAGTATTCTAGCTTTTGATCCGAAAAATATAATAGATCCATATTGGGTAATTTATAAAAACTAGTATACTCTTTTTTCATCTTAAACTCTAGATGATCAGAGAACTTTGTATGTTTGATAACTCTATCTATTGTTGTTATAGAATCTTTGTCTATATATAGAACTTCTTCTTCATTAAGATCATTCTCTTTGAAGAATTTTTCTCTTATGAGTTTAAATCCATCGGATAATCCTTTAGCTATCTCTTTATTATCTCTTTGAAGTATACCTACTGAGATTTCTCTCTCTTGTTTAGGCATATTAAAATACTTAGTATATTGATCTTTAGTTATAAATCCAGTATCTAATAAGATACTTATATTAGCTTTAGATAAATCGTATTCCCTTATGTGTTTATTGATAAGCCAACCATAAGGAGCTACATATCTATCCTTTAACCAAATCCCCATTATAATTCACCTTTTAGTTCTAACATTCTTAGTTCTTTTTCTTGTTGATAATTATGAAGAAGTTTACTAGGATCTATGAATCTTTTTATCTTATTCACATCCATCATATAATTATTAAATCCTTCTTCTGTTTTAAAATTAGAAGTTGCAAAAGAATCTATATCCCCTATATCATTTATAATATAACTTTGAATAGAGTATCTTTGTTGAATAAATTTTATCAAAGAATCTACTACTACTTCTACATATGGATTCGAATGATTTGTAATCACTATTACTTCATCCATCGTTTCTACCAACATCATAATCTTCATAAGCATGGTAAATGAATTTTGATTACTCAATAATTGGAAAGCATACTGCCTATCAAAATCTAATGTATATTGATCATCATTAAATGTAAATGCAAAAGACAATCTTTCAAATACATTAGGTAGAGGTTCTAATGCTCTAGCCCATTCACCTATCTGTATAACAGAATAGAAATTGAATACAGGAACTACCCCAGATTCAGATTTGAGTTTTACATAATTTAACAGTTCTTGACTATTTATATTTATAAATTCTAATTTCATAAATAATCACTCCTTTCATAATCATAATATATACTTAAATAAAAAAATAAAGAGAACTCATAAAGAGTTCTCTTATATCTTATTGTTTCTTATCGAAAATATCTTCGTTAATATCAATCTCTAAATCAGCATTGATCTTTTCATTTGCAATAATGATAGGACTCTTATGCCTATAATTGGATCTTACTTCTTCTCTTAGTTGTTCTAGATACTTCATAGAAGTTATAGCTGCATCGTGCAAAGACCCAGGCTGATAATTTATATCTGATAATAAAATAGACATGGATTCAGCAGTAGGTTTTAGTTGTGTAGGCATCATCATTGCATATTCATATTTGTTTATCTTTCCATTAGAGAAAAGAACATTTGCAATTATGAAATCTGTAACATTATTTCTAATATTGTTTATAGATTTGCTCTTATACGGGTTAATTACGATACCAAAGGTGTTACAAAAGAACTCAGCAAGAGTATCCAAGATATGGAACTCAATATCAGGTTCATAATCGGTATATAAGAGAATATCGTTTCTTTTTATAAATTCTCTATGCCCATATAATACTTGTAAAATATTTACAATTGATTGTTCTCTTCCTTTATCTGCAAGATAAGATAGATAGATTGATCTTCCCATAATAGAATTTCCATCTATGTATGCAGTTATAGATGCAGGAGGAGGTAGCAAATCTGACATTACAACAAGATTGGGAATATTCATAAACCTTGCAGAATCTTCTACATCTACAACTGCTATAACGCAGTACCCCGATGCCAATGCATCGGGGATAGCTCCTGCGTCATTACTAGCATTCAAACTACCTTCAAATAAACTATTATAATTCATCTGCGGTCGTTCCATTTGTATCATCCTTTTTGAAACCAAAGTCTACATAACGATCTGTATATTCTTTACAAATTTCCATCATTCTAGCAGGTGTGTACTTATCCTTAAACTCATCTTTGAAAGAACCATATAAGGATGAAGCTACAGAACTTTTAGCTTCTTCTTCACTTTCATAATCTCCTTCTACATCTTTCAGTTTAGAATCCAAGAAAGTTAATACATCATCTGATAACATTGTTTTGTCTCCTTCAGTTTCTTTATTAGATTTTCCATTGCTAGGATATAAAGAGCATTCGATTACTGTTGTCGAATAATTCTTTACTACAATATCAAAACATTCATTATTTTTTACATCGACAGTCTTTGTTACAGAAACATTGACCCCTTCAAAATCACCATTATTGATTCTGGTTAAATCTTCTCTAACCAATTCTTTGATATCATTAGAGAGTGCAGATATTGTTTCATCTAAATTAGAATCGGTGGTAAAAGTACCATCAAATTTATTGATGATCTCTTCTTTTAATCTTTGATAGGTTTGTTTTTCTCTCATGGTGTCAACAAGACTTACACCAATGATTCCACTTACAACGTTTTCTGTACTAGACTTATCTCTTAATGCTTCTTCCTCTTCCTTAGTTAATGCTTTTACAGGATAGAGGTTTTCTTTTTCTTTATCATCATTATTGAACTTTTCTAACTCTTCTTTAGAGACAGATTCATTGATGATATTTTGAATACTAAGTTTTTCAAAATCAGAAAGTTCTTTCTTCTCTTCTACCATTACTTTAGGAAAGTTTTCTTCTTTCTTAGTATCAAGATCTGTTTCATATTTTTCTTCTTCCTTATGACGTTTGGGATGAAGTGTTACGTTTGCTTTAATCTCTTTTTGTTCATATTGAGATTTGATACCATGTTCTTTCTTATATTCTTCATCCATCGGTTCATAATAGATACCAAGGATTGCAGCAAGTCTCAATGTAGATTCTGTTCCACATTTCTTTTCTTGCCTTTTTAAGAAATAGATGATATCATTTTTGATATCTTTAGGATAGTAGATAAAAGTTGTTGTTTCTAAAGGCTTTTCAGTAAATTTTTCATAAATTTTCTTTTTAGCACCATCGTTATCAAAACTACTATCACTCTTTCTAGCTACTGTAGTATTCTGAGGATTATGCTTTCTTTCACTTAATACAAACTTATTTTCTACTTCATTTACTTCTGTTTCATTGTAAAATCTCTTAACTATCTTGTCTCCTCTTTTAATGAAGACTTTCATCGTGTTATTAAATAACGGCATCTCATTATCCCTCTTTCTCGTATTAATAATAGATTCTTTATTATATTCTATAGCTAGACTTCTAGCAGAATATCTTGTTCCACACTTAGTACATACTATCTCTGACATACCTTTTGAATAATCATAGTCTAGATAACCATCACATTTTTCTTTTGTAATAGGATCTACAAAAGAACATCTAAGTTTTGTATAATCAACTTCGAATACGTAAGGATAATCCAATATAACAGGACCAAACCCTACTCTTAACCCCCAATTTTTATGAAAGTTTCCTCCTATATCTTCCATAATATAACCTCTATCAAGTATCAACATGATAAAGTCAAATATATCACCAGTATAAACGTATTTAAACTGATAAGAAGTCATAGTTTCAACACGTTCTACTAATGACATTACTCCATCAGGTGTTACATCAAAGGTTTTCGTACAAAAAGGTTTTACCACTTCTTGCAATCTAAACTCAGATAGATTATCCCTTTTACCAACCCTATCTGATGCTATCTTTATAACAACAGAAGGATCATATTCAACATAAAATGTTCTTCTATTGGTACCAGAAGCTAATGGTTTTATTCCAAGAGGAGATAAGATCTCATTCACCATCTTATATTTCTTAGAAGGGGAATTCATCAATCTAACACTATCTACCACTCTTCTTACCTGTTCTATGACATTAGGCGGAACATATGATATCAATGGAGGTTTTGTCATTTTGTTCCAATCAGATATTGTGAATTTTAAGGATTCGTTATAACTAGTTAGTCTGTTAATAGTTTCTAATCTAGCTAATATCCCTTTTCTTTCTTTAACATTCATATCTCCTCACCACCTTATTTATAAATAGGTTTCAAGGGAATGTTTCCTCTACTATTTTCACAATAATCCATGAACAGTTTCTTTCTCTTCTGGTATTCTTCGGAAGTACTTATATCCACATAGTTAGAAGGTAATCCATATTTAGGATCTACAGGTTTGGCATCTTTAAAGATACTCTTACTCCTATCAAAGTTTCTATTTACCAATTGATTACCATTTCCAAGCTCTAATAAAGCTTTTCGATATTCAAAAGGATTTTGCATTATAGCTTCTCTTTGACCTTCTCTTTCTTGATCCTCAATATTCATCATAGATAATTCATATAATGCTTGAGGAACTACTTTGGTAAAGTACTCCCTTGTGTTATGAGCTTCTTGAAGAGAATTACCAAATATTCTTCCAAGGATTTCTTGCTGCTTTCTTCTAATAGCATAACAAATTTCTTCAGAGCTTATCGGTTTAAGACTATTAATCTTTTGAATATTAAGCTCTAACATTCTATCCTTGTATTCTCTCTTTCTTGCTCTCATAGCTTCTTCAGGACTCATACGTTGTCTAACTTCGTTTGAATTTTTACCGAACCACCATTCATCAAACTCTTTATCGGTTTTAGAGCTCTTAAAGATATGGCGATACAGCTCATACTGCTGTTGTTGTCTCTTTTGTCTTACCCTAGCTTCGTGATAATATACTTGGATAGGGTCGTAAATATTATATGATTCATTTTCAACTTCAGAGAGTCTTTTCTTTTCTTCTCTCTGTCTTCTTATTGTTTCTTCTGTAACTCCTTGCAACTTTTTATTATATTCAGCAAGTTGCTTTAATCTCAATTTCTTAACTTCTACTTCTAATTTTACGAATTCATATTCGCAAAATATCAACCTTTCTTCTTCACTCAGCTTACGACCTCTATCATAAGCATATTCATATTCTTCCATCTCTTTATACTCTATTCTAGGAGTTGGATTAACTTTGCTTTCCTGATCAGCAAAATATTCCCTTCCACCTTCCTCTGTTTCATCAAATTCAGGAAGAGGTCTATTCCTATAAGGAACTCTATAATCAAGATATCCATTCTCATCTTGATTCTTTTCTTCTAATTCTCTATACTCATTTAATTTATTCTTAATTACTTCTACATATCTTTCATATTCTTCTCTGGTGATATCAGGAATGAAGAACTTTATGTTATATAATACAGTAGCCATCATTGTATTATATACTGATATCTCTTCACAAAGCTTCTTCTGTTCATTTCTATCTCTCAATCTTAAAACTAAAGGATGCTCTTCAGGAATCTCTAATCGAGTGGTATCTATTCCTTCAAAATCAAGCATATTCGATAATTCATCATTTCGCTTCTTTAGTTCTTCTTGAGCTTTCTTTAATTCCTCATAATCGCTAGATAATTTTTCTTGTTGTTTGTTGTCCTCCTCTTCTACTTCAGGTTCTATAGGAGTTCTTATTATATGAACTTGAAGTCTTTCAGCATAGTTGGTAAAATTTCTCTCAAAGTAGTCTTTATAAGGCCCTTTAGCTTCACGATCACGTTCTTGTTGTTCCTCATATTCTCTTCTTTGAGATTCTGTCATTATAAATGCTCTTACAGCTCTTCCTTCAGCATAATCTTCTTCATCAGGTTCCATAAAATCAGTAGAATCAGAATTGTAATACATTCCACCTGTATAACCAGTGAATTGATCAAAAGGCATTTGATTCCCATACCATGTTCCAGTATTTTGAGGATAAGTAGGAACAGGAGGAGGTGCATCAGGAACTGCAGGAACTATACCCATTTGACATTGTATGTTAGGGTTGTTGAAAGGATTATCATATCCATAAGGATTATATGCATTTCCTCTCATATAAGAAGCAGGATTGCTAAAATCAACAATATTCCCAGGTTGTTCATACATAGTAGGATTTGCCCTTCTAGCTTCTAAATTTTGCTGCATGGCAGCATTAGCTTCCATTTGATCTTGCATTTTCTTTTGTTGGATTGCATCATTAAATAATGTAAACATTAGTACCATCCTATCCCAGGATTGGGAATAAATGAACCAGTTCCTATATTATTGGGATACATGTTAGGAATAGGTTGCTGATAATAATTATTGTAATTCGGATTAGTCATAGCAAGTGCAGGATTGATGTTTTGAAGTTCTTCTCCTTCTATCTCTCCATTTGCTTTAATAAACTTTCCATTTACCATATTAGGATGATAAGATCCTCTCTTTACATCATTGAAAGATATTGAATTGCCATAATAATCGAATAGCAGAATTCCATCATTTTCATCTTTCATAACAAGATCTTCAGGATTCAAACAATAAGTTCCATTTTGTAAGTCATCTGATGAGAAGTTAAACATTTGAGAAGATTCTAAGTTTTCTTCAGGTTTGGTATCTTGTTTAACTACGTTATCATTGTAAGATGCTGTTTGGAGTTGGTTGTATCCTTCTTGTTTAGGTTGTTCGATCGGATGTTCTGCATAATATTTTCTTTTGGCATCTAAAACTTTCTGTTGCTTTTCAATCATTCTCTTATTATATACAAGATGAAAGAAATTTGTTACTTTTGCATTGTATTTACAAGATTTATTTACAGGCACTAAGGTTCCTGTTATTTCATCAATCGTCAATTGTTGGTACGGATACATTTTAACAATTTCATCTATACCACCACATTCTTCGATAAAATCATTTATCCAAGGATCAGATTCAAGATCTATATCTAAGCAGATATAATTGATGGATCCATCTTCTAATACTTCTGAGATTGCTCTTTCTCTAAGTACTACATTACTCATCTCTACTTCACCTCTTAGTTATACATTTATCAAATATAAATAGTCTTTTACTTCTTTAGGATTCGGGTACCATACAACAGGATAGTTTTTCTTTCTGGTATCAAAATTTTTTAACTCCCCAAGATTGATAGTACGATTTAACTTAGATCTAGTATAATTATCAATGTAATCATTATACTTTGCAATATCGATCTCAATATCTAACGTAGTTGTTATCTTTTGAGTATCGGGAAAATTATTAGCATGAAATACTTCATGGAACTTATTCATGCTATCTATTTTGTTTGTTTTTATGTGTCCAGGTATATGGTATATAGATAACTTAGTGTTTGAATGTAATATCATTCGTACTATATCTAAAATTAGTTCTTGATTAGACACAGGTTTCTTCTTACTACCAATTCCGCTAGTCATTAACGTATAACCTTTAGCATTTTGATAATATTTAAAAAACCACTTTCTCAAACCAAATACAGAAATCTTTGAATCTGAAAAGATATTCAAAAATAGGTCTGTGTCTTTATATTTGAGTGCATCTTCTACACCCATTCTAATAGCATATAGTTCTGCATAGTTTACAGTAGCTTCTACTATATTATATCCTTGATTAATAACAGTTCCATTTATTGTAGTTACAAATCCAGGACAAGTTAGAAACTGCTGATGAGGAGTTCCAGGATTTATTACTTTGGTAGATGCATCTGTAAAGATATTTACTGCATTTTTGTAGAATAGCATAGATCAAAATCCACCAGCTTTCTTATATCTATCTTTGTTTGATAAGATTTCTCTTATAAGATCATTCATCTTATCTTCATCATTTTTTAATACCATCAATCCTTGTATACCTTCCCTCTTCTCTATTTCTTTTACTTTTCTTTTTACAAACTCCAAGTAGTAATAATAAGATTCTAAAACTATCTTCTTATCCTCGCAGGATCTCAGAAAAGTTACGAATTCTCTATCCTTATAATTAGGATCAGATTCTAATATAAGCTGGTGTAAGATAAATATACTTATCTCATGAATCATGTATTCATTTTTGTTTGTCTCCATTTTTATATTCTCCTTTTAGTTATTATTATATAAAACGATGCTTAAACTTTCATAATAATAATATATAATTTTAGACAAAATTAACCCAGAGCTCAATTAAGAGCTCTGGATTTTTAAATTATTTTTTGATTTTAGAATAATTAAATTCCTTTTCATCAATCCTACCAGCCATTAACGGAGAATTAGGGTCTTTAGGATTGATAGTACAAGCATAAGCTATTGTATTTAAATTACCTCGTTTATCTAAAGCAAAGAATACAATATACTTTTTATCTATAATACAAGGATATACATATTGAGTTCCTTCACTTGTGTTTATAGCATCCCCAATAATGAGCATATAAACCATAGCATAGAATTCTTCTCTATCTAAAGAGAACAAAGCACTACGATAAGGTGCTATACTTTTACTTTCATAAAAGTCTCTATACAAGATATCCAACCTACGTCTAATATTTAAATATCCTTCATGATAATCTACACGGTACGGATAGTTATAAAAATCTTCCTGATATTCTTCTTTATCTGCTAAAAGATCAGAAAGAGATTTTTGAATAGCTGCATTCATTTTGCATTTTCTATTGAAAATAGATTTTGCAGCATTCATATCTTCGATACCAGCTTTGATTATTTCAGGACTATTAGCAAGGTCATTTATTGCAGAGAATAAACTATATCCTTCATTTATAGGTTTAGGTGAAATTTGTTTAAAATACATTTCCACACCTCATTATTTTATTAGTGTACGACTTCGATTCTTTCTACAGGGATTCCGAGAGATTTGTAATTTTCATTAACAAGCCATTCAGGAGGATTTTTGATTTGAACTTTCACATCATCAGCAAGGTTGAATCCACTAAAGTCGATACATTCGTAAGAATTATTTACACTGCTAAGATCGAATACACCCTTAAGAGACGTCATCTTCATAACGTTTCTTTGGATAAATAAACCAAAGTTTGCTACTTTGGAAGTATCCCAACCAGTAAGGTCTAATTCTTTAATACCGCAACTTCTAAATGCACATCCCATATCTGTTACATTAGATACATCCCAGCCAGACAAATCTAATTTATTAACACGACAATCGCCAAAGATATATCCAATGCTTGTTAACAAGCCACCCTTAGGAGGTCTATTGAATTTGAAATCTTGAAGCCATTTATCAATGTAATTGTTGTCGCTAGAAGTGGATTTACCTTCTGCAATTTCTCCAGTATAGAGATTAATGAACAAAGGAATATCATAGGTTTGTCCAAAATCATCAGGTTCTGTTTTCTTAAATCCATAAACTACACAGTTGAGACCGAGGCTATCAAATGCACCGTAAAGGTCAACTGCATTGCTAAGATCAATATCTTCCAAACCTGTAATCTTACCAGCAAATACACCAGCATTTAATAAACCTTTCATATTTTCGCTATCAGCAACAAGATCACCAAGAATAATTTCCTTGAAATAACTTCCGCTGAAAAGTTCACTAAGGTCTCCAGCATCACTAAGATTCAAATGTGTAAGATCAAGAGTAAATTCTTTATCAAACTTATCTTTCTTATTATATTTATTAAAGATTTCCAATGAGTTTACTGTACTAAATGCACCACGAATATCGGCACCTTTTTGAAGCTTCATATGTTCTATGATATTTTGAATATCTTCTTTATTATTGAACAAACCTTTATATGCATCATAATAATCATAGCACATAAAATATCTGGCGTTTTTGATAAGATGGTCTTTATTAAAGAAGTCTTTCATTACACTCTTAGCATTTTTAAGTCTATCAATAGAATCTCCATCAGGGAAGTTCTTAGAAAACCAGTTATCATCCAATTCAAGACCTTCTTCTACTTCTGAGGGTTCATCATAAGAGAGAATGTATTTATTAGAATTAACAAAAGTAAAGGCTTTAGGATTTTCGGATTCTTGTTTAGCAAATAATTGCAAATCAAAGTTAATCATTATTATAACTCCTATTCTATAATTTCATACTGGGATTTTTCTAATCCACTAAGAAAGAATCCATTAGGAGGATTCTTTATTTTTAAGTTCCTTAATTCTTTACATCCAACAGATGTATTGATTCCAAACATTCCAGAATATTTGATACATGATTTCATATCTATTATACCTTTAATCTTCTTTAAACTTTTACATTCATCAAAAAGTCTAGTAAAATCTTCTACTGAACTTGTATCCCAATTAGATATATCTATCTCTTCTAAAGATTCACATTCAGCAAACATAGAATTCACACTAGTTACTTTTTTATTTACTAAAGTAGATATTCCATAGATAGATTTAAGATCTTTATCACCATAGAACAAACCATTCAAAAATTCTACAGGAGATCCCTTTTCCATATTCCATGGGGTTAAATCTAAAATAGTTATATTCTCTAATTTAGCAAAAGTTCTTGTAAAAGCATACTTGTCCTTGATAAAATTGATATTGATCTTTGAAATAATATTGTTTATTTCTTTATTACTAAAATTTATACAAGGGCTAAATAGATTGATCATACTACTAGCATAAACAGTATTATCAAATAATCTTTTAGATTTACTTTTAGACTCTTCTAAAGAGGAGATAAAATTAATATCTTCAATATTATCAGAAAACCAGTTATCTAATTTGGTAAGATCAGGATTTTCTTCATCCTCTTTATAATACAAGAGTACATCTTTATCTATATTTGTAAAAAATCTAGGATTAGCTTGAGATATCATATCTTTATCTCCTCTATATTTTATCGTGCTTTATATTTATCTGTTGTAGAAAGGAGCTGAATTGCACTTTCTTTAGTATATCCATTATTCAAAAGATAATCGATATCATTCTTTTCATAATCCATACCATTAGGAGCAATCATAGATTTGTCGTAAGCTTTTGTATACTTATCGCAACCAGCTAATGTTTCAATTGCTAATTGTTTTGTATATCCAAGATTCATTAAATAATCAATATCATTTTTAGCATAAGGTCTTCCATTAGGACCTACTTCGTCTGATTGCATTTCTGTTCCATTAAGTACAGATTCAGTAAATTTATGAGCTCTAAAGTAATTAGCTTTACCTCTAAGAATATCTCCACCACGATGACCTGTAGTATCCCAAGGATTATAAATAGGAGATTCTGCAGTTCCTAATACTTCAAGATCCCAACGTTCTACAGAATGTTTGGGACCATACATATTATTTGTATAACCATTGTAATCAGGATAATACAAATCTAACCCATCTTCATTATCTGCTGCTTCACCATGAGTAAGAACATGTTCTTTGTCAATAGTTAAATCCAAAGCATCAGCTAATAAACAAATCACTTTAGACATAGAGTCTATTTGAGCATCCGTAGGAGGATAATCTCCAAGATCATCAGGGGTTGCATTATATGCACAGTTTAAAGTAATACCAATAGCACCAGTGTTTCTATAATATGTATGATTTAACGTTTCAGAAAAATCATCTGTTGCAATATAAGTATCCCCTTCAGAACTGATAGATATAGTATACTCATTATAAGTTGTATGATATCCACCAGCAGTCCAATGTAAATATAGTTTTACATCTCTTCCAAATCGTTGAGCTTCAGACCAAAGATCATCTTTACAGTCTTTTGCAATATTATAAATTTCAAGATATGTAGCTGCTTTAGCCAAAATAACTTACCTCCTAATATTCAATATAAGTAGCTCGCCCATCTGCATACCAGAAAAGCTTCTTTAATCGATTGTTATAAATCATTATCCTTTCAGGTAATGTAGATCTTATTTGACTTTCAACTACCCAAGAATTAGAAACCATTGAGTATTTCAAAACATTACCAGATGTAAAATCATAAATATTTTCTCTCTGATATAGATTGTTTTCTAATTCAGTTTTTATCTTATTTAAATCTTCTTCAGTAGTTACTGCATACAAAACTCTAAAGTTATCATCAGCAAATACTCTTCTAGTATCTGTATTTAGTTTAATAACTTGACCTTGTTTGGCTTTATCAAATAATGCATTATGGAATAAAGCTATTTCTTGATAATTACCTTCTCCATAGTAGAAATAGAATTCTCTTGTATTTTTATTATATAAAAATACTTTGGTTTCTAAGGATTCATCTAATTCTCCTTCAGCTACCCAAGCATTAGTATTATAATTATAAGAATAATAAGTATTATTATCTATATCATAGATATTTTCATTATTCCTTAATCCTTTTTGATCGATAGGAATAAAGTCTACACCTGTATTTCTAAATACAATACCAATTCTACTAGGACATAAAGCCATATCTTTTAAATTAGCTAAAACTTCTTTATCTGTTATTCCTCTTCTACTAAAAGAATATTCTCCAACATATTGAGATACAGAAGTAGCAGAAGTTTCTGAGAATATAGATGTGTAGAATGCAAAGTCATCTACATTTCTTTCAACTTTAAGAAATACATGATAATCATTTAGTGTTGTATTTGTAATATTATCAGTAACTTTATCTGTATAATCTTTTAAAATTAACTGAGTAGGATTCCCTAAATCATAAACTAAGGCAAAATTAATAAGATTAGTATAACCACTAATCTTAGGAGATCTTATAATAGATAAAGTATGTTCTTTACCATGTTTATCTACAGTATAACCTACTAATATCCCTACAACAGAATCTGCTCTTTTTGTATTTATATTATAACTTACTGTATATCTACTATATTCTTTAGGAGAATATACACAAGTTACTAAAGGAGATACACTTGTACAAGTTATTTCTCCAGTATCAGCTATTTGAATAGAACTGGTTGTTCCAGTAAATTCATTATAAGTCGGATTGTTTAGATTTTGCCCTTCACTTATATTAGGGGAATTGGTTTGATTTGAATCTAATTCAATTAATGTAGCTGTATCATAGTGAGCAAATCTTTTCCAATTCGTATTAGCATCCTTATAAAAAGTAGGTTTAACTTTTTTAGCTAATTCTAGATCAGCAGGTCTAGAAAATACATTGAGTGTTAAGAACCCATCACTAGTATAAATCTTGTTTCTTTTTGTATCAACTTTAATAACTTGCCCATCAAGTGCACTAGAAACTATATCTTCTAATCTATCAAAATCTTCTATTTCTTTTATCTTTTCTTCTACACTATCAAGACTCATCTTATTCTTTACAATTCTATTATGATTATCTGAAATTTCTTCTTGTAAGTTCATAAATAGTTCTTGTAAAGAAGGAGCTATTTCGTCCCAAGTTATCTTATATTCTTGATTAAACACAGGTTTCTCCTCCGATGACAAATTAATAATTCAATTACTTAATATGTCAAGGAATGATATTTTGGAGGGATTAAAATATGTCCTTTAATATGGAAGACAAAGTAAGCTACTCCGAACTTGCCCCTAGTTTAAGGAAATTATTTAGATTATTACATGATAAAAACGAAGAACAAAAAAACCTTATCTTAAATGATGGATATAAAATATCTAAATTCAATGATACTCTAAAAAATACTAGAGATAATAAGAGTTTAGAATATTTATTTGAAGATTTTAATAAAGATGATGACGGATCTACTTTACGTTATGAAAATGATATGTTTTACAAAGCATCCAGATTTTATACTATAGATAGTGACGATATTTTCAACTCTGGTATAAATAAAAAATATAGAGATTCATTTCTCTATAATACGGATACAACGACTTTTGTATTTCATAAAAGAGATGGAGAATATGAACAAATATCAAATCTCCCAGAAGACAAAAGATATATCTTAAATGCTAAAAAAGATCAACCTGTAAATATAAATAAATCGTTAGATGGCTATATTTATGATGATGATTATAGAGAGTTAAATGCTATTGATGATGATTATGATTTAGACTCATTTAGGGATGAACCTATAAATCTAGAAAATATATTCAATACTGGGCAACATTTTTCGGAATGGTTTTCTACTTCATATCCAATAGTTGATGCTACAAGAAGCCAAAATAGAGATAGTGAACAATGGTTGAGAGATAAAACAATATATTCTTTCTATACAAAATCTCTAGTATTTCAACAGGCTAAAAATGGATGGACTCTTGGTGTTGTTTCTAATGAAGATATATATGAAAATCTGGATCTTACTGTAGAAACAGGATTGTGGCAAACATATGATCCTTTAGTAAGAGTAGATTATCAATCAAGAGATAGATATTGTTTGATTATTCTTGGATTTATGTATGATGAAAATGGTATTTTCCATGATGTATCTCTTTGTAGATTTCCTAGTGTTGGAAATGATCCGAACTTACCTAAATTTTTTATAATGTATGATGCATGTACTTATGCAGAAAAAGGTTTAAGAGATGCAGACATTTGGAAAGTATTATTGGCTAAAGCAGATAATGCTACCATTCCTGGTTGTAATTTTGATATGAGAAATAATAGAAATGATAAATTAACTATTCATCTCAAGAGAAGAAATGGATCTATAGAAGCATGGACTTCTGATCTAAATCAACCTATAAATTTCTTAGATGAAACACATCATATAAAATATGTAGTTCCTAATACTTGTCCAGATACTATGGATAATAAAGTGTATCAAAATATTAAGAAGATGCTAAATGGTCCTAGTAAGATTGGGTTCGCCGTACATGATATGGGTGCTATGTTTAGAATCGTAGATCAAAAGAACTTTGTTCATTATAATAATTATTACGATATCAGATCTGGTAAAGATTATAAACTTAATACAGATACTCAAGAATGGGAATTAGATACAGATAATCCTAGTAAAGGAATTATAGGTAGAAGCTATATCTACAATCCTACTCTAAAGAAATTTTTCTTCTTCTTTGATTATGATGAAAATGGGAAACCTATCTATCAGCGAATAGGTGGTAAAGAAGAAACTATAGACTTAAAATCTTTTGTAAAGAATTCATATACTTATATTAATTTCTGGGATGGAAAATTTCCTACAACACATCTTTATGAAAATAGTAAAAATGGACCAACTACTCCCTATTATTACTCTGATATTTACAAAGCCTTTGTATCTCCTGTTATATTAAAACAGAGTAGAGAGTCTCAAGATAGATTATCTGATTGGACTTCGGCTAGATTATCTAATAAGAAATATAGAAATTTGATGGTGAAATATACTATAGATATGATAACAGCTAATGGGAAAGCTTCTACATCTAATGATAAAAGAGATAGAGATTTAGTAACCTTAGATTCATCTTATCAAAACGATGATGATCCGGTATTATTTGTAGTAGCTACTATGCTTGATGATGATAGTCATATGCATGATATATCTGTAGTACGAGTTGGTGGTAATCAAAATGGTGGTAATATGCAGCATCAAGCTGGTCCTTTCTATATTGCTTATGATGCTTTACAATATTTAAATCCATATCCTAATTATATTACTGGGTATGATGGAGTTAGTAAATCTTTAAATGGTAGCTCTCCTGGAGATCCTATATATCAAAACTGTATTCTTGATATAAAACCATATGGTACAGGATTAGATAATATAAATCCTATGTTCTGGGGTGATAAGCTTATTAGAATGGAAGTAATAAAAAGAGATGGTATAATAGATGCATGGACTTCTAATGCTGATGAAAATATAGATTATACTAAACCTAATTTCCATTTACACTTTGAACTTCCTTCTTCTAAGCCATCAGATTGGTCTTTGGAAAAATATAGTAATATTAAAAGAATGCTCACAGAACCTAGTAGTTTTGGGTTTGGTCAATCCTCAGCAATGTTCTTATTACGTGTACAAGATTCTTATTTACAATCATAAAAAAAAATATAGGGTAAGGGATTAAATCCCTTACCCAATTTATTAATCTTCATGGTATATATCTATATTTCTCATAACAGGATTTATAGAATCATATTCTATAGAGCTTATAGGATTATTTTCTATTTCTTCATTCCAGAATATGAAATTGCAATACTGCCTTCCTTTACCATATCCATCTGTACTGAAGAAAAAATCATATGTAATAGATGGATCTATTTTCATTATATGATATACCATTGGATATATATTAGTTCCAAATCTTTCAACAATACCTTTTTGAATAGCGTTATCATCTGGATATGTAACACGTATATCATTAAATGGGAATTTATACACAGCTTTATTATAATCTATATCATCCCATAACTTCATTTGAGTAAGTTCAAAGAATTTTGTACCCCCAAGCAAAGATACATTAAATATATTATAAGGAGCATCATTATCTGTACCACTAAAATGATAAATAGATTTTTTAAATGCTACTTTAGGATCTGAATTTAGATCTTTTACAGAATCTAAAGTCTTTTTAAAAGAAATATTATGTACCTTTTCAGAATTGTAAGCATAAAGATATATCCATCTCTTTATTTCTCCAACTCCAGAGTCTGCTCTAGAGTAGAATTGGTCTGAATCATTGCCGTGATGGTGACCAGTATGCAAACGACCTCCACGACCTCCAGCCCAAATAGCAGACGTATTACAAGCACATACAGCAACCTTAGTCATAAAATCAGGAAACTTTACTTTTTTTCTAACAAATTTTATATTTTCATTATGACCAAAATATTTCTTATTCCATCTAGAACCTAAGAACTCTCTATTTATATTAGCAAACCCAATAAAATAGAAAGATTTATTTACATCAGAAGGTGTAGCAGATATCGTGGTATCTTCTGTTATGATACCACCTTTAAAATTCAATTCCCCAGTGGTAATAAACCATCCATCTTCTTGACTATATCTAGGAACTAATTCAACCTTTATTTCTTCTCCAGATATAACCCTGAAATCATGAGTATATACTTCACCTTTATAAGTAACTCTTATTTCTTGATATTTATCATCATTCTTTATAAATATATTACAATATGGAATATAATAGAAATTGAATGTAATAATATCTTGAGAGAATTGAGCAGCTCTTAGATTTAATGAGTTTCTTATAAGAATATCATTAGTAGTGCTAGTTTCCTCTTTCTCTTGATATTCTATAAAATTCCACATAAAAGGCCTATTTACTTCTTTATCTTTATCTACTTCATCATTTTTTTCTAATACATGAAGTTGTGCATTCCCATGGGTAATGATATCATCATTATCTAAGTTCTCTTCTATTACATATCCACTCTTAACAGTATCCTCTAATTTTTTATGAGAAAAACTAGCATAAGGATCTTCATTATATGGAAATGATGTTCTATAATCATTTTCTTTATCTTTTGTAGTTATAATAGAATGATATATATCCTTACTTTCAGATTTCTCTACTGTTTTATTTAGCATTTCCTTATAAGCTATAGAATAATTGTTTTTAAAATTATCTATATCTTCATTCATTAAAGGATAAAGATCGGAATCTAAGAAATTATCATTATCCATATATAATATCCTCCTAAGAATATAAGTTTATAATTAATTGTATATTATAAATATGAAGTCAATTTAAAATTGAGGATAGGAATTTCATCCTATCCTCTATATTAAAAAGATTAATATAAGAAACATAATAGGTTTTTAAAAGTAAAATGAAATAATATTAATAATTTTAGATTGCTTTAATAATATCTATAATTAATTATATTAATCTTTATTAATTAATAGTCCATCTTAGTACTTAATTTTAGGAGGTTAGTTCAAATGGTAATTGGGGAAGGATTTAGGAGATTGAAAGGAGATTTCGAAGATTCTAATATTCGTAAAAAACTGTATTCCATTGGAAAGTGTAATTCATTAATTTTCAAAGCAATCAGAAAGAGGGATATAAAACTTTTTTTAAATTCTGATTATTATAAGGATAATAAGATAACAATTTTAGTTACTTGGGGAATATGTTGGTTTTTATTAGTAAGCACTGGTATACATTGTTTTGTTCATGTCTATGATAGTAGGTTTAGACACTATTCAATAGAAAGTTATTTGAAATTGAATGAAAATGTTGATACAACCAAGAATGGATACATATCAGAATTATATAAACTTGGTTCTTTTGAAGGTTATAATTATACTATCAATAATGAAGTTGGTTTTCATTCTACAAACGTATCAAATAATAATGGGATCTATAGTTCTATCTTAATCATAACGATAAATAGAGATTATAAGAATGATAAAGATGGATACAATATTCAAAGAAGACAAATAGGAATTCTTCTTGAAAAAGATGAAAATAAAAATATGATTACTTTTAAGATTCCTAAATATAATAATACTTCTTTTGATACTTTGTTTGGATTTCAACAACAAACTGTAAGCATTAATAAATCAGATTATGATAAAGTCTTATTAGGAACTAGTTCATCTAATGAAAGTAGAATGTATGTAAAGGCTGCTATAGTAGCAGCCTATGATCTTGGTTTGATTGATCTTGAAAGAGATCACTTTAATATAATTTAAGAAAAGGAGATGGATTTAAATGATTGGTACGTTTGCAAAAGTCGGTATTGCTATGGGTGCAACAATGCTTGTTGTATATCTTGCTCAAAAAAAAGAGAAGCGAGATGTTAAAAAGTACTATATTATCGAAGCTAAAAAAGAAAAGAAAGATGATGGTATTCCTAAATTTAATTTAGAAAAGTTTAAAGAATGGCTATAGGAGGCATTATATACAATGGATAATAATTACAGTGAAGAGTTAGAGAATATATCTGAAGAAGAATTACAAGAGATGCAAGAACAATTATTCAAAGCAAATCCTATGTTAAAAGCTATTACCTATGCATTTAATACAGTAGGTACTAGCAAAGAAGAAGAAAATAAATTTAAAGATATTATCAATGAAGGAGATTATGGAGTAATAAATCCTGAAGTAGAATTAGATGATATCATGGCAGTAAAAGATGATATTATTACTACCACAAAATCAGATTCTAAATTAAATGAATCTAAAGATGGAACTACAGATCAGATTTTAAATATCTTAGCAGGGTCTGTAGCAACTGCTGGAGTTATCTTAGAAAAAAGTGATAAAGTAGCAGAATTATATCCCTTGCTTTATAAAACAAGAGATGGATTATTTAACTTAGTAAATGATATGATGGATAGAGTTAAAGAGTATAAAGAAAATCTTAAATGTGTTGAAGAGATCTTAGAAAAAGTAGACAGTGAAGATCTTACAGAAGATGAAAAAATAACAAAGGTTTACAATTTAGTAGAATCTTATATGGCAGAGCATGAATTAGAAATGACTAAGGAAAATGTATTTAAAACATTCTTCTTATTAGCTTATAGAAATAAACCTGCTGTTGAGATTCCTTTTGATTTTGTTTCTAGTGATGCAATAAATCCTTTATTAAAAGATATCATTGAAGAATATGCTAAAGAAAAATTTAGTATTATAGACTATCTTAAGATTCTTAGAGTATATTATACTTCTATGATTTTCAATATATTATTCTCTCTTACTAAAGGATTAGAACCTGATAATTTTGGTCATTCTCATCATGATCATAAATGCAGCTGTGGTGGAAATTGCCACAATCATAAACATGAAGAAGAATAAAAAATAAATTAAGCATAGGACTAAGTCCTATGCTTTTTTTTTTGGTTATTTTTCTTTGATCCAAAGAGGGCAAGGTCCAAATACTTTAACTGTTTCATATTCATTAAGATAAATATCCTTAGATTTATAAATAGGGTTTCCATCTTTATCTTTTCCAATAATTACAGGATATTTAATATTTCCACCAGGAATAGTTTTCTTAATAATAGAAACATTGGATTTATCTCTTCCGCCAAGGGGAAGCTTTCTACCAGTCTTTAAATATGTATTAATAAACTCTTTACTAAACTCAATCATACCTTTTGCTTCATTGGGTTTGAATTCATATTTATCTATTAATCTATCTGCTTCTTGGGAACTAATCCCTGTTGTATTTGTCAATACTGAACTCATAGTAGATCTAATAACTTCAGACGGGTTAAAACTGTAGTTAACTCCTTGACCACGATATACATCTACTTTATATTCTCTATCATTCATCATAGCTCTCATAATAAGAAGTTCATCTTTCTGAGATTTTGTGTCATAAGTCTTTTTATCTTCAGAATTTCTCTTCTCATTAATTTCTTTAATTAGTTCTTCTACCTTCATTTTCTTTTCTCTCCTTTTCTTTTTTATCATATCCTTTAAGAATAATAATAGGATATATTTTCTTAACTCTCTTACAATTTCTCATAAGATAATTATTTATCTCTTCTCTGTTCATAGAAGAGATCTCCTTAAGAAATTCACTTCTACCCATATATTTCTCCTTGTTTAGGATTGCTTCTTTTAAGCAACCCCCATTAAATTATAATTAAGTCTTTAATATAATAATTTATTATTCTATATCAAAATTATTGTATATGACTGTGAGATTTCTTACTATTATTACATCAAGATAATGAAAAAGCTAATGAGGAGGACCTTACTGTGGCTATTTATTTAGATGAAACTATACCCTATAGATTATATAGAGGACAGTTTTATTATCCTATCGATTTATCCAACAGAATGAAGAATTCTGTTGTTTATTTATTGACTCCTAATACCGATTCGAGTATAAATTTATTAAGCAACAAATTAGCTAGATTAAATCATACAGTATATCAATCGTACTTTATTGAAAAGAATATAAATCTTGTTATCAATAGCAACTTAAATAAAGAAAAAGAGATTACTATAAACAATGAATCAGTAGATAGTTCTATCTTAAGGGATTTGGTAATAAATGAATCTCTTAAAAAAGATGATTTTATATTAAATGAAGAAGGATTAGAATACCCTACAGATTCTGGATGTGTAAAAGAATTATTTCCTGATTTTGTAGATTCGGTTCTTAAAGAAGAAACAGAGACCACAAAATTTGGATCTTATAATTATACTAATATCTTTAGACAGCTTTTATATAGTAGCCGAATGAGAAGTCAATCTGACTGCCTTCATCATTATGAAAGAATAAGAAAAGAACTTTCTTTTATCAAATATGCTTTTGCAGATTATAGACTGTATAAAGGAAAGAACTTGTATTATGATTTTGCTTATTATACAGAAGCATTCTTAAAGAATAATCAGAAATTTATAGCTGATAGAGGAATTGACGTATTCTTTACTTTTATAAATAGATTTATTATGGATTCTAGATTCTCTTCATATGTAAAGAAAACTATTGTTATTCCTGTAATGGATTGGAAGAAAACTGTCGATGAAGGAAGTATTTTTGATTTTAGAAAATCTGTAAATCCTTTCTCTATGATTCATAGAGTTATCAGAATCAATCCTAGTAAATTAGATCCGTGGAAAGATTTTAATATCATATTCATGGGAGAACATGGTTACTTTAGAATTGACTTGAATACATTAGACGTTGGTAAGCTGAATAAGTTTGTAGGTCTTACTAGATCTATTATAAAGAATGATTACAAAGATTCTATAGATGTTCAAGAAACAGATTCTCGTCAAGTTATTATTACTCAATTAGCAGATAAAATTGCTGATGGTGGTATTAAGATCCATAATTTCACTGGTGGTACCGATACTATATCAAAAGAAGATTTAGAGAAAACTGGCGTATTAGATGATCCTAGTCTTACCAAGGACCCTGAAATTAAGAAGGCTGCTTTGGTAAATAAGATCACAAAACTAGCTGATAAGCCTGATACCAAATCAGCCGATGATGTGCTTGAAAAAATAGATAAAGCTGATAAAAAAGAAAATGATAAAGAAGTAGAAGACGATTTTGCTGACGTCGACAATATCGACAAAGAAGCAGAATGGATGAAGAATATTCTGATGGACTTACAATCTGATGAATCTATTAGAATGAATAATGCTAGAAAATCCAGAATGGAAAAGAGTAAAAAGGATTTAATGAATAAGCAAGTAAATGGCAAATCAGTTTCTACTCTTCTTAAAGATTTTAAGAAAGATGATGATATCAAACCTAAAGATATTAAAATAGATTCTTTAGATGAGTCTTGGAAGAAAGTAAAATTTGCTAATTTCAATTCTCAATATGAAATGGATCCTGATATTGTAGCAATGTTTACACATTTTACAAATGTTCGTCATCCTATGAATATTGTAGATATTAAATCTGAAGATACATCTACATCTGAAGATTATGTAAATACTTGGACAGTTCATTATGAAGATGCTGAAACTGGTAAACGATTTACTATGAAATTAGATATTCCTAAATTAATTGGTAATCGTTTTATGAAATTAAGAGGTAATGAAAAATCTCTTATTGGTCAATTGATGCTTCTTCCTGTTGTAAAAACAGATAACGATGCTGTTCAGGTTGTATCTAATTATTCTAAGATATTCATTTATAGAAAATCTCCTAATGGATCTGCTAAATCATCACCTGTAATCAATAAGATTTGTAAGGTTCTTTTATCTAACAACTTTAAAGAATTCAAAGTTATTGAAGGTAATAATACTAAGGTATGTATTAGATATGAACTTCCTATGGAATTTGTAGATATTGCTTCCCTTATTTCCAGAATAGAATTCAAAGATAAGTCTTACATTAATTTCAATATGGATGATTTATCTAAGATTCCTTTCGATAAGAGTTATTTCAAGAAGGGTTCTCCTGAATCTAAAGCAACTGATGAAATGCTAGCTAATAAATACTTAGCATTTTATGTAAAAGATGGAAAGAAGATCCCTGTTATTGATCAAACATTTGAAGATGCTTTGATTAATATTCTTATAAATCAAGATTCTACAGATAAATTTAAGAAAGCATATCAAGAAGCATCAGTAGCTAAAAAATTAATGTACTCTGAAGCTTCTATCATGAATACAAAGATTCCTACAATTGTATTATTATCTTACAATATTGGATTACAAAAAGTTTTAGAACGAGCTAAGATAGATTATAAGTTCCAAGAAAAGAGACCTGATAAATCTAAGACTTATATAAAATTTAAAGATGGATATTTGGTATATGATAGCAAATCTCCTGAAAATAATATTCTTGTAAATGGTCTTATGCAATGTGACTTCAAAGAATATTCCATTGGTCAGATTAATAGTAAAGATTTATGGTTAGATATATTAGATGACTTTGGTGGTAGAATTAAAGCAGATGGTTTTGATAACTTCTATGATCTTATGATAGATCCTATTACAGAAGAAGTATGTAAAACTATAAATATCCCTAGTAATTATATCGATATTATGATATATGCTAGCAATCTTCTTGCTGATAATAAATTCAATAGGCATACAGATATTACTGAAAATAGATTGCGTACAAATGAAATTATTGTAGGTCATTTATATCAAGTACTTTCTCATGCTTATGGTGATTATAGAAATATGATTAAGAGAAATAAGGGCAAAGCTTTATTCTCTGCAAAACAAACAGCTGTTATTGATTCTATATTAACTCATGACCAAACCTCTTCTGATTTGTCTACTTTAACTCCTTTGCTTGAAGCGGAAACAGCTTCTAAAGTTACATTCAAAGGTTTATCTGGTATGAACTCTGAACGTTCATTTGGTTTGGATAAACGTGGTTATGATAAATCTATGCTTGGTGTATTAGGTATTTCTACAGGTTCTTCTGCAACAGTTGGTATTAATAGACAAACTACTATTGATGCTGGGGTTAAAAATAAACGTGGGTTTATAACACCTAGAAAACCTGAAGAATTAAATAATCTAAATACCTTTACGGTAATGGAAGCTTTATCTCCTTTGGCTATTAACCATGATGATCCTTTCCGTACAGCTATGGCATTTACTCAAACATCTCAACATCAAATGTTGGTTAAAAAATCTATGCCTTCTTTAATTACAACGGGTGCTGATGAAGCTCTTCCTTATCTAACTTCTAATAAATTCTCTTATAAGAATCCTTTTGAAAAAGCAGTAGTAAAAGAAATTACTTCTGATTATATGATTCTTGAAGATATAAAGACAAAAAAGAAAGATTACGTAGATTTAAGACCTACTACTCAAAAGAACTCTGACGGTGGTTTCTATATTACTACAAAACTTGATCCCACTGTAAAAGTTGGTCAAAAGATAACAGCTAATGATGTAGTTGCTTATGATAAGCAATCTTATTCTAATGCTATTGGTAATGGTAATAAAAATAATAATCCTTTCAATCTTTCTTATAATATGGGAACGTTAGCTAAAGTTGCTATTATGAATACTGATTTAGGATATGAAGATTCTTGTGTTGTAGATAACTCTATTTCAGAAGCTCTTGAATCTAAGATCGATGTTCAAAAAGATATCTCTTTAGATAAGAAAGCTAATGTATATAATGTATTAGAAATTGGTGATGTAGTTCAAGAAGGGGAACCTCTTTTGATCTTCCAAGATTCTTTTGATGATGAAGATGCAAATGAGCTTCTTAAGAGTGTTACAAAAGACAATGAATCTGATTTATCAGATATTGGACGTAAACAAGTTAGAGCTAAAGTAACAGGAAGAATCAGCAATATTAAGATTTATCGTACTTGTGATGATAGTGAATTATCTCCTACTCTTCTTAAGATTGTAAAAAAATATGATTCCAGAATAAATAAGTTTAGAAAAATTATGAAACAAAATGGAATAGAAAAACAGCATGAATTAGAAGCTACTTATAAACTTCCTGCTGAGGGTAAACTTAAGAATTTAGATGGGGTACGATTTGAATTCTATATCGAAGTAGATGATAAGTTTGGTGTTGGTGATAAACTTGTATTCTCTCAAGCTCTTAAAGGAGTAAACTCTTATATTGTTCCTAAGGGTGATGAAGCATTCTCTGATTATAGACCTGAAGAATATGTAAATGCATTTCTTACTATTAGTGGTGTAATGGGACGTATGGTTCCTTCTGCTATGTTACAAGGTCTTATGAATAAACTATTAATAGAAACATCTAGACAATGCCAAGAAGATCTTGGTATTAAATCTAGAATGTTAAATGAAATATTAGCTGAGTTTAAATAAAAAAAAAGAAACCCCATACTCAAAAGAGTATGGGGTGATTTTTTACATTTCTGTATCAATAAGAAACAACTACGTTTTACTTCTGGCATAGACAGAAGATATATAAGATAAAAAACTCCTAGTGGATACCAGACACCAGAAGCTTTCTATCTGTTTAAAGTATGTATAAAATACATACTACGATAAATCGATTTTTGTTTTACTTCAGACATGCTCAAAGTTCTGAAGAACCACGTAGTTTATACGGGTAGATATTTTTGTTTTACTTCAGGCATGCTCAAAGTCCTGAAGAACCACTCAGTTTATGAGGGTAGAAATAAATGAATCTATGATGCTTTCTTTTACTTCGGCCATGCTCAGGAAACCGAAGAACCACTCAGTTTATGAGGGTAGGGGGCTTTACTTCAGACATGCTCAAAGTTCTGAAGAACCACGTAGTTTATACGGGTAGAGGACCATCATATTTTATTCATTCACTATAATAATATATAAATGATTTTACTTTTTATCTATAGTAATATCCATATTATAGATATCTGTGGATTTTTTCTTTGTTACGACACCATTGGTTGTAAATATTTTATATTCAGTATCCAATGTATCTTCAATAGGAATTTGTTTTTCATAATAAGAAGGATATTTATGAGTTGCTAATTCTTTAGTAAAATCATCTGTAGAGATTTCTTCTCCATTATAGATTATCTTTGTAATAGAAATATCATCTTCTCCAGGAAATAAAGATCCCATCTTATCTAAAATCATATCTAATTCATTTACATAATTTTCAGTATTATCCTTGGTTTCTTCTTCTATCTCTTTAGACTTTTTGACTGTTTCTTTATCTAAAATGATATAGCAGGTAGTAAGTATTACAAGATTTATCATTTCATTCAAAATATTAATTTGATTAGATTTCTTGTTCAATTCTGCTTCTGCATCTTTTCTAAATTGAGTTACATCTTCTTCAATATGTTTTATACCAGCTTCTCTAATCAGATCTTTATTCAGCATGATCTTATGGTAATCTTTCATACTATAAATCTTACCATCTGTATTTATAAGAAGCCAATTAATTTGAACTTCTGCTTTTTGAAAGAATAATTCTTCAATCTCTGCTTCTAACTTCAATAATCCTTCAGTAGATAATTCTATTTCATCTATAAATTTAAAAGCTTCTATTTTTCTATCTTCATCAAAGTCAATAAGATTATCTACTTGAACTGATAAGAATCTTAATAATTCTGTATCATTTCTATTTATATAATTATTTTTAACTCCATCGGATAATTCATCAAAGATATTATAGATATTTACGGTAATCATAGTCTTTTCTTTCCTCCCTATATATTCTTTATTATAAAGTTTTACAAATAATAATTTTATATTCTGTACTATTAGGTAATATATTAATTTTCTTTCAAAGAAAGGTAATGGGATATGGAAAATTATTTTGTAATCACTTCTGATACTTTCGATGTAACAGATAGTAAGATTTATGATGATTCTACTTTAGCAGTAAACTTGTTTTTTAAGACTGCAGAATCTGCAGAAGATTATGCTAAGAGTATTGTAGAAGAATATGTTTCTGATGATGAAGCTACTACTGAAGTTTCTTCTGAAGATATTAAGAAATTTATTACAACTCTTGGTTTAGATGAAGAAGATGCAGAAGGTTATTATTGCGTAACCTATAAATATCAAGAAGATGGAAAAGAATTTGTTGTTGGATACCGTGTTGAAGTTATTGATGAAGCAGATTAATTTGTATCTCCATAGCAAATCGCTATGGAGATATTTTTGTGTCTAAAACCCCAAAATACCCCATCTAGTATAAGTATTTTAGAGTAGTATTTAGTTAATATTGTTTACGTTTTTATTTAGATAGATTTATCGACTTCAAGGAAAGAGATACTATTTATTTGATATTGAGTATATTATCAAATTAAGTTTTTTATTTTACTCTTTTCTTCTAAAATACGCAATTGAAAATAAGTTTAACACAACAGTGAATTTTTAAAAAACCTTTATGGTTGGCTTAACCATGCCATTCATAAGCATTTTAAAAAATACACATTTTTATAAGTTTTGGCATATTTAACGCCACATTATTATAATACGGATTTTTATGTGATTAAATCAATAAGATTGGGAGGATTATAAGATGCCGGAATCTGTTTCGTCCAATAGAAATAATCAGGTTATTTCTAATCTTATTAATGGTGATCTACGACTATATGGCAGATATGATAATAAAGAATTTGGAGCATCTGTCGAAGTTTATAATAATGCTTATGTAGAGTATATTGCTATTGTAGAGGGCAAAACTTCTATGGTTCCAGCTAATAAAGCAAAATATATAACTGCTGTATTAGACTTAGAACCAGAATATATAGAAGATGAAAATAATCTTATAGAAATAAAGGGAACTGATCTAGTATTAGAAAATACATCTTACATGCTGTTTCCTGAATTAAAAGGTAAGGTTAAATTAGAAGAGAGTGAATTCGATAATTTAGATATTCTTAATGCCGATTTCGAATTAAAAGATGAAGAGCAAAATACTGATTTATTGGCTGGTGAATTAGACTTTGCATATGGTATAGATAAAGACTTACCTGTATCTTTTAAATACGAAAAAGCAAATATAGAAGAAAATGATTTGAATTCATTTGAAGCTAAATTAACTGTAAAAGATTTTTGGAATAAAACAGATCTTTTAAATTCTACTGTAAATATCAATGCTAAGAATTTTAGTAGCAATATGATCTATGGTGGAAATCTAAACTATTTATCTACTATCGAAAACTATGATCTAGATTCTAAATTAGAACTTGGTGATAGAATTAAACAATTATATCTATATGGAAGAACCAATATCCAACCTAGTAGAGCTATCTATTCTATATTCTCAAAAGTACTTGTTGGTTGCACTTCTAATACAGAGTTTAAAGCAACTATAAAGGTTGATGATTATATTAGAGAAATTCTATCTGATTTGGAAATAGAACCTGAATATCAAGATATTGATCTTATGGATTGTGTAGTTCATATGCATGATTATAAGATAAATGAACTTGATTGTATGGTTGATTTAGATAGAGTAGATACGTTAAAACAATTTAATGGTGTAGTAGATATAATCATTCCTGTAACTAAAGATATAGAATCTTCTGTTATTGTTCCTGTGATAGTATCTAATAAAGATATAGATATTATAGATGGTAGTTTATCATTTGGGGAAAGACAAGTATCTGATTTATATTCTGTAATACATGTATTGAACGATAGATATATCAAACCTGAACCTACAGATGAATTCTTAATTGTAGATACCATAGAAGATCTTATGGATCTTCCCAAAGATATGCTTATTCCTGGTATGAAAGTATTCGTTAAATCTCTTAAAAAGGAATATAGGTTAAATGGATCTAGAAAGGGGAATAAGAATAATGGGTAATTGTAATTGCTGTCATGGTGATAACTTAGATAAACAAGATCAATTTATATTAAACTGGACTGATGTAACTGCAGAAGCAGAATTTACTTGTTCTTTTGAAGTAAAATATGATCAGAATCAGATATATAATAATTGGACAAACTGTAACTGTTCTAAAGATACAGCAACCCAATATGTTAGACCTTATGGAAGAGTTGCTATTGTTGTAGATCCTTTATGGAATTATGAGCCATATTTGGTTACTAGAACATTGATTACTTTCTTTGAAAGATTCCATAATAGAATGAATCTAGAAGTAGTTTATGGTGGTTCTCCCAGGTCTGATTATGATGTAGAACATATAGCTCATATGTATGGAGTAGATTATAAGAACATGTGTTCTTCTCCTATTGTTAGAGACTTTAGAGATCATACAGAAGTCAAGTATTCTGTAGATAGATTTATTGATAATATGATAAATTTCCATCCTTTCTCTAATTCTACTAATATTAATAGGGTTATAATATTCGCTGATTGCAATGCTTCATACAGAGCTAATTCTATTTATCCTATCATTAGATTCTGTAAGAATAATAATATTTCTTGTATCATAATTCATTCAGATGGGCAATATGATGAAGTAAATAAAGTATTCTATGAAGATATAGATAAGAATGGAAATAGAATCATTCCTGGATCTAATTTCCATACTCCTTATACAACAAATATGATTTATGAATGCAATTCGTATAATCAACCAACAAATTATGTATATGGAAGAAAATATCCAAAAGAATGCAGTTGTTGTGATAATACAACAGGAAACATCTGCCGTCCTCCTAGAATTCCTAATTTATATGATTATGAAAGTAGAGACTCTGGTTGGAGAGGAGAATATTATGGTGGTCCTTTCCATAATCATAGAAAGCATAGTTATTTAAATTATGATCAAGAAGATATAGATGATTCTTACTGTGATCCTTGTGGTAGATTATATTATACTGGTAAACTTATAGATTAATTATTTATCCCATACTCATAATGAGTATGGGATTTATTTTTTACTAAAGATATAACTTGTCTATAAGAAGGATCGAACTATATTAAAAGGAGAGAAACTATATGCTAGGTAATCTTATTAAGAAATTTGCTGTAAAAGCTAATGAGAAAAGTCAAAAGAATAGAAATGAAAAATGGGCTGAACCTAATTATGAAAATCTTGAAACGGATTTAAAAATGGAATTTAGAGTTATTGATGTAGCTCCTAATGTTTATATCTTAAATAGAGCTGGTAGAGTATGCGTAAATATGCTACCTGTAGAAGGATATAAAGCTCAATTAGAATATGCTAAACGTATGGGTGCAAGAGGACATGAATCTCCTTTTGAGCATACTAACACAATAGCTTTAATATCTTTAGAATTTGATAAAACATGTAATATATTCGATATATACGATGTAATAGAAACTCTTTCTACTTGTAATTTTAATAAAGTGATTACCAAATTCTACAATAATAAAATCTATATTTTATTAGGAGGATCTGTAAGAGCTTTTGGTAACATTCTTAAAGAAACCGATAAAGAAAATATCTTCTGTGGAAATGTAATTAAAAATATAATGTATCAATCTTTTGAAAAAGAATTATTAGATTCTTATATCAAAGAAGGATACTTGGATGAAGATGAATGTATATATCATCCTATTACAAATGCAACAGAAATCATTTCTAAAGTAACTCAATTTAGATATGAAAAAGAAAAATTAGAATCTCCTAATAATTATGACTTTGTAGCGGAAGATGTAAAAGATCCTGAAGAAGAAGAATTTGGTAAAACAGTAACTTTCGTATATGGGTCTAAACCTTTAGAGGTTTATAATAAAATCAAAGAGTATGGGTTTACTCTTCATGATGCTATGGAAGTATGCACTTTTAGTGTAGTATTCCATGATATCTCTAGAGCTTGTGCTAATCAGATGACTCGTCACAGAGTGGCTATATCACAAGAATCACAAAGATATGTAAAACATGACACAGATAAATCTCAATTTATAAATCCTATTGATATTTGTTTAGATCGTTACCATGATCTAAATCCTATAGTGAAAGATGAATTAACAAAGTTTACTGATCCTTTTGAAACATATAAATATGCTCTTTCTAATGGATTATTAAAAGAAGATGCCAGAGCATGGTTACCTATGAATGTAAATACAAAGGTAATGATGACTTTTACTTATTCTCAACTTGCTCATTTCATTACATTAAGAACTAGTAGTGGTGCTCAAGAAGAAGTAAGACAAGTTGGCAATGATATCAAATCTGCTATGCTTTCAAAATGTGAATTAGATATGACAGATGATGATATTTATAAAATTGCATTAGCTAATAAATCTAAAGAAGATTCTATAATAGAAGATACTAATATAGATGAAATCATTGCTGATGAACAAGAAGAATCTGTTAATAATATTAAAGACTTAGAAGTCAATAATATAGAACAAGCTAAAGAAATTCTTAAAAAAGCAGAAGAATATCGTGAATTCGATGATGAAAATTAATGGGGGAAATTATAATGAAATTTACTAAACCTAGATTCCAATCTACAAATCTTGCTAAAACTTTTGATTCCTTTGAAGATGCTTATACTAATATCTTAAAGCATGTTCCTGAACTAAAGTCTTATTGTGGGGATACAGCATTAGATAGTGCTGTACTTCATAATATTATGAATACTATTCTTAAAAATATTCCTTCTATTAGCAATAAGAACTATCCTAACACACTTTCTTTTAGTATCAATGCAAAAGAAGTAGGATTTAAAACAGATTCTAATATTGCTTTTGGGTGGAGAACAGTATTTGATAGAAAAGATGCTTCTATTAAATATAAATTTAGAATCACATTCATCAATGCATCCACCTATCAACAAGAAATCATTTCTTCTATGATTGATGACAAATGGTTTACTGTAACCCCTAAACATCAATCCAGATTTTGGAATGATATTGAAGGTAAAAAACCTGTATTTGATGATGAAGATACTGTTGAAAAAGAACAATAAAAATATATCAAAACCCCTTATGCTTTCGGGCATAAGGGGATCATTATATCTAAATATGACATTGTTATAATGCTATATTAAATGAAGGAGGTTCTAGTTTTTTATGGCAAAAAACTCTATTATGGAATACACTAAACGTGTTGGTAAATCTATTAAATTTGCTGCCACTGAAGTGTTAAAAGAACAGATGCCTATTACGATAGGTACTGTTGAAAGTAATAAAGAGTTTGCTAAATCTTACTATAAAGATATAGTAGGTAGTAAAGGATCTGTTGGTACTAAGATTAGAAATCTTAGAGACCAATATGTCTACAAACCTGTTAAAGATACTTTTAAGAACCTTAAAATGGAAATTACAACAGGTAATTACTATCATGAGAATAAAGAATTAGCCAAGCATCAAAATAAGATGATGGCTAGCCTTCTTGCTGATCTTTTCGATGATGACTTCATGAATGATTTAGAAGGAGCTGGAGGATCAGAAGGAGAGGATACTGGTGTTAAAGGTATTGCCGAAGTAACAAGAGGTGATACTTTAGTAGCTTCTATCGTTTCTGGAGAAGTTAGAAACAGTACCAATTCTTTATCTAGAATTATAGCGGACTCTGCCAATGCCCAAGCTAGAAACCAACAATTAATTGCTAATGCTCAATATGTTCAAGGTGAAAAACAATTGAGTGTTATGCAAACTGGATTTGGTTCTCTTTCTCAAGGTATGAATTCTATTATAGAATTCAATAACAAAGTTATGCTAAGATATACTCAAAATGCTACTAAGTATTTTGAGACTATGACTAACTTAACTAATCAAAACAATGCTATATTAAAAGAACTAATAGAATATCAAAGAGCCATTTATAAGAAACAAGATGGTGGTAATTCTAGAGTAGATACTAATAAGAAAATATTTACTGAAAATGGATTTAGCTTTGAAAACTATCTTGCTTCTGTAAAAGATAAGAAAGAAGCTAATGAACTTTTAGGTATGGTTAAGATGTTTAAAGATGCATTACCTATGATAATTTCTGGGTTCACTGGAAATCCTATGGGTACTGTTCTTAAACAAGGTGTAAAAGCTGCAATGGGTAAGAGCTTACAAAATAGCATGAAGAGATTTGATGAAAATCTAACAGGCTATATTCAATCAGCTCTAGCTCAAGTATATGATCTAGGTAAAGGATCTAGAGATGGAGATTTTGGATCTTTATTTAAGATCATAGGTCATAAAGAACAATATAAAAGCTTTGCTAAAAACTTTGATGCATCTAAATATAACAAAGGTCCTATAGCTTTTAATGGCATTGCTCAAAAGTCTATTGTAGAAGTTATTCCTAATTATTTAAGACGAATAGAATCTGCTTTAACTGGAGAGGAAATTCGTGTATTCGATTATCAGAAAGGTACTTGGACAAGAGAAAAGTTTGCTAAAAACTTTGATAAAAAGATAGATAATAGTTTAAAACGAGATGCCTTTCATGATTTGAGAAAGACTTTGGTTAGTGCAGTACAAGGTAATAAACTAGGAACTGATGATCCACAGATCCGAAAAGAACGACAAAAAGAAATATATAAAGTCGGAATAAAAATAATGGATGGACTTTTCAAGAACGGAAATTTCAATCCTAGAGATATTTATAGAAATATACAAAACTATGCTGATCCTGGAACTTCTGCAGAAGTATTTACAATGGTCTTAGATATGATGAGAGCATCTGGATTATTAGCTAAACAACAGCAAAGGTTAAATGCTGCATTAGCTTCTAAGGCAGATTACGTAAATAATTTTGATATTGCAGATCAGGGGCTACAACATGAAGCAGCTAGTGGTGGATTTGTAAAAAATAAATCCGGTACAGCTAATAGTATATTGAATTCATTAAGAAATGCTAATGCCGAAAACTATCAGCTAGATATCTATAGAGAGTTATTCCATATTCGGAATATTATGTATAGAAAAGCACAACGATCTGCTAATAGAAAATCTGATAAAGCTATGTATGAAAACATAGACAGAGCATTCAAAGAGCAATTAGGAAATAAAGGTACCAGAGTTGTATATAGCGATGGACAAACTGCTACTTTAGAAGCTACTAAGAAAGCTAGTGCATTTAATTCTTCCTTAGGTGCAGATGCTAACTTTGATGAAATCAATAAATCTATGCAAGAAGCAGCTAAGATGGCTAATACTCCTGAATATAAAGACTTTATGAGAGGTAAAGTTCTTAGTAAAGGTGTAGCAGGAAAAGCTAATGATTTTCTTACTAGTCTTATTGGTGCTGGATCTTTAGGAGAAAAATTAAACATCCTTCAATCTAATATTGAGGGTGTATTTAGAGCTCCTACAGGTATTTTAAATGCTGTTATTGAAGGTGCTGATAAGTCCATTTATGAAATGCTATTTGGTACTGAAACTGGTAAGAAAGACAAAGATGGAAAACCAATCAATGGTATCTTTGATGTAATGGTTAATAACTTTAGAGAAATCACAGATAATATCAATGATCATATTAATGATATCTTAGGTTCTCTTAAGAATAAATTAGCTAAAACTTTACCTGAGAAGATAAAATCCCTTGGTGAATGGTTTGGTATAGATTTTGATAAAACCTATACTAAAGCTAGAAGAAAGACAAAAGCATTTGGTAGATTGATGGCAAAGCATGCTAGAGATAATACCAACTATTTATATGACTTTGCAAAACAGCAGGTAAACGATACAGCATCCGATATTAAAGGAGCTATAATCGGAAACGAACCTGCTGATGGAGAAGATATACAAACCAACGCAAATGGTATTCGATATGTAAATCCTAAGAAGGGCGATGTAACATTTACAACTCTTAGTAAGGGTGAACTTGTAATACCTGCTAATATGAATCCATTCAATCCTGATAGGGATAGAGTAAATATTGGGAGTCAATTAGATCATGAAAAAGCTTATAAGAATCAACTTATAAGCTCTATCAGAAATTCTCAATACAATGCTGAGGGTGGATATGTAGATAGTGGAATAACTGGACCTGAACAATTAGGATTGTTTGAAGGTGCAGGAGGTGGTAGAAGACGAAGTGCTTCTAGACGTGCTAAGAAATCAAGCAAATTCCAAAAGAGATTAAACCAAATCAATAGATCTGTCGGGACTGCTGGTATTAGCGATTTCTTTGAAAGTGCATTCGGATTTAGAATCGGAGATGCAATAGAAGAAGCTAATGACCTTGTAAAGAAAAATCTCGGTAGAGGTATTGATGGTGGGATGAAAGGTGCTATTCTTGGTACTTTATTCCCTCTTGGTGGACCTTTGATTGGTGCTATGGCTGGTGCTGGTCTTAATATCATTAAAAGTAGCTCTTTCTTCCAAAGAACTGTATTTGGTGAAGATATCATCAATGAAGATGGTACTATCACCAGAAAAGAAGGTCTTATTTCTAAGAAGATGCAGGAAGCTATGCAGAAATATCTTCCTGATGGAAAGAAATATATAACTGCTGGTGCTGTTAGTGGTTTGATTCTTCCTTTTGGTCCTTTGGGTGGTGCTATGATTGGTGCCGCTGCTACTCTTATTAAAAATAATAGAGAAGTAAATGATTTCTTATTTGGTGATAAGGGTGGTTTATTAAATAAGGATAGAAAACAAAAGATCAAGAAATATTTCCCTAGAGTAGCTGCTGCTACGATTTCCACAATGTTCTTAGGACCTTTTGGTATTCTTGGAAATGCTATGCTTGGTTCTGCAATAGGAATGATGTCTACGACAGAAAAGTTCAAAGAACTTATGCTTGGTATTCCTGATAGTAAAGGCGTAAGACGTGGTGGTTTAGCTGGTGCTATTAGACGGCATGTAACGGATCCTCTTAGAAGACAAGTTATTGATGTTAGAGATAACCTTGGTAAATGGGTTAAAGATGATTTATTAAAACCTGTATTTAATACATTTGCTCCTCTTACTAAATTGATTGGTGTAAGATTATTTGATACTGGCAAAGCTATGACTAACTGGTTCAAATATCAATTAAAGACTCCTGGTTTATTATTTGAAAGAATATTTGATAAATTAGGAATTGGTAAGAAGATAGGATCTAAGGTAAAATCTTTAACTAAAGCTGCTGGTGGTGCAGTTAGTGGAGTAGCTAAATTCTTAGAAAGAAATGTTGGTAATAGAGCACAGAAAGCTCTTATCAGATCTGGACATGGTATTGGTTCTACTGAAGACCAAATCAGAATAGCTGATGATTTTGGTATGCAAGATGATGGAACTAATATGTTAAGAATGATGGGAGACGTAAATGCTACTAATATAGATAGAGTAAACGTCTCTAGAGCTAAATTAAAAGATAGCCTTGAATTGATAGATAATCTAAAACATCATGGAATAGATTATCATAATAGAAAAGCTTCTAAAACATTATTTGCTGATGCCGAAGGTGTCTTTGATCAAATACGAAAAGATACAAATGGCGATGTAGATCTAAATGCAGATAAATTCTCAGAAACTTTCCGTAAAAAAGGCTATGGTGCTGGTATCCAAGAAATAAATAAACTAAAAAATAGTGGTCGTATTAATAATGAACAATATAACCAATTAGTTCAAGCTATAAAAACAGCACAAAATAAAATAGACCGATCCAAAGCTGCTATAGATATATTCCAAGGTAAGGGAAGTATAAATAATATTACCAAAGATGCTAGAAGGATATATTCTGATCTAACGCATGGAATGGATGCTACAAAAGTACCTATTAGTGAACAAATGTTTATACAGTGCTTTGTTGGAGCTATTCGTGGGAATGATGAAGATATCAAAAAGTTAGAAGTATTCAATCGTATTATTACCAATCGTATTGATGAATTAAACAAACGAAAAGGTGATGTATTAAGAGAACGAGAAGAATACAAAGAAGGAGCAGACAATGCTATCAAATCTACTAATGATATCTATTCGTTCTTAACACAACCTGCTGTAGGAACAGATTATAAACAAACAGCATTCACTCTTAGCATTGCTTCTGGTTTTAGACAAGCAATATTTGGAGAAGGAGGATACTTCGATAAAATAAAAGGTATGGAAGAAAATGGTTCTGGAACCACTACTTCTATGCCTAATGTAACCGGAGCTATTACTCCTGAAGATATAAAGAATTCTGAAGAGCATGCTGGTGGTGGAGTTATTGGTGCATTAAGCAGTTTATTCTCTGGTGGAGCTAAAGCAGAAGCTGCTGGAGGAGCTGGAGGTTTATTAGGAGGAATATTGGGTGGAGATAAAAAATCATCCGATGATAAAGATTCAGATAGCAGTGATACTGATAAAGTTACTTCTAAACCTACTGAAATGCGTACCAAGGATGAAATATCTAGAGATGTTCATGAATTAGATGCTGGTAGTATTACTAATGCCTCTACTTCTTCTATTGGTGTTGGATCCATTACTAAAGGAAAGAATGGTAAAAATGTCACCACGGTTCCTACTGGTGATGGCGATGTAAAAGAATATGGTATTTCATCTTCAGATGGTCAGATGATGGAATTACCTAATAAACACAATAGAGAAATCAATGCTAAAAATAAACACAAACTTGCTCTACAAGAAAGATCTACAATAGCATTAGAATCTATTGCTAATAAGATAGGTGCTGGTGTAGGTATTGGTGCCAAAGCTAAAAGCAGTAAATCCTCTGGTGGTTTATTAGATGGACTTCTTGGTGGTGCTGGTGGTTTATTAGATAACCTCTTAATGCCTTTACTTAGTATTCCTGTTTTAGGACCTGCCATAGCAAGTATGCTTGGAAAAGGAAAAGATGTATTAAAACAGGGAGCCTCTAGTATTTGGGATAACGTTAAAGGGTGGGTAAAGGAAAAAATACCTGATCCTATTAAAAAGGACTATGAAAATGCAAAATACACTACAGAAGGCAAAGTTGCTGGTCCTTTAGGAAAATTAGGGGCTGGTTTAGGCAAAGCTGGATCTGTACTTGAAAAAGGTTCTGGTTTAGTGGGTGCTGGTCTTCCTGCCTTAATAGATGCATATCAATATATAGATGCAAAAGCTAATGGTGATGAAGAAGCTGCTGCTAGAGCTGCAGGAGAAGCCCCAAAAGACTTAGCATTTGGTGCTGGTGGTGCATTAGCTTCTAAGTTCTTAGGTGCTGGGGCATTAGGGACTGGTGCTGCAGGTGCTGCTGCTAAACAGCTTTATAATCTTGCTACTGGTCAAGAAGTAAGTGGTACTGAATTCGCAATGGATACAGCCACTGGCTATGCTGGATCTAAAGCTGCTGGTTGGGTAGCCAATAAGTTAGGTATCAAAGGAATGGGAATATCTGACATTGCTTCTAAATTTGGAATCAATGGCAAAGTATTTGGTACAGAAGGAAAAGTATACAATTCTGATGCATTAAATAAATATGTAGCAGAACGAGGAGCCGTACCTAATAAACTTTCCGACTTAGCCAAAACAGAAAAGCAATTAGCTAATGGAGCTGAAGATTTAGCTTCTAATGGTGGTAAAAATACAGAAATGGTAAAAGCATTATTGGTTAAGCTTAAAGAAGGTATTACCAAATTCACATCTAAGATTGTTGATGTAATTCCTAATGGTGGTAAAGCTGCAAAATACATTATGAATTTCGGAGCTAAGATCTTAGAAAATGCTGCCAAACCTGCTAATATGGCTAAAGCTGTTGCTAAATTAGCTAAATCTACCGCTGTTACTGCTGTATCCGCTACTGGTGTAGGTGCAGTAATTGGTATAGCTGTTACTGCTGGTTTTGCTATTTACGACTTCTATAAAGGGTATCAAAATGCAGATGAAATGCTTAAACTTAAAGAAGGTACAGCAACAACTGGTATGAAGGTTGTAGCTGGTATCGTAACAGCATTAGTTGGAGCTATTCCTTTCTTAGGAGTAATCTTACCTGAAGACTTTGCTCTTGAATTAGCTATTGAATATATTGGTCCTTTCTTTGGATTCGGAAAGAAAGAATTAGAAGAATTAAGAAGAGAAAAAGGACGTAAAGATGATCAGTCTACTGTTGATAGTATTGCAGAAGGAGGATCTAATGATAGCAATAGCCAAGGATTCGTTGATAAACTTAAGAAAATGGTTAGCAATGGAGCCAATTCTATAAGTGAAATAATCAATAAAGGTAAAGATTGGGTATCTAATAATGCTACTTGGTTGGCTAATACTGCAGCTGAAAAGTGGAACGACTTTAAGACTGGTTTATCTGAAGGATGGACTAGTGTTGTAAATAAAGGTAAAGAAACTATAAACTCTGGTGCAGAAAGATTAAATGATCTTAGAAAAACTGCTACAGAAAAACTAAATAAATATTTTGGTGGAGATAGTAGTGATGATGATAAGAAGAAAGATGGGAAAGGAAAACATTCTAGATATGGAAGAGGCAATTTCTATTCTCAATTAGATCCTGCTTATTCTATGCCATTTAATTCTTCAGCAGACTCTGAAGTTCAATCTATGGCTGATTCTGGATGTGGACCTGTATCTGCTTCTAATGCATTATCATCTCTTGGTATTGATGTAGATCCTAGAGTAGCTGCACAATATGCTCTTAAGAGTGGATATAAAGAAACTGATGGTGGTACAAGACCTGAATTCTTTAATAACTTTATGGGAAGAGCTGGTATATCTACAGAAAATCTACATGATCCTTCATCTATAAAAGCTTCTTTAAAAGCTGGAAATCCTGTAATATTGATGGGGCAAGATTCCAATGGTGAATCTAATAGAAATCCATATGCTGAAAATCCTCATTATGTAACTGCTACTGGTATAGATAGTAGAGGAAATGTAATAGTACAGGATCCTGAATCAGATCAACCTAATAAAGTATATAAAGCTAATGATGTATTATCTAAATCTACTGTAGCTATTAGTGCTAGATCCAAGAGATATGGTTCTGGTAAATATGGTAGAAGTAGATATTATGGAAAAGGTAGATCCTCTTTAACTAGTTATAGAACAGCTAGATATGGAACTGGTCCTAGGGTTAGATCTCGCTATGGTAGAGGAAAAACTTCTGCTGAAAAGATGTGGGCATTAGCTGCATGGGCAGAAGGAAAAACTAATATTGATAAGAAATTAATATATGCTCAGTGGTATCATGAATCTGGTGGATTTACATCTGATTTAGCTGTAGAAGATTATAACTTTGGTGGTATGACACAAAATGAACCTTCTACTTCATCAATGAAACAACCTGATGGTGGAAACTATTACAAGCACTTTGATAATGAAGAACAATGGGCGGAATATTATGCTTGGTACTGTAATAGATGCGATGATCCTCCTCTTGGTGGTTCTAAAGATGTTGATGATTTTGCTCAAAGATTAAAACATAATGGGTATTTTGGAGCTCCTGTATCAGAATATGCTAATGGTATGAGAAATGCTCTTAGTGCAATTCCTTCTTCTCCTCCAAATGCAAGATTAATAGAAACTTCTAGATTTGGCAAAGTAGATCCTGGCAGTGCTAAAAATGGATCCTCATCATCTTCTTCTGGAGATAAGAAAGAGCTTAAAACATTCTTTGGTGCTTTTAGCAATGTTGCATCTATATTCGAAAAAGCTATCAGTTTTGGAGATGGTGGAAGTTCTAATAATAATAGTGGATCTAGTGGTGCCGTAAGTGGAGATAAAGCTAAGAATGCTAAGCAAATCTGGGATTTCTTGATCGGTAAAGGATTGAGCAAAATCCAAGCCGCTGCTATTTGTGGTAATATTGAAGCCGAATCAGAATATAACCCCTCTTCTGTAAATTCTAGTAGTGGTGCTAAAGGCATTTGTCAGTGGTTAGATAGTCGTGCAACTACTTTGGATAATATAGCTAAAAACAGAGGAAAACAATGGAATGATTTAGGCGTTCAATTAGACATGCTATGGTTAGAAATAGGTCCTGGAGGAAATTATAATAAAATATTAGGTGGATTATCTAGTGATCTTGATACGGCCGTAGAACAGTGGGAACAAGGATTCGAAGTTAGTGGAGACACATCAAGCTATCCAAGAAGAAAAGCCTCTGCTCATCAGATACTTAATGGTGAAGGTGATATAACTGGTGGTAATAAAGGCCAGAGTGGAAATAACAACTCTAATTCTGGTAAAGGAAAACACAGTAGATTTGGTAGAGGAAAATCTTTATGGGGTAGAGGAGATACAAGTTTCCTAGATTCTAATAGTGGGTATAATCCTTATAGTTTTGGAATGAATGCAAGTTTACAAGATACAACTAAGAAAGATACTAATTATAATTTATCATCTAAGATGAATGAAAAAACAGGAAATGTTGTTAGTAATGGATTAGCTAATTCTGTAAACAATGCTAAACCTTCTTTAAATAGTGGAGATGATTATACTAAAGGATTCTTTGGTAAAATCTCTGGTATGGCTGAAGCTATTTCCGCTCCTTTATCTAAAGCTACAAAAGCTATTGGTAAATCTATACTAGGTGCTACAAGTTCTTATTTTGGAGACAGTCTAAAATTCTTATTTGGTAGTGATAATCCTTTTGCTAGTATCTTAAATATTGGATCTGATTCCAATGGTGGAAGTAGTGGAGGAAGCCAATCTGGTGGAGGAGGATCTGTATCAGTTCCTCAAAGCGGAAGTGCTGCAGAAGGTATGCAAAAAGCTTTGGGTGGAGCTCCTATAACAGGACCTTTTGGAGAAGATAGACCTGGTCATACTCATAATGGTATAGATTATGGTGTTGACGAAGGAACTCCTATACCTACCTTGGTAGATGGACCTGTTGATGATGTAGGATCTCAGCCTAATGGATATGGTAATTTCGTTTCTATCAAAGACTCTGCTGGTAATTATCACTTATTTGCTCACTTGTCTGAACAATTAGTATCTAAAGGTGATGTAGTAAAAGCTGGTACTATAGTTGCTAAATCTGGTAATACAGGTGCTGGTTCTGGGCCTCATCTTCATTATACTATTTCTAGCGATCCTAACTGTGCTGGTATGACTGGTGCTATTAATCCTAATTCATATGATTTATCCAAAGTTCAGACTTCTAGTTCTGGTTCTGGTAAATTTGGTAGAGGGAAGATGTATTTCTCTTCTCATTCTAAATATGGTATGGGAAATAGAATAGTACGAGTTAAATTTAATAACAACTCTGGATCTATAGAGGGTGTTGTTGGCAAAGGAGTTCCTGGTAATAGACCTAGAATAGGCAAGGCAGGAATGGGTAAATTTGGTAGAGGTGGAATTAAAGGATTCTTTAAGAATGCTTGGAATGGTATTAAATCTTATGGTAGAGATTTCTTAGATAGATTTAAGAATGGTATAAACTTACCACAGATTACAACCACTTCTAATGGATCTCCTTATGAAGAAAATGATATACTCTATCTTACAAATAATGGGTATACAAGAGATCAAGCAATTGATATCTTGTCTAAAGATCCTAAATATGCAAGTAGAGTAGATAACAAACCTACTGCATCTGGAGATACAATTGTAACCTCACCTTCTAATTTACAACAAACTACAACAAGTCAATCTTATGCTCAACCTACATCTGTTCAGGCTTCAGTTCAGTCTAATATAGATTTAGGAAATAAGATTGATAAATTAATAGCTCAACAATCTAAAACTAATGAATTGCTCTCATCTATAGTTCAATTAGCGACTGCATTTGCTAAGAATGCTTCCTCAAATCAGGCTTCATCGGCAGGATCTGATAAAGTAGCTCAGGCAATTGCAACGTCTACTAGAAATGCTACAGTAGATAGTAATGGTAACTTTACTAGAGTTAATTCTACTAATATGAGTGATTATCAATCCATTATTGATAATATGCAAGCAATAGCTAATAGATAAAATAATTCAGGGATAGCATAATTGCTATCCCTGACATTTTTATAATGATTTAATCTTTTAGGAGGAAACTTTTAATGGAAACATATAAAGTTCTAGAACCTATTCTTTTAAGAGCTACACCTTCTGCTGATGGAAAAATTGTCAGTGGTTTAGATAAAGGGAAAACTATAGATATTATATCTGAAGAAAATGGTTGGTTAAAGACTATTGGTGGAAGATATATTTTAGATAGCAATAGATTAAGAAAGATAGCAAACAAAGAGCAAATAGATTCTATCAAAAAAAGAATTACTAAATTAAATCTTAACTTACATGGTGGAGAAGCTAGACAAAATGTTGATGATATAGATTCTTCCATTGTAGGTATGGATGTATATGTAGATAAAAAGGATAAAGACTTAAATAACAAAACTATCGATGCTTCTGCTAAATCGGATAGTGGCAATTTTAAAGTTGTAGCATATACAGAAGATTATGTAGTAATATCTGATGGTAAAGATAATAGATATGAACTAAACTATGAAGATGTAATAGATAAAAAGGCTAGTAAAGATAAAAAAGATGGAGCAGGAACTTTAGCAGCTACTCAAAAAGCTAAAATCTTAAATGAAATGGATTTTAAGCAAACCCTTAAAGATATTAAGGAATCCAGAAGTCTGAGTGATTATGCTAAAGAACTATCTGATTTTGTAACAAATTTAAATAGGATGACTATTCATAATACAAGAGCTGTATTTGGTATGCCTTACCAATGGCTACCTATTGCTGATACTAGAATAGATAATACTATGAATAACCCATCTTTTGGAAGAAAATATATTCAGAAAATTGTAGCAAGATCTCCTATTCTAGTAATGCAAGCTGGGGTTGCTACCTTCCTTCATGGATATAATAGCAAACAACAAGATCAGATTAAAAAGGCATTGCTTGCTGGTATTTCTAGCAATGATGTAAACGAATCTGAAGTAGGAAGATTATTAAACAATTCTGGTAGGTATTATAACTTCAAAGCTATGCCTACGGATTATTTTAGAGCTGTAAATCAGATGTGTAGAACAGTTGCAGCTATTCTTAATCTTGATGACGAAGTGGTCAATGTAAATGGAAATGAAGATAAGCTTGGTAGTTTTAACTGGGAATTAGCAGCACAACATCCTTTTGCTGGATACAATAAAGGATCTATTGGATTCTATCTTAATTCAGAAACTCAAGTACAAGAAGGTTTCTCAAATGGTACTCGTCAATCTCGTCTTGCATCTACAGCTAACCAAGTAGGTGACTTAGCAGAAGAAGTAAACTTCTTATTAGGTGGAGCTGCTGGTAAAATAGCTGGTGTAGATATGAATGAAAGAGCTAAATTAGACCAAGGAAGTAGTAGTGATGGTATGATGGGTCTTCTTTCATCTTTTACTCATAACATGCATACTATGATGGCTGGTGGACGTATGTATTTTCCTGAAATATGGGCTGATTCATCTTTTATGAGAAACTATGATGTTACCATTCGTTTAGATTCTCCTGATTGCGATACTTTGTCTATCTATTTAAATATATTTGTTCCTTTGTGTCATATTCTTGGATTATGCATGCCAAGATCTGCTGGTGATAATACTTATGTATCTCCTTTCTTAGTACGTGCATTTTATAAATCATTCTTCCATGTTGATATGGGTATTATAACAAACTGCTCTATTCAACGTGGGGATATTCAAGCATGGACACAAGATGGTTTGCCTACTCAGATTACAGTTCAATTAAGTATTAAAGACTTATATGATGTAATGGCTATGGCTACTGGTAAAGGTGATAATGATATGATTGGGAATCCTGCACAATTAGATTATCTTGCTAATATGTGTGGTGTAAATATAGCAGAACCTAATATGCTTAGATATATTAAGTTATATTGGATTACTAGAATGGGTAAAAATGCTATTAAAGATAATATCGTATCATTCTGGAGTAAAGCTATGGGATCTGTATATAGAACTTGGAATAACCTTGGTGGAAACCAATCTGGTAATGGATCTATTATGTAATCAATTCTATAATTATACACTATTAATATGAATAAAATATTAATAGTTTCCGGAGGTATAATTAATGAATACATGTGATTATCTATTAGGATTTTTATCAGGTGCATTAGCATTATATGTGTATTCAGAGAGAACTAGAAGAAATGTGAAAAAGACTAATAGGGAACTAAGAGAGATTGAAGAGAAGTTAGAACAGTTAGAAGAGATGAATGACAGGATTGAAAAAGAAGGAAATTTTTATAAATATTGCTTAAGAAATCATAGGTAAGTGGGAAACCACTTACCTATATTTTTTTATATATAAGGGAACACTATGAATAAAGCAGATATCCTAAAAATAGGAGGTGATAAAAATCAAAACAAGAAAACAAAAAACAGAAATTTATAACCAGAAATTTTCTATGATACCCAAAGATTATCAAGAGAGGATTAACTGGATAATAGATACATACAAAATTTCTGATGCTAAATTAAAAGATATAATAGATACTAAAGATAAAATGATGCAACAAATGTATTATATGCCTGAATTATTTGTGGTAATATATGAAATCCCTGAAGGATCTCCTAGACCTAGAGCTAGATTTATTAAAAGTAAAGGGAATAATATATTAGCAAATGCTAGATCTAATCCTGGATTTATTCAGGTTTATTCTATAACTGGTGCAGCAGATAAAAAATTTATGCAAGAATTTAAAACTAATAATGATTTTGATTTCTTAGAATCTCTTATTTATACTCCTTGTAGTGTTAAATACGATGCATATTTTAAAACCCCAAGTATATTTAATTCCAAAGAAAAAATGTTAGCAGAGTTAGGAATGATAAGACCTTTATCAAAACCAGACTTTGATAATGTGGAAAAGAAATATTCGGATATGTATACTGGGAATATATGGGTAGATGATTATATTGTAATCGAATCTAATTTTAATAAGTACTATTCCGAACTACCAAGAATAGAAATAACTTTAAGATATATGAATATGCTTTACAATAAATATCAATATAAATCAGCTTCAAAGAGACTTGGATTGGATGATATAAAATTCTTTAATTAAAAATATAAAGGATGGTATATCATATAATGAGATTAATTAACGATTTAAAAATGTGCGATTCTATTACAAATGACATGGTAAATTATAACGATATCAAAATCAATCTTTTAAAAAACAATATTTTCTCTGTAGACAATATTACAGAATATCTTGATAATTGGGATGATATCAAGAATGGTAATATTTGCTATAAAGTATTATACAATAATTCAGGAAATTCTTATCTTTACATGTATCCTAATTCTAATAAAGATATTTCAAATTACCTTGTAGAATGTATTCGTATGTGTTTAAAGCATATCTTATTAAATAATGATTTAAGCTTCTTATCTAATGAAGAAGCAAAATACGTTACTGAAATAAATTGTTTGGATTCTTTTTTTACTTGTGCAAAAATTAGTGATAAAACATACCTTATTCAAATATAAAATTTCATGGGTAAGAGGTTATTCCTCTTACCCAATATTTTTTTTCTTTTAAAAAATCAATCAATTATATATTATAATAGTGAAGTCCAGATAAGGATTTCCAATATTTAATTAAATATTGTTTAACTAAAACTTTTTTTAAGAATCAAAAAAGAGGAGGTAGTACAATGTCTAAAAGAAAGAAAGGGAACAAAATGATTAGTTTAGGGCAACCTAAAGCAACAGCTCAGGTACCGCAAAATGAGGAAATTAATAGCGATACTGAAAATGTCCAATTCATTAGTGAAGGTATTGGACTTGAAGATTTTGTAACAATTGAAGGTAAAAATTCTAATAATGTTGTTAAAGGAGAAGAAAACGAAATGAACAAAGCTCAAGAAACTCAAAGAACTCATAATGAAGTTGTTGTAGATGCAACACAACAAAAAGAACAAGCTAAGGTTGCTAGTGCAGTTAAAAAGGTAGAAGCAAAGCAAGGAACTAAACTTGTTGAAGGAAATAAAGAAAAGACTGCAGCACCGACAACAGAACAATTGGTTTCGATGATTAATGATCTTAAAGCAGAACTTAAACAAGCTAAAGAATCTAAAGAAGAAATTATTCCTGTTAAAGCAGAAGGAGGAAAAGAAGAAATGTATAAACAAACTGCAGCAATGAATAGCACGGAAGTAGTACCTGATAATACTAATGCTGGTACTGTAACTATTAGTAAGAATGATTTGAATAATCTTATTAAGGAAGCAGTAGAAAATGCACAGAAAGCTAATGCAAATCTTCCTGCTCCCCAGGTTGCAATTAAAGAAGAAGTAAAAGAAGAACCTAAGAAGGAAGAAGTTGTAGAAAAGAAAGAATCTAAAGAAGAATCTGAAGAAAATGATTATAGCTTCTTCTTTGGTGCAGCAGTTGGTGCAGCTGCTGTATATGGTGGTCAGAAATTGTATGAATATCTTAATGATGATTCTGCAGCAGATGATGCTTCTGAAGCATTCTCTCTCATTTCTGACATGTTCTAAGATTTGAAAAGAATATAGGGTACTGCATTTAGCAGTACCCTTATTTTTTTTACATCATACCAGGAGTAGAGTTATTAACAGGAGTTGTAGAATTAGAAGGTGTACTACTAGGAGATGTAGGAGGAGTTACATGAGTTCCAGAAGTAGTAGAAATAGCAGGTGCTGAAGTAGATGAAGGTGTATTAACACTCATAGTTCCAGAAGTTTTAGGAGGTGTAGTAGGAGCACTAGATGTACCACTAGGAACACTATTATCTTCCCGAATAGAATTCTTCATCTTATTCAAAATACTAGCAATTTCATTTTCATCAAGATCAACAATACCCAAAGTATTTACACATTCCATAAAGGAATACATTACTTTTGTATCATTAACCAATTTCTGGAAATCAATACGATTATTTAATCCAGTAGTATAAGCTTCTTTGATAATTTGATTGCGATGAATAACTTCTAATGTATTATCAGTCATAATAGAGAATACATTCTTTGCTTGTTCTCTAAAAGAACGTTGTTTAGAGCGAATCATACGTACTGCTTCTTGTTGTATATTATATTTTGGATCCAATTCTGTATTAGGATCTCCATTAAAATCCTGCATTAAAGGATCATTAGAATTAATAGTATTATCCATATCATCAATGGTATCTAACTTTTGTTTAGCTTTTTCATAAACTTTTCTAAGTTCTTCTTTTTGTTTCTTGTTACTATCTACAAAATCAGATACTGCATCTTCTACACGGTTTGTAATAATCTTTGTAATATCATGAGGAATTGTATCTTTTGTATCAATGATAAAATCTTTAATAGTCTTATCTTCGATTTCAAAAATATTTTTTTCAGGAATTCCTACAGATACAGCAACAGCTGTTGCCTGTTCCATAATAGCATCATGATAAGCTACAATATCTTCATACCATTCATTCAAATAAACACTTTTATTTTTAAAAGAGTTAATCAAATTAATAGTACCGTGTTCTTTAATAAAATTCTTTACAAGATTCTTAGCCAAAGCTTTTTCATGCTTATTTGCATATTGTTCTTTAAGAACTTTCTTAAGCATTCCATCATAAAGACATTTCGTCAACAAATCTGTACGAACTTGTTCAGAGAAGTTATTTAAAATATCTTTATCTACAACAGCTTTATCTTTTTTTGTATAGTATGTATCATATACATCAAAATCATGATTAAGATCTACATCTTTATCAGGATATAAATTAATTGTATCTTCTTTAAGAGCTTGCCGTTCCAATTCTTCACGGATGAAATCCGCATTACTTTTGGATGCTCTTTTAAACATCATCATTTATACGAAACCTCCGATTATTAGTAATTACTCATATATAATTTTCCCAAGAACTCATCAAAGGAGTCACCAATCTTGGTTACGGTTTCTTCAGGGCAAACCATAAAAATGCATCCTTTAGAATCGCAACATATAATCATTTCATGAGAAGCCCACATGATAGGATATAATTTATTTCTTTCAAATACAGTTCCTTCAATAGCCGATTTATCATAATTTTCACAATTACCATTTTGATAAATATCATAAGTTAATTGTCTAGATGATGTAATTAAAGGATTAAAATTAAAGAAATCGTATATTCTTATTCCAGGAAGATCTTCTGTATCAAAAGTATCCTTTGATTCAGAAGGGATAATCTTATCATAGTAATGCTTGATTATAAACCTCATTATATCTGATGGGATTTTATAATCATAATCTTTTAACGCATTTTCAATATTATTCTTTTCTTCCCTTGTTATTTCTTTCTCAGGTTCCCAATTAAGATTGTAATCATCTTTTTCAAGATTCGTTTTTGCTTGTTTTCCATATACTAACATATTCACCACTCCTAGAATAAAGGTCCATCAGAAGAGGAAGGATCTGTATCGATATCATCAATCTTTTGTTTCTTATCATCCTTCTTAATCTCTGTAGTGGCTTTATTTTCAGCAGTCTTAGCTTCTACAGCTAATTTATCAGCAATCTTATGGAAACTATTAGCAATAGCTATTTGTTTACGGATTACAGTTTTTCTATCTCCATCTGTTTGAATATCAGGATTTTCTTCTAATTCATGAGCATTCATTTCAAGAAGATCACCTTGGATATCAAAGTATACAGATACACGTTGACGAGCAGCAAAGAAGTAATATACTACATCTTTGATCATGGGAATAAGAGCTAATACCAAGGGAATAGCAATAGCGGCAGCTTTAATAAAACCAAGAGCTCCTACAAAGTTTCTAGCTCTAGCTTTAATCAGAGGACGAAGTGCATTTTCAATATCGCCTGTTTTACAAGCCGTATTGAATTTACAAATATTTTCATAAAGAAGATGTTCTTTTACTTTAGATACACCTGTTTTATCAAGAACAATGGTAAGTCCATCTTTCTTAGGATCTTTTACATATTCGATGCAAGCAGCAATCATATAAGAAACAGAACTAATACAAGCAAGAGTCATTGTTTCATACATAACCTGGCCAAAATCTACTTTAGCCATATAAGACTGTGTAAATACATCATCAAGATTTTCAATATTAGAAATAGCATTACTAATTTCTTGAACAGGTTTTGTATCTTCATGATACTTTTCAAAAATACCCATCAATACTGCAACGCATTCACAAAGATCGTCATATTTAGGTAATTTTCTAATATTGCCTCTAGTACGAGCAATATCACCTTTATCAAAAGTATCAATCTTATTTACAATCATTTGATATAAACGATTTGTAAGAGAAAGAAGGGCAGTATTTTGCTCTGCTTCATCGAGATTATAAAGACAGGTAATCGTTTTATAATCTGTAATATCCATATGCTCAGAAATAGCATCTTTAAATTGTTGAGTCATAACAGCTTCTCCTACAGCTCTATTATAAGGTCCATTTACTTGCGATTGAGGAACATTGGCTTGTTGTTGAGGGGGTTGATTATTAGCTGCAGATCCAATAGCATTAGCCGGTTTAGGAATAGAATGACTAGCAGGATTTTCAAATCCATTTTTAGGATCACTCATAATCATATTATCCCCATTTTGGTTTGTATCTGTTTTATCTGTAGTTAACTGAGAATTTACACGGCCATCCGTATTATTATCTTCATTAATACGTTCAAAAAGAATCATTTTTTATTACCGCCCCTTCACAAGAGTATTAATCATTTTCTTATATTCCCCATTACTCTGTTCACGTTCAAGAGCCATAAAGGACATTGTTTCAAAGTTCTTAGTTCCATCATCATATAAGAACTTAATCTTTTCGTTTACAGCATCAACAATACCAACACCAATAAAGTTATATCCTCTCATAACCCCAAGCATAGTAGAAGAATTATTCAAGTCTACACGATATACACTCTTAACTACTTCTACTTCTTCAGACGAAAGTACAAGCATTGTAATAGCTGCACATGCAGAATTATCACCACGAGCTTTATTATTGATCTTAGCACGATTTGCACGGATTTCAAGCATCTTCCAAATCTTAGAGTCAGATCCTTTATTTGTCTTTGCAACAGCATCAATCTTAGCACGATCTACAGCGAATAAGAAATCTTTAAAGAATTTAATTTCTCCAGTAGTAGCTCGAATGAAATTAAATAAACCACGACGATCATTATTCTTAAGAACCATACGATTCATCATTTCATTAGAAGATACATAATGGATGATACATTTTACACCAATTACAGCAGTATTAACTATTTCATTATCTGTACCATTAGCTTGAGTAACAAAGTTGATAATCATTAAGCTAGGAGTTGCTTCATTAGCTTTCTTAATATCTGTAGAGATAATCTGTTTAGAAAGAATTTCAGAAGCATCTTTAATTCTAGATACAGAGTCTTTGTAAATAGTGCTGTTGTTCTTTAAGATATCACTAAGAGTCTTATATCTCTGCATAGTTTCAAGTTCTTGAGTACTCTTATCTTTCTTAATAGTTTCAGTAGTATTTATAGTAACGGTTGTAACCCCACTATTACCACTTTTCTTAGTTTCAGTACGAGTAGAATCTGTAATTCTTGTTTCTTCACTAATACTCTTTCTAAATGCTTTATAGTCACCAAAATCTTTAGTAACACTATAATCATTTAAAGAATAAGAATTTATACCTTCACTAAGCTGGGTATAATAGTCATCATTATGTGCAAGATCTTTAAGAACTGCTTGGGTTGCTTCATTAATCTTAGCATTACCATATGCAGAGATTTTGACTTCTTCATCAAGCTTATTTGCAAAATCAATTACATCATCTACATTCATATCACTAAGATCAAGAGTAGTAGAGATATTGTTGTGGAATCTCTTCAAATATGCTTGAGCACTCTTAGCGTCGGTAATTTGACTTGCTGCAAACAACATTTGCAACATAGAAACATATTTACGTTCTGCAGCCTTTGTAATCATTTGTGCTTCTTCAATACCAACTGCTTCACTAACTAATACAGGAAAAACAGCTGTAAGCCCTTTGGCTTCTTTAGCAATATTGCTAGTCATTTTAAATTCGCCAGGAATTTTGCTTTTTGCAAGTGTACCTGTAATTCCACTAGCAATAGCTTCAGCATCTAATCCAAGGATATCTAAAATCCCAGACAACGGACCAGAACTGGCTTCATCTAAAAGAGTCTTATATTCATGCATGAAATATTTCCTCCTACAATAAAAAATTAATTATATCGATATAATTATCTTTTCAAGATAATTATGATAATGTCAAAGGATTAGCCTAATACAATAAGATTATAAAATTATACATTTTGACATAGGTATAATGATTGTAACTTTTTGCATTTTGGTGGTGAAAAATTAATGCCATTTTATGACAATTCTAATACTTCGTGGGATAGATTAAACCGAAAATCTTCTGTAGTTACTGGTGATGGAGTAGAAGTATCAATAACAAACACCACTGAAGAAAGTAATAATACAAACGGTATATCTCCTGCGGAAACAGATGAAGAATATGTAAATCTAACCTCAGATATAAATAATCACGAATCTGAGATGAGAAGATTAATGAGGGCTAATGGGATATATGAACCAGAAGATATGAAATACTGGACTACCTTTTATAGATATCCTAGAATAGATCCTTTTAACCATGTACAGGGTGCTAGAGAATATGCTTTCTTTACCAAACCTGATTTACCTATATTAAGATATCAAACTGAAACTGGATTTGACTATAATAAATCTGGTTGGTTATCAGATGCAGCCAGCCAATTTCCATATTTTAATTGGTTATATTCTCATGGATACCTATATACAGTTCTAGAAAATCTATGTTATGGTACTAGTGATGGTAGTTCTGAAAAGAACTGCCCATTTGTTCGTATCCTTAGTAATAGAAAAACATCGAATATTGATATTCCAGATTTGGCTGTAGATGAATTAGAAACAGCTCAAAATATGTTTGGGTCTAGAATTTTATATCCTAAATCATCTATCAGTTCTGATGAAAATGTTGACTTTACTATTGAATTTGAAGATACTAGATATCTTGAAATTTATAACTATTTTAAAACATGGGATTATGCTAGACAGTTGAAATGGTTAGGATTACTTCCTCCTAAGAAAGAATATATTTTGAATAAGATTCTCTATGATCATATTAGTATATTTAGGTTCTTAGTAGATGATGATGGAGAGACCATTCTTCATTTCTCTAAATTTACAGGAGTATTTCCTAAGACTATTTCTAGATCTTCATTTAGTGAAATCCCTCAATCAGGACCTTTAAAAGTTACTATTGGGTTTAAACTTAGTGGGTTCTTTGAAGATATGGAACCAAATATACTTTCTGATTTTAATACATTAGTAGCAAATTGGAAAGATGGGACTATGACCAATCCTACTTATAATGAAATTCCTTTGTGGGATGATTCAATAGGAGCTATGTCTGGAGAAAGTGGAGACTATCCATATATCTATTACCCTAAAGAACCCGATTGGAGAGGTTATAAACTTCCCATGCTTAAATGGAGTACAAATACAGGAAATGACCCTGCTGTAAGTTGGGCAAATCAAGATACTAATACCAAATCTGCTGTAGAAACAACTACAGATGAAATTCAAAATGTAGCTAATACAATTGGAAGTTATGCTGGTATTACATTTAATAAAGACATGACTCCTAAAGAGTTGGAAAAGGCTACTGAAGCCAAAAGAATGAACAAATTCTAATATTGGAGGATAGTATTAATGGCGTACAATAGTACAAATATTTTAAATACAGATATCTACAAAGTATCTGAATTTATAGATAAATTAAAAGCCAAATATATAGATATACCTGAAGATACATTGGTTCTTGGTGTATATGGGTATTTATCCTCTATATTTGGAAACCTTTTAGAAAACACAGCAATCACTGCATCCGAATATTCAAATGAAGCTATTCCTACTAAAGCTAAATATGAAAGAAATGTAATTTCTCATGCATTAGCTTTGGGAATCAATAGTATTACAGCTAAACCTGCATATATTGATGTGACTTTGAATATTCCTGAAACACAGATGGTTCATAATATGAAAAATAATAAATTTGTTATAGACAAAGAATATATTTTTTATATTGGAGAAACTACAAAATATCCTTATCATTTAGATTATGATATTATAGTTACTAGACATTATTTACCTAATGGGGAAGTAGTTTATACAGCTAGATATGATTTAGATAATACAAATAAATTATCATCTACAACGAACCCTTATCTTCCTTATCTTGGTGTATTAAATATCTCTGGGGATAGAATGATCTCTATTAAGACTTTAATACGTCAAGTAACCCATACTCAAATTTATAAAAAAGTAATCATCAATAATCCTCTTGAAACAAAGATCTTTAGTTTTACATTTGAAGATCAATTAGCATATTTTTATGTAACTGTATCTGAAGAACAAGAAGATGGAACTTATAAAGATGCGGTATATTATGAACCTATCTATGATGGATTATATGATTATACCTTAGATACCAATAAGAATTTTATCAATTATTCATATCTTGATGAAAAGACAATTCGATTACGTTTTGATAGAGATTCACAACCTAGAAGAAACTCTGAAATAGTTGTTCATGTATATACAACTCTTGGAGAAAAATGTAATTTTAAACTAAATCAATATCAAGAAATGATGCCTTATAAATCTGATAAATATCCTTATACCGGCATGTATATTATCTTGATGAGTATGTCTGATTCTCATTATGGGGATAATAAATTAAATATTAGTGAATTAAAAAGAGCTATACCAGCTGAAGCATTGTCTAGAGGATCTATCTCTACATATAAAGACTTAGATAACTTCTTTAATTCATTACAGAGAAATGATTGCAGATTATATCTTCTTAGAAAAGTCCATAATCAAATAGAAAGATTGTATTATGTATATCTTATGATGAAAGATGGAAATAATATTATTCCTACTAATACAATTAATTCTTATATATCTCCTGATGTATTTGCTAATAATAATAAGGGAAATATTATAATAAAACCTGGAACCAAGTTCTATGCTGATATAGATGATGATACAGCTAATTCTATTGTAATATCTGGTACTGATCAAGAAAAGGCATTAGATAAGAGTGGGTTTTTATATACAAATCCTTATCTTATTTGTATTAATAAGAATCCTTTTTATGCTTCATATTATCTAACTCTTGTAAATTACTATAGGGAATTATACTTTGAGTATGTAAATAATTCATCCATTATTCAATTCGTAGCAGGAAATGTTCATGTATATAGAAATCTCTTTGATGGATATGATACATTTAATATAGATATGACCTGCTTCCAATCTATAGGTACTGATTTCCAATTAGTAAAATATGAAGATGATGGTACTACCATAGCAGAATTAAACTTTAGAGTATATGCTGTATTATATAGAAAAAATGATAATGGTAAAGAATATCCATTTAGATACATGGTTTCAAATCTTGTATCCTATAATCAAAGTGGATATCAATATGATTTGAAGTTTAAGTTTAATATCAATGATTTAATCTCCACTAAGGATAGTTATATCTACTCTCCTAGTGGGTTAAATAATATTAAGAGCGGAAGTGCTATAGGAACTTACCTACCTTCTAATCTTAAGGTAAAATTCTTCTTTGTAGCTAAAGAAGATTTAGATTATGGAAGACATTTTGAAATAAATAAAGTGAAAGGAAATTTAGATGATTTAGTTCCTAATCTTGATGGATGGAGTCTATTAAATGTATATTCTACAGGAGATGATGGAATAGATATATTCTATGATTACAGTGATTTTAATAATTCTTATATCGAGCTTACTAAAGATGAAGAATTTGGTAATCAAGGATATAAACTTCACAAAATTCCTGTGGTAAGAGATTTATATTTAAATTCTAATGAACGAGTAAATAAGATAGTAGAAATGATTGATGAAAGAAGATTATATATCCAACAAGCAGTATTCTTATTAGAAGATTCTTTTGGAATAGATTATAAATTCTTCAATACTTATGGAAAATCTAAGATGTACAATATTGATAGAAAAGAAAATATTGATAGAATAAATCTGTCATTGAAATTTGAAGTTAAATTCCAATCTAAAGATGAATCTGCTTCTACTTTAGATGATATTACCAATTCTATTAAAGATTATATTGAAGATATCAATAATCTTACTGATCTTCATATTCCTAATCTGATTACTTATATTACCAATATCTACAGGGATCAATTAGTATATATTAAGTTTATTGGATTGAATGATTATGAATCTTTATATCAATCTATTTATAAGAATCCTGATATGGAAGATAACTATTTTAAAGAAACTCAAACCATTCCTGAATTTATAAATATAAATACATTACAAGATGGAACTCCTGATATTACTTATAAAATCATCGAGTAGATAATTATGAATATAAAATTTGATTTACAATTATTTGCAAATGAAGTAGTGAATGAGAGTCAAACACGCTTAACCAACCCAGACCAAATAGTTCCTTATGAAGATTATAATGTCTGGGTTAAAGCTTTATTTAATTCACAACTAGAAAACTTCTCTAATTTTGGTAGAGATAAATTAAAGGGTTATTTAAAAGCAGGATGGATTTATGATGCTTATATAGATGAAGAGAATTCTTTGGATCCTGTAAAGAAAAAAGAATTCTTCAAGACTATGCATTTTACTAGTAATATGGAACAAGCATTTTACAATATGATATATGCTAAAGATCTAAGTCCATTTATTAGATACACAGATCCTACTTTTTGTGATAATATGACTAGATGTTTTACTAGTTGTGCTAGTTTAGAAACAGTAGATCTTTCCCCTTGGGCTGGTAAACTAAATAAAGTTAAATATTGTAGAGATATGTTTAAGAATGAATTCCATCCTAGTGTAAATAATGGATTAAAAAAATTAGATTTGTCTATGCTTTCATTTCCAAATGTAGAAAATACAGATAATATGTTTGGACAATTAGAAGGATTAACTGAATTAAAAGTTCCTAAGATGGGTCAGAATCACAGATTTAATAATGCAAGATTAATGTTTAATGATCTCAAGAGTATTAAAACCATAGATGTAACTGGAATAGACTTTTCTAGAGTTGGTAATTTTGAACGAATGTTTAGTAATTGCGAAAATCTAGAAGAGATTAAAGGTATTATCGATATGAATGCTATTGGTAATACTTATAGTGATGGATGGACAGATAATCTTGATAAATGGGTAGAAGATATAGCACCGCCTAATATAGCTGGAATGTTCTTTAATTGTCCTAAATTGAAAAAAGTAACAATAATGGATTTTTCAGATTTGGACGACTCTAAATTTAGAAGTCTTACTAAGTTAAATAGTACTTGCGAATTAGAAATTAGAAGAAGTTATACATCTTTAATCAATGCAAAGATTGAGGTTAAGTCTCCATGATATAACAATCATATAATATATTTTTAAGAAGGAGGATTATTTTTAATGGCAGCTCCTAGTATTACTATTGTAGACGATTCTGATCGTTCTGTAACGAATTGGGACGCAGGTGTAGTTCAGGCTTCTAATGAATCTCCTGTATTCAGTATTTATGTATGGAATAATCGTAATGGATCGGCTGCTATTTCCGATCTCAAAGATGCAACTATCACTGCTTTAGACATTGATGGTTCTGCTAATAGTGAAGTTATAGTAGGTAAATGGGTTCGTGTAAACGTACCTAAGATTGATGGAAATGTTAATGTTTGGACACCTGTTGGTGGTTCTGATGCAAAACATTTACAGGCTGAAGGACTTGTAGGGTCTGGTGACTATACAATCAAAGGCACTGTAAATGATGGCAATAAAAATACTACATCATCTAAGCAAAACTATTGCAAAGTAAATATTAAGGTTGTAGTACCTGTAAATGCAACTCCTGGTACTAAATCCTATAAAATCCGTATTAACGGATATTATGTTTAAATTATAATTGGAGGAAATATTATGCCTGCTAATTTAGGTCCTGTAATTACTTTATATAATGAAGCAAATACAAGTACTGTTGACACATGGAGTGTTGGTACTGTAAAAGCACAAGAACCCTCGGCTGCATTAGTAGTAAATATCTGGAACAACCGTGGAAATAATACAGAAGACCATTCCGACCTTCGTGAATGTACTCTTACTGTTCTTGATGCTAATGGTAACACAGCAACTGAAGATGTTGCTCGTGATAAATGGGTAGAATGCAAAATGAAAGCTGAATCCGATTGGATGAAGATCGGTGGTTCTGGTTCTGCATTTGCATCTAAGAAAGTTACTGCAAACACAGCTACTGCTGGTGAAGGTATTCTTAAAGGTACTATGAACGATGGTCAGTTAGATACAAGTGGAGCCAATGTTGCTACTGTATCTTTCCGCATCAATGCACCTATTAACAGTACACCTGGTAATAAATCATTTAAAATTCGCTTAACTGGATATTATACGTAATATAATCTAACCCCATCCCATTAAATTGGGATGGGGTTTATAAAAAAATAAGGGAAGGTATCACAGATAACTTCCCTTACGGTTCTCTATCAACCATTACTGGTTGATAGAGAAACCTCGACAACCGATCACTTGCCGAGGATTTTCTTCCGAATAGATCGGACCATCGGGATTGACGAGGTCCTTTCTACCAGGGTTGGCTTGCCTAACCAACAAGGATACGATAAAGATCGTATCCTCTTCATGACTCGGGAGGTCAGTAGTAGGACCAAAGCCGGTCACACTAACGGGAACTCCGTCAATGCTGCCGACTTCATTACTTACGAACCCCACTCTGGCGATCGTACCAGACGGTTCGTAAGTAACAACCAGCTCCCCATCCCGATATATGTTTACCGGATGGGGAGTAAGGTTAACTACCTTCATACTATTCACCTCCTTTGTCAGTATAAAGGTAAAGGAAGACTTATTTTAAGTCTTCCTTATCTCCAAAGATTTCTTTAAAGAAATCATCATCGGAGTATTTCTTTTTTATTTCTTCTTGCAATTCTTTAATGCCGCAAGAAGTTTTCTTCAGAATTTCTTCTGAAGCCTTGTCTACTTCTCTTGATATTTTTTCGTAATCAAGATCAGTAACTACTTCTTTCCTTTTAGATGAAAGGACTTCATTTCCTTTCTTCCGAAGTTTGCTCGCATTAATCGAGCAAACTATATCCATGATCAACTTCCCCTCTTTATCAGAGTTGAAGCTAACCTGAAAACTTTCAATCATATAATCGAAAGTCTTCCGGACTTCCTTCATTTGATTAAGAATGAAAGAAAACTTATCATCCCCATGGGGAAGGAATTTATCTCCCCCATAGAGAATAACGTCCTCTTGAATTTTCTCGAGGACTTTATCGACATCGAAACTTCCTACGATGTCGACAATAACTTCGCTTGTCTCATTTTTATTTAATGAGACAGACAAAGATTCCAGACCCTTATCCTGGAACGATCTTTCGCAGTTCTCAATATTGGATACAATAGCACCCAACATCTTTGTGTTTTCAAGCAAGTTTTTCATAATAATCTCCTCTCTGCCAGCTCCCACTGGCATAAAACAAAGTTTGGGAACACAGTAAGTATTCCCTAAAAAACGAAATAAAATATATTCCGCTTTCAATATTATAATATATTATTATGAAAGCGGAATATTACAAACCAAAATAAAGTGAAGTAACTATTATTAATATTCACAGATAGTTACTTCACTCTCAATATCACAGTGGATACGCATAACTTTACACCTCCTCTTTTTTATATTTAAGAGGTGTAAATCTAGGCAGTTCTTTCTACTTCTAAGAACTGCCTAACTTCATCTATCATGTCATCTGCAGACATGATAGGATAAGATAATGAAGGGAAAACATAAACATCTTCCCTCATCATCTTAGAGATGAAGCTTTTCTTCATCTCTACAATATAGGGGATTACATAAGAATCCCCAGCGAGTATATCAATATTATAATATACTCTATTATCGCCATTAGTGGCGATAATTGTTGTGTTTATTTTATTATAAACACAACAAATTTCTTTTTTGAACTCAGACCAAGTAAGTTCTATAACTGTCGGGTCTGAGTTCATATCTTGTTTAAGGATAATATTTCCATTATCCTTATCACAAGATATGATGTAGTTGACAGCTGTGTCAACTACATTGAAATAAAATTTTATTTTTTTCATACTAAGTTCCTCCTTCTTGGCACTCCCCAGTGCCAAACAAAAACTAAATTATAAAATAAGTAAGAGCTATGCCTTTAAGCATAACTCTTACAGTGGTCGATCAATTCAAATCGACCGGCAAGGACATCGTCCTTTGAATACCCTTGCCAAAATAAATCGTGGTAGTTAACTACCAGATTTATTTTTCCCGAAACTTCAGGAAAGGTTTCGGTAAGGAAGTACCCTTCCAGGGTCGAGTTATAAAACGCAACCCAGTTAATAGGTACTTCAACTTCATTACCATTTAAAGCAATGGTAATGAAGTCATTACTAAATTCTTTAATAGTATAACCACTATTAAAGAATTCTTGACTTCTATAGAAGTCAAGAAAATGGCTGTCCCATAACTCCTTTTGAGAGCTAGGAACACAGGAAATTGCCGCATAAGCAATTTCCAAAAGACGGGATGATTTAAAGCTATAGGCATACCCGTCTTCATCGGTCAAGATAACCTTACCCTGATCAAACTAAATTTTACTAACTTTCATTTAAATCTCCTCCTTCTGGGATATTTATATATCCCAAAACAAAATTTATTTTTTATTCACTATAATAATATACAATTAGAAAAGTCTAATTTTACAAAAAATAAAAGAGGATGGGAATCAACCCATCCTCTTATTCTTAAATTAAACTTACCTCTTTAATAGACTTTATAAATTCTTTATAAGATACTGTCTTTTCATAAATAGTAGAAGTAGATGCTTTATATGCGACCTCATTTAATTCTCCTTTATTAATAAGTATCTCCTTATTCCATACTTTCTTTACAATTAATAAATCGCAATCTTTTATCTTATCATCAATACTATTACTTCCAGAGATAATATAAGTCATAGTGTATTTCTCTTTATCTAATCCATTTATATAATTTAGAATCATACTAAATTCTAATTTATCATTATTATCATATGCATTGGCAATATTTTTTATACATCTAGATCTACCATCACTAGCAGATCCAGTTTCTAATAAATCCATTATAGTTCTAGAATGATAGATCTGTTTATAATCTGTTAATATACAGCTAGCATAATTTTTATTTATTTTCACATCTATCGATAACGTTCTATACCCAAAATTATCTTTACTTTCTAAGATATTTTTATCATTAAGAGATAATTTGGAAATCATGCTTATTAATTTTTTCTTTGTTATTCTTTCTTTAGGATAAATTTTCTTTGTTGTTCCTTCTCTAGGATAAAGTCGTGTTCCATATACTGCACAACCTAAAGGACGTCCATTTGTTATATCAAAATAGAAGTTATTTCCATCTCCTCCATCCATATAGATATTATATAAAATTCCTTCAGAATCTTCTCCTTTTTCTCTTAAGATAGGAATCTGAATTAAGCAAGCAGAGTCATATCCTTCTTTTTCCATTCGGAATAAAAATTCTCCTATATTATTAAGAGAATCTGAACTATGCCAAATGGATCTAGCAGAACTACAATTGTCACATAAATATTTTCTCAATAATTCTAAATTTCCAGAGAATAATATTTCCCTAAAATCAACATTAGAATCGCTAAAATGATCCATGAACTCTTTAGAGCTCATGAAAAGATCAATCTTAATATTGAATTGATTATCCTTATAAAACGTAAATAAAAACTTTATCTCATTCATTATAAATACTCCCTTTCTAAAACTAAGCTATTAAAATATCTCTTAACTCTTCTGAGAATTGGTTATAACTAATTTTCTTATTATTTATTATACATTTACTATATCCACGAACCCCCTCAGATTTATTTTCCTTAAATACACTCATGGTGTACTCGTAATTCTCAAAAGTATTATTCATATTTACATTGGATACAACAAACTGGATAATAACATGAATGTTATTTATTCCATAATAATCAAGATTAATTTTAAATTTAAGATTTATATCATCCTCTCCACAATCTCTTTGAATAGTTTTTATAAATTCAACTAACTCTTTATCTTTATAATTAATTATATTAATGAGACTCTTATGTTCAAGAACATCAAAAAGTGTTATTTCTGTTTTATATGATTTACAATCATATGATATTTCTGAAGGAATATTTGTTGCATACATATCGCAATTCGGTCCAATAATTCCATTTTTTACTTCTAATATTTCACCCATTTCTTTATTGAGATTAAATTTGCATAGTGTCATATCTACAAAATCGGTATCCACTGAAGGGTCAAGTTTCCTAATAAGTGTAAACCCACTTTTAGACGATTGTATATTAAAATATGATAGTTTATTTCCTTTATCATTTTTATCTTTACTAACTATTACTACCACATCAGAATCTGTAATTGAATATTTCTTTTTAATAATAAAGGGTATACAAATAACGTAGAAATATTCTTCATTGTCAAGATTATCTAAATTCATAACATTACAAATCAATTTACTGAGATCATCACCATTTTCTTTTTTAATACCATCAATCCTATCTAGATACTTCTTTATTTGTTCAGGTCTAATGGAAAATAGTTTTAAGTAATCTTTTTTATTTTCCTTCAATAAATTATAAAATACATTAGAAGGAATTTTATAATTAGTGCAATTATATCCACTAAGGTTTTTCTTATCATAGAAACTAAAATATACCCAATCTCCCATTCGATTTTCACATCCTTTCTTATTTTAATATTGAATCTTTCTTTAATCTTCTTAAAATACTATTATAAACTACTAATCTATCAAAATCTTTAAAAGACCCTATAGTAATATCTTCTGAACGGTACTCCTTAGCATAAATATCGTTGTAACGTTTTACAATAGAATATTCTAACTCAATATCTTTATCTGTAGCTAATGAATTCATGTTAGGAAGAACTATATCAAGGTCTCTTCTAATAAAATCACAAATACTATTTTTATACTCATAAGAAAAAATGACACGTATATATTGTATATATTTAGAATACTTCTCATATAAATAAAAATTTTCTCTAAATCTTTTTAATTCCTTATCGTTTTCTTTAAGATTTAAAATATTATCTATTATTTTAGGATTTCTTACTATTTTTTCCGGATGAGCTAAGTAAATACAATAATGGTACAGTTTACCATTAAAATTAATTAAATCTTCTTTAATATTATTTTCCTCTTCTTCACAAACTATATTATTTGTATCCATAACAATATTTACAATAACACAGCATATAGGTTTGTAACTATATAAAATTTTACTAATAAGATATTCTAAAATCCAATTAAATATAAACATTTTCTAGTACCATCCTCTCTTCTCTACACAATTTGTTTTATCTTAATGACTTTTATTATATCATCATAAAATTCATCATAGGTTTTAAATTGTTTTGTATAAGAACCAACTTCATGTAGCATAGTCATAGTTGTTTTTTCAAATCTAAATCCAATAAACTCCATAGAAATTTTATTTATTTTCTTTATTATTAATAATCAAATCATAGTATATATGATTCTTATCTATATAATCACCTTCAAGTGGATATGGGGGTTGGATAAAATATTTAAATCCAAATCTAACAAGTATCTCATCAGAAGAGTTTAAAAGATCTTCAAACTCTTTATAATTTTTAACATTCTCTTTAAATTTTATTAATTCTTTATTTTTATCTGAGGATACAGGATAACTTAATATATTTGAAATGATATCTTCAGATTTTATTATGTAATCAGGACATATTATATCTGTTGCAAAATTAAATAAATTAGCCTTATTTTCTGTAGGCTCTAATAAACTTTTTAAATTTTTATAATTTTCATTATTCCTATCAACAGATATTTCAACAATGAACCTACATATAGGCCTATTTTTTAAGCGTAAAAATAAGTAATCTGTAGAGTGCTTTTTCTTTTTATTAAATAGACGCTTTATAAAATCTAACATTCCAATCTTCCTTTCCTTTAAAACAATTATTTTTTAACACTAAATATAGTATATTTACTTGAGTTGTATAGTTTTACTTCTGTTATACCACTAACAACTCTATCTTCTTTATCAAATTTAGCATATTTCTTAGTCTTCTCTACATCTATAAAGTAATTGGTTCTGCTTAGATGATTTTTAAGAAATAATCTTTTAATATTTATTTTCGGTGTATCTTTAGTTAAACATTCTTCTTTAATTCTATAAATTTTGAATCTTATATATCTATCATTTTTATTATCATAAATAATTATATGACCATTGTTTATTCTATTTACTCTGATTATTAAGAAATCTTTAGGATCCATCCCTTCATAAGTCCAATCCATCTTGTCATAATACCATTTAATTAATTCATCATATATTTCTCCATCGATAGAGAAATACCATTTAAAATTTTCTTGATAATAAAAATACTTATTCTTTTCTTCATCATAACGACTTATTTTATATTTTTCAAGATCTACAAATTCTGTTGCCATATTAAACTACTTCCTTTCCAAATTAAAATCTAGGATATGGATTTAATCCATATCCTCTTAATCTTTTTTACTTTTTACACGACTAAGCCTAGGTTTAAGACAAGTGCAGTGTACAGTACCTGTCTTATCATATACAAAAGGAATTTTTTCCTTTTTATCAAGATAAACTTCAAAAATGATATCCTCGATTAGTATAACATTATTATCAGGATATACTTCTTTAATACTTTTTACAACCTTTATATATTTCTTAAATTTATTAATACTGATAAAGTAAGGTTCTTTTAATTTCTTACTACACCAAGATTTTGTAAGTTGTTTAACGTATAATCCAGTTTCTGTTTCATCAGCTCTAAATATCCGAATTTTAAAATAGATATCCTGTTTCCTATTATGGAAAAAGATGTATCCATTATTAGTTTTAGTGAATCTTATTATACTAAAATCATTTTTATTCATCCCTTCATAAGATCTATTGGTTGTATCAAACCACCATTTTATAATTTCATCGTAAATCTTCCCACTAATAGCATAGAAGCTACAGTCTTGACATTCAAAACCGATATATTCATCTTTTTCATCATCGTAAGTATAGTCCCACTTTTTAATTTCTGTGATATATTCTCTATCATCATCATACTTAAAACTTTCTATATTATCCTTACCTTCGTAACAAACACTAACTGTAAGGATATTATCTTCCTTATTATAGTTTATTATTTTGATATCTTCTCTATTCAAATAACTATACTTAGAGCCCATATTATATAAGCTATCCATTACAACCATACCACTGAACCTATATTCTTTTGTATTATTACCACATATTTTGGAATAGTGGTATAGATCATAAGTCTTATTATAATAAAAATTATCAAATTTATTTTTAGTCATATTCCCACCCCATAATTATTTTAAACTTATAATATTAAACTTTCTATTTATTTTTTGCAAACAGCAATAAATGTAGGATTATGTCTATCGATCCCTTTATAAAAACCACAGCCTTCTTCATAATAACTATAAGGACCGTCATATTTAGCGGGTCGGACTTCTATTATCCCATCTGCAACTCCAAGAACTCCTTTAGGATTTAATGCATCATCAGCTACTTCTGTTAGAATTGCTAATTCTTTTATTTTATCAGCATCTATAAAATACGGTACACGATCTTTTTTATATCTTATAGGAAACTCATCTTTTAATATAAATCTTATTTGTATTTTAGATTCTTCAGGTGTCTTTTCATCAGCCTTTAATACTTTGATTCTGAGGTAAACATCACGAATATAATTATGAAAAATCATATAATTACCAGCAGATCTATGTACTCTGATTAGTCTAAAATCCTTTTTACTCATACCATCATAAGCTATTTTCTTCCTTTCAAACCACCATTTTAATATAGTATCATAAATATTTCCAGTAATGGAAGCATACATTATGCTATAGCCCCATCCAACATATTCATCTCTTTCTTCATTATAATCATTATTCCAATTTAATAAAGTTATTTTGTGTGGCTTATTAATCCTACGATAAATAAAAGTTTCTATTTTATAATCATCTTTAATCTTTACATTTACCACCATTCTATTGGTTTTATTATCATAATCAATTATATCAACATCAGATTTGTTTAAAGAAAAATAGTCTTGATTTAAATCACACAGTAAATTCATTACCGAATCACTATCAAATATGTAAGCATGACTTTCAATTCTATAATCTTCTCTTTTATATAATTTAGCATACCAAAATGCATTTGAGTTTTTACAATATTTTGAAACAGATCCCTCATCTATAAGAGTAATATTATTTTCCATTATTTTATCTCCTTAAATAAAAAATGAAGTGGGGAAATTAATCCCCACTTCTTTAAAACACTATTAGTCGTTTAGATATCTATATCTAACGAATCCTCCTTCTGATACAGTTCTGCTGCAGAACCAAGTTCTTTTATCTGCACTATGAGCAGATGTATTTATTTCACATGCATAAGACGTATTTACTCTTTTAGAATTGTAAGTAAGATTTTCAAACTGTACATGAACACATCTTCCCTTACCAATTTCTTCTATCGTCTTTTCTATTACGGGTATCTTTATATATTCATCTGTTTTTAAATTATGAACAATGAATCTGCGATAGCAATAATCATCTACATCAATGATTTCAAAATCAGATTTATCATACCTTGCTCTTTCGCAATTAACTCCTATATGTTCATAAAGTCTTACAATGATCTTTTCATAAAGATCTCCACCGACAATACATTTTCTATCTGTATCCAGATTCGTGCAAACATATGTATCGTCCTTTCTTACATACATACCAAAGAAATTTTTATCCCTAGGTTTTCTTGTATTACCAGATTCAAGATTGTTAAAAATTTCTTCTACTTTTTCAACTTCTTTTTCTATCTTCTCTTTATTAACAATTTCATTGTTATTTTTTGTTTTATCACCATAAGCAACCTCTATCTTCCCAAGAAGATCATTCTTTACTTCTGTTTTAACCTTTTTATCATTATCATATTTATGATAAGTAGATCTATTATCAATATCAGGAGTATCTATAAAATTAGAGTTATAATTACAAGGCAGCTGTCTATAGTACTCATTAAAAAGAGTTCTTCTTAAACCACCAATGTTTCTCTTATCATAATACAAAATAGAATAAGGATGTTCTGCTTTTTCATCAGGAAAACTGATCATTTCAACATGATTTACATCCAGATTCATAGAAACAAACGCCCAACTTATAGGAACATTATATTCCTTTTGAAGAGTTCTATTTTGAACAATTATATCTCCTTCACAAATAGTTCCTAAATTAATAAAATTAAAACCAATAACAATGAAGTCATCAAAGAATCCATAGACTTTATTCCGTTTCATGAATTCTTTGTAACTTTTAAGACTAGCAACCTCTTCAAGCTCTTTCATAGGAAGACTATCAAGAATGCTCCTTGCAAAATAGCTTAAATAATTAGGATCAATACAAATAGCCTCCATCTTTCTCTTATCGACAATAAATTCCTTTCCATTGTCCTTTCTAAACCTAAAAAACCCTTTCTTACAATACAACTTGTTACTCATAACTACTAATCTCCTTCCCAAAAACAAAGTTATTCAAGTTCAATTGAACTTTTCATATTTATAATATATAATTATTTACTATTTTTTTAACTCTTACATAATACAATATATAGGAGGCCGAGTGTCTATGTTTGAGATTATACCGTTAGTACCTTATATGCTTTACGTAAACGAAAATAGGAAAAATTTTAAAAAGATAGTACCTTATCTAAACATGAATGGAGGAACTTTGTTTAAACCTGAGGTAAAAGAATCTTTAATCCCTAAAAGATCCACAACCAATTCTGTTGGATATGACTTCTTCTCTCCTGTAAAGATAACTCTTAAAAAAGATAAGATGTATCAAATACCTACTTTCATATGCTGCAATCTAACTAATTTTAAAGGACCTAATAATGTTGTAACAGATCCTTATAAATTCTTAGCTATGTATCCTAGATCATCATATGGTTTTAAGTATGGAATGCGACTGAACAATACAGTAGGGATTATTGATTCGGATTATTATGCAAATAATGATAATTATGGTCATATAATCTTATCAGTATCTGTTGAAAAAGAATTAGATATAGAAATAGGTGATAAGATTGCACAAGGGGTTATTCAACAGGCATTTATATTTAACGATGAAATACACACTTATAGCACTCGCAATGGCGGTATTGGATCTACTGGAAAATAAAAAAGAAAATCACCCAGAGGAATAATTCCTCTGGGTTTCATTTTAATATAACTTAGTTTCAAATACTTTAGAAGTTCCACATTCAAGAAGAGTTTCTTCTTGTTCTTCATAATCACCATATTGAATACAATACTTACCAGAGAAATCAGTATTCTTAAGAGTGATAGTTACTTTGATATTTAAAGTTCCACCAATAGGTACATTTAAAATTACCTGAGCATTGAATTCTTTGGTCTTGATATCATATCCAATATAATGACCGATGGTTCTCATAGGAACATCTTTCATATTATTATCCATTACAACATCTACAGTTCCTTGTTTGTATTGAATAACGTTTTTATAGTTTACTCCATCTTCTTTATTTTCTGTAATGGGGAGATAAACATCACCATCTTCTCCACTTTCTACATATATTCTAATTTCCTTATTTCCAATAGTGATTACACCATCTTTGGTGTTGAAGAATATCTTGGATCCATTACCGATAAGACCAAATTCTTCAATAGAATCTTTTTTTGATTCTATTTCTTTATCATAACTATATCCATTTTTTTCATCATCATATTCATAAACAATACTACCATCTTCTCTTTTAGCATACCAAATAAAAAGTTGGTTAGAGATAGGGGACATATCATTTTCAATATAGCTGGGCATAATCTAATTCCTCCTGTATCTTATAAAAAATATAAGGGGGAGAGTATCCCCCTTTTTCTTATACTTTTGTTCTATTTCCTTTAATTATTAAAATTATTCTTATACCAATCTTCTCTTCTATAAAACTCAACGACTATCTTTCTTTGAGGTTCTTGTACATGAGTTAATGATCTTATAAGTCGTTTAGGTTTTTCAGTAGAAATAGTATCAGGAATATAACTTAAAAACTTGTTCACAGTTCTATCTTTAAGGGCGTGTATTCTTTCTTCTGTATCATAAAATACCTCTTCAGAGAGGATATTCTTAACCGCACATATCAATTCTTTTGCGTCTTCTTTTACTCCCATTTCAATTCCTCCAAATGGCTCATATGCCCTAAATTTAAACTACATAAAGTAATGAATTAGTTTGCTAGTCGGTAAGTAATCTAATTCATTACAACTTTATTTCACTTTACTCTTCCTTTCTCTTTCTGTTTCATTGTACACATTTTTCATTGAGTGTGACCCTCCTAAACGAAATAATAGATATTAAACGTGGTTTGTGTCAATTCCCTCCCCCAGAGCTTCGTGGGGGCCTCGGGGGCGACGCCCTGGCCGGTGGAGCGCGGGGGCGGGGGGGGG